AAGGGCGAGAAAGCCGAAAAGGGCGCCAAGTCCAAGAAAGCCGACAAGGCTGAAAAGGGCGGCAAGAAAGTGAAGGCTGACAAAGCCGAGAAAGAAGGCAAGAAGTCGAAGTCCGAGAAAAAGGCCGACAAGAAAGCCGACAAGAAAGCCGCCAAAGCCGAAGGCAAAGGCGACAAGAAGTCCAAGTCGAAAGACAAGGGCGAAGGCAAGAAAGCCAAGAAAGACAAAGGCGGCAAGAAGTCCAAGGCCAAAGACGACGACCTGGACGACGACTTCGACGACCTCGACTGATCCTCGGCATTCGGCCTGAGTGCTCGGGATAATCCTGGGCACTTCTAAAAGCGCGCTGTCAATCTTCGGGTTGAGCGCGCTTTTTTCGTTTCTGGAGTTTTCACCGATGAACTGGAAGCACTCCCTATACCAGATTTACGCCATCACCTTCGGGCAGTCATTCACCATTGATGAAGCCTATCGACTGCTCACCGAGTTGCGGGAAGACCGTGACTTCGCCATCGCATCTGCCTTCGCCGAGACCCGACGCGCACAAGCTAAGGTCATTGACGCGAAGACCACAGAACTCGCGTTCTCCAAGGGTAACGAACTCAAGGCGAACTCGCGCCGCGCAGAAGCCAGCCTGCTGGAAACACGGGCCCGCTTCATCATTGCTCAACCATGCCTTGACATGGCACGTGTCGAACGGGAATACATTCAATCCCTGATCGACTACATCGAGCAAAATAAACTCCTCATATTCGACAATCCGGTGTATGGTGCTCAAGCCGTTCAGCCGCTGGAGTACGCCTTCGAGCACGTCTGGGCCTTGACGTTCGACGGTAGTAGCAGCGACCTGATGCGCAACATCTACGCCAACCCGTATGCTGACGCTATCCTCAAAGTTGGCACACAACGGGAAGCCGACAAGATGCCTACCCGCATCAGTCTCTGTAACGCGCTTGCCGCAGAACTCAACCTGCCCATTGAGAAGCTATCGGTATCTGTAAACGTCCTGCAAGACGTGCAGTATCCGCGAACGCTGATCGAAGGTTACGGTGCCAGCCACGTGAAATCCATTACCAACCTACGGGAAGTCGCCGATGCAAAGCTATCAGGAGACAATAGCGCAAGCTCTCGAATTGAAGGTCCAAATTGAAGACCTGCGCAGCTCCACATATACCGTCGTCCGCTTCGATGACCCGCGTGGCGGCGTGTATATGTTCATCGCCTCGTTTGAAATCACGACGCTAAGCTACGGCTTCGCACTGACCGACGCGAACTGGATGGAGATTAAGGCGATGAACACCATCAGCCCAGAGACCATCGCAGCGTTCGGTAAGTTTGTCGATGCAATGCTGGCGTACACCAAGGGCGCACCGCACCCTTACCCTGCAGACATTGCCAAAGAAAACCCTCCTCACATAATGACTCCGCATCAGGTGGCCAGTGCTGGCATCAACACCGATGACCGAGACATTTCCGATGACGAGGCGACGTTGACTTAAATGGACGGGTGGCCAGTGCGCAACTTCTACAGCTGTGGCTGCTATGTCGCAGATGACGTGTCGATCATTTCACGGTGTGCGCAACACAATGGCTGGGTAGTCGCCCGTACCAGTTGGCGGGTCGAACGCCCTCGCCAGATTGAAGGTAAGAACACCAAGATCATTCACCACAACTTGTACGACGTCCTACCGCGTCTCAAGCGCAAGGTGGACTTGGTGTTTGCCTATCCCGAAGCTGACCTGTTCTCTGTGCAACAACAACTGTCTCCACGAGGTTGGTCGCACTCGCGCATGGAAATCTTCGAGCACATCCAGCGGCTGCTCAAGCCCGACGGGAAGGCCGTCTTCATCGTCGATTGTGACCACGCCGCCAGTGCAATCTATCAAGCGAAACTTCACGGCTTCGAGGTGCACACACGCTTCGCACCAGTGATGATTAAGGCTGAGCCCCTGTGGGCAAAGCAGCCAAACTTGGAACAAGACAAGGTCTATAAGATGGTTGTCGGTCTGAATACTGGACCACTACCACGCTTCCGCCTGTCAGAAGCAGCCGGCTTCTTTGATGGGCTCGACATTGCCGACGACGCACGCATACTGGACACGTCCTGTATCCTGCTCGACGTGCTGCGGGAAGCACGACCAGACGCTCAGATAATGGGGATTATCGAAAATGCAACACGCTACCAACGAATTGTCGAAGCCAGCCGACGCAAGCCTTAGATGGGAGTTGAAACTTCCAGACGCGGCTATGGCAGAAGCAGAGGCCAAGCTTGCCGCTAAGGGTCAAGAGGAGTTTGCGATCTACGAAGGCACCAAGGTGCATGCCTACCAGATGACGCTGTCGGCGATGACCTCGATCTTCAACAGCTACATCAAGCTGGTGCACTTTGACGGCACGCTCCTCCACATCTTCATGCGCAAGGAGTTTTCGATCAACCACCGCATGGAGCTCAAACGGTTCTTCGATGCGCGTGTTTGGATTCCTGATGCCGTGCTGTTTGATATGCTTTCCACAGGGCAGGCACGTTTCGCCACACGCGAGCAAGACGGTGACGATGTTGTCGAGACGGTGTATCGCGGCCTTGCAACCTACGAAGGTCCAACAGACTACACGGACATCCGTGAGTCGCTTATTGCCGCAGACATTACCGATCTGAGCACCTGCTGCATTGTGATGACAGTCGAGGAACTTGAGGAGACGCGCTATGAAGGCGCCACCCTGTACGATCACATCGTTACCAAGTTCGTCGGCGGTACCGTGCGTGAGATTGACACCTGGGTATTCTCCCAGGAAATCACGGTCAACACGCTGCTCCGTAAGCAGTGCATCAGCGTTGCCGAACGATACTTCGCCAGCACCAAAGCACCAGCGTCGCGCAAGAAGTTCAACGGCAAGCCGCCTGAGAACACTAAGATCGAGGTGAACGCGCAGCACCTTGAATCAGCACAGGCTGCGGTTGCTGCCAAGCCAAAGGCGAAGCCCAAGCGCAAGAAAAAGTAGGAGTCGAACATGGCGAAGAAACCATACAAGCCACTGGCGAAGAGTCGCAAGAACACCAGTGGTCGCAAGTCCGAAGCCAAGCGTACCGCTGAGAAAACCAAAGAGCGGATGAAAGATCACAAGGCGGTGATTCACACGTCGAAGCGATCAGGTAAAGAACGCCTAGCCAAGGGCATGCCGTATCGGCTCAAGCGCCTCGAAGCGATGCCAGTTCGCCAACTGCCCGAGACTGCCGCTACCAAGCGCGGTATGACTCTGCGCCAATTGATTCGTTCAACTCCGCGCCTCTTCATCAACAACGCCGTCGATGTTGAGGCGAAGAAGGTAGAGCGCAAGAAGACCAAGACTGCTCGCCCAGTGATTATGGGGCACATGGTAACCAACGACCCGTGGCGAAAGCTGCGGGTTCGTCGCGTTCACGAAACCTACATCATTGGCATGGGCGATGATCCGACGCTGCCCGTCAATCGCCACAAGAAGGTGTTGGTCCAGTGTACCTGTGAGAACTTCGTGTACGTCTTCGAGTATGCGAACGCCTCGGTTGGCGCCAGCCGTCTGATCTACTCGAACGGCGAAGCACCCAACATGACCAACCCGATGTTGCTGCCGGGTTGCTGCAAGCACATTATTGCGCTCGCCAAGATTGTCGTGGAGAATGACCTATGACACACTCGACCGGAATCATGCTGGACGTTTCCCACAACAACATCGTCTACGGTCCGTACCTGAGCACGTACAACTTCGAGGGTGCCGTGATATTCGGTCGCACTTACGAAGGCTGCGAGTACACCGACAAGGTTGTGGAGCTCAACTCGCTCCGTGAGTGGCACGACAAGTTCAAGCCACCGTGCAAAGACACCTGGCCGTCGAGCTACCTCGCGTACCATGCCCTGATGAAAGGCAGCTTCAAGGTGCGTGTGTTCTTCTCTTCCAAGGAGTGCCTGTTCGAGGCAATGCGAGACTACGCTGCGCAGAAGGTAGACAAGCACCAAGAGTGCATCGAGTTCTGCTGTGGCTTGTTCCCTGAGACTGCGCGCTATACGCCGTCGGACGAACTCTCCCCAGAGACTGTCGAGACGATGCAGGCACGGCTCAACGGGTACAACGAAAGCCCGATGTTTGAAGCACTCCAGAAAATCGACGCACGCACCCTGCAGCTTCCAAACGATAGACTGCGAGGTGAGAAGGGCGCTCTCATCCAAGAAGGCTATCGCAATATCGGTCGCGGTGGTCGAGGGAAGAAACGGTGGTAACATGGACAACCCGATGCTGATCCTCGACAACACCGCACACCAGTACGTTCGCTTCGCTCCATTCTGGCCCGCTGGTCTCGACGTCCTGCTCGTTGTGAAAGCGCCGCAAGGTGAACTCAACAAGATCGTCATGGTCACCACAGCTGCCGACGCGCTGTCAATCTACGGCAAGCCTGACTCGGATCACCAAGGCCTCTGGTGCTTGCAGCATGGGTTCTCTCACGGGAACCTGACGCACCAGTATGTCATGCGCACCGATGAACTGCCGCTGACCGCGCTGCGCAAGCTCGCTGACGATCCAACATATCAGCACGCCTCGCGATTGAAGCGCGCCTTCGCCGAAACCAAATTCTAGGAGTCCGCCTATGAGCGAGATTGAACTACACGCACGCGCTGCCAAGATCGAACAGCAAGCGGCATGCCTCGACGCCAACTATCGCACCATCGCGGAGCAGCGCCTCACCGTCGCCAGACTGCAAGGTGAACTCAAGGCCGAAGCTGAGAAGTCTGCGTCAATGGTTGACGAACTGAACTCCTCCAACGTCAAGCTGACTGCGCGTGTCGGTACGTTGTCTGAGGAGCTGGAAGCCGCCAAGAAGCGTCAGGACGAACTCACTCGGGATTATCAGCAAGAGCGGCGTAACGCTGAGACAGCCGAGCAGATGAACCGTGACACTGCGGACGAAGCTGCCCGCGTGTTGATCTTCGGCGACTGGCTCATGGCCAATTATGCCAAGCTGGAGAAGACAGGCATGCTCAGGTTGCCCAAGCCATACGGTAGCACTGAGCGCTGGTCTACGCAATCCGTGCACCACTGGCCGTTCAAGCAAATGGTCGCAACGCTGGAAGAAGCCTACGAAGATGTGTCACTCGACGTACTGAAACTCACCCTCAAGGTGTAACATGGACAAGAACCTTACTGGAGAACAAATCCAGAAGGTCATGGATATGCTGCTCTACAAGGCGCTTGAGCCTATCATGCTGTACTCGAACGTGTTTGACTCACAGGTCTCCTACGTCCTGTCGATTGTCACTCGGAACAGGAAGCGCAAGCTGTCGTCGGTACCACGGGAAGAACTGGTAGAGAGTCTGGCCACGGTGTTGACCCATCCAGACCCAGCCTACAAGTTCAAGACGTTCCGTGAGTGCCGCATCGAGCGCTCGTTCATCCATTGCTTCATCAAGCGCTTCTTGGAGCTCAACCAAGACTTTCTGCCGACGTACCATCGGTTCCTGATCGAGCCGAATGCCGAGAACAAGGCGGCTGTGGATAACATGGCGTACATCGGGTCTGGTTGTGATAAGCGCGCCGACATGTATCGCATGGTCACCCAAGCGTCGGCGTACCTAAACAAGTTCTATGCGTTCCGTTCAGCGACGCTAGACAACTATCTGCGCCACAGCAGTACGCAGGCCAAGGCCCGCATCACGCAGACGCAGAACAATCAACTGGACTTCCATGACCTGAAGCAGTCGATCCTCAAGGCCATGGTAGTTGCTCTGGACAAGTACGATTCGTCCAAGGGTGCGCTCACCACGTACATCAACTGGTGGGTGCTCAATGCCCAGACGTGCAGTTCGGACCACGAATACGGTGTAGCGTATACGGTGCCGCAATCCCAGAAGCGGAAGCTCGCAGAAGGGCGCAGCACCGAGGTTAATTTCAGTGTCTCTCTGGATGCGCTGAAAAAGCCTGGCGAAGATGACGAGCGGAACCTCTACGCATCGCTCTCAGACGGCCATCATATGGATGACGACTTCGACAGGCTTGAGTCGCAGCAGCTTGTACAGCTACTTGCGAAAGAGGTTGACCGCAATGGTGTCGCGCGGTTGACCCTCGATATCGGGGAGTTCTTCACACGCGAGGAACGCGAGCTGATGCGCGCCCACACGCTTGAGGAAAACTGTTAATGTCCAATATGTTCAAACCAGGAGTCAACTAACATGAGTGGATTTGGAAGTCTCCAACCACGCACGGGAAACAAGGATTCGGTCAAGCTGGAAGAAGTTATCGACCTCCACAAGTGGCCTGCTGACGAATGGTCGCAAGTCCGCTTCCTCCCGGGCAAGATTCTCCCAGTCAAGCGTCACTGGATCAAGATCATCGGTGGCAAAGAGAAGAAGACCGTCACCATCCCGCGCTACTGCATCGCGTTCAACCCGAACGACGAAAAAGTCCCGCGCATGGTCGAGAACCCGAACTACAAGAAGGGTAGCTCGAAGAAATCGCAGAAGGACAAGATGATTCCTGTCCACTGCCCGTACTGCGACCTGACTCACGGCAACGACCAGTCCGGTGCGACTGCGCGTTACGAGTTCTTCTACCTGGCCGAAGCGATTGTTCGTGAAATCCAGGAAGACGAACCACGCAAGAAGTCCGAGCACACCAAGGGCGAGAAGAAGACGGGCTTCAAAGACCCGCGCTCCAAGTCCTGGACCCCGGTCAGAGTCTGCCGTATCACGTCCACCGTCGCCGCTCGTATCCAAGAGCTGGGCGAAGGCAACATGGTCAAGGACAAAGAGTCCGGCAAGAAGAAGGCGTTCGACGTTACCCACGAGAAGTACGGTATCGACGTTCGCATCAAGTTCAAGCCGAAGGGTGCTGGTTCCGACAAGTATTCCTGCGACAAGGACGAGCGCACTCCGCTCACCAAAGAAGAGAAGGCCTATCTGCGCTACGAGCTGACCGAGCAACTGCTCGACGTCACTGGCCGTCTCGACCCGAAAGCTGCGGCAGAAGACTTCAAGCGCATGGAAATCGTCGGCGGTGACACACCGAACGATGACGACGACAGCGGCTACAGCCTCGGCGACGATGACGACGACGGCAAGAAGTCCAAGAAGTCCAAGAAAGACAAGGACGAGGGCAAGAAGAAAAAGTCGAAAGCCGCCTTCGCCGACGATGACGACGATGACGACGATGACGACGATGACGACGACGACGATGATTCGTCCTCGAAAAAGTCCAAGTCCAAGAAGTCGAAGGGTAAGGACAAGAAGTCGTCCAAGAAGTCGTCCAAGAAAGATGACGACGACGACGAGCCCAAGAAGTCGAAGAAATCGTCCAAAGACAAGGACAAGAAAGCCAAGTCGAAAGACAAGGTGAAGAAGTCCAAGAAGGATGACGACGAACCCAAGAAGTCGAAAAAGAAAAAGGCTTCCTCGGGCGTGTCCTCAGGCAAGGACAAGAAGGCCAAGAAATCCAAGAAGAAGTCGAAAGACGTCTGGGATGATGACGACGAATAAGTAACGGCAAGGCGCGCTTCGGTGCGCCTGTTCCCATTTCGGAGAGTTTGAATGGCCAAGAAAAAGGAAGACGTTGCACCCGAGAAAGGGAAACGTCGCCGCTCGCGTAAGTCTGCACCCGAAGCAGAAGCGCCAGTGAAGGAAAAGAAAGGCAAGAAGGCGAAGAAGGGCAGTGTCGTCGATGGCGGCTTTGATCCATATGCCCACCTGAGTGCCTCGATCGACGGCATGGAGAAGAAGTTTGGTCTCCTGTCGATGGCGGTGAGTGAGTCGGAAGATCGACTGTCCACTGGCTTGCTGACCATCGACACCATCCTCGCTGGTGGCTTGCTGCCTGGTGGTTGGTACACGTTCTTCGGCGGTGAGCAGTCGTGTAAGTCCACGCTTGCAACCACCTGCATGGGTTCGATCAGTACGGACAACGAGTTCCGTGGCGTCGGCTCCATGTTCGACTATGAAGGCTCGTTCCAGGCTGACTACGCTGAGAACATCTTCCGCTACATGAATAGCGGCAAGCGCCTCTCGGTCGACAACGTGTTCGGCATCAAAGACGACACCGGTTGGGTCGTTCAGCCACGCGTTCGCTACTACGCGCCGAGCGTCGGTGAGGACTTCTACAACTACCTCGCCAAGCTGGAGAAGTTGCTGCCTGATCTGATTCAGGAGAACGGCAAGTTCTGGTACATCTACGAGAACACCAAGATCAACCAGAAGGCCTTAGCCGGAAAGTATGACAAGGAGTTCTTCCGTCGCGAGAACAAGTTCCGCCTGCCAGCGCCAAACGGCATGCCGCAAGCGGTCATCCTCGTTGACTCGTACCCTGCGATGGTTCCAAAGCAGACAGACGACAAAGACGAAGGCGACAAGTCGCTGGGTTCGCAAGCCCGTATGCACGCAGCTAACCTGCCGCGTGTGAAAGGTGCAATGCGTTCCAAGCGCATCATTGTGCTGGGTATCAACCAGCTCCGTGATATTCCGATGGCGATGTACGGTCCGAGCGAGCAAGAGCCTGGCGGTAAAGCGTTGCGCTTCTACTCTGACTGCCGTCTGCGCATGACTTCCGTTAGCGTTCCCCACGCTAAAGGCCAGTTCGAGGAAGAAGACACCATCAGCGGTGATGGCGTTGACAAGTACCGCTACCTCAAGTGCAAGGCGATCAAGAACAAGCTGGGTGGCCCGCAGGCTGCTGAAATCTCGCTACGCATTTGCGTGAGCGACGAAGACGGTAACGCCAAGGGCTTCTGCCGAGTCTGGGATGCGTACCAGTATCTCAAGATGACTGGCCAGCTCGGCGGCAACCGCAAGAAGATCAAGTTCCTGACCGGCCCTCTCGAAGGCAAGGCAGTGAGTTGGGTCGAGTTCAAGGCGTTGATCGACGGCGACGTTGCGATCATCAAGAAAGGCTGCACCAAGCTCAAGGTCAAACCATTCAGGCTGTACGAGTGGTGCCGGAAGCAAGTGCGTTCCGGTGAAGCCTACAAGATGCTCAAGGCCGCGATCAAGTTGGAGAGCACCACCAGCCGTAAGGGTGCTGCCATCAGCGAAGACGCCGACGAAGAGTGATCGTCATAGCTGGTCATTTTTTGACCAGCTTGACTTGTACAAACTGACGTGCTACAATGTCGCAGATTCAACAACTTGCGTGCGATCTAATGGTTACGCAAATAGTTGAGGTAAGCGCAGCGTGCAATTAGTTTGCGCATTCCAGGGCATCTTCGGGTGCCCTGCATTCCAGTGGCCGATTGGCTGCTGCAACCTGATGGCTGGGTAGTAATTTATCCATCTGTCACTGTGGTAATAGGGGAAGACCATGCAGAAGTACATTGCGCAATACGAAGGCAATGCCGAATCAGAACTGCCACGCACGCTGGTGGAACTGTACAAAGATGCCGCGGCGCTCGATGACCTGATCAAGAGCATTCCGCAAAAGAAAGAGGCCAACATCAAAGCTGGCCAGAAGAAAGCACCCCTCTCTATGAGCCAGCTCAGGCTGACGCTCACCAATCTCCTTAATGCCCTGCAGAATTCTCAGTTCGCGCTGAAACAACTGCGGGTAGGTACTGACACTCGGCACCAAGTGCCTGAGGGTATCGGCAAGCTCGTTACGAGAATGCTGCGGGTCACTACCGATCTGGCAAACGCCACGATCTATGCAGACAAGGAAGACCGCCTCTCTGTTAACGAACTGGTCGAGAGTTACAACACCTCGTCACCGTTCGCAGATTTCACCGAGAAGCTCGAATCGCACATCGCTCAGGTTAAGGCACGTCGTGCCAGCGAACATTCGCATGAGACCAAAGCCGATCCGAAGGTTCAGAAGCTCGCAGCCTCCTACTCCAAGTACATCAAAAATCTGCCCACGTCGACCAAGGGTCTGCCGTTCGTAGCTTTCCGCATGCCGGTGAGCGTACTGTTCGCAGACCTTGGTGCGCATATTGAGCCGCAGAAACTGGAGCGGGCCGGCTTCGACGTAACGCTCGTCGGTGACAACTACACCATCCTTGAAAACCAATACCTGCTCGCGTTCGACTGGAAAGAACTCGGGATGGACAGCGGCTATCGTCGCCTCCCAGGTGGCGGCATCAAGATCGCCCGCAAGACTGGGCCAAAGCAGAACCAGCATGACGTTGAAGCCAACGACAAGATCATGGAGCTGCTGGAAGGTGTAAACAAGAAGAGTGGCGTCAAGTTTGCAATGGCGTCCGGACGCTTCGTACCAAATCCCCGCAATCCCAAGCTGTGGCTTGCATGGATCGTAACGGAAGGGCAGCGTGGTCAGCTGGCGAGAGCCTTCCGTACAACCGAAGTGACTTGGGGCCTGCCGTTCAACGCGAAAGACGATGAATAAGCAGGCGAAGTACAAGTCGGGTGCATGTACCATATGCACCCAGCACTTTCAACTACTGCATTGGCACCACACGATTCCGCAAGCTCTTGGCGGTAAGAACAGTTTGCAGATTCCTCTGTGCGCTCAATGCCACAACCAGCTACACGCATATGCTGAGGCGATAGTAGCTCAACGTCGAACAGGAAGGAAGATACGGACCAGCTATTGGGCCAATGAAACGGAAGAACTTAACGCGCAACCCTTCGTGAAGTTACTCGTGGACTCCATCAGTGCCGCGGTCGAGAATTCGGTCGAGGGTAAGCTGTGGATGCTGAGTTCGCGCATTCCAGATAACGTGCATAAGGCACTGCATCTGTTCAAGATTGATTCAGGGCTCCGGAATTTGGACCAGGCCCTGCTGCTCTGTCTCGCAGAGACACTCAAGAAAAAGGGTTACCTTAATGGAAATGACAACTCGGACACGCAAAAAAACCAAAGCGGCGCTAAAGAGCCTCCAACCCCGCTGTGGTGATTGCGTAGGATTCAAGTGTGAAAAGTTGATTCCGGATAGCAAGGAAGTGTGCAGTAAAGCTGACAAGACCATGACGTCCAGCACCTGTCCGCATTTCATCGCTGACGTGGAACCACTCAAGCCCCTGATGAAGCGTGACGCATTCGACGCTTTGATCGCCATCCTTCAAGAAGTCCCGACGGAAGGTTTGCGCAATCTGGCATCGCTGCTGTACAACGAGAAGAAGACCCGGAAGGCCGGCTTTCATTTTGGCCAGAAGGTTTACGTGCGGTACCGTGGTTCGGCAAGTGCCAACTACCTCAGCAACTTTATGATCGCACGTATCATGTCCGTTACAAAGGAAGCGATTCGCCTGACGTCACAAGACGGCAAGTGCAATCTGACGTTCTTCCGCGAAACCAATGAACAGCACATCCTCTCCGTTGAAGAGTTCAACGAACTGCGGGTGAAGATGGTGCGTAAAGGTCGCTTGGTTGATCCCGACGCCGAGCGCCTGCTCAGTAAGAAACTCCGTTGCGAGGAGGAGTATGAGCTGGGCATGACCAACGAGTCGTCTGGTGGACAGATCACCACGATCGACACGGTGTTCAAAGAGAACAAGCTCCCCCGGAAGAAGGGCAAGAAAGAGGTCGATCTGGTCGATCTGGTCAACGGCGTCATGGCTGGCCAGAACGTGGAGAAGCAAGCGCGTAGTTACCGTCCGCGCAAAGACTCCGGTGCCGACTTCAAGATTGACGTTTCGGGAGAGTAGTCATGGAAAGTTTGTGCGCAGCCTTGCGTGATGACCTCAAGTTGGACCTTGAATCGGATCGTGCCATTTTGGTAGCACAAGCGACTGTTTTGTATTTGTGCCAAGTCACGGATGCTTATCAGTACCAGCACTTCCTCAAGGACAACGTCAGGTTCCGAGACCTCGCGATCAGTGCCAAAGACTTCCGTCTGGCGCTCATTGAGAAGTCCTACTTCACCCTGAACCTGAAGTTCTTCGCGCTCAACCTCTGTAAAGATTCGTTGTCACAAGCGAATCTCCATCACTACGCCCACGCCTTCGACATTGTGCGGAACGACGTGGTGATGTTGCGACGGGCCTTTGAGGTCAGACGGTTCCGTCGAGAAATGCGCAAGTCGGAAAGGGTCAAGTCCGTCAAGATGGACGATATTTGTGAAGGCAGCGTCGAGAAGGCGCAGCGTGACTTCAACGATATGTACCCTGACCTGATGAAGCACATTCGGCAAAAGACCTTTCGGAAGTTGCGCTTCCTGGTCAAAGCCGAGAACACCGAGTTTTCCGATTTCAACGGTGAGTTGCTGTACAAGGCAATCAAGACGTACTACCTGATGGTCCCGACAATCAAAACGCAGGCGCATGTCCTCAACTACCTGCGTTCGTCGTGTACCAATCATGCGCTCAACATCATTGGTTCCAAAACCAGTGCTGGGCGCCGTCGATTGAGCAACGCGGGCAAGGATGGCTTTGGCGGTCAGAACTACGCGCTCACATGCGTCTCCGAAAATCAACTCGCCGTGGCCGATGGTGAGGATGCTTTCAGCTACGAGGCTACACTTAACGACGCCAACGCGCACGACAGCTCCAAGCTGATATCGGAGCTAAACTTCGAGCGTGTGGTTATGCTGTACGGATCGTCCAACAAGCGGCGCCGTGCCATCATGATCGTTAGTGAGCAAGACGATTCACGGTTCACTCGTTACCTGAGAGCGCGTGATTTAATTCGGCACGACGAAGACTGCACCGACTATGTCGGGCGGGTCAAACATGAGAACGTCGTTGTGGCACTCGCCGATCACCTCGGTGTACGCCAAGATCGACTGCACAAGTTCCTGCAAAAGGTAGGAACCGAACTGATTAAACACAGGAGCGTTGCATAATGATCGACGCTTGGACTCTTGAGAAGGCTGCGTTTGCCGTCTTCCGTACGAAGCTGGAAGACAGCTACAAGCGCCTGTTGTTCCTCAACATCAACAAGCTGGTTGAGGATAATCCAAACATTACGTCCTTCCAATGTTACCTTCTGCTGACGAAGGTGATGGAGGTAGAGCGTGCAGACTTTGATGTTGCTGTGCGTGCGTTGGAGACGCCGTTCAAGTCCGTCAAGATCAATCGCTACACCCGCAAGAACAAGGGCACTGAAAAGCCTTCCAACGAATATGTTGTCGCACACCTCAACCCAGTCGAGTCTCCTGAGTGGCAGAGTTGGGTCGCGGCAGTCGAACAGAAATACCCGGAGTTGATGATCTGGGTCAAGAACGAGTGATAAGCAATGGCGCTGCTATTCGATCAGGACACCGAGATTCGGTGCATCAAGACTCTCACTGACGAGTCCATTCCTGCAGGCATTCGCAGCACTCTCCTTGGTAAGTTGACGAAAGAGCACTTCTACCACGCTCCAACAGAAGCTGCCTTTCGTCGTATCGACACGTTGGCCAAAAAGCGTTTTGAGATTATCGACCTCAACTCGCTCGCGGCCGATCCGACCATCGACGAAGACCTGCGAGACGTCCTCAAGAAGAACGTCCGAAAAGCGAAGGCGTGCAAGAACAAGAAACAGATTGGCAACCTGATTGAAATTCTTGAACGCTACCGCAAAATCCGTGCGCTGTATGGGCTGAGCAAGGCAACGTTCGACGAACTGGACAAGCCAGAAGTTGATATTGACGCCTTGCTCTCGAAGGTGACGGAGACTGTGGCTCGCGCCAACGCCAGTCTCGCCGACGATCAGTTCTTCCTGAACTTCGGTACCAACGACACCAGTGCGAAGGTTGTGGACAACGTGATTAACCGCGTTGTCAGTCCGCGTATCAAAACAGGCTATGTCGTGTACGACAAGCGAAACGGTGGGTTGCCAGAACACGGCGTGTTCATTATCTCGGCAACTACGTCTGGTGGTAAGTCGGTTGTTGCGATGAACCTCAGCGTGAACCTGTATCGCAAAGCCAAGAAGTCGGTCTGCCGTATCAGTCTGGAAATGGACGACGAGCAGGAAACCCGGCGACTTGCCTCGCACCTGACAGGCATATCGTTCAACAAATTCAAGGAGAACAAGCTCTCCAACAACGACAAGATCAAGGTCAAGGAAGCGTTCGAGAAGTTTACCGCCTTCGGCAAGAAACACGGCATCGTCTACACCACCGTGTCTCCGTCGCGTGCAGTGAGCATCCACGACGTCTTCCGCATGATTAAGCCGTTCGCCTACCAGATCGTGATGATCGACTACATCGGTCTCCTTGCAGGTATGGACCACGAGTCTCAGTGGTTCCAGTTGAGCGAAATCGCGGCAATCTCCAAGCGCTTTTCCCGTGAAGGTAGCAAGTGCCTGGTGGTGATCTTGGCTCAGTTGGATGACACGACTGACAAGCTGCGCTACTCGAAGGGTATCAAAGAGCACGCCGACACCATGTGGCAGTGGAACTACACCAAGCAGGAACAGCGCGAACTGCGCATCCTTCCGATTCGCGTCGAGAAGGATCGTGACGGCGAGGTGTTTAACTTTGAACTGGCAGAGCGGTACGATGTGATGACCGCAGAGAACATGCCAGACTCCCAAGCTGAATACAGCTCCGAAGATGAGGATGACGATGACAAGCCCAAGAAGTCCAAAAAGGACAAGGGCGCCAAGTCAGACAAGAAAGCCGGGAAAAAGAAACGACGCCGAGACGTTGAAGAGGATGAGCCAGCAGAGTACGCTCTCGCTTAGCCTCTTCGGTATCCTGGGAAGCGATGAATCGGACGTTCAACCGACCATCGCTTTTACAGGCGTGCATCGTTCCTCTGACCCAATCCCAACGACAGTTCGCCGCGAGAAGGTGCCAAAAGTGCCTACTCTCGGCACTGTCGTTTTTTCGTCTGTGCGGCCTCCAGAAGACGCAGCGCCCGAAGTCGATCCAGACGACGGGAAGATCGAAGTTGATTTCCCTGATGATCCAGGTCAGGTGGACGAAGACGTTGATGGTATCAACTACAACCGCAGCGAGTACAACGTTCGCGGCGACAACGAAATCGACGTACCCGAAGACCTGCTAATCTCCATCCAGTCGAACACCGAAGCTCACTCGAAGGCCTTGCGTGACGTGATGTTTGAGTCAGCGTCGCTCCTTTTCGCGCACGACGATGCTTCTAATTTTGTAGAAGCAGCAATGCGTGATTGCCTGGGCCTCGATCTTGAACTGGATGACTCCGTCCAAGAGGCGTTCCCGTCGCTCGCTCGCCTGACCGTGATTGCCCGGTTGGTTGAGCTACAGACGGCACTGCCTGAGAATGTTCGCCGCGTGCTATTGAATCGCCTGACCGCAAGGACAGCCGACGAGATGGTGCTTGCGATGAACAAGAAAGTGCCTATCCCGCTTGCTGCACTTCACAAACAGTACGCGGCCACAGTTACCAAAGCAGGCATTGAGCCTGACATGGAGGTGCCGCAGAATCCTGTGGGTGTTCGTGCATCCAGGAGATAGGCCATGCGTATTAAGAAGGGTAGCGGCAAAATCCTCGTACCAGAGGAGAGTGTCTATGACATTGCACTGCGCGACCCGTTCGACTTCCTCGGGAATCTTCGTGGTAACAGTGCGGGTATCATCACCGACAACTTTGATCCCGAGAACATGAACCAAGCGGCCCACCACGTGGCCGCTGGTCTCATTGATGAGGCCGAAATCGACATTGCCCGCACAATCCGTGAGGTTGTCGATTCCAAGATTCTCGTACCACGCGATATGAAGATCGACGACTCGGGCATCCCAGTCGCCAAGAACCTCTACGAGTGGTGCACCACAGATCGCTTCTCCATGATTAATGGTGAGCGACCTTACATCGAGCAGATTTGCTGGGGCATCATTGCCTTCAACGAGTATTGTCCGAACTGCTCGGACGTGGAGTATCTGTTCGATACCCACAAGCCAAGCGACTCCTACCGCAAGTTTGAGCGGAAGGTAGCGTTCCTTGAGCACGGCGTTTGCCCTCACTGTGGATGGGGCCGCTCGAAGCTCATTCGCAAGGGACGCATGAAGTGGATTCAGGAGCTGGCTGTATGTGCTGGTCAGCGTTCTGGTAAGTCGCTCTCCATTGCGGGCTACTTCGCACCTTACCTGACTCACCGCCTCCTCAAGTTGCAGAACCCGAACGCCTACTACGGGCTCAAGACGGGTACCATGCTTCACTGCACCTTCGTCGCCCTCACCTACGCGCAAGCGAAGGATACCCTCTGGCAAAACTTCTATGCGACCCTCACCGAGTCGCAGTGGTTCCGTGAATATCACGGGATGTTGAAGCATTACGAGGAGCGGTACGGCGAGAAACTCCTAAAGTTCAACGACACCTACGTGGCTTACCCAAGTCGTGGTCTCATGGCATACCCAGCCGGACCAGACAAGCGGGTGCTTCGTGGTCGTACACGTTACTTCACCGCAATCGACGAAATCGGCTACTTCGACGCGAACCGTGACACCAAGAAGGTCAAGGACAACGCCCACGAAGTTGCCGGCGCATTGGACCGTTCGCTGCTGACCGTGCGCGGTGCGGCTGAACGCCTGCTCAAGAATCGTCACGATGACGTGTACCCAGGATACGCCATGAACGTGTCCTCGCCTTCGCACCGTAACGATATGATTATGACGTTGGTGCGTCGTGCTGAAAACTCCGACACCATGTACGGCGTTGTGCGTCCGACATGGGCCGTGAACCCAACACTGCCGCGCGATGGCGCTACCATCAAGCAGGCGTTCAAAGATGACCCGGTTAACGCGGAGCGAGACTACGGTGCAGTGCCACCACTCGCAGCCAACGCGTTCCTCACCAACCAGACTGAAATCGAAGATGCTCAAGGCTCGAAATCTAACCCTGTCACTGTCACTCGCAACGTTGTGCATTCTAAAAAGCGAGGCGAATCCTTCACTTGGGCAAAGCTCAAGAAAGCAAAGCGCGGCAAGTACCCGACCATCATGGCAATCGACGCCGGTCTTACCAACAACTCCTTTGCTTGCGCAATTGGACGGCTTGATGGGCTCACCGTCAAGTGCGAGGCCCTGATCGAAGTCATCCCAGAGCGTGGCGCGCCGTTGAACCACAGCCGCATCTACGATGAACTCCTCCTGCCGTTGATGGACGCGCGTAACGTTCGCATCCTCCTCGCCGACCGATGGAACTCTGTAAAGCTCTTGCAAGATGCGAAGGAAGATCGGCCTGAGTTGGAGCTTGCTGAGCAGCACAGCCTGAAGTACACCGAAATCTACATGATTAAAACGATGCTCCAACAGGGTACGCTCAAGGTCCCACTGACCGAACGCGACACCTTCAAGGACTGTATCGAGTTTGACGACGAACACTACCCAATGTGCTTCAACAACCAACCAGCCGCTCACTTGCTGATGCAGATGGCAACGGTGAAGGACACTGGGAAGATGATCGACAAGGCTGACGGGTACACCGATGACCTGTTCCGTGCGATGGCTCTGATGAACTGGGGTCTGCACAACGAGGAAATGCAGATCATCCTGCAAGAAGCTCCAAACGACGTGGCTGCAACTCGCCCTATCGCTATCGCTGCATCCCGCCTGTACTCCGGTGGTGGTCGCCAGCTAGGTTCTGGTGCTCAATCCGTTTCCGTCATTGGCGCGAAGTCAGCATTCCGCAGGTAATCGAACATGATCGACATTACAAAGTACAAGTGGTTCCTGTATCAAGGGCGACCGATCCATCTGGTGACCGACCATCCAGAGTTCGACCTTGAAATGGAAGAGGGCAACAAGTTTGCCTACCGCAAGATCGGCGCCAATCACTATCTGGTGAGCCGTGGCGATCTGGACATTCGCTTCAAGATCAAAGAGAAGGACGCCAAGCGCGTGATCGCCAACAGCCGCGGCTGGAAGGGTACGATTCGTGGCGTCAAGGTCGTCAACGGAGCAGGCGGCTTGGACAAGCCAAAGAAGTCTGATGATCCGAACATCTTCACCTTGCACATCGACTCGTCCAACCTCGCACAGGCGTGGCTGGAGAAGAAGGAGAAGCTCCTTCACGTCGTCTTCCACAGTGGTGTGCATTGGGCATACGAAAATGTCTCGCTCGCTCTGGCTAAGCAGCTGGAGAGCGCCGAGAGTCAGGGCCAATTCTTCATCTATCGCATCCGCGAAGTGAAGAAGGCCTACAAAGTCAACTGAGGTGACCCATGCGTATCAAGCGCCAAAAGAGCTTCGTCAACCAAGGGGCACCCAACTCCCGTGGCAACGCAGACGTAGGCACCGCCACCAAGAACCCGAAACGTACAGCTGCCGATTCGGCACGCGGCTTCGAGGCAACAGCGAACACTGGTGGGCGCGGCACTGCGTCTGTCAGCAACCTGCCAATCGAAATCGACATTGAACCGCTACTCAAGGATATCGTCTTTGGCGAGGACCTTGAGCAGAAGAAGCTGGTCATGCGCATCTACAAGGACATTTACTACAACGACCCAATCGGCGGTTCGTGCGTAGACTTGACCTCGACGCTGCCGTTCAGCGACTTCAATATCGGCGGCATCCAGAACTCGAAAGTAGCCGACAGCTTCAACGAGGTGATCGAGCGCCTGAACATCCGCACCCTGCTGCCTGAAATGTCGATCGACCATCAGGTGACTGGTGCGTTCTGCGCCAACATGCTGTACAACCCGAAGAAGAACACCTTCGTTGACCTGATCTGTCACCCGTACGAGAACTGCAAGGTCGACCAGCTGCCGTTCTACTCGCAGGACCCACTGATTACCGTGGCGTTCCCTGAGAGCCACAAGACAATCATGCAGTCGGACAGTCCACGGATCAAGCGCCTGCGCGAGTACCTGGGTCCGGAAGTCGTCAAGCAACTGAGCAACGACGCGCTGGAGCTGGACCCACTCAGCACCATCTACATTCCACGCAAGTCGTTCACTGACTCGACCGGCGTGTCGTACTATCGCCGCATTCTGCCTATCTGGCTGCTGGAGAAGAACCTCTTCCGTGGCACACTCGTGGAATCGGCACGTCGGCAGCGTGGTATTCTTCACCTGACTCTGGGTGATGGCGACCAGTGGGAACCAACAGTGGCGGATATGAACTTCGCCATGCAGTTGTTCCAAGACGCGGATGCTGACCCGTTGGGTGCTGTGATCGCGACCCGTATGGGTATCAGCTCCGAGGAGATTCGTCAGGGTGGTGACTTCTGGAAGGTGACCGATATCTGGGACCAGACGATGGCGATGAAGCTGCGCGCTCTCGGCATCAGTGAGTCCTTCCTGTCAGGTGAAGCAACCTACTCCAACGCTGACACCAGCCTGACCGTGTTCATCGAATCGCTGCGTGCGTACCGTGACACTATCACCACCAAGCTGTTCTACAACAAGATTTTCCCGCTGGTGAGTGCGCTGCACGGTTATACGGTCAACTCTCGTGGCAAGTTGGTGACCAAAGGCAACATGCTCGATAAGTTTGACGCCATGAGCAACCACGAGATTCTGCAGGATGGTTCGCGCCTGCTGATCCCAAGCGTTCACTGGGCCAAGCAACTCAAGCCCGAAGGCGATCAGGCGTACATGGATATGCTGCAAGCAATGTCCGACAAAGGCATCCCGGTGCCGATGCGGGCAATGGCAGCAGCAGGTGGCTTCAACCTTGACGCCCTCCTTGCAGACCAGGAAGACGACTTCGAGTTGCTCAAGCGTATCGGTGAGTACCAGAAGAAGCTGGCTGGCGTCAAGAAGGAGTTCTTCCCAGAGGCGGAGGACGCAGGCGGCGGCGAGGCACTTGCAGGTTCGCTGGCCCATCAGGCCCTCATGCTGGAAGCCCAAGCGCGTGGTGTACGCAGCACCGTGTTGCGTGATGGTGGCATGAACCGTATGCAGGCTCTGGCCCAGCGTAACTTCGGTGAAGCCTCCGAGGTTGCTGGTGAGACGCACGATGGCAAACGCCGTTGGCTGACCGACCAGAACAAGGCGAACGAACGGGTCAACCGTAAGATCGCTCGCCAGTTGAGTGAAATCGCCAAGCAGGATAACACGGCGCTCACCCGTATGACTGTTAGCCGTCGTATGCCGGTCTAACGTAATTTACTAGGTAGCGAACGAGCCAGCTCTCGGCAAACATGTGGTTACTGCGAGCCACCTGAATGTAGTGTCGTCTCCCGGCGACACAGTTGGTGAGTTCGCTGGGAAGTTACCGTGGTTCATGGGCAGTTCGTCTCGCGACGGCTGCCCTTTTTTTGGTCTCCGAAACTGTAAACCTGTGCAAAGGGAGGAGCCTATGATTACCGTCTATGTAACCGCTGAGCAGAAAGCCAAGTATCAACCTATTCTGGACAATCGGCCTGAAGTTTGGTTGACCGAGGTGGAAATGATCGCCTACCGCAACCGTGTAATGGACTTGCTTGGTAACGAGTTTGCCCATCAGGTGACCATTGGCGATCTGCACAGCATTTACCGTAACGGGACTCCAGTCACTCTCATTGTACTAACGCAGGAGACCCTAGCATGGCCAAGGAAAAGCGTCCAGTAATCTACTTCAACTCGCAAATTCCACAGTTCGCTTGGCTGAGCGCGTTCGCCCCGTTCAGCTTCATCGCTCCTTGGAACGGTGGGTTCATGCTGTTCCGCAGCCGTGAGCACTACTACCAGATGCACAAGACGAAGGACAAGAACTTCCGTGCTAAGATCGCCAACGCATCCGACGGCGGTCAGGCCAAGTACTGGGGTTCCGCCAAGTCTGGTTGCCCGATCGTGGAAGACTTCGACTCCAAGCGCGAGAAGATCATGCGTCGAGCCATGCGTTATCAGTATGCCCAGAACCCAATGCTGGTGCGGCTGCTGCGCGACACGGAGAACGCCAAGCTCGTTGAGCAAGCGCCGTGGGACGACTACTTCGGCAACGGTCGTGACGGTAAAGGCAAGAACGTTCATGGCAAGCTCCATGAGGAATATCGGGATAATCCGATGACCAAAGAGGAGCTCGTCAAGTATCGTCCTGACGTGCGCTTGTCCGACCTGAGCTACTATCCATTCATCAAGGGCAAAATTGAATGACCTCAACCTCACATCTGGACGAATGGCCGATCACTGAAATCCGCCGCCGTGCAGAGTTCGGCGAATTCGATTGGGAAGACATTCCGATCTTCATTCCAACCGATAACAACGAATACGGCGTTGGTGTGCTGTTCAAAATGGACTTCGCGACTGACGCTGCATCCGCGTTCGACGTGGAGCTCTGCGTCGTCCATCAGCATCCAGACGGTCGTTACCGTACCAGTCTCGAACAGGTATCTCGGGAGTACGGGGTCCTGCAAATGTATGCGAATGTTGGCACTGCCACCATGCGCTTCAAGCAGAACCTTACTACCTGGGGTGAATATAAACTGGCATTAGCCACATTCAGCGGCGTGGAGATTCCGTAATGCACATTCCTCAATGGCATGAGTACATGGACGAAGAGAAGGTAGCGTGGTTGTTGACTCACGTTATCAAAGACCTGACTCCCTCAGCCCAACCCACCCGGTACGATATGAACTTGGTGGCCCGTTGCGAGCAGCTTCTGACGCCGCCGCAGAAAAAGCTGTACATCCAGTACATGAGCAGCGAGATTGCGAAGATCACCTACGCCGGCATGACCGACGAAGAGTGCCAACTGCCTGCAACCGCTGACCAGTTCTACTGGAACTTCATCACAGCACCCGTAGACCTACGTGGTCGCTGCATCTGGCACGTTGTAGCCGACTTCGCACCTTGATGTTACTTGGCCTGCACAAGTAATTTTCTCCGTGTGAACACCGGTGGGAGAATCGAACATGCAGGTCAAAATCCTTTGTGAGCCGATAGCGCCGGCCGACATATTCCAAGACGCCGATGTTCTGGTGTTGCCAATTTTCGTGGACAAGGACACCTACAGTTCTGTCTACTTCGATCCTGAGGAGCGTCGCAAGGTAATCTTCGACTACCTCAACAAACGAAACGTCACCTTCATCTGTCTCCCTGACAACCTCGCAGTCATGTTTCTTGCCGTTCGTGCCAAGCACAACAAGCGGAAGATTCTCAAGCATGCCGAGCGTCTGTACATGAGCACGGTGACAGAGGACTACAGCGACTTCGATCTGAGCCTACCCGGCCTGAGGAACGTCCATGTTACACCAGCAAACGGGGAACCGCTGTCTTGCTACATGCAGCTGCCAAGTTCCCGCAACCAAATCATCATCTACACAGGTGATATCAGGCTGGACAAGTTCTACCGCAGCAAAGTTAGAACCGGTGAGTTTGGGAAGTACACCCCAGACAGTCTCGCCCATCCAACTGTCCGCTGCGCCTTCGAGCGAATCCTGATGACGCTTGGCCGTGACATGGGCTTTGATGTGGAAATTGCCAACATCGTCCGTCACCGCCATAAAGCCCTGATCACCTGCGACGCAATGGAGTTGGAAGCGATATGAGCGCTGAAATCGCAACAGTCACGATGGAGAAGACGCGCCACGTTGCCAACCTGATGCAGCAAGGCCAGTTCTCCCTTTCAGTTTCGTCGTTGGTGGAAGTTGCCAAGGCGGACCCAAACCTTTACAAGGCTGTCCTGAAGAATCTGGAAAACTACGTGCTGCGTAGCGACCTCCAAGACCTGGAAGCCACAGTCGATATGGTGGTAGGCTAATGTCTGGCGGACCGTTAAACATCACGCAGTACATGACCAAGCAGGGCCTCGATCCGAAAATGACGTATGAGGCCCACGTCGTCAACAACAACGACCCACGCAAGCTCGGGCGTCTGCAAGCGCGCATCGACGGTATCTTCGACGGCATCCCTGACGATCACCTGCCTTGGGCTGTGCCGATGTATCATCACGCCGACGGTGCGTACAACCCAGGTGGCGACGCCCTCGACCGTGCTGGCTCGTTCATGGTTGCAAAGAACAAGCACAAGGTAGGCCTGCGCTTCCCAACTGCTGACCCGCACCGTTGCGTTTGGGGTCCGTACACTGTCGATGACCAAGTGGCGTTGCCTGAGAAGGACAAGAACTATCCGAACCGGGCAGTGTTCAAGTTCTCCAATGGTACGTACTGCATCCTCGACACGACTACCAACGAAATCTTCTTCAACAACCCAGGTGACATGGATATCACGATCCTCGGTGACGTGAACCAGTACATCGTCGGCAACCAGCAGCTGGTCGTCTCTGACACCAAGGGTCTGATCCCAAGCTATCTGCTCAACGCACCAGACACCGTGCTGAGCCGACTGTCGCCGAAGCCTGCAAAGGAGATTCCTTTCCTGGGTCTGCTGGGTGACGCACAAGCGGGCAACCGCCACATCCACGTCACTGGTGACCAGACGATGCTTGTCGAAGGTAACCGTAAGACGGTCATCAACGGTCAGGACGTTCTCGTTGTCGGCAAGAACCGCTTCGAGAAGATTGGCCAAATCCACCGTATCGAGTGCGCACGCTCCGAAACGAACGGGTGACGTATGGATTTGAACAGACGGTATCACGCGATCCTCTGGAAGGACGGTGAACCTATCGAGGTGCATCACTTCACGATGGAACCAACTGTCGAGCATAGTCGCACCCGTGCGGTATCGTCGATGAACTGGTTCAATGATCGTGAAGCCAAGATATTCTGTGACCGTAAGAAGCAGCATCGCTTCCACACGAATATCAAGTGCGACTCGGACTGGGAAATGGACCGACGCTTTGAGCGACGTGCCTATGCACCAGAGCCTGCGCTGACCGACACGCTTCCAGAGTTCACCCACACCTCGCTTTGGGATTTCTACAAGGCGATCGGGTACGACTACAAGGCCAAGAAGTACGTAAGGAGCGATTGATGGAACAAGGACCTCATATCTGGATTGCTGAACTCCAGAATGCAAAAGGGGAGGTGATGGCTTACCACTCCTTCGAGTTAGACCCAAAGCACTACGAAACCCGCAAGCAGTGGAATGAAGCCCACCGCAGCTGGTCAGCATTCCGCCAGCGCGAGCGCAAGAACCTGCTGTGCAACCGCGAGCCCAAGTGTAAAGCTGAATACGCCTGCGCTTGGTTGCAGCCTGACCACATCCAGTTCATGCTTGAAAAGCCAGAGGTCACGCACCACAAGACCATCTGGGACGTGTACTACGCGCTCGGTTACGACTACAAGGCTAAGGTGTACCACAGGCCGCTGCACCCATCACGCCAAACGCTGCTGTCAGACACCGGCACGTTCATGGCTAAAGTCCCATGGACGGCAAACGATCCCGATATCGTCAAGGTGTTGAAGTGCCTACTTGAAGTCGGCATGGACCACAACACACCAGAAGGCTTTTTGCGCGTGGTGTTGCACGACGATGAAATGCGCTACAACTTAGCGTTCTTCGATATGACGGGCGTGCACGGCTCCGAAATGTTTACCGACGTTCGCCTTGCGATCCACGCATGGTTGGAACGTAGCAAGAGCGACAACATACGCCGCTTCTCCTTCTTAGGCAAACGCACTGCGATGCGTGGTGAGAAGTACGGCCCTCAACTCAGGATGTAAGCCAATGAAACTCGTGACGTTGTTCCTCAATGGTGAAATGAATTCGTTCTACCTGTTCGACCTTCCAGCGGAGGAAGACGCTGCTCGCCGTGAGGAGCGCGTCGCCTACTTCGCATATATTCAGGACGTCGAGGAATGGATTCGCTGCCAGCGTATCAAGCGTGCAGTGTTGCCGCGCTACGCCTACATCCGTGATCTGGAAATCTACCTGACCCAGCTGCAAGCAACTGCGGCGTCGCAAGGGCTTGACGTGGAAACTCCGATCAGCCTGGAAGAGGCGTTCCCAGACGTTCCGCAATTCCACTGTGACAACATCTTCCAGGTCTTCGAGAAGATCGGCTTCGACCACACAACGCAAACATTTGGTGGCGTATGAATGGATGTGTAGCCGTGTTGTACCACAACGGAGAGCTGCACTCCTTGCACCAGTTCAAGCTACCAAATAACCTGGAACGTTATATGGAGCAAGTGATTGCCCTCACGGATTTTCAGCAGAACGAGGCAACGCGCTTCTTCTCCCTCTTCGACACCAAGTTCGAGTTGGATTGGCGTGCAACCGTGACTCGCAACACCACACGGCTTGCCAGCGCGTATGCGATTGATCTGCAAACCTTCCACTCCAACCTGCCCTGCTTCGAGCACCAAGACCTGTGGGAATTCTTCCACAACATTGGTTACGACAGAGCACAGCGCAAATACACGGGTATCCCGAATGACACACCTGAACCTCGACGAATTGGACGCCTCGGTTGGGATCAAGACTCGCACGGGTCTGAACTCCGAAGCGGAGAAGCGCCGCCAAGAGAAGCGCCGCAAGCGCAGCTCCAAGCGCCTCAAGGAAACTGACAAGCTGCTCGCAGCAGGTGGTGATGACAATGCGTAGCGAACATTCCTCGCGCAGCTTTCTCTCTGGTGATCTGATCTGGGGCGTCAAGGCGAGCGATCCACTGGGTACCGTGTTCTTCCGCCGTGACAGTCTGCCCGTGCAGTCGCGTCCGTTGCTGACCAAGCCACGCTCGCGCTTCCTGTCAGAATCGCCTTCTACTTACCTGAGGTAAATATGCGCATCGTCTACAAGGACATTACCAAAGAGTTTCGTCAACTCCTGCAAGGGTGCCAGAACCAAAAGGACTCGATTGCTTGCATTCAAGTGACCCAGTCCGAGCTGACGCAAATCTTGAAGCATCTGGACGGTCCGCAGTTGCTGCCTGACTACTTCCAGCGCCGTCAGGTACGTCTCGACGAAATCGCCCGTGAGCGGCTGCAACTCAAGCACGATCTGGAGCGCGCCGTAGGCGATGCAGCACGGGAAGCCATCTACAACAAAGACTCCGACCTGGAGTTGGAAGCTCACAACATCACCGAGAAGGTGCCACGGGAAATCACCCAGAACGGCGTCCTGATCAAGGTGGTCATGAAGGCGTAACCCAACAAAGACCTGGCTTCGGCCGGGTCTTTTCGTTTCTCCACGTTAATTTACTGTCCGTAGTACCATCACTACGCATAGGAGTAACCCACGTGGGCGAAATTCACAACCCCCGGGTAATCGGTGACTTGGAGCTTACCCAAGCCCCATCCGATCCCAAACATGCTGTACGTCTACAAGACCTCGACGCTCGCGTTCAGCCACTGAAAGCCTTTGTCTCCGATATCACGACCAGTACCGGTATCGTGGCATCGAAGGTATACGCGCCTACCGTGCCTGCAAACAAGGTCCTCCAGTCTGCTGTGACGGACACCGAGAACGTGCGCGTGCATGTCCTCGCACAAGGTGGTCTGTTTGAAGTGCCTGAAGTCACTGTCAACGGTACCGCTGCTGGCAACTGGACGCCAAGCTCAGACAACCTGTTTGCAGGCTACGCCGACATTTCCGTGGAAGAAAGCGGCACCATCACCGTCCAGTCGAGCACTGGCTACACCTCGACCGTGAACCTCACCGTTGCGACCGAAGGCCCTGCGATTTCGCAAGCCACCATCGGTGCACTGCCAGGTACCCAGACCGAAGCCAAACAAGGCGACGTGGTTGCAGTCACTGGTATCGTGGCAAACGACGCGGTATCCATCGCTGTCAAAGTCGCTGGCGCTGCGCAGTCTGGCACTGTCACTGGCTTCGGTGCAAGCGATAGCGCTGGTGCGGGCTTCAAGACCTTCACCGGTACGTTCACCGTCGGCTCCGGCACTGGCGCTCAAGCCGTCACTGTCATCGCCAAGAACGCGCTGGGTACCGAGGGTGCAGAAACTGCCTCGCTCAACACCATCGTCCTCAACCAGACCAAGCCTACCATCGGTGCGATCAGCGTCAACTACCCGAATGGGCAGAGCGCGCTGCGTAACGGCGATGTGGCTCAAGCATCCAGCACCATTACCGATGCTGATGTGGTCAACTACGCCTTCTCGGCTGCTGGCCAGACCGTTGCGATCCAAGACCCGGACTCGTACACTGTCAGCAAGGACATTACCCTCACCTCGGGTACCTACAACGTCGCCAACAACTACACCATCACGGCTACCAAGTCGTCGAACGGTGCAGTCTCGACGCGCACTGGCAGCATCAAGATCGCCAACAGCGAAGCAACCGCAGCGATCAGTGTGCAAGGTAACCCTACCAAGCTGCGCACCGATGCAGACGGTGAGACCTACACCCTGGTGGTCGCTCCGACCCAGACCCTCAACGCTGCTCCCAACCTCACTCTCGCAGTGGGTGCCTGGGTGGGCTCGTGGACGCAAGCTGGCAACAACTGGACTCGCACCTTCAAGGTTGCGGACAGCGATGCGCGTGGTGCCGCAGCAGTTACCGGCAAGGTTACCAACCTGTCGAACCTGCAGAGCGACGTCACCGGCTCGTTCACCATTGGCGGCCTGATCGAACGTACCATCACGTTCCCAGCCTTCGCTCGCTTCGCAGCTATCGGCGCAGCAGTCAGCGATATCACCAAGACCCGTGCGCGTTACGCAGGCGGTTCGACCGATCTGGCACGTCGTGGCGACACTACTGACGTGGCTGCATCGTTCACCATCGTCAACGAGAACGGCCTGTACGATCCAAACGGTGCGTACCTGTTCATCTCGGATGCTGCCTACGCTGGTGCCAACACCTCGGGTACTCTGAAACTCACCTTTGAGGAGACCCTGTAATGGCGAACGCATTCGAGGATTTCATCCAGCTTGAACTGCCGAAGCGCCCCTTCCTCGCGTCCGATGTTGATGAAGAATCCATCATCGTGCGTCGTGGTCAGGGTGCGCGTGCTCTCGCAGGCGTAAAGCTCTCCGAGGGCCAAGTGCTCGGCATGAAAGACGGTCAGCTCCAGGGCGTTGCGCAGACTGGCGGTGGGAGCGCCGTTGACGCGCTTCCATATGTGCAGGAAGAAGAAGCTGTCCAATGGGTTATCACCCACAACCGCAATAATGTAAACGTCGTATTGAACCTGTACGGTGCAGACGGCAAAGCATTTGAAGCGGACGAAGTGGAAGTTGCAGCCAACACTGTGACGATCACCCTGCTGGAAGCTGCTGCTGGTCGCGCCATCCTGATCTTCGTGTAATCGAAGACGGCACGGAGTATTAGCCAGTGTACCACTTATCACAACTCGCGCCTATCGTTCAAGCGACAGTCCTCGCGTCGTCCCTCAAGGACTACCAGAAGATCGCGTATCGAGCCATGGCATCTGCCCTGTTCAAGGACGTCTCCATCGACGGGAAGCTCGCGCAGCAACCCGTCGTGGTGATTGATACGTCGGAGTCGAACCCTGCCATGGTTATCGTGGTGCGGTTCGTCACTCCAAAGCTTGACGATGGAGTCTACACCTTTCAGTTTGAGGCGTGGCCAAATGCTCAGATCAGGCGGGTCCGAGCACCTTGGCTCAGGGACGGCGAGATAGCAATTCCTGATTACCGAATGAAGGTCAGCTTCTTGGCTGAACGGAACTCGGTTGCGTACTACTCACACGCCTCGGAAGGCAGTCCAAAGCATTGCCTTCGTGAGACAGCACAGGTGCTCGGACGATGATCGTATTTCTCGATAAGGACGGCGTGCTGGAAACAACACGCGGTTATTTGGCAGGTATGAGCTATGACCTGTTGTGTGCAAAGCTGCTCAACGGGCTGTTCCGACGACCAGATGTTCGGGTCGTTATCAGTGCCACGGTGCGAATCGGGCTAAAGACACCAGAAGCTGCCCATGAGCACTTCGGCCACAGAGGCGTCACCTTCTCGCTGCATCCAGATTGGAGAACGGGTCCAACGCTCGCCAATCGCAGCTTGGAGATCGGTGCGTGGTTGGAGGCTCATGGGAATCCAACAGACTATCTGGTCATTGACGACGAGCACTGCGATTACCCAGTCGATCCAAGCAAATGGATAAAATGCTGCCCAGCTAACGGCATCAGCCTTCACGGTGCTGCCTTGATCGACGATCTGGCTGGTAAGTATGCAGCGTCCAAAGTCGAGAGGCGCGAACGCGCGTTCTAACCACAAAAGAGGCGGCCTTCGGGTCGCCTTTTTCATTTCCCCTACGCCTAAAGTAATTTCTACGCATGTTCATGGAGACCTGCTATGGAAACTGCTTTGGCTGCCAATGGCTTCGTCCGTTACACGTATAACGGAAAGGCCACCATAGTCCTTGATAAACACCACAAAACCTACGAGGTTGACTTCGAGACAGGCGAAGAATTCCAAGTCAAGGTCGTCGGTAACGAGGCTACGATCATCCACTCGGGCACTCCGAAGTTGCGATTTGTGGCCAACATCACGGACAAAAAGTACACCAAGCTCATGCGGAACTCTACCGCAGAAGAGTTTGTCTTCGTACCCCATCCCAAATACCCCTGCTACCCGTTCATCCCGAACCTGACGTTCGAGATGGTCGAGCAAGTCTACGCCTACTTCAACGACCTGTACTTCAACAACAAGTGCCCGAAGCGCATCCTGTTCAAGAAGACCACGTCATCGAAGATGCTTGGCCTCGCACAGTACAACTCCAGCGTTAACGGGCGTCCGCTTTATCGCATGTCGGTCAACGTCAAGTCGATCGGTAAGGACACCATCCTGTTCTGCGATACGCTGCTCCACGAAATGGTTCACCTGTACTGGTACAACCGTGGGCACGATGAAGGCAACAACTCCTACATCAAAGCGTCGCACGGGCCGCTGTTCGTTCAGGAAATGAAACGCCTGAACAAGCTCGGGTTCAATATCTCGCCGATTCTCGACTGGGAAGAGCGCGACGTTACCGACACGGAATTGTACGCGCTTGTCGCCACATCGCCAGACCACAAAGACCTGTTCAAGTGCTTCTGGAGCACTCGCAACCTCGAGGCTGAGTTTGAATCCCTCGTCACCCAGTTGCGCACAGGTGACCCCGCCTACAAACTGCACATCGACCTCATGGTCACCAGTGATTTGGCCGTTCGTGGTTTCCCTCAGATTTCTGACAAGGGTGTCATCCCGCGCAGCAAGCTCAAGCTCTGGTACGATCTGCACCCATTCAAAGGTCGCTCGATCAAGTCCTACGTTAGTGAGACTGATCCGCGGCCTGTCGTGCTTAAGGACGTCAAAGTCTCCAAGCAGGATGCGCCGTTCTATGCGCAGTCGTTCAACCTATTCAGCGCGTGGTTCAAGCGGCAAGATCGCACGGCCACCGAAGCCTACATGCGCACGCTCTGGACACGCTTCCCAGTGAAGCAAGTCCTACCGTTCGCAGAAACGGAGCTGGAAGAAGCCAACGACTTCTTGGAGTCTGGCATGAATGAGGCGGACATTATCCGCAAGCTCAACAACGTCTTCGCCCGTTTCGATGGGCGTGCAACACCGTCGGAGTATCGGTCTGCAATCCGCACAATCATTGAGAAGCATAAGCTGGATGCTTTGCTTCGATTCAGACAGCTAGGTCTGTGATATGGGTCGCAAGGAAGTCACAAGGGTGCTGACTCAGGCAGCATCCCACTATTTTATTCACAAACTCTACGCTGCGTATTTCGAGTTTGGCGTTGGCTATCGTGGCGAACGCCGACTTGATCTACTCTGCCTAAATACCAAGCTCAACCTCGTCGGCATCGAGGTGAAGTCGTGCAAGGCGGACTACACCTCTGACTCAAAGTGGATGGAGTACCTTCCGTACACCAACAAGCTCTACCTGATGCTTCCGCCGAAGATGATTGAGTCGAAATTCTATCAGCAAATCCTTGCAGACATTAAGCCACACGGCATCGGAGTGATGACGCTGGGAGCTAACGGTTACGTCAAGGTCGTCAAACCTGCCAAGCGACGTGACGTCGCGGATAAGGTGATGATGAAGCTGCTGGTGAAGATGGCATGGCGATCTGGAGCCAATCGCTCCACCGTCAAACGTAGACAACGGTTTTACATTGAGGATTGATTGATGGCAAAGGCTAAGCGCAGTGGTGCATTCATTGCAATTGAAGGTCTTGACGGGGCAGGAAAATCGTCGAATCTGCGGAATCTGGAGAATTGGTTGTCGCACACCGATACCAAGCACTTCGTCGCGGATGAATACAAGGACTTGGTATTCAGCAACACCTTGCGGACCATGCTTAACGAGCAGAATCCACGAGTTGACCCAGTCACTGAGACGTTCATGTTCTACTCCGCCAGGATCGAGCACACCCAACGCATCCTTGCGCCATATCTGGACAGCGGCTACCACGTGCTCACCGATCGCTATTCGGATAGCACCCGCGCTTACCAATCAGTCAAACTCGGTTTGGAGCGTGTGGAAGCAATTCATGCTCAAGCTGCGCATAGCCTGCGTGAGCCCGATCTGGTACTGTTCTATGACATTCCCGTTGAGGTCTACAAGCAACGTGTAATTCTGCGTGGCAAAGGCCTCGACGCAATCGAAAGCCGCGGGATCGAGTTCTTTACTCAGGTCCGGGCTAATTACCTGCAGTTAGCCGAGAGCAATCCGCGCTTTGTCGTCATTGACGCATCGCAGCCGCTGGACGCGGTACTTGCCGAGTCTCTGCGCCAAGTGGATTCGTTCCTAGGGAAGTTCAATGAAAATCACGTTCAGCCTTAAGTATGAAGCTCTGGCAATGTCGACCAATCGACTGCCAGACCCGATTATCGAAGCCCTCACCTCGAAGCGCAAGTTTTGGCGCGATCTAGGCCAACGTCTCGCGTTCCTGCCAGTTGTTCATAAGGCGCGGTACATTGGTACCATGCCAGAAGAAAGCCCACACGAAAACGCCGTGCAGTACGCGAAGCAGAACGGCCTGCAGTTGTGCGTTGGTTACATCGTGTGGCAGGAAGCTCCGAACGAACCCTGGAAGATCGACGTGTACAGCTTCTGTGTTCGCCCAGAGGATGAGCGCGTCATTGATCCAACGAAGGGGCACGACTGGTCGAAGATGCGTGTCTACTACCTGGGCTTCAAAGTTCCAGCGAAGGACATTGCTGGCATGAAGTACCTGCACTACTTTGAAAGGATGAACTACCTCGTCGACCATGTAGCCTGAGGCCACAACCATGTCTTTCGCGACCGATGTACCAGTTTCAATTGCATTGAACAGGGATGTGATGCTCACGGTTGAAACCCAACGACTGCTGGAGGGTCTTGGGATCAACCCCAAAGACGCTGCGCAGTACGAGTTGGTAGGAAGTGTACTGGCGCATAGGCAGATTGTTCGTTCCTTCATTGTCTTGAAGATGCGCATTACCGCCATCCTCAAGTCGGGCATGCCATTCGCGGGCTTAGACGACGTGATGGCTATAACAATCAACAACATCTGCCCCGTGCAAACCATCCGCGCTTCTCCGGAGTACGACGAGGAAATCTATCGCGTCCGTGAGCCTGTGTTGACCAACAACATTGGCTTGATGCCTAACGAGGAACTTGTCGTCAGACGCTCTGGTGACCTGTTGACGCTCGCCCATGAGCAGTTTGAGATACAGGTCACCGAGCAGGACTTGGAGAAGATCACGTCCAAGAGCGCTCACAAGGCGCGCTATGCAGTGCTTTCACCTGACGCTACCATGTGGCGCGTTGTCAGTGTGCGGAGCTACAGCATCAAGGAACTGATCGACCAAGTCAAGCTCTCACCCGACTCCATGTTCTGCAAGGTTGACCTCGACACCGGCTACTACTCTACCAGCGCGCTCCTCAACATCAGCCGCAGGGTATTCGACAGCAGCGCCAAGCCCACACGGGTTCTCGACTGGCTGCGCGAGTTTTACGAGTATGGCGAGTTCCCGCCAGACGCGAATCTGCAACACCCCATTGTGCTCCGCTGGAAGTCAATGGTTCAAGCGCCCGAGTTCGACACCAACGAGTTCAGCCAGTTCGCTGCATTCCACGTGTGTCGCTATCGTGGCCTCACTTCACCTGTGCGAGTTGAAAACCAGATGGTGGTAACCGACAACGGTACCATGCGTCTGCGCGACTACTTTGCCCAATTTGACGAGATAGCCCATGCACATCAGTCTTAGCGCAGTCCAGAAGGAAGCGGTGACCTCCTTCCTGAAACTGCTTGCGACTCTGTACGTCACCTACGACACCAAACTCAACCCTGAGCAGCGCCGCCGCATGAACCTGTGGCGCCAGCAAGCCGAAGAGTTCGTCACCAAGTTCAAGATGGCCAAGCTCATGGATAAAGCCGTGAAGCTGGTCGTCGCGGGTAATGAGCCGAGCAACGACGACGAAACCGACGATGCGATCACCGATCTGCTGGATTCCCTGAAGGCGAAGCACCCGCTGTTCGAGAAGGAGACCGATATCTCTCGTGTCCAACTGAACCTGATCAAGGACTTCCGCCTTGCGCACTTCGGTAGCGAATCTGCATCCAAGCGCCTGCTGCGCGGCGTAGCGTCGATTGGCGATCCGATGGTCACCCAGTTCTACACGCACGACACTGACGGTGTTGATTTCTCCGAGACCTACGACAAGCTCAAGGCCCTCGTGAAGAAGTACGGCAAGGTCAACGGCTACATCATGCCGACCGAAGTGCTGGAGCAATGGCAGGCCACCAACAAAGCCAAGGGCCAGAAGACTGCCGGCCACGCTGAATACCTCCAGCTCCGCCGCGAAGTCAACGACATTTTCAAGAAGTCGCTGGCGAACATGGTACGGGCATCCGGTAAGCCATATCTCCCACTGCGCGACGTGATCGCTACCATGAAGGCTGAGGGTATCGTCAACAACCTGCCTGCTGGCTTCGTGGGTAACGTCGATGACCTGAACAACTTCTACACCACTGCAGGTAAGAAGCTGGTCCAGACGCCAAGCGGCGACGTGAAGATGAACCCGAAGTACAACGCAGAAGAGGACAACGCCTACGTCTGCGAGTTCACTCCACCATTTGCCCAGAAGGCCTCGCGTGCTTACACCGAGAGCTATCGCACTGGTGCCAAGGCCGAGAAATTCGACGTGGTCGCCCAAGTGCTGCCCAAACTGGCCGCACTTACCAAGAAGTGGCTGCCTGATCTGCGCAAGGTGGGCAAGTCGAAGGAAGGTACGCTGGCCACGCTGTGTGAGTTCATCTATGACACTAGCGCCCGTGTAGGTAACAAGAACGCGGCTACTGGTGGTGAGAAGACCTACGGCGCTACCCAGCTGCTCGCCAAGCACTTCAAGATGGCACCATCGGGTACCACTGCAACCGTGACCTACATCGGTAAGTCTGGCGGTAAGCAGCAACACAAGCTCAAGTTCACCACCGTCCGTGGTAAGCAACTGGGCGACGCACTGCGCAAACTGCTGGAAGGTAAGAGCCCAGAAGACCACGTGTTCACGTTCAAGAACGCACAGGTCACTGGTGCCATGATCAACCGCTACCTGCACGGCCTTGGCTTCCCTAAAGCCTTCACCATTCACAAGCTGCGCACTGCACGCGGTAGTGAGATGGCCATGGAGATTCTCAAGAACAGCCCGTTCAAGAAAGGCGGCAGCTGGAAGGATCGTGACGTCCACAAGTGGCTGGAGACCGAGCTGCTCAAGATTGGTGAAGAACTCGGCCATATGAGCGGCGAGAAGGTCACCTCCAACACGGCCATCCAGAACTACATCAGCCCAGAGATTCTCGGTGAGTTCTATGCCAAACTCGGCATTCGCCCAAGCCCGAAAGTCCAGAAGGCTATCGACAGCGCGAATAAGGAGTAGACCATGAACCAGATCAAGTGGAAAGCAGAAGCAACATCCACCCAGGGCCGACCGTTCCATCGTATCTATCGTGGCGTCAACCCGTACACGGAGAACGGCGTCCATCTGGATAAAGGCAGCCCATTCGCTCTCCGTATGGATAACACTGGCTGTGTGCTGATCGCCGGCGGCCAAGAGTTCGCCATCAGCCAAGCTGAATACTACAACCTGATGCGCGCATCCCTACCCAATAAGGAACACCAATGACCATTCAATGGAAAGCAGAAGCTGCCGCCGTACCCAACGTTGCTAAGGGTGACCTGATCAGCTTCCAGATCAGTCCCACCAAGTACCGCGTAGGCCGTGTCATTGGCAACACCAAGAAGGTACTCACCCTGGACTCGGGTGGCGAACACTTCGAGATTGACCCTGAGGACTTCGATGAAATCGCCCAGAAGGTGACCATCAGCTACATGAAGCCCAACCATCTCACCAGTGCCATGAAGGAAGAGTACACACTGGCCAAGCTGCGTAAGCTCGTTAACCCAGATGATGTACGTCCATCCAGCGGCCCACGTAAAGCCAACGTAGACAAAGAACCAACCACCGCATCCATAGCACCTGCCCAAGTGTACGATGCCCTCAAAGCATACAAGGGCGTCATTGCAGAGAAGATCACCCAGATGCCTGATGGGGCTCTCCATGTGACACTTGCCCACGCTGGCAAGTCCATGGCGTCTGCTATGTTCACGCTGCGCACTACTGGCACTAAGGTCCGTGTGGTCAACGCAGAAGTCTCAGCCATCCCCGCAGGTGATCCAGTGGGTTCTGGTCGCTGGACTAAGGTACGTACTCCAGATGAAGGTACACTGGCCAACGTGCTCCGTCCGGTTATTACTGCCATCCAGAAGAAGGCACAGCAGAAGGTCAAGTCGTCCATTCATACGCCTACCGCCCGCGCTCCACAGCCCGCAGCTAAGCCGGCTACTGCACCCAGTTCCGAAAAGGCCATCCTACAGGCCATTAAGGAGCTGGAATTGCAACGGGATACCGCCGTAAAGGGCTTCAACGACAAGATTAACGCACTTCGTGACAGCCTGCCTTCCCGCAGCTCCATGCCGAGCGGTCCGAGCGGTTCTACCAGCCTGTACGGTTTGGGTAAGGGTTCCGTCGGTGCTGCCGCCTATAAGAAGCTGTTCGGTAACGCCTCCTTCCGTCCAACTGCAGGCAAGACCTACCCAATCACGGTAGATGGTGCGCCGTACACGATGGAAGTGACCCACATCATCAGCAACAACATGCAGCTGGTCAGCGTAGGTCCGAAAGGTTCCCGTAACCGCGACAACACCATGTTGGCCGTTAAGGGTGAGGGCATCTGGAACGAGAACGATATGAACCTCCCTGCCCAGTACCGCCGTCACCTGTGAGGTCCAAGTGAAGATCACCTTTCCAATCGAGGCAGTGGCCAACTCACCGCTGGTGCTGTACAACGTGCGCACTGCCATCCAGAAGCTCCCTGGGTTGAAGTTGGTTGAAGACACCCTATTGCCTGGCTCTTCGGTTAAGCTGGAACTCCAGTTCACCAAGAACAAGCGCAAGGTGGAGGCGGAGGTAGTATTGACCCGTGGGTCGACCACAACCGATGTACACACCAAGAGCGCCCAGTACCGTGTCAATGGCGGTGAATGGAGCTGGGACCGCCGGAAGGCACCATTCGGCCGGTTGGATGAAGTGCTCCGTGTGGTGTACGATTCCATGACTGCGAGAGCTGGTGTCGGTTTGTAGATTGGAGCGTGTTTTTGCAAGTTCTAATTTTTTGACTATCGCAGCAACTTAGCTGTGATCGAGAGTCGTGGAGTAATCCACATATTCCTGGAGACAACAATGGACCCAATCATCCGTGGTATCGTTGTTGCCGGCAATACCCTGGAAGAAGCTCAGGCACTCTACCGCGCTGTGGCCACTGGCCAAGACGCCCAAGCACTGCATGACGAAGGTGAAAACTTCGTAGTGCTGGCGTCTGTCAGTTCCGATATCAACCTGCTCAACCCGCTGACTGGCGCGGATGATCTGAAGGTTGGTGACGGTATGACCGATCGCATGGAGTTCCTGTCTTCGGACAGCCAAGCCGTCAACGTCAACTACACCATCTGCACCGCCGGCTGCAACGCCCACATCCTGGCCGATGACAGCGAGCTGATGCAACACTGCCCGGCCTGCGCCAGCGTCCTTGAAGACCTGACCGAGGAGCAAATTGCTTCCCTGTCCGGTGGCGAAGAAGACGGTGAGTGCGAAGGCTGCCAAGTGCAGGAAAGCGTGCTGGCTTCGGGTAATACCCTGGAAGAAGCCGTTGCCAACTACAACGCCCTGGTGCGTGGTGAAGTTGCCGACTACAGCACCATGCAATGCGGCGATACCCTGGTGGCCACTGCTGGCGCCGCGTCGTTCGACGTGTACAAGGGTTGCGAAGCCAAGATCGTCGAGAATCAGGAAGCCGGCCTGCTGGAATCCCTGAGCTCCTCCGCCGATGAAATCGAAGCTCACAACTTCGTATGCGCATCCGCCGCCTGCGGTGTGCATGTTGTATCCAGCGACGACATGCCCGTGTTCTGCCCAGCCTGCGCCTCCGGCCTGCTGGACCCAGAAGACGCTCTGGGCGAAGAAGCCAACGCATCCGACGATGACGTTGGTGCAGTCGAAGACGATCATCACACTTCCCTGTCCTCCGATGAGGATGACGAGGAAGAGGAAGACGAAGACGACCTCGAGGAAGAAGAGGACGACGACGATTCCGACGAGGATGACGACGAAGACGAAGACGAAGACGATGACTCCGATGAGGACGATGACGAAGAAGACGACGAAGAAGAAGAGGATGAGGACGACGATGACGACGCCCTGACCCTTTCCGTATCGTCCGTCCAGCCTTCGAACAAGCGCGCTCGCAAGGTTCAGCGTCAGGAAGCCGTAGCCGGTGCCCACGAAGAAGAGGAAGAGGAAGAAGGCGAGCACGTCTCGGTATCTGCCAGCTTCCTGTCCTGTGCTTCGGCACAAGGTGAACTCGACGTCTCCAAGCTGGACGTAGCGCATGCCGCTGCCCTGCAAGGCGTGAGCACCTGGGTCGCCTTCTACGATGGCATGCCGATCGCCAAGGCTACCGAAGCTACCGCCAACAACGCTCACTTCAACAGCGAAGTGTTCGGCCGTACCTTCAAGGCCATCGCTGCTGAGCAAGGCATCCCTGCGGCCATGTCGCAGATGGGCTTCAACGAAATCAAGTCGGATATCCAAGTTGCTGACTTCGTTCAGTCGGAAATCCAGACCCAGGTTGAGCAGAAGACCCAGGAAGTTGTTGCTGCCGCTGAGCAGGACAAGGCTGAACTGGTTGACCGCTTCCAAGCGGCAATGGCCATGGCAGCCCAGGGTATCACCAACGGCTTCTTCAAAGGCAAGTCGAACCCTGTGCAACAAACCCTGATCGAAGCCCTGTCGTCCGTCGGTCTCGACAACGCCAGCGCCCTGGTCAAGCAGGCCTTCCTGCAATCTGGCGAGGACTACAACAAGCTCCTCATCAGCCAGGCCTCGTACATCATGGGCAAATCCCTCGATGTGCAGAACGAACTCGGCGAAGCTATCGCTGGCTGCAACACCAACGCCAACGAAACCGCTACCGCCGCTACTGCTCCGGTGCCGCTCGGCCGTCCGGTGCAGGTCGAGAAGAAAGGTGAAGTACGCCAAGAGGCCACTGCATCTTCCGCTGCCCCTGCTGACTTCCAGGCCCGTGCGACTCACGCCATGCGTGGCCTCGGCCGTCGTTAATCATCTTCGGAGATCACCATGATCAACCAAAAATACACTCGCCTGTTCCTGACCGAGCACCGCAAAGTCGAAACTGCTGCGCAACTGCTCGATGAAGGCCAGGCCCTGGTCAACGTCAAAGAAGGCCAAGAAACCGTAGTGCGTCCGTCGACCGGCGCCAACGGTGAAATCTTCGCCGGTATCAGCCTGATGCGCAACAGTCCTCCTACCGTGCTGAACTGGGTAGGTGAAGGCGTCATCCCGTCGAGCGGCTCCATCGAACTGCCACGCGTTCCACGCAACGGCCAGATCCTGATCAAGGTCGGCGGCGAGAAGCGTGACATTGTTGCTGGCGTGCCTGCCGAAGACCAAGCGCAACTGACCGGTCCGACCGTTACCTTCTTCGCTGACGACGTTGCTGCTGGCTCGGCCTACACCGTGCAAATGAGCTACGACGCTTCGCTGAACGAAGCTCGCCAGCTGCTGGGCGATGCCCCGATCGGTGGCCTGGCTGCTCTCACCCAAGACGTCGTTGGTGTTATCACCCGTGGCGAAGTGGGCACCAGCTTCTACGACGCATCGGCTGACTTCGCCGGCGCCATCCAGGTTCGCCTGGGCGCTGATGGTCGCTTCACCACCAACGGCCAAGGCACTCTGCTGCCGAACGTCACCGTGATCACTGCACCGAGCAGCGAGAATAGCGCTCTCGTTCTGCGCGTGAACGTGTAACCCGCGGCCTCACCGCATTTCGAGAACTCCTGGAGAATCAAACATGACTCACGCATTCCAAGGCGCCAAGCTGGTCCTGAAGGACGGCAGCCCTATCGAAGACCTGCGCCTCGGCCGTGGCCGCGAGCTGGCACTGTCCGCCTCCACCGGTGAAATCAACGCCGGTTCCACCAAAGAAGCAATGCAGATCATCAACCAGATGATGACCGCCTTCGCTTCGGGCCAGATCGTTCAGCCTGAAAAAGCGCTGTCGGCCCGTGAAGAAGCCATGGCTGCTTCCGTCGAGCGTAAAGAAATGCTGCGCGAAGCCATGGACGACCACACCGGTCAGAAGTGGGCAGCACTGGGTGCTTCCCTGGCTCAGGCCATCGAAGAGCAGACCGACCGTGAAGGTTTCGTGCGGAAGCTGATGGTTGGCAACGTACTGCGTCAGGGCGACATTGCTCGTATCCCGATGCCAGTTCACGATGCCGTTGCCGTCGTGGCGACCAGCCAAGCGTCCACCGGTTACCAGACCATCCGTAACCGTCTGTTCACCCCTGACGAGTTCGAGATTCAGGCCAACGTTCGCGTTGAAAACCTGGACATCCAACAAGTCAACGGCGACCTGCTGGACCACGCCTACAACGAAGGCCTGCAGTCCATCATGGTTGCAGAAGACCGTCTGTGGAAGAAGGCTGCTGACCAGACCGTTGGCGTCGTCAACAACCTGGAACTGATCGCTGGCGAACTGACTCCGAAGAACCTGGGTCGTCTGCGTCAGACCATCGCTCGCTGGGGCCTGCCTGCTACCCACGTGCTGCTGGCCAACGACTACTGGGCCGACGTGATCGGTTCCAACGACTTCGCCACCTTCTTCGATCCGATCACCAAGTACGATCTGATCCTGAACGGCGAAATCGGTACCCTGGTCGGCATGAACATCATCACCGATGCCTTCCGCCAGCCGAACCAGAAGGTTCTGAACCCGGGCGAAATCTACGTCGTCTCCGACGCGCGTAACCACGGTGCCTACACCACTCGTGGCGGCATCCAGTCCTCGCCAACCAACGGCGCTGACGCTGGTAACAGCACCCGCGGCTGGTTCATGACCGAGCCGTTCTCGCTGACCCTGGCGAACGTGCGTTCTGTCGTAAAAGCTCGCCGTATCTAATACGGTTGGTTGTCTGATACGATCCAATAGCCTAGCGAGTGGATGGAGAGCGCCCTCCTGAAGCAGACTAGGCTGTTGGTTACTTGAGGACTTACCTGGAGCAACGACCATGAGCGGCAAACTGAATCTCGCGCTTGCCGTTCTCGCATTTCGTGATGGTAACTCGGCTGATTGCCTACAGTATCTGGCGAAGGCTAATGGGGAGTTCGGCGACGACCTCACCAACTTCGTCTCTGAGGTGATGAAACCGGCGCCAACCGCAGTGCGGAATGATGGCTCAACGCCACAAGCGGAAAACACGATTGCACCGTCTCTTGCTTCTGAGGCGTCTGCGTCTGACTTCATTACCCTGACGCGTCGGGTATCTCGCCAAATCGCTACCGCGTCCTTCTTGGACGATGGTGACGAGCTGGATGAGGACTTCCCGGATGAATCGCTTGAGGACGATCTGTTCCTCGACGAGGAGCCGGAGGGTGTTGACGACGACCTCGAAGAAGAGGACGACGAAGACGAACTGGAAGAAGAAGCTGTGGCAACCACTGTCAAAGGTGTGGGCCCAGTGCGGTACAAGAGTTGAACTGTGGCGGCCTTCGGGTCGCCATTTTCATTTGGGTGGAAGACAATGAAGCTCACCGATAACCTTGATCGCATACTGGATAAGAACAGTGCCGCGTACCTAACGCTGTACTCGTTTCGGGAGAGCCTAAAACGCTTCTTCCAGCTGGATGAAATCCCTCTTGTACAGTCGCAGGACGTCAAGCGGGAAATGAAAAAGGGTGTGGACGACCCCAACCGTGCCGTAGCAACCAAGTACCCGTACGCCTATTTCTCCCTCTCCTCCATTGGGCTCGTCAAAGACCAGCAGGGCATCAAGCAGATCGCCCGTAACAGCCTCGGTATGACGCTCGATGACCTTGCCAATGCCTCCATTGGTAAAGCCTATCTGTTCCCTGCGAAGATCGCTGTGGAATTTCACTACGTGACCAACGACTTGGTTAGCGCTATCGACTTCTCCACAAAGGCCCTGATCGTCACGCACAGCGGCAAGCTGAACCTGCGTGTAGAACTCGATGGTACATCCTCCATCGTGGGTGTCACGGCGTCCAGTGAAGAGGTGTCCATGCCTCGCTCCGATAAGGAAGCTGAGGGTGATCCAGAAGGCTTCGACCTCGCCATCAGTTTCGATATCCAGTGCAAACTGGGCGTCGTTAAACAGGTGCCCAAGGTCAACAACCGTGGCACTGTCACTCAATCTGTAGACGTGAGGCCCAAAGCATGAGCGATAAACTGCGTGGTACTACCACGATCGTCACGGAGGCCCGTACGTTCCTTGTGGACTCGGTCTCCAAGAAGGCTGTCGCTCGCGCTGCGGTGAGTGCACGGTCTCCAACGATTGAAACCCGTGACGTTGAGGTGACCCAGACACAGGGCTACACCATTGCACGTCACGCCAACAAGCACCTGACCATTTCGACCACGTTCCCAGTGATCGCGACGTTCATCCCAGGCACGCCAGAAGATGGTAACACGGGGCTCCCTCCAGAGACTTCGTACACCACTGGTATCGTCTATGCTGATCCCACTGTGGACGTCAACGGTACTCTGGAGCTGGCTGTCTGGGACCCTGATGTGGCTGCACCGAGCGTCCGTGTCACAGTGTTCAACATGACCACTGGCGAGACCGAGTACGTCACCCTCAAGATGGCTGACAATGGCATGTATCGTGGCAGCATCCGTGTGGAGCTCAAGCGCACGCGTGGTGACGACTTCGATGCCATCATGAATGCCAGTGCTGGCGATAAGCTGCGCGTGATCTATCAGGATGGGCGTGGTACTTCTGGCGAGCCTGAGACTGTTACCCAAGAGGTGGCTGTCACCAGTTCGTTCGTCCATCCGAAGTTGATCTGCCGTCGCAACACACCCATTGCTGGTATCCTGGGTGTCGCCCTGTTGAATGCTCAGCAGTACGCACCTATCGTCATGCTCACCAACATGCGCTCTGGCGAGTCGTCCATCGTTACCTTGAATCGCCCAGCAGACAGCGTGGTTGATCAGGCCCAGTTGCAACTCGCCACCCTCGTTGGTCTTGAGGTGGACGATATCGTGGCTGTCGAGTATCGCTACTCGGACGAATACGGCACCTCCATCAGCCTGCGTACACAGACAGTCATCGTGGACGCACTGGACGAAACTGATGGTCGCCTGCTGGCACCTGCTGTGATCCAGCCTGCGTTGATGATTGACGTAGGGCTGGACGATCCAGACATGGCTGTAGAGTACGTTGACCTCGTGCTCTCTGGTGATGCGTCGAACAAGTTTGTGCGCATTCGTTGCACCCAGCTGGCGCCCTACACTGGCATCTACCAAGGCCAGTACATGCTGGAGCAGCGCTTCGACAACGACCAGATGCTCACGCTCACCTACGCTGACAGTAGCAACGCAGTGCCCAAGCTGATTCGCCAACAAATCTTGGTAGAGCGCCTGCCCGCTGCGGCAATCGCGGCGACAGCGTTGGTACTCACCCAGGAAGTTGCCGTGCAGCAGATGGCACTCCAGATGGAAATCAACGGGCTGTTCATTCTCAACGGTCAGTTCAGCGGCATTATCAAGTTGAAAGCCAAGGAGAACGAGACGGTACGGTGCTCCATTGTGCAGGCAAGCTAATTTACATGCAGGTATGAAAACAATGCCTATTCCACCCATGGAGACCATTTCATGTTGAACAACGGCAGCAGCACAAGCGCCGGCGTTTACGGGGCCATCGACGACCAAAGCGTCCGTGGCACTGCCGTTTCGTCGTCGATTGCGGCTATGGTGGGACCTTCCCGCCGTGGGCCCGTCGGCGTTCCAACGCTGAACGTCGATAAGAAAGGCTTCCGGGCGAAGTTCGGTACTCCAGATGCTTCCCTGACTTATGCGCACTTCTGCGCCGAGCACTTCCTCGAGGAAGGGGATCAACTGTACTTCAACCGGGTTGCAAAGAACGCGCTGTACGGCTCTGTCCGTATTGCAACGGTCGGCAGTTACGCCACCATCGACCTGAGCGTCGAAGGCTTCGCGGACCCTGAGGACTATGCGTTCAACGAGCAGGACGTCCTGTTCCTGTACGGCATCGACCCAGGCAACTGGAACAACGACCTGCGCATCGTGGCGTATCCCAACACCACAGATCGCACTGGCGAACAGTTCGTCCTCGAGGTGTACGAAGGGGCGAGTACCGTTGCAGTAGAGGTGTATCGCGCTACACTGCGTGAGCAACTCGATGGCTACGGGCGCCAGCTGGGTATCGTCGAGCAGCTTTCCCAGAAGTCCACGCGTATTCGTGCGCGGCTCAACGAGAACCATCCGAAGTTTGTGGCCAACCCAGCCAACAACCTCGTGAACGCAGTAATCTCGGGTGACTTCACCTACGGGTCTGATGGCGACAAGATCGACATGGACGATATCATCGACGGTTGGGACGCTTACGCGGACGTCGAGGAAATCACCGTGACGTTGCTTATCAACGGTGGCTATACTTCTCCTGCTGTGCATTTGAAGATGGCCGACGTGGCAGAGCAGCGTGGCGATGCGTTCGCCATTCTCGATATGCCAAGCGACTCGCAGACCTCGCAGCTGGCCGTGCAGTATCGCCGTAACGCGCTGAACCTGAATAGCTCGTTCGCTGGTATCTACACGCCTGACCTGAACATCCTGAACGACGACAATATCTCCATCTGGTGCCCACCCTCTGGCTATGTGGCAGCGTGCTATGCGCGTACTGACCGTGTGGCTGCCGAGTGGTTCGCGCCTGCTGGTGTGACGCGTGGTAAAATCCTCGCGAACGGCGTGCGTCAGGTGTACAAGCAAGGCGATCGGGATATGCTCGATCAGAACCAGGTCAACTTCGTCCACAAGATGCCGAGCTACGGCCTGGTACTGTGGTCGCAAGAGACCCTGCAGAGCATTGCGTCGGCGCTGTCGAACATTCACGTTCGCCGCCTGATGAACTCCCTGCAGGCCAGCTTGAAGAACGCTGCGCTCGCTGGTGTGTACGAGCCCAACGACAAGGAACTGCGCCTGACCTTGACCCGTATCTCGGACGATATTCTCGGCCCGATCAAGCGTGGACGTGGTCTGTACGGCTATGAAATCATCTGCGACGACACCAACAACACGCCTGAACTGATCGCCTCTGGTGACGTGATCCTCGACGTGTACGTTGATCCGATGATGATTGCCAAGCGTATTCACCTCAACGCCATCGTGACTCGTACTGGTCAGCTGACCGCGTCGATCACGACCAGTGACCGCACCTAAGGAGCCGGCATCATGCCAAAACCAAGTCTTGACGACGTACTCAACGTCGGCGACCCGATGCTCAACGACAACTTCGACATTACCTTCACCCGGGTTCCTGGTGGCGGCGATGGGCGTGCGTTGCGCATCCAGTGCAAGTCCGGCGTTAAGCCAGGCATGTCGGTTGCCCAGGCGGAAATGGAGCTGTTCGGCCACAAGACCGTACACGCTGCACGGAAGACGTTCAGCAACTCCATGTCGATTTCCTTCCACGAGTCCTACGACGGTATCATCAATACCACGCTGGAAGACTGGTCGGAAGTCTGCCGTGCCACGGACAGCCAGTCCGGCAGCTTCAAGTCCGAATACGCGACCAGTGCGCGTCTGACGATCTACGACCAGGAAGGTAGCGAGTCCCTGAACTACGATATCTTCAACATCTGGCCGACCGAAGTTCCTGACGCCTCGTTCGACGGCGCCGGTGGTACCGCGATGACGGTTGATGCGACCTTCGCATACGACTACTACAAGCGCGTGTAACTCCAAAGGGCCCTAGCTCGGCAACGGGCTCAGGGCCTTTTCCATTTCTACGGAGTACACAATGAGCCGCTTCGACATTGAAGAATTCGTCACCAAGCGGGAAGGTAAAGCAGGGCCTGTGCATGACTGGAAGTGGCACTGCACCAGCTTGCCCCTGGGTATGCAGTCTGACTTCTGTGAGTCGGTCAGTATCCCATTCCCATCGTTCAACATCAAGCCGCTGTTCGGTGCCGGTACGTTCACGTTCTACCCAGGCTTCGAGGAAATCCAAGCCTTTGACTGCCAGTTCCACCTTGATGAGGCAATGACCACGATCAAGTGGCTGACAGCGTGGAAGGAGAAGATTCGCGATCCAGAGAATGGCGCGTTCTACCTGCCAACGAACTACAAGTTTGACATTGAGTTCCAGCTGCTCGGTACCAAGAACGACGTGCTCCTGACTGTCGTGTGCAAGAACTGCTGGCCAAGCACCAAGTCGAACTGGGATTTGAACTACACGTCCACGAACGGGCTGCTCAAGGTTCACCAAAACTTCTCCTGCGACGGCATCAAGCTGAACATCTGATTGCGCTAGGATGCGCTCTCCAATCTAAAGGGAATCTCCACAGAAGGGTCTCGCCATGATTTTCGACCACACTAACCTGCCATCGCGTACTCGCCCTTACCCAGTGAAGGCGATTGAAATGCGCCTGTTCCGTCCGAAAGAACTCGGGCTCATGGGCAAGGCTGTCGCATTCGACGATATGCAGCCAGCTATCGACGCCATCGGTAACTGCCTGAGCAACCTGGACGTCAACCAACTGACCGTGGGTGACTTCTACTACCTGCTGACGTACCAGCGCATCCACTCGCTGCGTCGTAACCCTGCGATGGCTCGCTGGGAGTGCGAGGGTGCGATGTTCCGTGGGCGCGAGAACGGCGTCGCGTACACACCCAAGTCCATCAAGATCATGGTCGATAACTGGGAAGCGGCTGACGCTGAAACTCGGAAGAACATGGTTGACCCAGAGAGCGTGCAGTTGGACGGGTATCGCTGCTCGCATGGGAACTACCAAGAGACCACGATGGAGGACTTCTCCCTAATCTATCTGGAAGACGACGTGGTGCTTGATCCACGCCTCGACTTCCCACGCTGCGACACACTGGCCGAGTACATCAAGCTCCTGCGTGACCCTGACTACAGCGCGCTGGCAGATGCTGGTCGCTGGATCAAAGGCAGTGGCCCGCTGATTAAGCGCCTGATTGACCTCGTGCAAGGTGAAGACAACGACCTGTTTGAAGCCGCGTGTGAAGCAGAGCGTGACATTCAGCACGGCATCCGTCGCACCGTCCTCAAGGCCTGCAGCCACTGCGATCACAAGCAGTCGCTGATCTTCGTGATTGATCCGAAGGCGTTCCTGCTATGACAATGGACCAGTACGAAAAGGATCCCCGCTTTCAAGACATTGGCGACTTGCCCACTGGGTACACGCCATATGACTTCAAGGAAATGTACGTCCGGGAGTTCAGCCTAGCCGAACTCAAGCTGGTGTATGTGGGTATGCACAGCCGTACGAAGCCAGTGCACCATCTGATTCGTGCGGTCCAAATGTGCTGCTCCGTTGACGTGAAGCAACTCACGGACGGTGACTTTGAGTTCGTTATGGCGTGGCTGCGTATGCACAGCTACCCGAAAGCTCCACTGCAGGTCAACTGGAGCTGTCGCCATGAAAACTTCGTCTACAAGGACGACAGGACGTTCTACCGAGGTGCTCCACTGACCTATGCTGAGCGCGCTGTCAAAGGCATCGTCCCAGAAGTCTGCAACACCAACAACGTGGAGATTGTCCACAAGTACAAGACGAAGGTGGAAAGCCTTGATGATGACAACCTGTACATCAAGGACGAGGACATTGACTTCCCACGTGTAGTGACCCTTCCAGACTTCCATGAGCACATCCTGGAGTTCCCGGAAGATCGTCACATGGCAGAGTGTGCGCGCTGGGTGAAGAAAGGCAGCACGTTCAAGGCGAAGTTCATCTACCTCAACTCCCGCAAGGACAACGACCTGTACGAGCGCATCCTCGATGCCCGTAAGGAGTACCACCACGGGATCATCGAAGTCATGCACCTGCGCTGCCGTGTTTGCGATCACGAATGGAGCCACACAACTGCACCGCGGTTGCTCTCCTTCTTCGCAGACAACACGGAAGAGGACATCTTCAAGATCAAGTACACCATGCTCAACGCCTTCGGTTGGGCTGCCGATGCCAACATCCCTGCGAAAGAGTTTCTGTTCAACTACTCGTCGCTGGCGAAAGATCGTCAGGACGCAGCGGAACGTCGCGGCGGCTACAAACCTTTGGGCTAACAGGGTAATCATATGGCCACTGCTGCGGAAAACCAATCGCCGCTGGAGCGCATGAAGGCTACTGCCTCGAAGTATCAGAAGTCTTCTGACCTGATGCAAGACGCAGCGAATCAGGCGAACGATGCGGTTGAAGTGAAGGAGCTGCCTGGGAAGAAACGCCCACAGCCCCAAACGTTCCAGTCCCGCTCTAAGCAGCAAGCTCAGGCGGTGAAGAACTACAACACCAATCACCACCAGACGATCAACAAGAACTATGCCGCGGCGAATGACACCCAAGTCGAGCGCCAGGACAAACAGATCAAGTTGGCCGCACAGCAAGCGCATACCCTCCGTGACGTCTCGAACACCATGAACGAGATTCTCACCGAGTTGCGCAAGCAGAACAAGATTCAACCGAAGTACCAGCAGTACGCATCGAACAAGGCCTTCAAGGATCAGCACGGCGACGACAAGAAGCCAGGTGAAGAAGGCATGATGTCCAAGCTCGGCGGCTTGCTGGGTGACCTGCTCGACATGGGTGGCGGCGGAGAAGGCAAGCGCAAAGGTCGTCGCGGTAATCGTGGCGGACGCGGTGCTGGTGCAGGCGCAGGTGGTGGAGGCGGTGCAGCTCGTGGTGGTCTCGGCGGTATGTGGGATCGCGCCAAGGGTGCAATGCGTAGCGCTTCCCATGGCGGTGGCGGTCGTGCTGGTACCATTGCCAAAGTAGCTGCAGGCGTTGCTGGCGCTGTCGGTGTGTACGAAGCCTCCGACTGGGTTGGCAAGAAGCTGGGCAGCGTCTCTGCCAGTGAAGAGTCTGGTCGTGGTGGTGTCGGCACTGTCTCTACTGGTAAGGGTGACAACGGTGGTGTGAGTTACGGTACCCACCAGCTGTCGTCCAAGTCTGGCACCATGGCTCGCTTCCTGCAATCTGCTGATGGTCAGAAGTACGCCAACGAATTCCAGGGCATGACTCCGGGCTCGGCTGCGTTCAACCAGAAGTACAAAGAGGTAGCGGGCAGGGACGGTGCTGGCTTTGCTGAGGCCCAAGAGAACTACATCAAGCGCACGCACTACGCGCCGATGCTCAACAACATCAGTAAGGACACGGGTACCGACTTCTCCAAGCGTGGCAAAGCCGTGCAGGAAATGCTGTACTCGACTGGCGTGCAATACGGCCCGGGCTCCAGCGTGGTGCGCAATGCACTCAAGGGTAAGAACGTTGCTGGCATGAGCGACAAGGAGCTGGTTGACACTGTGCAGGACTACAAGTCTGCAACGGTAGGTACCTACTTCAAGAAGTCCAGTGCCGCCACTCAGGCGTCGATTGCTCAGCGTGCCCAACGTGAGAAAGGCAAGCTGCATGCCGTGCGTCAAGGTGAAGGTGCTGACAAGGCAACTGGTGTTTCGCCAGAAGCCAACGCTACCAACATCGCAACCTCTGGCAAGTCGATGGCAGAAGTAGCTGCATCCCCGTCGCTCGCTGCTGCAACTGGTAAGCCTGTGTCGCAAGGTGGTACTGTCTCGGGTGCTGCGCTAATGAGCGTGTCGCCTAAACAGACTGGCATGATCTCCACTACCGAGGAGAATATTCCTGCCAACAGTGACCCAGATGGTGAAGCGGAAGACCAGAGCGAGGCTCAAGCGCCGACTGTGACCTCTGCTCAGCCGCAAGTGCCGTCGATGCTTGCTCCGATGAAGCCACAAGATGGTAGTGAGTCTGGTGTCGGTGCAACTGCTCTGATCCCAGGTGCTGCTCTCGTTGGTGCTGGTGCTATTGATGCTGCCCAGATCGGTAAAGGTGCAATCGACAGCGGCAAGGGCGCAGTCTCTGCTGTCCGTGCTGGCGAACAAGGTTTGGTGCGTGCTGGCGTTGGTGCTACTGCTCGCGCCACAGGTAAAGCGTTGATCCCAGGTGCCAACATCGCCATCGGTGCCTACGACGCTTATGACGTAATCACAGACGACGAGAAGACCCGTGCAGAAAAAGAACGTGCTCTATCGGGTGTTGGTGGTGGGATGGCAGGCGCGGCTGCAGGTGCTTCTGCTGGTGGCGCCGCTGGTACTGCGATTGGTGCTGGTATTGGTAGTCTGTTCTTTGGTGTCGGGGCTGCCCCAGGTGCCGTGATCGGTGGTGGTCTTGGTTTGCTTGGCGGTGCAGTTGGTGGTTACTTCGGTTACAACTACGGGCAAGAAGGCGGTGAAGCTGCCTACGATGCACTTGCTGGTAGCCCTGAAGAGCAAGCTGCCAAAGACGCTGCCAAGGAGAATCGCCCAGTAGCTGGTTCGACCAACCTGCTGATGATGGCGAACAACAAGGCAGCCTCTGGTGACACCAACGCAGCCGCAGCTGCCAAGCAGTTGACGATGGTTGACCAGCTGGTGAAGTCGCAGACCTCGCTGATCGCTGCAACGACCAAAGAAGACGTGAAGAAGGCTACGGAGAAGACTGTCGATCAAGCAACCGCAGAGGCGAAGAAGGAAGAGCCCAAGACAGAAACCAAGGCAGAGGACAAACCTGCTGCCGGCAAGCCTGTCGAGCTTCCTGCAAACGACACTCCGCAAACCGTTGACTTGACTGCACAGCAATCTGCTGGCCCGATTGCGTCCGCCACTCCGCAGACACAAGCCGATGCCAACACGCTGACCGCTGCTGCAACGCCCACTGGTTCGGGTACTGCTGCAACTGCTGGCGCTAATGCTCTGGCTGCTGGTCTTGGTGTACCTGCTGCATGGGGTGCTGAACTCAGTGGTTCGCTTGCTGGTGCGATGGCTATGCAACAAGCTGCCGCAAATGGTACCGCGCCTCCTGTGTCTGCACCTGTGATGAACGCCGCTCCGCATCTGGCTTCGACTCGCCACCTAGGTGGGCCGAACAGTCCGGGCGCTGCTGTCACCAAGCCTGCATACGCACTTGCCCATGAAGCTCAAAAAGCAGTCGATGCGGCACTGTCGATCCCTACTGGCTTGGCATCTGGTGTTGCATCTGCGGCTAACGACGTAGCAGGCAAGCTGGCGAATCCGTTCGCAACTCTTGGCACTCCTGGCTTCAACCCTGGACTCTCGCTGCCTGGTAACCCGTTTGCCAATCTGGAGAAGCCAAACTTCGGTGCTATGGCTGCTAGTGCAACGAACCCGTTCAAGGCTTTCGAGTCGATGCAGAACCCGTCGTCGCCTACGTCGAGCAGCTTCTACAGTGCCAACGACGTTTCGCCAAGCGCGTCCGTAGTTGCGTCCCAGCAGGCAGCACCAAGCGCGTCGCTCACTTCGTCCGTGGCTTCGACCTCAACGGCGTCTCCAACTGTGAGTTCGGCAGCGAGCTATGCAGAGCCTGTTGAGCGCCAGCAGTATGAACCAGTGAAGACTGTCATGGCGTTGGAGCCTAAGCAGCAAGACACAATGATGCCGCAGCGCTTCAAGCCTGAGGGTGATCGTATCCCATCCAAAGGTATCAGTGAGGGTAACAGTTCGCGTCAAACGCTGGACGACTGCCCTGCGGTAATTTCTGACAACGGGCTTGTAATGCTCCAGACGGGGTTCATCTAAATGGCAAGCATCGGAAGTATGTACGCACCTGCCGCACTGTTCGTCAACAACCCTGCTGGGCGAGCAGACGCGGTGAAACCAAACGTCCCGGATATCTACCGAGCCGAGCTGATCGTGAAGCGTGACGGTGCAGAGTTTTTGCGCATCGACACGCCACTTCCCGAGAACTACATGCTCAGCCTTGCGACGTCCTGGGACAACCCGTTCAACCAACCGCTGTCCAACTTCGCAACTGGCGCTGGCGGCGCACCGGGTAAAGCGCTCGACGTGGCGTCTACTGGTGTGACCGCAGCAACCGGCTTCACCACTCTGAACAAGTGGCTGTCGGGTGGAGTCTGGACTGGTGGCTCGATGATGAAGCTGGACATCCCCTTCGTCATTCAAGCCTACGAGAACCCAAAGCTCGAGGTCGTTACGCTCATGCGCGACCTCATGAAGCTGGTAGCGCCGAGTGAGTACATGGGGCAGTTCCTACGTGCCCCAGGTCCTTACATGAAAGCGCCGAACGCTGGCGGTGTAGCGGGTGATGAAATCACGGTGAACATCGGTAAGTTCTTCACCATGAGCCCGTGCATCATCGACAGCGTGACAGAGACGTTCGACACCCAGCTGGACCACAACGGTGACCCAATTGGTGTGACGATCAACGTGTCCGTCATCAGCTTCTTCACCACAACACAGGAAGACCTCGATCGGTTCTTTGCGCCGTCGCTGGGTTAAGGAGACAGCATGGCCGATATCACCAAAGCCAAGACCTTCGCAGTGATCGACGAACTTGGGATCGACCCGTTGCGTGACAAGTCCTTTGACGCGATCATGGGCATCACCAACTACAAGTTCCACGTCATCGCTCCTGAGGAGGAGCACAACATGCCACTCGTTGCCTACAATGAGTACATGAATGAGGAATACTGGAGAGTCCTCATGATTTTCAATGGAATTGCCGATATGTTCGCGCTGAAGGCGGGCAACAGGATACGAATCCCAGCGCTCGCCCTCATTACCACCGCGCTGAACAACGTGCTAACCGAGCAGCCTTCGGGTTCTGCCACAGTGAGTATCTGACAATGGAAGCAACGCTAGACGTCCAGAACATTGCGTATGCGACCCTCGACATTGAGGGTTCGCGTGTGCCACCCACGATGAACTTCGTGGACTCTATCATGCTGCAGGAGGGATTTGCAATTGCGATCCCTGTCCTGCAACTGATCCTTAACGACCAACGTGGCACGCTCAGTGCGGACATGAACATTCAAGACGGGACACTGGTGACGATCAAACTCGCCAAGACCCGCGAGAACGTGAAGACCCGCAAGTTCCGTATCTGGGGTTTCCGCAAGGAGACTACAGCAGCAGGACCCAAGCTGATCGTGACGTGCATCCTCGACGTTCCCAAGTGGAGCGCGGGTGTCTTCACTGAGTCGATTCGTGGATCGTCTAGCTCTGTGATCCAACAGATGGCGAGTCGTGCTGGTCTCAAGTTCGATGGGCCTGCTGGCACTGACGACGTGCAGACGTGGCTCAATGTCAACAAGACCCGCAGCGCTTTCTGCGAAGACGTGGCAATGCGCGGCTACGCCTCTGGCCAGTCGTGCATGTACCGCCTGCTCAACCTCGACGCCGAGGTGCGCTACAAGGACCTGTTCGACGTCCTGAAGAACGAACCCAAGTGGAGCTTCCTCCAGAACACGCCAGAGGGTAGTGCGAAAGCCACACCTGTTGTGATTCGTGAGACGCAGGACGGCAGCTCCTCGGGCTTCGCCACTCACATGATGAACTACGGGCAGAAGCAATACGAGCACAGCCTGAACGTTGCTGGGCAGTTGTCCACGCTGACGCTCGACGCGCCTCTGTTCGGTGCTGCACTCCCAATCAACGAGGACGTGCGTGGGCAGATCGCTGATCGCGGAGCCAAGGTGAACTACACTGGCTTCGATACTGGCACCGAGCCTGCGCCAGCGTCTAACCTCCACATGTTCTACGAGAAGGCGTTCTATCAAAACTTCCGTTACCTGGGCTTGCTCAGTGAGCGGATCAACTTGCTCTCGGATGAATACACTGAGGTCAAGACCTTCGACTGCTGCGAGTATCAGCACTCCGACCAGGACAACCACGAGTTCAAGCCCTCGAAAGCTCTCGGTGGTAAGTGGCTGATCGGTGGCAAGACCATGTGGATCAAAGCTGGTCACAAGTACAGCGAAATCTACTACCTGTACCGTCCCGCTGTCATGGAGACTGGTGCAAGCTCCGCCGCTGGCAGTCCGAAGTCAGGCAGCGAGCAGAACGCGAAGGCGAACAACGGTCCAATCGACATTGCAGCCGCACAAGCCGATGCAGGTCCAACTGCACAGCAAGCAGCCGCAGTTGACTCGACCACAACAGTATCGAACACGGCAGCCAGCGCGACTAAAGCAGCGCCAGCCGCAACAGGTGCAACCAACACGCTGAACGCCTTGAAGTCCTACGGTGCGAGCAACCCACTCGTACCGAGCACGCCAATCGGGGCGAATGGGCTTACGACTCCGCAGCTAGCCCAACAGGATTCGCTGCGCAACGCCGTTTCCCAGTTCAAGTCGTCCTCGGGTCCGCTGCGCGATCAGCTTGTCACCACAGGTAGCGGTACAAGCGCACTGGGCTCGCTCACTGGCTACAAGGCTCTGGTCAAGTACCCAGCCGATATCATCAAGGTGTTGGCGAATGGGCAGACCGATCCTCGCTATATTGCCCGTGAGATTGACCGTGCACGGAACGATAGCTCGTACCTGAAGAACAGCGCCATCCAACGTCTGACTCGCGCAGGTTCAGACATTACTGGCGTGCGCTTGCACAACATCGTCTCCGCAGCTACTGGTAACCGCGTGAATACGCAGGGCATCATTGGTGACGTGGTAGGCGGTGGCTTCTGGGGCAAAGACTTGCGCGAAGCTGGCATCACGCCTAGCCAGATCAAGCTCCCGATCCCAGACGTGCTCAGCGAAATCAATGACGCAACTGGCAAGCTCGGTGGTACGTTCCTGCGCAACGCGACAGGCATCGGCCTGACCACTGACAACGTCCTGATCAACCCTTACCAGACTGCTCGCAACATCGAGAAGTGGAGTAAGGAAACCAACCCTGAACGCCTGCTGGTTGAACAAGGTGCACGCGCCTACATCAGCACGTTCGGACACGTCAGCCCGTCAGAGGCAGCTACCACCATGACTGATGTTGGTAAGCTGGCAGCTGAGGTTGCCCTGATGTACAGCCGCAACGAAGTAATCGCGGATGGTCATCTGACTGACAACCAACAACGCAGCCTGTTGAAAGACACCCTGTTTACCTTCGGCGATCCGACGATCGTACCAGTCGTTGACTCGGTTGATCGCATCGTCAAGTACGGGGAATACCACGACGTAACATCCAGCAAGCAATTCGTGACCTGGGCCGACTACTATTCGATGGGTGCCAAGCTTGGCAATGCTGTCGAGAAGTGGGACTTCCCGTTCACGTTCCCTGGAGAAACGATCACCGCGGGAGAGGTGACAAACGGCAACGCCACTACGTTCGATGAGGACACCAAGAGATGGATGACAAGCTAACCCGCGAATACCTGTTGGGTCTCATCACCAAGACCTCGTTCCAGTATCGTGGCACCACCACGATCTGCACGCTGGACATTGATGGTTTCCCTGTGGCAGGCGAGAGTCACTGCGTCTTCCGTGACCAGTACAACAAGCAAGTTGGGGAGAAGGTGAGCTACGAAAATGCGCTCAAGCAGCTACGGCGGTTTGAAGAATACGCCCAACGCAAAACTGTGAAAGCGGATTGAAGTAACAGGAAACTACGAACATGGCCGACCTTAATATCAAGGCACGGAAAATAACGGTTGAACTACGAGTCGACCACCTCGTGCCAGAGGAAACAACGCACCTGCTTCTGTCTGCAATCCGGAGTTGTGGTGATCGAGCCTCTTTAGGTTCGACCCACCTTCTGGTGACATTCAAGCACATCGAAATGACCAGCGTGATGTTTGAGCACCTGCTCACCGTCTACGACAAGTATCCAGCGTTCCGCATGGAGAAAGCGCAGCATCGCAGGCAACTCGGCGTGTTGGGGATGTTGTGTGGTCGGAAAGTCGTTGAGAACAATGACCTGGGTCACACCATCGTCTTTCAATACAAGGACATGGTGATGCCTGATGAAGGGTCCTGCCTTCCCGATCCCATGTACATCGTCCATCCGAAGTACGTGGGCCCTCAACAAGTAATCTAAGGAACACCCATGAGCATCAAGAGCGACAAGTGGATTACTCGCATGTCGGCGCGTCCTACTCACGTTCTGGTTCAGCCTGATGGTACTCAGCAATACTTCCATCAGAAGCTGGACAAGGAAGAGCTGGACCTGCTGTACGACGCGATCCGTAATCCAATGCGCGACGGAGACACTGTGCGTCCTGCGTACGGCGAGCTCCGCTTAGTTCAGCCAGACGACAAGATCGACTTCCTGCCCATGATTGAACCCTTCATCGCCAGTCAGGTGAAGCTCAAGCGTGGGCCGGATGTTGCAGGCTACGATGGTCCTGTACCTACGCATGACCAAGTCATCAGCTACGGTGTGTCGTCGTACGGGTATGACGTGCGCTGCGGTAACGAGTTCAAGGTCTTCACCAACATTAACAGCACGGTGATCGACCCGAAGAACTTCGACCCGAAGAACTACATCGACGTGGTTGGTGACAAGTGCATCATCCCGCCGAATAGCTTCGCGCTGGCGCGTACGGTAGAGCGCTTCCGCATTCCACGGAACGTGCTCACCATCTGCTTGGGTAAGTCGACCTACGCACGTTGCGGCATCATCGTCAACGTCACCCCGCTTGAACCTGAGTGGGAAGGTGAAGTGACACTGGAGTTCTCGAACACCACCACGCTGCCAGCCATCATCTATGCGAACGAAGGTGTCGCGCAGATGTTGTTCCTGGAGTCTGACGAGGAGTGTGAAGTCTCCTACAAGGACCGTGGTGGTAAGTACCAGGGCCAGCTCGGCGTCACTCTCCCGAGGGCTTGACCATGAAGTGGAGTCTGCTTGCATTAGTCATCATCACTGGCGTTCTCGCCGGTGCTGGTAAACATCAGCAGGCCCACGGGGAAGATCGCGTAGAGTCATTTCTACGCGAACCTCGTGACCTGAACGAAGTGACCGTAGGTACCATGCGCGAAGCTGGGCTTTTGGTCGGCATGTGCGTCGATGGTTTTGCCTTCTGGATGAACGCCAATGGTTACATGGCACCTCAGCCGCATCCTAAAGCCTCGATAGCCACGCGACGCTGCACAGGTACTGGGCCCATTCGCGGCAACTGGATTGATCTGCGTGAACCCAACCACGCGAGGCTCGAAGAATGAGTGAAGACGTGCTGGATGTGGAACGTGCATTTGCTGCATTGCGCTGTGTGGATAGGCAGTACCTGGAAATCTACTCCGACTACTGCAACATGATCGGGGTCGGTGCACCAGGTATCGAAGGTTACCCTATCTTCACCTCGGTCGCCGAGATTGCAAAACGCATTGAAGCGCGCAAGTCCCAGATCGACCACTACAAGGGTCTGATCGAAACTCTGCGCAACCAACCGGATACCCGCGAACGCGAGGCGTCTGCCAAGATCATGGCAATCGTCGACGAATTAGGGATCAAGCTATGAGCAAACCAAGCTATATCATTGTCCGCGGCTGCTTCGATGAAGTCGAGCGCTTAGTCAACGCACGCATGGCGGAAGGCTACATTCCGACTGGCGGCCTGACTCATGGCGATACAGGCTACCTGAACTCTCGATGGTCGCAAGCCATGTACAAGCCGCATCCCGCTCCCGTAGTTAACGAGGAGCACAAAACGATTTTGAAAGAACCGGTTGTGGACCCGACGCCACAAGCGATGCTGCACCCTGCCCAGCGTCCCGACAACGTTAGCGAAAAAGTCACCACGCTGCGCGATCTGGAATACTATGCAGACCCTGACGGTAAGACGCTGCTCTTACTCGAAAGAGCCTATCGTATCGCGGCAGGTACTGGCTACACGGGCGACGACTCGATCAACGATCACAAAGCCTTGGTGGAAATCCTCGTGGCTGTCGAGGATCGCACTCGCTACCTGATCAATCGGGTGCGCGAATACAGCGGCAGGGCACCGCTGACTGTGACGGACTGCCAGAAGACCACGCATGCCGAGTTGATCGAACTGATTAGCCGCCGGGTCGCACAGAACGACAACCTCGTCAACGCAGCCATGGCCATTGACGCCTGTATGCGCTACCGCAAGTCGTCGAGTATGCAGCTCTCATTCGAGACACTGCACGCGGTCCATAAGGCGCTTGCTGGCTATGAGACAGCGCAGTATCAGGACCCGCTGGTCGTTGAGTTCCTACAGCGCGTTAACGGCGGCAAGGAGGCTGAATGACAGTCACTCCGATTCGCCCAGGCGTCACCATTGTTGAGAAGCATCAGGTTGCCGCAAAGCACTTGATCGACGTTGCCTTGCAGCAAGCGGAAGCTCTGGAGAAGACGTTGCGGCTTATCAACGGTGCGTACAACGACCGTGAACTGAACCCGAACGAAGACAGCCCGTTCGATAGCCACTATCCCGATGAGGTGAACAACTCCATCGGCCATGTGCGTGACGTTCAGGTCAATCTGCACAACTTCAAGGGGCGCGCACCATGAGTGTCCAGCGAATCTCTGTTATCCTGATGCTGCTGATTTCGGCCTTCGTGTCGCTACTCTCCGCAGACGTTGCGAGCACTGCATGGAACTCCGGTGGTTGGAAAGCTGCTGGCGCTGTGTTGCTGTTCATCGGCATCTGCGCACTTTGGTACGGCACTGCCTGCATCATTGACCGCATGAATAACAAGCCCATCGGTGACTAACATGATCCGGAAACTGCTTTCACTCTTCGGCTACACCATCGTGTATCGCTCTAACTGGGGTACGCACACCTATCGCTACGACGGTACAGACCGCGGAATGGGCAGACCGATTCATCGCGACATGGGCGTTGCACCTCCATGGGCCACTCGCCACTTTGTGAGACTCGAAGATGATCCTACCGAACAACCCGCTGTACGCGATGGTGCAGGCGCTGATAACCAAGCACCAAAGTCTTGAGCAAGAACGTGATACTCTGCTTTATGGTCCAAGTGGTTCACCAGGTCCTGCAGGCATGTGCGGTGCAGTAACTGTGCAGGCGCTGTATGCTCGTGCCAAGTCGCTACGCCAACGCATCGCCGACCTGCAAGTGGAGATCGAGGACCTCAAGCGTCCGCAACCTGAACTGGAGCGTGAAATCCGCGCCATCGCACGCGAACTGGGAGTCGCAAATGAAACCCTCATTGAATGAGAGCGGCGATAACAAGCTGACGGTCGAACAAGGCAACATCATCGTCAACGGAGTCTTCAAGAAGTACGTGGAGCTCCACTACAAAGTTCAGGCCATGCTTCCTGACGAGAAGCGCGAGCCTGCACGTGGTGCTTATCCACGTTGTCTCACCTTGCCCGAGTGTGCTCGCACTATCTCGTGGATCGAGGAGCACATGGTCAAGCTTCGCGAGCAAGAACGTGACCTGAAAGAAAACTCGGCAGCAGAAGTTCAAAAGGCAACGCAGCGCCTGCTGGACTATGCCGAGACCTACAACCTAGACTACTAACACGCACGGTAACTTCCCCATGACTGACGCACGCAAAGTATCCAAAGGCCAACCAGCTCTGTCCACCGCAGACCTGAAGCACATCACCAAGGTCGATCTGAACAAGCGCCTGCAAACCGCAGAACGCCAGCTCGGCGAGAAAGCCGAAGCCCTGTCCGAGTTCCACTACGACGCTGAGCAGAGCAACGCGGCCGTCGAGCTCCTGCAAGAGCAGGGCATGAAGTACGATGGTCATCTGAGCGAGTGGTACACGCCGAAAGCCAAGGCAACTGCTACTGGCGTTCCGAAAGTGCCTGTGGAAGAAAATGAAGATTTCAGCACTCTGTTCATCCAACAGAACCAGAATCTCCAGGTGTATCGCGTCAACCTCGAATACACTCTGGACCTGAAGTCGAACTGCCCGGTGAACGCAGCCACCATGCAGACCGCGAAAGACCAGCGCCACTACGCTGAAATCGCAGTAGTGTTGACTGACGGCGAGTTCGACACCGACCCGATCGCACCTGAAGTCCTGCCGTATGATTTGGTTGACGCCAACTCGCCGAGCAGCATTGACCCAGCACTGGACATCTTGCTGGTCGGCCAGGCGGCAGTCGTCAAGTTCCAAGACCTGTCGTCCATCCCTGTCAAAATCCATCGTTGCGAGGTGACCAAGCAGGCCCTCGAACCGATCAAGTTCATCATCTAACGAGGTACGCTATGCGCATTGTAGAATTGACCGGCATCCACAAAGAAGTGGTTGATGCAGTAAACTTGGCTCTGGCGGACGGTCCGTTGAGTACCGTGCGGGCGATCGTCCTCACAGCCGAGGAAATGGCAGCCTTCATGAAGAACATGCCGTTCACTGGCGGTGTCGGTAAGTTCTACGGCGACGCTGACGTTCCTCAACTGATGCACGTTGAGTATCAACCGCAGACCAATCGCGTGTTGTCGTTCTTCCTGAACGGCGTGCGCATCGAGTCGGAAGCTCCGATTCCTGCACCTGAGCCTGATCCGGTACCGTAACACATTGGGGAGCTTCGGCTCCCCTTTCCATTTGAGGTGAAACATGCGTGCCCACTTCTCACCACCTGATGAATCCAAGTTCATGCGCAAGCACGGACACCAAGACGCCCCGAAGCGTCACGTTGTCAGCCGCTCTCAAGGCTACCCGCATTTCAACTATCGCCGCCGACCGATCGAGAAAGCCGCCGAGAAGAAGTTCCGCCGCACGATGCGCACTCGTGCCAGCAATCGTCTCTGGGCAATCAACTCGGCACTGTTCAGTGAAGTCTTCGGCCGAGACGTTCACGATGTAGCATCCCGTCCGGGCTTCCTTCGCCGTTTGATGGAGACGCCCGAAGAGGCTGTTGCGCGTAAAGCCGAAGCCTTCGCCCGCTGGAAAGAACGCTTCCTCTCCGAACAGCGCTACCTGAAGCCTCGTTGCCATCCGAAGAATATGGTCAACTTCGACGATGTGTTCCGCAGTGGACGCATTGGCCGGCTCGAAAGTTTCAGCATCATCACCGACGCCTTTATCTCGGGTGACTCAACCTACGACTCCATGCCGCAAGAACCTCCGACGTATCTCCAGAAAGACCTTGATGGGGTTACACGCGAGACCTTCTTCGAGAAAGCCGACGACGGTAAATGTGTAAAGATCGAACGTCATTCAAACGAGGACTAGCTCCGTGATCAAAGCAAGCAAACACCCACAGACCATCTTCGCTGTCGAAGCGCAACCGTTCGTGCAAGCCCTGAACTTGCAGCCGGGCTTCAACCGCGTCGACGAAGGCCAGTTCATGGAAGCGCTGTATCGCAACCACATCCTGGGCCTGCGCGACGTGCTCGACAACAAGAAGACCACGCTGGAAGACGTGGTAGCCCAGATCAACTACATCGCCGACCTGCACGGCATCCAGCTGGAATTCATCAACCCGCCTCCGCTGGTTGAGTACGCCGGTGACCGTACCAAACTGCAACTGCTGCCGTATCGCGTGCTGCGCTCGAAGACTGCTGCTGGCCATCTGTTCTCGCGTTATCAGCGTGGCAAGGGCGTTGGTGAATCGCGTCTCGCTGGCAATGACAGCATCGGCTACGGCGGCCACATGGACTGGATCGACTATCAGTCCGAAGCGATGACTCTTGCGAACGAAAATCCATCGGGCATGGACGAGTTCGTCACCGAAGAGCAGGACAGCACGCTCGACGTGGTGCAGACCCTCAAGCTCTCTGCGCACCGTGAGTTCCTGCAAGAGGTCAAGCTGATTCGCGGCGAGCGCGACGTTACCGACGAGCTGGCCAACAGCATCGAGTTCAACCTCGCTGGTCTGATCTGGGACCACAGCAACGACGTCGGCCACCTGCACCTGGGCATCGTGCTGATCGGCGATCTGCCAGAAGACGTGACCGCTGTGCCTCGCGAAGCCGAGCTGCTGCCGCGTGAGCCTCAGTACGTTGACGAACTGCTGGCCAACGAAGCCGCCGAGAGCTGGACCAGCATCGTAGCTCGCGCAGTCGCTGACTGCCTAATCGCCTGATGGACCTTAATAAGGCGATTGATGCCAGCATCGAAGCGGTGTTGCTACTGCACGGTGCGGGCCTTAGCGAGAGACGCAGCATTGCTATCTCGACTCAGGAGCTCGGCGTTCAACGCATCACACAGCAACTACATGCGCGTGTGATTAAAGCTGCGGAAAGCCGTAAGGTCCGCGCGCATGTCCACACTCTGGACGGTCGCATTGTGTTTGATGTTGACCTGAACACCGTTGTGATGAACGTGACACAAGCTGCACGCTACGCCGAGCAACTCAAAACCCGATAACACACGGGAGCTTCGGCTCCCGTTTCGAGGCCACCATGATTGATCTGACCTGTGCTGCACCTTGCTCTCGCTGCGGTTGTGTAGGCATTCACGCCTGCATGGGCGCACCAGTCAAGTGGACCGAAGAAGACGAAGCGCGTCTGGAAGATGCACTGCGCACTGTCGCCAAGCAGGAGAAGCGCGATGGCAAGATCGAAGCCTAATCGCCTGCTGTCTCGGCTAAACTCCACAGACGTGTATGTCACCATCATGGCTGTCGTGATGGTTGGCTCGCTCGCGGGTTCTGTGTACGAGGACATACAGCGCCACAACGAAGTAAGCGCCTGTGAGGAAACCTATAAGCAGCCCTGCTCAATTCACCAACTCGCGATTCCAGACAGCGCCCAGAAAGACCCAGCGCTTCTCAACTCCGCCTTGTACCGCACCATCGAGAATCTGAAATGACCCTGCAACAACGCATCAAGTCCAAGTTCCACGAACTGGAGAAGCGCTTCACCTGGACTCACGCGATGGGTTGCGGCGCTGTCTTCCTCGCAATTGTTATCGGCTATCCCGTTGTCTCCGATATCATCAAGCTCAATCACGAAGCACGGATACTCAAGGACTGCCAGTTCGCACACAAGAAGCCATGCGAGCTCCGCACGATTGCAGTGCCCAAGGAGGTGTAATGGCTCACGGTGATATGTACGCTCCGAGCAAGAGCACGCAAGTATGGGGAGCCATCCTGGCAGTGACCGCGATCGGTGGCTTCTTGCTAATTTTAGGCGTAGGAATTCACGACGCCGTATCCCGCAGTAACCAGATCGAAGCCTGCAGGCAAAAGAATGCAGGTGCTCCATGCGAGATAAAGAGTCTCGCAGTACCCAAGGAGTAAACGACTCCAAGTTCTCACAAGCGATAGGCTTGGAGAAACCCCTGTGCCCACAAAGGGCTAACCACAAAGCACGATAGGTGCGAGGTAATACCATGAACGCGCGTCAAGCATTCATCACTAAACTCGGCAACGAACCATTTGAAGTCATGGTGAAGTCGATCCTGCACGGCTATAAGCACTCCAAGCAGTACGAGGTGCTGATCCTGAGCATCACGTCTGCTGCCGCACGCGCTTTCGTACAGAGCGTATTGCGTGGTCCAGTCCCAGATTCGGTGCGCTGTGTAGGTCTCGATACCATCTTCGACACAACGCCGGAGACTCCAGCGGGCTTTATTTTCCTGATGCCTGAGCTTGCGTATACGGCACAAGGTAGTATCGGTTGCATCGACAAGTATCTGCGCAACCTCAACCGCCGAGTACAGATTGTCAGCGTCAATGAGGTTGTCTACTCGCTGCATCGGGCGATGTACGATAACTGGCTGAAAACCAAGTACAAGGTGGACGACCTGTCGCGCATCGTCCCGACTCCAGAGTCGCGGGTGCTGCACTTCACCCGTGAGCACTTTGACCGCTACATATACAATGGCGGTGACGCATACCGCGAGTTTCCAGTGATCGACGCCGACGTTGTAGTGCTCGGCTATGACCTGCATCACTTGTCTGGCCAAGACATTGGCTACCTCGTGTACAAACTCACCGACGACTCGGACACTGGCAACAAGGCCATGGTGCATATGGACCCCTTGCTGCTGGAGACATACTTCGAGTATGAGCGCTGGCTCGTCAATAACGGCGGCATGGAGTCAGCGATGAAGATGAACGCTACAGTTGATCCAGTGCGCGAAGTGCTCCGGCCGATGGACCCGAACGGCTACACTGTCTGGCGCGAAGACAAACCGGTGGCGCTGCCGTACTACGACAAGCAGTGGCATCTGGTGACACCGCCGGCCAAGCGCGGCAAGCGCAAGTAACACACGTCAGAGAGGCGGCCTTCGGGTCGCCTTTTTCGTTTCTGTAAAGTCACTGTATCAACACGGTACTGACTATGAACATATTCGCCACTGACCCAAGACCCATGGTAGCGGCCGCCCATCACTGTGACGTCCATGTAATCAAGATGATCCTTGAGACGGCGCAGTTGCTCTCGGCCGCACACGTCTTCTGCGACGGCAAGCAAGTAGCGTACAAGATGACCCACCAGCATCACCCGTGTGCCGTCTGGATACGCGAGAGTAAGTCGAACTACCGCTGGGCTTTCGACCTACTGGTCTGCCTGTGCGCAGAGTACACCTACCGCTTCGGTAAACGACACAAGACCCAAGATCATCTGATCGCTTTGGGTCACGTGCCTGACAACATTCCAGAAGACGATTTGACGGCCTTCGCAATGGCCATGCCTGACGAATTCCGCAGCAACAATCCGCACAAAAGCTATAAGCGCTACCTGCGTGCGAAGCTGGAGTCGTGGACGTTACGCGACAAACCCATGCGCACGTCGTTCACCTATCGCGAAGTCCCCAAGCACCTGCTCACGGTGAGCACCCGAATCTTCCCGTGTATCCATCTAGGAGTTTTCCATGAATCCGCTGCCAAGCACCAACCCGCTCGCCACGGTGTTGTCGTACCCTACTAACACACAACTGGCGATGAACAAGGCCCACTTCGATCAGTTGTTGCGCGGCTACGGCCTGACAGACGTTTGGAACTGGATCGAAGAAAACAACATCGGTGTAGTGAACCCGTACCACAACACGCAGCACATGATGACCATTGCGCTGAATGGCTTCCGCATCTACCAGACCGAGCTGCTGCTTACTGGCGAGACGCAAGAACTCTACGGTCATATCAAGGTTCTGGTTGCAGGTATGCTGCACGACTTCAACCACAGCGGTGGTGAACATGCCGACGACGAGAACATCGAGAACGCTATCCACGACGGCCTCAACAAGATTGCGGGCACGCTTGATGCCAAGTTCGGCGAAGGGTTCAGTGACGAAGTGGAGCAACTGATCCGCTGTACCGAGTACCCGTTTGTGCGCATGCCGCACTCGCTTGCGGCCAAAGCACTACGCGACGCTGACCTGCTCCAGTCCATTGAACCCAACGGCATCACGCTGATCCTCGAAGGCCTGCGCTCTGAAATGCAGGTGCGCTTTGGTAAGCAGATCAGTGTGCAGGAAATGTACGAGGGCCAAGTCAAGTTCCTCGAGGCCGCCGAGCTGTTTACGCAAACAGGTCAAGCGCTCTGGGACGCATCCAAACACCACATGATCGAAGCGTGCCGCTGCTACGCCGAGTATCGCACTGGCAAACAACAGGAAGAACAAGCGTGAACCAACAGGCCATTCTCAAGAAGTCCAAAACTTTCATCCTGCAAGCTCAGTTCGTGGAGCAACTTGCAGCATTGATCGAAGACGAACAGACCCTCATCCTTCAAGGTGAGGGTATCAAAATGGGTCCACTGCATTCTCGCGTTATCTTCGGCCAAGTGCATCGCCGTAACTCTCGGGTGCGAGCACAGCCTGTATGGGTATTGCATGAAGGTCAGCCGATTGAGTTGGTGGACTACAAGGTTTCATTCCTGCAGGCCATGTACACACCACACGACAGCCGCGTGGAGCAACAGATCAGCGTGATTATCCACAGCGCCGTGCTGTTCTCGCCTGAAACACAGGAAGCATATCCTGTGAGCATCCGTTTCCGCTACAACAACCACAACCCGCTCGACTTCACCAAAGCCTACATCACTTTCCTCTGAGGTGACCATGAAGAATCTCTGGAATCGACTGTTCGGCGGTAAGCGTAAGCCAGAACCTGCAGAAGCTGCAACCCTGACAGGCAAAGAGAAAGAAAACTTTCTGCACCTGTTCATTGTGGATGAACTGCTCAAGTACACAGGTAAGAGCGTTCGGGTGCGCAACAACGAAGCCCACGTCGAGTGCCCATACCACGCCAGTGGAACTACACCGACACTGTCGGTTGCGTTGTCCATGGGTGTAGGTCGCAAGCAGGGTATGTTCTACTGCTTTGCCTGTAACGAGCACGGCAACTGGAACAAGCTCGCACAGAAGGCAGGACTTGCACCACTGCCCGTTGAACCTGATGACCCGCCAGAGTTGACACCTGTATTCCAAGGGTCTCTGGGGCGTCAGTACAATCGCGGCCAGCACATTAGCCGCGCGCATCGTCCAGGTCACACGCCAGCAGCGCAGGTGCACTACTTCGACGTGCAAGACCCCGCTGCTTGGGATCGCAGCTCACAGAGCCGCCAGGATAACAGCAGCTCCACGCTCGCCAACATCGCGCTCATGGGTGCGGCACTGTCCGACAACGACACGCACCGCGAAAGCTGCGCAACACCAAGCACGACTACTCACGGTGAGCCAACGCGCAGCTATGCGCCTGACCCTACACCGAGCACTACCTACGACAGCCCATCGTCTACGGACTCAGGTAGTCCAGGCGGTTGCGACTGATGTTCTACACGGGCATTGGTAGCCGCGAAACTCCCAACCGCGTGTGTATGCTAATGTCCCGGTTTGCGCAGCTTCAATGGCGCAAGCCACGTTCTGGTGGGGCTATCCAAGCTGACGAATCTCAAGAGGTCGTCCCACTTGAACTCTACCTGCCGCGTCGTGGTTGGCGTGGTAAGGAAGGCATCTGGCAGTACACGCATGAGCAACTCCTCTTCGCTGACACCATCTGGAAGGAGGCGTTCCCATCTGACAAAGCTGTGGCAACTTGGACCCGTGATTTCTTCCGGCGCAACGTCTGGCAGATCATGGGTCTTTGCGCATCTGTAAAGGAAGCTATATTCAGCGATTTTGTAATCTGCTGGACACCAGATGGTGCATTGACGATTCAAGACTACCAGCTAGGCGTCACCGGTGGTACTGGCATCGCAATCAACATCGCTTCAATCTACGGTGTACCCGTATACAACCTACAACGCCCAGATCACTTCCGGAAAGTCCTGAGCTGGTGCGTGCGAATGGAGCAAAAGCATGGACTCGTCTTTGAAGAAGCATCCCGTAGTTTTATCCGCGCAGCAACAGGCGAATACCTTGTTGCCGCTGAGCCTGAGCGCAGAGGAAGAGGACACCTTCCAATCTTGGCTCTATACGTTTAAGGACGTCGCTCGCAAGACCATCGCCAATGTGGACGAAGTCGCTGAGGCGCACTGGCGTATGCTGTATGTCTGCACTGCACCCAAGGGTGCGCAAGAGGTGTACGACGAAATGTTTGCCCACGCTGGCAAGTGCTATCTAGAGGTGTGCTGATGACTTTCCATATCGACTTCTCCAACTTCCCAATCGCCATTCGTCCGCCAAGCGACATGGTGAAAGTCAACTGCACGAAAGGGCCGCTGCTTGAAACGCCAGACGGAGCAATACACGCAGACGATCTGGTCAAGCAAATCTCCAAGAACCTGGATGCCAAGCTCACCATCACCGAGTTCGAGCGCCATCACATGGACAGTACGACCAAGAAGTTCTTTGACTCCTGGGTGAAGCCACAAGCTGCTGTGCCAGTTGAGAACTACGCGCTGCCTGTGTTCGACTCGTATGGCTTCCTGCACTTCTCGCCAAAGCGCCCTGCTGATCCAAAGCGCAAGTACGGCGTGCAGGCGATAGTACGCGGCAACCTGTTCGAGGGGCGCAAGAACTTCCGTAGCCATCGCAAAGCACGCGAGTGGGTACGCAAGCAACTCTCCTGTCAGATGTGGCCGTCGAGCACACAAGACAGCGGCTTGGCTAGCGGCATGGACCCAGTGACCATGACGATCAGCTTCGACTTTACTGGCCCGCTCGACTCCAGCCATCTGAGCAAGGTGATGGTATGACCCCAGAAGATCAGTGTGCTGCCCTCGCCGCAGATGAAGACGAACTGGCAAAGCCGTTGTCCTACGCTGTCGAACAACGCATCCGCTTCATCGACTTCCTGTTCGCTCATTACGGGTACGTCCGTCGCGAGTTCCTCATGGACTACTTCGGCCTGAGCATCGCGTCGGCGTCTCTGGACATTCAGCGCTACATCCGAATGACCGAGGACAATGTGTTCTACAACGCCAGTGCCAAGCGGTACGAGTCCACAAAAGCGTTCAAGCGCCTGTATCCCTGAGGAGCCGACATGGCAAACAAAGCATTTCCCGGCTCCAAGCTGTTTGAGTTGAAGGCGACTCACGGCTTGCCTCTGGACGTTGCAGTCGACCGCATCGTTAACACTGAACGCATGGTGATCGACTGGCAGGGCTTCATCGACCAAGCGCGTGCTCAAGGTTGGTACGACTTCCAGACGCTCGACGTGGCTGAGCAAGCCCTGACTGACGCTGACGTACCACGTGACTACCGCGACGCTGTGGTGTTGCGCATGAAAGCCTACGTCATGGAGAAGCGCCATGCCACGTGATCGCCTGTACCCACACCCAGGGTTCATCGTCTACAAGAACCGCGTAGAGGAGAACCCGCACACGTTCGAGCCCGAGCTGACCCGTGACATTGTTACTGAGGTTCATGACGAAAATCAGGCCAAGGAAATCGTAGCGCGGGAACGTGCCGCCGATCCCGATGCTGGTGAGAACTGGATTTATTATGAACCGGGAACCATCTACGACTAAGCGCCGCAAGCGTAAGCCCAAGGTGCGCGAGCCAATTCCGCAGAGCGTTTTCTACTACCCAGACATTGGTGAGTACGGCCGCACATCGGTGACGTCCTACCACGAAGTGAAATACTTCATCGACTGGGGACCCAACCCGAAGTGTACGGTGCACGGCCGCTTTCTTCCCGAGCATGACCTCTGGACGCGGTTAGACGACGACATGGACCAACAGGAAGACGAAGATGACCGAGACGAAGAAGATTAATCTGTGGGTGCCCGGTATGGGTACCATCTGGGAGCACCACAAGAACGGTATCGAGTACGAGGTGTACGACGTTACCAACGAAGATGCCGACGAGGAGCGTACGGACTATCGCACCACCGTATCCTACATCGGACCTAATGGGAAGAAGTGGAGCAAGTCGCTTGAGCGCTTCCACGAGACCATGCTGTTCACTGGTAAGCATGCCGAGTACCCGACCAAGGTTGTAGTCGGTCGTCCGGGTGTCAACCCTGGTCACTTCACGGTGCCGAAGTTCGAGGTTGTCTTCGATCCGAAGTTCGAGCCCGACGGTCCTGGTCTGTTCTACTACGTCAACTACAAAGAGTACAACGGCAAGACCACGATGCTCGAAGAAATCACCCAGCGCATTCGGGTGATGCTGCATGGCGTACCTCAGGAGCCGATCGCAGGCACGCGCACTGGCGACAACTTCAATGCCATGCAGGAGTACACAACGTTCGGGCATGTGTCCCAGTGCGAGCGCGACGAAATTGACGCTCGTGGTCTGTGCTACATCGGGCAAGTGGGTAGCCCGTACGGTGTCGTGTGCTGGGGCCATCGCACGGCCAACGACATTCCGGTTCACGAAGCGATGTTGTACCACAAACTCCTGAAGGTGCTCGACAAGTACAAGGGCGAAATTGTTGACGACCTCCTAGTCCACAAGCTGTACGACGATTTCTACCAAGTGCTGCTACGTGCCGTTCAGACACGACTGGTTTACGCACGTCAAGCGGGTGACGCTGCCCATATGTTGCAAATCATCGGACCTTCTGGCGATGACGACGCACGTATCATCATGTTCCGCATTCCGTTCATCATGCACCCGCAGCCACGTCTAATGGAAGTGAGGATCGGCACCAACACGATCACCGCGTCGCTTGACGGTCGCATGGCACAAGCTCTGGGTGCGCTGTACCCGAACGATAACCTTGTGGGTGTAGTTCCACAGCCGAAGAAATCCATTGGCATGGAGGCAGAGTAATGCAGCAAGGAAACCTGAACGTCACCATTCCGCAGGTCACGGTGCTGATCGACGAACAGGTCGACACCTTCTACCTACAGCCACTGGATGCCATCACGTTCCGCGAGATTGAGATTGCGCTGAACGCCAACATCGAGAAAGCGTTCGCCTACGGCTTTACGGTCACGGCTAATCCAGCGCAGGCTGCCGATGGCATCGTGATGATCGAGTACACGCATCAGGGTACCCAGCACACTTACCGCTGCGAAGCCAAGTCGTTGAAGCTGCGTGCCGAGGAAGTGCTGCGGGCCAAGATCAACCTGGCCGCTGCTGCTGTGGAAGCTGCCCTCGAAGCGCTCAAGTCGTCACCGTCTGACGGCCGCCTGATCAACGTCGGGCGCACGCAAATCCAAAGCGGATTCATGGCACTGCGCCGCTCCATCGAACCGAACCCGGAGGCAATATGAAGACGCTGGCCGAGTTCACCTCGCGCAATATCATCAAGGACAAGACTGCTGTAGAAGGCGGTTGGGTCAACAACTCGAAAGACAGCGGCGGTGAGACCAATCATGGCATCACGGCTGCGCTGGCGAATGACTATCGCACCAAGCTGGTATCCATGTTCAAGTGGGACGGCACGATGAAGAACCTGAGCATCGACATGGCCTACTGGCTGTACGAGACTCACTTCTGGAATCGCCTGTATGCTGACGATCTGCTCAAGCGTCATCCTCTGTTTGCCGACAAGCTGTTCGACATGGCGATCAACATGGGTGTGACCACTGCCGGTTCGTATTTCCAGCAGGTGCTCAATGCCAACAACAACCAGGGTACGCTGTACGCCGACCTGAAAGTCGATGGCTGGATCGGCCCAACCACGCTCAAAGCGCTCGACGCCTACATCAGCAAACGCGGCGTTGAAGGCATCAACCGTGCGCTGTGTGCGCTACTCGCTGAGCAAGGTCACCACTACCTGCAACTCGTCCAGAAGCGTGCTAAGGACGAGGAGTTCTACTACGGCTGGGCTGGTCGTGTTAGCCGTGACATGGGCATCTACATCAACGTGCTGGGAATCAAGGCATGAACAGACCAAAGAAAAGTACCACGTGGAAAACCCCAGAGGGTGTGATGCTCGTGGTTGTTGGTATCATGGAGCACACCGACGTATTCCAGCCAGAGCACAACATCACCTTCGTGAACGTGCTGTATCTCAACGCGCCTGAAGACTTCCGCGCATCTGAGCTGATTTCCTTGCGCACGTTCAACGAGCACATGACCCAGGTTGGTTTGATGCTCGACGAAGGTAAGCGCCCGCGTCACCCATGGGAAGTCTATCTGGCGGATCGCGCAGATGGTTGCAAGGGTCACTTCGCCATCGCACGCTGGCACCCCAACGGGTATCAAGAAGTCTGGAACCTGCGCAAGCACACGTGGGGCGCATTCAGTGACGACGTCCTGACTCTGGAAGAAGCTGAGAAGATGCTCCAGTCAATCAGCTTCCATCCAATGACGCCCAGCATTCGGAGCCCGGTATGAATAATTTCCCAGAAGACACGGTGAAGTACCGTATCCAGATCATCTGCAACACCTTCTTCGGCCGCCAAGTGTCGCCGGATTTGGCGCAAGTGATTCAAGACACCCTCAATCAAGACGTACCGCCGTACTGCGCTGAGGACTTCAAGGTCCAGATCAAGATGCGCGTCGGTGTATACATTCGTGTCGATTGCTCCGTGCGCGGTGAAGAGCACTCGTATGACATTTACCCAGAGCAGCAGGACGAAATGCCTCACCTGCCGCCGCTGTCGCGTGAAGAATTAGCTGAGAGCGCGCGGCGCTACGAGCTGGCGCATCCACGCGTTCCAACCAAGCGCATCTTGATCGTTGCCATGAGCGATAACTTCGTCATCGGCAAAGAAGGTAAGCTGCCGTGGCATATCCCGAACGACCTGAAGTTCTTCAAAGACCAGACGACTGGTCACCCACTGGTTGTCGGCCGCAAGACGTATCAGAGCATGCCTGACTTCGTGTGGAAGACGCGCACGCCGCACATCTTGACCCGCGACCCGCATAACTTCGAAGGTCCAAACTGTCCGTACCACGCTAGCGACTCACTGGGCTCGCTCGTACACTGCGCGGGTGAGAACTTCCGTACGGGCAAGGTGTTCATTGCTGGTGGTGCCGAAGTCTATCGCCAAGCACTTGACCAAGACCTGGTTGACGAAATGTTGGTCACCCACGTTAAGGGTGTCTGGGCCGGCGACACCTTCTTCGAGTTCGTTCCTGGCTTCGGTCCAGGTGAAGTCGTGCTGGAAGACCCAGAGTTCACCGTCTCGCGCTACACGCGCTATGTCAAATTGGAGGCGTGATGAAACGCGCACGGTACTACACAACCATTCAGGGCAAGCGTGCCACACGACGCATCAAGTGGTTCAATCCGAAAGGCATCATCCACGAGAACGGCAAGCAGTACGTCGCCGCATTTGTGCTTGCAACTCTCGGCGAGACGGGCTTGAAGCTGCGCGCTGTCACGTCTCAGCTGGGCATCGACGGTCGCGGTAAGTGGGTGATTCCAGGCGTCATGGACTGTCCTGAGCCCATGTACACAGCAGCGTACAGTGTCGGCCTCGAAGTGGGTCGCATGACGCAGGGTGCCGAATACCTCATCAACCAGATGAACGAGCAATTAGAACGAGAGCGTGAGAACATGTGGCGTCCGCCTGTGGGTACACAGCGCGGTGTCCTGTCGGCGGAGCAAATCACGGCCGTCGAAGATCACGCCATTGAGCATCTGCCCATCAACCGCCTGAACCCGGGTGCAACTTTTCCAAAGCAGGGAGTCTAACCACAAACCAGAGGTAATCAATGCGCAAATCAATCATGTTTGTTTACGAGGTGTTGGGTGACAGCACCGAGGTGTTCTTCATCCCGGACGCGGCGAAGCTGCCAAAGCCGGTGATTGACGCAATGAAGACGGCACGCAACACGGTGATGAATCGCGACGACTTGAGTGCACCTCAGACCGACGCGCACGAAATCATCACATCGGCGGTCAGCGAGGAATCGGCAGTCGAGTACATCGACGAGCCGTATAAAAAGTTTGTAGGTACGCTGCTGCCCTACAAAGTGCGTGGCTCCACCAGCGCGCTTAACGTGGGTGACAAACTATTCTACTTGCGCTGCGGTTTCGTGGCTTGACTCAAAACAGGGTGCTTCGGCGCCCTGTTGTCGTTTCTGCGGTCTACGCTGTGCGCAGTCTACAGACCATGGTCGTTCGATACCTGAACTATAAAAAGAACCATTAGAGGTGTTGACTACTGATTTCAGTAATGATATACTGTCTGTGACTAGCCGAACCGAGCATGCCACATAGTGGTTACGACTTAGTTTAGGTTACACACTCAAACATGAATAGTTTACAGGATACCACGAACATGACCGCTACCAAGACCGTTGCCAAGAAAGCCACCGTTGCTAAAGCCGCCGCTCCTACCGTAGCCCGTAAAGTCACCCGCACCGCAACCACCGAGACCAAAGCCATGACCAAGCCTGCAAACAAAACCGCCGCCACCAAGACCGTTGCTGCCAAAGTCGTGAGCAAGAAGCCGGTCGTTGCCGCTGCTGCCAAGCCTGCTGTTAAAGCTCCGGCCAAGCGCACCAAGAAAGTTGCGCGCAAGCCGAAGGTCGTCAAGTACGCCAAGCGCGTGATCGACGTTGCAGCCTTCGCCACCAGCAAGCGCATTGTTAGCGACCTGCTGGTCACCAAGCTGACCGAAGCTGATGACCTGATCATCACTCGCGAAGGTCAACCTGAAGGCAAGAAGCTGGTAGGCAAAGCGCTGTGGGTTCAACTCGGCGAGAAGAAAGTCGAGAACTACGGCGTTGTGTCCGATGTGATCGTTTCCGTCGGCATTGACGGCAACAAGATTGTTTACTTCCTCGAGGCCGTCTGCGGTGATACCACCTTCCCGCTGCACGCCATCGACAAGGTCGGTGCCAAGTTCATCGTTGACCTGAAAGCGACCATGCCTACTCGCGCCAACATCGAGCTGATCGGCGTGGACGAAATCATGGGCAGCAAGCGCCCAGGTCGTGCACCTGCAAACACCAACGCTGGCAAGCGCGCTGCTCGCGTAACCCGCGCTGCCCGCGCTGCCGCTGTCAAAGCCGAAGCTGCTGCCGAAAAGGCGCCTCTGGTTGTTGGCAAGGACGAAATGAAACCAGGTGCTTACACCAAGGGTGCGTCGATCATCATTGACCCGACCATCAAAGGCGACAAGATCGCCAAGGTGTTCATCAAGACCCTGGGCCGTGGCACCAAGAAAGACCCAGTGCGCCGTGTTCGCCACGTCCACACTGTCAAAGGTCAAATCTGCCCGCTGAACGAACTGCGTGCGCACCGTGGCGGCTTCAAAGCCATCGACCTGTAAACTCCGTACAACTCGGAGCGGGACGTCCCGCTCCACATAGGACACCTCGAACATGATTATCGAAAACTCTTTCACTGCATACGCCGACTCCGCAGTAGCCCGTACCAAACGCGGCTTCACCACTGCATCCAAAATCACTGGCCTCGCCATCCGCTCTGACCTGCGCAAGCTGGAAGAAGCTGAGACCAAAGCGACCATCAAAGCTCTGGCTAAGGCAAGCAGCGTCAAGACCTTGAGTGGTGGCAGCAAACTCGACGTGAAGCCTGCAGAGGCTAAACCCGCCAACCACGCCATCCGACTGTCTGGTTACTACGTCTGCCGCCAGCGCCAGCGGAACGTGCTCGAAATCATGCAGGGCCCATACGCATCGTACGGGCAAGCTCAAACTGCCTCGCGTCGCTACCTGACCAAGACGCAGGACGACCCTCGCAAGATCGAGATACTGCGTGGCATCACGCTCCGCTCTCGTACCACGAAGTTTGCAGCCAACTTTGTCGAGGCGGTTGTTCGCAACGTCGCACACGCGCACCCGCTGCCGAAGATCGCCACTGCGGACGAGAAGGCACGCATTGCCAAGCAGCGTGAACTCGCCAAACAGCGCATTGCCAAGCGCAGAGCTGAGGACCTGATCCGCAGCCTGGGTAGCCCTGACTACTCCAAACTGTTCGTTGTGGACGACAAGCGCAAGCGCATCATCCACGGCCCGTTCGGTAAGCACGCTGATGCTGTCAAGGCCGCTGCCGGTTTGAAGAACGTGGTGATCCTCTCTGGTCGCCAATGCAACAACGAAAGCCTGAAGTACGCATCCGACTTCAAGGCAAACAAGGAGTACAAACTCACGGTCGGCATGTTTGCCGTCGGTGTTACCGTGAAGCTCAACGGTAAGAAGGTGAAGATTACCGCCTTCGACAAAACCCACAAGATCGTGCGTACTGGTTGGGGTGATTTCTTCATGGTCGATTGCACTTATGACCTAAAGACCCGTACCATCATCGCACCAACCCAAAAGTAAGGAGTACCCATGGCCGCAATCATCGCAGCACAACAACTCGCCAGAGCAATCAAAGCTGCCGCCAAGGCACGCGAGGAGAGCTTTGACTCGGAAGCCGCCGACGCCGCAGTCGAGGCGCAGGGTAGCAAGTTCCCACCTGTCAACTCCGAACAGTTCTACACGCTCACCATCCTGCAGGCGTGCGAGAAAGTTTGCGCACCTGATCTGGTTGAACCCGTTCGCATCATGCTGACCACGGCGTGGAACGACAGCCAGATGTGGGCAGACAACATCAAGTAACGCTGAACGGGACGTCTGCCTTAGTGTAAACGTCCCGTACTACCTTCCAAGGAACTGCCATGCGCAAGCAAACTCCGATACTGCCAATCGCGCCAGGCCCTGTGCGTATTCTCCCAATGCCGGAACCCTGGCCGTACATTCACCAGAAGCATCCGATCGAACCTGCTGTCTGCCCAATCTGCGAACACGAACAAGGAAAGCGCAAATGCCAGCCATGAGAAAGAAGAAAGATACCTTTACTCAGACCCAACCAGAGAGTCTGGCAGACTTCCCAGAGCTGAGCATCTACGCCGAGGCTGGGCAGCGCGCAGAAGCCCATCGCCAACACCTGATCACGCTCAAAGGCAAGTGGGGCTTTGCCGAAATCGACTTCGACACCTCCACGTTGTTTACCAACGGCGAGTGCGAACGACTGGTCCTGCGCGTTGACCACGACGAACACTTCAATGTGGTGTATCAGGCTGCCGAACAATACGAACTGCCTCGCCGTGAAGTTGGCAGCGACTGGTGCGACTCGCCCGCGAAAGCCCTCAGCCAACTCGTCAAGAAGTTGGAGGCCGAACGCAAGGCTTACGAGAAATCGTTGACCGTCAAGAAAGCCACCAAGCCGAGGAAGTCATGAGCCAGACGCATATAACCCATGGCTCTCGTCCAGGGTACGATTGCCTACGGTTCACCCAGAACGGTTCTCTAGGTGTACCGACGCCATTGCATGAATGGCAGACGGTTTCACTTGGTGGTAAGTTTTGCGAGTACACGGTAGCTCCCGATGGTCGAATTACCTACGTACCCGGCCTTGCGACCGACGTTCCGGATTGCGACTGTGTTGCCGCACTCTTGGATGGACGACTCACAGTTGACGACTTGGTATTGAGCGGCCACGACGTCATGGGTAACGGCCACGTCTTTCGACTTCGAGTAGTGAACAACTACGTTGTGGAAGTACGCGAAGGTGCCACTGTCCTGTTCAAGCGAAACTGGCCACCTGCTAACCCAAAGTACCTCAGCCAGAAGGTGCGCCAGTTCAACGCTGGCATCAAAAAGGTACGCGAGCTCCTACGCGTCAGGCCTAAACGATGACCTGGCTCTGCAAACTCATGGGCTGTCGCTGGCGTGAGAAGTATTACACCTACAGCGACGACCACATGTGGCGTTACACCAACTACCGCCACTTCAAATACTGCCCACGTTGTGGCAACCCAAACCCGAATAGTGAGAACTGATATGAAATCCGTAGCCATCTTCCGCGGTCAAGCAATGGTCCCAGCAGTCGAATGGAACCGTGAGAGTTCACTCCGCCTGTTCGATGCAGTTGGTAAGTTCCGACACATGGCCATCACGCCTGAGGCGGCAGAAGAACTGCGCAAGCTCCACATCGCTGTTGACAGTGGTGTACCTACCCACTTCCAACTCTCCAAGCCTATCGTTATGAGCATGATGAACGTGGCGTCGGAGCTCATGACCCAGCGCACCTCGTTGCTGCGTATGGTGCACGCCCAGTACGGTGTGATCCGACACAGCGACGACGCGCTCGACGATCACCAGCTGTTGCGCAAGCTGCGCGAAGCCTTCTACAACATGCCGCAGGCGATCATCGACGACCTGTGTCGCACCCTTGGCCTGAACGGTATCACCTATGCGTTCAACGCCGATAACCTGCTGCGTGAATACGCGCTGGAGACTCTGGTCGAAACCGTGGTTGATTGCTACGACCAAACTCCTCTGGAACTGGTGTTTGCAGCGCCAAGTGAAGTGCTGCAACCTGCCGACCCCGACGACTTCGAGTTCATCGAGGATGACCTGAGCGAACTCGACGCCACCCAAGTTGTCAGCCTTGGTGCATATCTGGGCGTCGCCCGTGAAGGCATGGGCATGGACGAAGTGGTGCTGGCATTGTGCGAACTGGAGCGCGAAGTCGTGCTGGCCGCAGGTAAAACTCTCGGCTTCCTTGACGCGGGTCCTGAATTCCTGGACGACCTCGACGATGAAGACGATTTCATCGAGGACGAGGCTGAGAAGGCGCTCCTCGATCCAGCGAACGAAGACGAACCCGAAGACCCGAACGCCACAGACAACGACTCGGCAGAAGTGCGCCTGCTGAATCACCTTCAAGCGCAAGAGCACGAAGTCCTGCTGGAAGTCTTTGATCGCCTGACCGAACTCTACGGTCAAGGCATTGCGCTGTCGAAAGACGAATTGGCCACAGCGATTCTCGACCGTGCCATCGAAACTCCAAATCTGGCACAACTGGTGCTGCGTGGCATGAAGCTGTACTCGGAAGACCTGCCGTCGTCTGACACTCTGGTCACCCATGATCTGACCATGAGCCACGGTCGCAACTATCAGGACGTCACGCTGCTGGGCGAACTGCTCGCAGTGTGCGCCTACTCGCTGAGCCACCCAGACGCTGAGCAACTGGTGCTGGTACTCCAGGAGTAAACAAATCGCGCTGTACAAGAGGGGAGCTTCGGCTCCCTTTTTGCGGTCTGAATACCTTACCTATAAAGATAACCGTTAGACCACTTGCACTACTGATTTCAGCTATGATATAATGACAGCACGAAGCGAAACCGAGCTAGCGGCATACTGGTTACGCTAGTAGTTAAGGTAAGATTAGTTTGCAGGAGAATCACATGGTCAAGCGCATCTTGGAAATCGCAGTCGTCAGCATCAACTACCGCTGCCCACACTGCAACTTGGTAATATCGCTCGGTACTGGTGACCACCCGCTGGGCAAACCGTTCACCTGCTTCTGCAAGCGCGAGGTCCTGATCGACGAGGACACCGTGTTCCAGATCAACCAGCTCAACTGCAAAGCCAAGCTTCTGCCTCAATAACCACCGCGCACCCGAACGCGCAAACAATCGAACATGACCGGAGAACGAACATGACCAAACGCATCCAACCACGTGGCGGCAAAGACTACACCTTCAAACAAATCGTTGAGCAACTGGACCTGCGCGATTCAGCCTGCCTGATGTTCAACGAGAACAACATGGAGCAGAACATCCAAGATTCGCACATCAGCGAACTGGACGTACTCAAGCTGCCACACTGGGCCGACTCGCTGTGGACCTACAAGTACGAGACGGACGAGTGGATTCCTGTCTTCAAGTGGTCAAGCGCAAACACCGTCAGCATTGACGAGCTGATCGACAAGGAGCCGCATATCGACCCGTATGCTGAGCGCCCTGGTGTTCTCTGGTGCGTACCCAAGGGCCAGACACGCGAACAATACCACAAGGTGGTTGTTCCCGAAGACGGCAGTGACCCGTACATCACTGGTTACGGTTCGGATGATCGCCACCCGCTGCCGACGTTTGACGACAAGGGTCTGAGCGAGCACTACTACATCCGGCGCAACAACGCTGGACGCTGTGACTACTGCAAGGGCCAGGTAGAGCGGCGGTTCAACTACCGTGACCCTTCCGAGGGTTGCTGCAAGCTGTACGAAGTTTGCGCGCCGTGCATCGACCGCGCACGCAAAGCCAACGCAGCGGAGTTTGACGAATGACCCGCAGTTACATGAGAACCGTAGCGTGGTGTGCTGTCTGTGCTGCGGTTTGCTTTGCAGTCATCGCGCACACTGGGCCGATCTTGCACGGCCTGATGTGGTTCGCCTGCGGTGTTTGTGCATTTTTCAGCTTATTCTTCGGGCTGATGTTTGCGCTGATCCGAGAGCCGAGATAATTCCTGTTGCCCACACTGAGGAGTGGGCAGCCTGAATGAACTCTAATCCCGACAAGGAATTTGGTAATGTCTGATATGTTTGGTCGCGTCATCCGCTCGCCACAGAAACGCAACGTTGGCTTGAGCAAACCGATGGAAGTGCTCAACCTGTTCGCGATTGAGTACAACGCATACCGCAGTGAAGAAGAGTCGACCGCCTTCTTTGTTGCAAACATTCGCGCCACCAACTTGGTTGAAGCGCGACACATCCTGAAGCTGTACCTGGTCAAGCAGAAGCACGCGATCACCGCAACGATCCGAGAGTACGATTTTGGTAAGGACCGTTCGTGGCTGCGTGGCAATAAGGACTACCAGATCAAAGTCCTCGACGTCAAGCAGTACGACCGTGCGATTTACGAACGCAACCGTGAAGCCCAACTCGAATCCATGTGAGGTGCACCATGTCCAAGATCAAGACTCTCGAATCCATGCTGGTCAACGCCGCCGACGCACTGAACAAGGTACTTCGCCAGGTGCGCAGTGACCAAACTCCGAAACAGAAGCTAACCAACGTCGAGGAGATTCTCGCCCACGAAGGTGTTAGCGAAGCGCTGACTTGGCACCGTGACCACAAGCGCGCTCTCAAGGCAGAAGGTGTCAAGACCGTTGAAGCGAAGGTCGTCACCTCGAAGGTCGCGAAAGAGCGCCGTGCCAAAGACGTGGAAAAGGCTGCACAACCTGCCAAGGTGCCTGGCAAGAAAGCGCTGATGGGCAAGCCGGTGTTCTTCACCAAGCGCAAGTTCTCCGAAGTGTCTCGCGTCTTCCGCCGCGGCGGTGTTCGCTGGGTAGAACTTGCCGACGGTCAGGAGTTTGAAGCCTCGATGCTGACGCAGCACTCTTCCGCCGACACGGGTGAAGCGTTTGAACTCGACCAAACACCGCGTACCGTGAAGCGTGAGAAGAAGGCGGAACGTGCAGCGCGTGAGGAAGAAGTTCACGCCATCATCACCAAAGTCGCGGGCAACGGCGCGTATGTCGAAGCCAACAACCTGAGCGCCTTCTGCAACAAAGTCAGTGCAGCGCTCGAAGCTGAGTACGGCGCTGGGGAAATCTCCCGCGTCTTGCTCCGCCAGTGCAAGGCATATGTCATTGACCATCACCAGAAGGTCGACAACATGAAGCCGCTCAAGGTCAAAGGTGCTGTCGCGAAGGTGAAACGCCTGACTGTAAAAGCTATAGCAAAGGCCGACGACAAGGGCCCGAGCGCAACTAAAGCGCTCAAAGCCCAAGGCAAGAAGCAACGCAACGACCCAGATGCCTACCGCAATCTGGCCAAGGGCGTCATGTCCGTTTAACCAACCCGCCGTTTAGTTATCCCTACTATTTGAGGATCGAATCATGCCTTGCAACTGTGACCACATGGAACCTACCCAACGTGAACGCCTGCTGAAAGACGCGGCAGGTTACCAGATCAAAGTGCGCAACGCGCTTGGCTTGAATGTGCCGAAGTGGCTGCGTGCTGAGTCCAAGAACATCTACGCCAAGGACGAGCGCTGCGAGACGGAGCTCTGCCGCATCATCAACGAACTCTCGGCCGATGATCGCAAGGCGCTGATCTACCGCGAAGGTATGGCTGATGTTGCTGCGTGGTGGGAAAGCCACGACAAGGCCGACAAAGCCCGCGAGAAACGCGAGAAGCGTCAGCGCAAGGAAGACAAGGAGCGCAAAGAGGCGGCAGCACTGCTGACTCCTCGCCAGCGCAAACTTCTCGGCGTTGAGTAACAACCAACCTCCCTCAAGTTGTCCTAAGATTAAGGATCGAATATGTTGACTCGTAAATCCAGCGGCTGTGTAGTGTTTCGTCACAACGAGAAGAACCAGTTGGAGGTTCTCCTTGTCACCTCCAGCAACGGCAAGGAATGGGTACACCCGAAAGGTGGTGTCGAAATTGACATGACCGAACGCGACTCCGCGGCAAAAGAAGTGTTTGAGGAGGCGGGTGTTCTGGGTAACGTCGGGATGAAGCTCGGTAGCTATCGGTATGTCAAGAACAACCAGATGCAAGAAGTTACGATGTACGCTATGATGTATACACAGGACGCTGAAATGTGGCCAGAGGAACATAAGCGTAAGCGTAAGTGGTTCAAGGCCAAGAAAGCCATGAACAAAGTCAGCGAGACGCTGGCGCCGTTCATCTGGGACGTGATCGTGGCGGTGGACGCAAACACCGCGCACGAAGCCCGCAAAGCTCGGGAGTGCGCTTGATGCTTGCCCTGTACCTCGCACACCGCGAACTGATCCTCGGTGTGCTGCTCGCTCTAGGCATTCTCGGTAGCTTCGTTGCCTTAGCCTTCGCCATGCGAGCCGGGTACGAAGATCAGCTGGAGTTTATGGACCAGATCAGCAGCAACCCAAACAAAGATAAGGACTAGCCATGAAAGAGTTTCTGGAGCTGTTCAACTGGAAGCGCCGTCCCGCCACAGTGTGGTTAGTTGCTGGACCCATTGCCATCATCGGACTGTTCGCTATGCTCGCTCGGGGCGTTTTGGAAATCGTGAAGAACGGTGACTGGACCTACCTGCTGATGAACCTTGCCTTCTTGCTGATCGTTGGCGTCATGTTCATCCCAGCGTGGAAGCAATACAAGATTGCGATGAAGCGAAAGGCCGAATATGAGGAGCGCAAGCGCTTCTACGGAGTTGACGAATGACCCTGATCCATGTTGAAGTAGACGACGCACTCGCAGCCAAACTCGACGGTGAACCAACCGTTCGTGGTCTGTCCATGGACGCTGCACTGGTAATGCTCGCCAAGCGCGCACTGCACTCGCTAGAGTTGGAGCGCAGCCCGCACGTGTTCACCGCCAAGTGCCTTGAGCACATCGAGAAGTTTGAAATCGGCCGCAAGTTCCGCTTCATCGACGCAGTGCCACCACACACGTCGTTTTGTTCGCAGGACCTGAAAGCTCTGGCCGCCGCGATCCGCAACTCACCTCTGGTGAAAGCGCACCCGCCAGAAGAAATCGACGCGCCAGGTATGCCGCTGGGGCCAATATCGTTGCTTGAACGCATTCAACCAACCGAGTAAGGAAGCATGATGCTTCGCAGCAAGTTCCAAGCACCGAAACAGGTGCACGCAATACGGGGAGAAATAGTTCGCATCTGCCACGACGATGACATGGCCAACTTCCGAGTCTTCGTCGGGCGCGAACTTGCAGGGCTTGCTACTGTGATGCACCGAGGCACCGATGTGTGGATTGAGGAGCTGTACACCGTTCCTTACCACCGTCGCAAGGGTGTTGCCAGTGCCATACTCGATCATCTGGCACGCTGGGAATTCACACGCAACAAACCGCAGTACCTGCTGGTGTATATCGAGAACACCGATGCACACCGGCTTTACCTCAAGCTGGGCTTTGAGGAAGTCATGGGAAGTCAGACGATGCTCACCATGAAGCGTCGAGCCGACTACCAGCCAACATCCACAGTGGAGTTTAACGAATGAGTCACAAGGAAGCTGTAGACGCGCATTACGCGCCGTATTACGAAAGCATCGACAAGGCACTCGACAAGAAAGCGGCACTCATGCCACTCCTATTCCTGACTCACGATTATCGCGAAGGCTTCAAGGCAACGATGAATCGCGAGCACCCGCGCAACCAGGAAGGCACTGCCATCCAGCACAACGTGCCGGGTACCCACACCAACTTCATCTGGCGTAACGGTGTGGGTACGGAAATGTCTGTGACCACGTCGTACATGGAGAGCAACGGGTTCATGCACATCGTCGTGCTGTACACCGAAGTCGGTCGCCCTGTCATTGTGATCGAGCGCTTCGTCGAGGGCCTGCCACCGTATTCCGCCGAGCAATCGGAGTTTGCGTGTGCGATGCTCTCCAACGTGTTTGACCGCCTCTGGCCAACTCCCGCCTAACTTCGCTGCCCATTCGCAAGAGTGGGCAACCGAGTAACCACAGGAGAGCAATATGAGCATGACAATTTGCCCAGTCAAGGGCGCTGTGAACGGTGTGCGTTTCGCACGCTTCTTTGTCCGAGTCGAAAGCCTCGATGCCCGCCCAGTCATCTGGCCAATCCCGCATCCGTATTGGCACACTGGATCCAACGACGAAGGTTGCATTGTTTGCGCCTACGTCGAAAGCGAGGAGCAGTTGCTCGCGCAGTGGCCCGAGGCCGAGAACATCGACTGGCAGGACGACGAGCCTGCACAAATCTACCAATTCACCGAGCGCTTCTACATGCCCGAGTGGTTCAAAGAACAATACAACGCGGAGAAATCGGAATGACCATCAAGGTACAGTCGAAAGCCGACGTCACCATCAACCTGTCGCAGAGCGAAGCTGCAAACATCGCACGGCAGGTTGTCGAGAACTGTGACGACCAGAACGCTGTGGTCGACATTGCTGTCCTCGCCATGGACAACCTGCTCCAGTCGCCAAGTGGTAGCAACTTGCTGCACGCAACGCTCGCAGCCCACGGCATGGAGCTCAATCACATTCCGGGCTGGGTGGCAGACGCAAACGTCCAGCAACGCACGCCCACCCGCACTGCCCGTGCAAGCAGCAACGTGCCACGGTTGCAGCGCATCAACAAACTGATCCAAGCCTTCGAGTTGTCGGAAGGTACGCTTGCTCAACTGGGTCTCTACGGGATTACCTATGCCGACGTGACCCAAGGCAACTGGCAACGGTTCATCGTTCCGGACGAGCTGGACGATCTGTGCAAGGCCATCGAAGAGTACGTCCTGCAGCCAAAGAGCGTCGAGACCAACACGCAGCCTGAATCGCCGCGCACTGTGATGGTCGAGATTGCACTGCTGGAAGGTTTGTTCAACGTCACGCGCAATGACTACGCGCAAGCGGGCATTGCTCCTGAGCACATTCCTCACCTGCTGGATCGCAACACCGAAGGCTACATGACCTCAACGTTGCATGATATGCGCGAACTGCTCCGCGCCCACCTGCTGACAACACTCAAAGGGGAGTAACCTAAAAATGGCTGAACAAGTTTACCGTCGCCGCGTAGTTGCGACAATGTACCGTGGCCAAAGCAAAGAAGTGATCCTGGTTCGTCGCTATGCCTACTTCGACACTGCGATGCCGCGCATGGTCCAGCTGGCGATCAACTACGCCAACGAAGGCGACTTCGTGATCTTCCACAGTGATGATTACGGTGTTGAAATCGGCACCCTGCGTGTGAACCGCGGGAACAAATATGACCTGACAATGAGCGAGCTGGTTAAGGCTAGCCCGAGCTTGTTGAAGTTGATGAATGAAGGTGGTTCACTATGACGTTGCCGATCGCTGTCACGCTCGACCAAGGCGTGGTCGATATGATTGCCAACGACAAGTTGGATGCCAACACTCCAGTCGATCGGGTAGTCAACCGTATCCTGCGCGAGCACTACCACGCCAAGCTCATGGCGTCCATGCCGAACACCAAAGAAATCATCATCGGTAACCTGAAGAGCATTCAACCGTATGTGGACTTTGTTGTCACTGACGTGATGGATTCGATCCACAAACAAGATGCGAAGAAGCGCGGCGATTACGGCCGGCAGTTGTCGCTGATGATTGCTCGGCGCGAAATCAGTGTCGTTGACATTGGTGAGAAGCGCGGCACACTCAAGGTCTACCGCAAAACTGGGGAGTAAACGAACATGGCACCATCAGCAATTGCAATCTACGCGACTGCCTTCCTTGTAACATTCACCTTGAGCTTGCTACGCGGGTTTCAAAATAAATCGGTAGCAGGTGGACACAAACGTCTCGCGTTCTTTGGCGGTGGTGCCATGCAAGCCTTAGAGAACACGGTGACCATCATGCTCGCCCACCAACTGGGTGACTACACGATCATCGCGTTTACCTCTTCAGGCTCCGCCTTCGGCTGGGTTGCAGGTATGTATCTGCACGACGCCATGCTGCGCAAGCGGCTGAAAGAGGCGAAGAAAGCCAAGAAGACCAAACGCCGCGAACAAATCGAAGCCATGCTCGATGAAAGGCTCAAGGAACTGGGCGTACTATGAAAAAGAAGTATGACCTGCTGACGCGCACACGCCGCTTCCCGCTGCGAGAGGAAATCTTCTCGGGTGGCGGTCCAGATGCAACTGCCGCGTTCAGTGTGACTCAGGAGAAGTTGCAGAAGCTGCACGATGCGGCTGTGAGCAGCCTCAACATTCAAGTGACCAAGCACGCACAGCGACTTGACTCCGAAGTGTTTGACCAAAACTACTTCGCCACCTTCGTGGTGTATGAGGACCAGCCGTACATACAAGTCCGCACCACGTTCCAGTTGCGACCCAAGCGTAAGCTGGCTCTTGTCAAGTAAGGAATACCCATGAGCAGAAGTGACAACCCATACGAGGTTGCCCTGACGATTGACGTGCTCCAGAAGCTCGCGACGGCCAGTGTAAACAATACAGTGATCGACTACCCAGAGCACTTCACCCACGTGGTCGTGTTCGACTTCCCCGATAAGCTGGTCGAGGCTGCGATTACCCACACGGTGATGGACGGCTTCCTCGAGTACGACAACGTGATGCGGGTGAAGTGCGGTCAGTGCGTGTTGACCAATGCAAACGGGGCTGGTGGCTTCCAAGAGCACCTGCAGCGCTATGAAATGCGAGTTATTCAACTGAGGAAGTGACCATGTGTCGTGTAGCATTGCTAGCCAAGCGTGACGGCAAGCCGAAGAAGCTCAACGATTTCACCAGCGACCAGCTGATCGAAGTGGTTGACGCCTGCCGTCCGTTCTTGACTATGTTCACGTCGGCAACCTGTGGCGATGACATTAAGAAGCTCGCCAACATCAAGAAAAAGAAGCGCGTGGTGTTTGACTCCCGTGCGCTCCTCGAATTCCACATCGTGGTGTGCGAAGTCATGCAGAACGTGGTGCGCCGGTTCAGCTACGATGCACGCTTGCTGCTGGGTGATGGTCTGCTGGCAGGTGAGACGCCGGAGCAGATCGCCGCGAAGTTTAACGGCATGCACGAGTTCACGTCGCTGCGCAGCTTCACCAAGCTGATCCGCGTGACCAACTACTTCGTCGCCAACCCAGGTGCTGAACTGATTTTCGAGGTAGAGAACGATGCCTAAGATTGGACGGGTCAAGACCCAGGAAGAAATGCGGATGAACGAGTGGTACACCGACGCCACGTTCGTCGGCCATGTCGAGTGGCAAGTGGCTATCGCAGAAGACGGTACGCCATCGCTGGTGATGCCAGAAGAGGTGCAGGCTGACTTCCGTGCGCTGCGCACGCAACTGCACGACCGCATCCGCAAGTTCGCCCAAGAGGCTGGCGTCAGCATCGTCCAGCTGAGCGACGTGGTCACCATAGAATCGGACAACACCAACGCGGTTGCTGCCTCGTGCTTCCAAGAAGGTGCCTACCTCACCATCACTACCTACGTTGTACACGACGGACAAGGGGACGAAGAACATGAAGGCTAACATCCAGATCGTATCACCTGTGGAACTCGCAAACTTCATTGCGCGCAGCGTCTCGCACAAGCAACCGTTTGAACTCCCCGACTGGTGCAGCGTGATCGTCACGTTTACCGCAGGCGAGCGCTCGCGCGACTTCGAGTTTGCCTACATCGCCAACCGCAAGACCGAGCAGATGAAGGTGCGTCTGAACTGCTACGACCTGTGGTTGCTGGACGATCCGACCTACGACCGCGTCAAGGCCGAACTCGAACACTTGATGATCCAGTGGAACATCCGTCGTGTGACACCGTCCACGCATCAGCACAAGTCGAGCTTGAGCGACGCCATTCGCAACGACCTGGATGATCGCATCGCCAACCGCAACATCGAGCCCGAGAAGAAGTACAAGGGCCACGAAATGAACGAGTACCTGAACTTGTTCGCGCGCTTCCCGCCAGACAGTGCTGGCTTGTTCCGTACGACTGCGTTGCCGCTGCCGAAAGAAGCTGACATCGGCGCATGGACATATCCGTTCCCTGTCATCACCACGGCAATCGGCTACAAGCGCATGGACTTCGTCAAGGCAGTGCGCAAGTTGCAAGACTCGCCTGAGGTCGAGAAGAACGTCTACCGCACGATCTACATTGACCCGTGGACTGGCAAGAGCAAGACGCTGTGCATGTACAAGTTGGGTAACTGGACCTGGCGCGACGACTATATCGACTACCTCGAACTCGGTGTGCTGCCGACCCGCGAGTTTTACAAGATGGTGACAGGCAAGACGCTTGACACCCTGGTGGAGAACAACGAATGACCGAGCACGAAGAAGACCTGCGCAACCAACTGCGCGACGCCATCAGCACCACAGTGCGCAGCGAAGGCTACAGCTACGATGCCGACTCCATCCACACCATCACCGACAAGGTCATGGAAGTGGTGTTCACCGCAGGCCAAGACTCGCCCGTGTACCGCAACATCATCGCCTTCATGAACGTCTTGGGCGAGAAGGCTCTGGACAAGACTGACCTCTCGGCGCTCAAGCGTGTACGCAGCTACATCAAGGACTGCGGCTTCGACTGGAAGGCATTCTACGAATTCGGCCGCACTGAAACTCGCAGGCTGGACATTATCCGCCTGCAAGAAGTCAGCGAAGAACTACGCGAGGCCCTCGACGCCCGCAACGTCCTGCTCAAACTCCGTGGCCGTTACAGCGACGTGAAGGAGAGCAAGGAACTCAACAAGAAGATCAGCTCGCTGGAGACCGAACTCAGTCGTCTCGCCAGCCTGTACCCAGACCATGCTACGGACCTTTGCGAATGAATAGCAGTCAAGAACGCGCCCTTGTAATCTCAGCCAACCCGCTTGTGTGGCAGATGCACGAATCTAATGCCGTGCAACTCCTTCGTGGTGAAGTGCTGGATAACGGTAACGTCATGCTGCACACGCGCTCCTTCATGGACGTGCTGGAAATTCTGCTCCCGAAGAAATTCAACGAGGAGCTCTTCCGTGCGATCAATGGCGGGCTGCGCGAGAAGTTTGAGTTTGTACGCCTCACCTCAATGCGCACCATCATCCGACCCCGTGGCAGCGTGCTGGTGAAAGATCGCCAGCTCACCATTCGGCACACTGTTCGCGGCATCGACTACATCGTGCTCTTCCCAGGCAAAGAGCGCAAGAAGAAGAAACGGAGCAAAAGCTGATGACCTTCCGCCTCATCATTCGTGGTCACTTGCTCACGCAGGCGCAGTTGAACGCGCTGGTGCCTGTGATGAACAAGGACCTCAACGGCGACTACGCGAGTACCGCCGAGTACCAAGCAGCAATCGAACAGGCCTGTGCGGATGCAGGTCACCCAATCCCAGAGGGCGAAGGCCCTCACCAGAAGGACGATACCAATGCCTCGTAGTTTCCCTGATATGGAAAGCTTGGAGCGTGCAGCGCAGTGCCACAACTTCCGCCAGAAGTTGAAGTCGGAGTCTGAGGAAGACTACCGCAACGCGCTCGCTGACCACGTGCGCCACATCGACCCAGTCGAGTCGACCGAGATTCGCTCGGGCAAAGGCTGGAATGCGCAGTCGCCCATGGAGCTGCTCGGCCATCTTGGCCTCAAGCTCTAGCGAGGAATCATGGCTGTAGGATGGGCTAAAGAAGGCGACGGAGTCCTCGAGTCTGAGAACGAAGTCGCCGAGGGTGTACACAACGTCCGGGAGCAACTCAAGCTCTCGGAAGGTAGTACCAAGCAAACTCACTGCATCGACTGCGGTGATGAAATTCTCCCGCAGCGTTTGGCAATCTTCCCGTTTGCCCAGCGCTGCACACATTGTCAATCGTACCTAGACTAGGACACCATCATGCCTGTATTGGATCGCGCCACCGTTGCTGCAACCCTGCTGGTCAAAGTGAAGACCAAACTCGGCAAAGCTGTTCCCGAGTACGCCAAGAAGATTGCGAACTGGGACCCGCACACTATCGCCGAAGGGCAGCGTGCGCAAGCCGAGCTGGAGAAGCTGCTCACCCAGATGCGTCGCAGCCAGCGTCACAAGCTGTTTGAAGAAATGCCGAAGCTGGCACTCTGGTACGAACTGTACACCACCTGCGACCGTGATACGACGTGCGCTGAACTCACCAACCATCTGGATCGCCCAGCGTCCAAGGTCCGTGAGGAGTATGCAGCCAAGCGTGCGGGTGTGCCTGCATGAATCTGTTCATCGTGTTTGCCGCGCGCAATGCCGCGTTCGTGAAGGCGCTGACTGAGCAGCAGGTCGAGGAGTATGTGGACACCGTGAAGACGGATCGCCTCAATTGGCTGTCCACTTTCACTGTCGGGCGCAACGTCATGGGCCTGCGCGATATGAGCCGCGCTCAAGTCGTCGAACTGGTCGAGACCATGCCTGGCTATGACGTGTTTAGCGGTATGAGCGAGTGCGTGTTTGTCGTCACCCAGCATCCAATGAGCCGTGACCACTATCGCACTGGCCGTTGTGACCTCGAAATGGTTGACTCGGCGTTGTTGATCGAGCGCCACATCAGTTCGACCGCAATCTACACTGGCTTGATGCGCACGCAACTAGAGCCTGCGAAGGCCCGTGAGTTCCGCACCAAAGCCCGCAAGATCGACGTTGTCCAATAAGGAAATCGAACATGAACCTGTTTGCCGTATTCTTCTTCCCTGTGCAGCACCCGATTGCTGTCGCACCTCACTTCGCCGGCTACCTAAAGCAAGCCCGTGTGGGTGAGAATTCTCCAGCTGCGGACACTGTCGCGCTGGTTGTTGGCCGTCACACTGGCAGCGCCTACTCGCATGTGAACGAGAAGGTCTACCACCAGCTGGTAAACAATCGCTGGCGCGAAGAAGCGGGTGGCATCGTGCTGATCGGCAGTGTCGATATGAACAGCGTGCAGACGTTCAAGGACCGCTGGTTCAGCAAAGAGGACGATCAGGTGGCTGACGCAGCACTACGCCACATGAACAACCTGCCGCCGATCTACACGGGCGAACTGTGCAACTTCCGTGATCCTGCCGCACCGTACTGCATTGGTCGTGACCCACTGAGCAATCGGGAGCCTCACCGTGGATAACCAGAAGACGTTCCCGATCCTGAGCACAGACAAGTCGAATCAGGCAGTACCATACTCGCTTGTGTTGAGCCACGAAGAGCAGGCGCTCAAGAATCATGGGCAGAGCGTTGCCCAGCTTGCACGTCGCGGTGGCCTGTCGTGGGGTGAACTGATGTGCGTGCTGCGCGACGAGAACCTGTTCTCCACGTACGGGCAGAGTCTGCACCAGAACGAACCCAAAGCGTACCGCGAGTACCAACGGTTCATCGAGGAGTTTACGCAGCCGGAGAAGTTTCCCGATCCGGCCGCCTGCCTCGAAGCGTTGCTCAAGTTCATTCCGAAGACCCAGAAGAATGCGGAACTCCAGCGCGTGGTCGACGATTGCCGTAAGGCTGTCGCCGCCAGCAAGAACAGCACGCTGCGCTATGTCTGGCTGAACCTCGAAGATGGCAGCTTCTCCGAGTCGTGGACGCGCACTGACCTTGCAGACCCAGAAGGGCTTGCGCATGACGTGACCCGTACGGCCCAACCGTTGTACAAGTTAATCGAATATCGTTGCCTGAGCGACGCTGACTTCCAGTTCTCGCGCCACATGAAACTGCGCTAACTGTAAACAGTAGTCGCGTGCAACACCTCACCGAACAAAGGACTATAGCTATGACACGCACCACCAAGACTAAACCAACCAAAGCTGCTGCGGCTGCAAAGCCAACCAAGGCTACTAAAGCGACCAAGGCCACCAAGCCGGTTGCACCAGTAAACAAGTACACGCCGGAAGTGTTTGACGACCTCGTTGCCGCAATGCAGACGCACCACGCAGAAGCACGCAACGCACACCGCGGCCCAATGTTCACCGTAAAGACTGACGGTCTGAGCAGCCAGTGGGTTGAAGCCCTGGGTCAAGGTCACAACTGCGACGCCTGCCGTTCGTTCATCCGCCGTATGGGTGGCGCAGTGTTTGTCACTGCCGAAGGTAATCTGGTGTCGGCTGTCTGGCCTGCACTCCCGAAAGACCACCCGTACTACGAAATCGTCACGGCGATCAAGAGCGCCGTCGAACACGGCCAGATCGTCTCGGCCCTGTACGTACCAAGTGAACAAGCTGGTTCGCGCAGCACCTGGAGCGCACTCGATGGTGACGAGTATGGTCACCTGAACGTCAAGCTGGTCGACTGCAAGGCACACGTTGCCAAAGACGACGATATCGGCGGCAAGAAGTCGGAAAGCGTCTCGCGCAAGAAGTACCTGAGCAAGGCAATCGTCGAGTGGGACATTGAACTGCTGCGCCGTGGCTTGCACCTTGTGTCGCACGACTCGCGCGTCCTCTACGGCAACACCGTGAAGGACATGGCCAACTTCCTGTGGGAGTTCAAGGAAACACTGTCGTCGCTCAAGAAGCGTCAGGCCTCGAACTTCGTGTGGAATGCGTCTACTCAGTTCCCAGGTTGGGCAGCGCCTCGCGGTACGGCATACGGTGCGTTCCTGCAGAACTTGAGCAAGATGGGCGAAGACGACGCCATCGAAGAACTCAACAAGCACACCAAGCCTGAGAACTATCAGGTACCCAAGGCAGAAGCGACCACAGGCAACATCGAACGTGCCGAGCGCCTCGTCAAGGAAATGAATCTGGAGAGCGCGCTGAAACGCCGTGAAGCCGAGCTGAGCGATATTCCAGAGCACGGCTACATCTGGAAGCTGCCTGAGCCTGACGTTGACGCGCCGAGCGAAGGTGTTTTCGGTGGGTTGAAAGCGAAGTCCAAGAGCAAGCAGCATGGCGTAGTGCATGGTCGCGTGGCGAAGTCCAACATGACCTGGGAAAAGTTCTTGCGCGTCACCCTGCCTACCGTGCTGTCGATGCGGGTGCGGGTGCCACTCGACAAGTTTAGCGGTGCAACCATCACCGCAGCCGTAGACAGCGATTCCGCACCGCTGTTCAAATGGGACTACGACGATGCGCGCAACCAGCTGGGCTTCATGACCTACACCGAGGCGCATGAGCCAGATCAGTGGTCGCTGAAAGGCGGTACCTGGGTAGACGCGCTGGCAGTCGTCAAGCTGCCGTGGAACATGGACCTTACCCGCCGCGTGCCGAAGTTTGTAGACGGTGCTGTGATCGTGGTCAAAGATGCGCGTGACCAGAACGACGTCGGCAACGGCCTGTTCCCAGTCGCGCTGCGTCCGGAGCTGTTTGAGGTGCGTGCTACCATCCAGCAGTTCTCGGAAGAGAGCACGCTGCATCCTGTTGATGGTCAGTGCGTCGCTGGTATGTACGTCCATGTGAACAATCGTCCGTTCCGCCTCGAGGTCACCACCAAGACTGGCGTGATCGACGTGACCATCGACCGCTTCGATTAATCCACGCAGTACAGAGGGCGCGCAATCGCCCTCTTTGAGGACTCAGGATGAACAAGCTCCAAAGCATGATCCAGTACCCACTCACCCACAAAGAGTTTGTGCGGGTACTGCCGAACATCTGCAACATGATGGGCCTGCGCTACCATTCGTCGAGCGACGGTCCAATGTCGAACAAGGTCTACACTCTGGAGACAGAGGACAAGATCAAGGTAGAGTGGACGATCGACCGCACTGTACCTGCACAGCGCCAGCACCTCATCCGCATCGTCGTGATCGCTGACGAGGAGGTCTCCGAGCGCCAGAGCTTTGAAGAGGCTCTCGATCTGTTCCGCAAGGTCGTTGGCAACAAGCTCAACGAGAACCCGATGACGGCTCGCGTGGTTGATACGCTCCACCCAAGCGTCAAGATTCTGCGCATGGGCGAAACTGACGTATCGCTGTTCTCCGTACGCAACCTGCTGCTAGTCAGCGACAACGCCGCGTTCCTGCAAGAGTTTGGCCTGAAGTACGAAGGTCCAACCAACCCGCTGGAAATCAAGCGTGACCTTGAACATCACGCAGTAAGCGCCAAGCTGCGCGTCTGTGAAATGGACGTGGTCGATCCGCTGAACGGCGTGTACATGCTGCAAATGCTGACGGCCACACTCGACAGCTTCCACATGGTAATCAAGGAGGGTGCAGAATGAGCAAGGCGCAAGAAGTACAAGGCATGCGCTCCCAACTGTGGGGTCGTGAGTTGGACAGCGAGTTTGTCATACACCAGTTGAAGGCAATCTTCGAGAAGCACGAGCTGGAGATTCACATCCGCAAGCGCCGTGAGGCGGGCTGCGCAGTCAAGCAGCATATCCTGCCGTTCGCGTATCGCTGGACTGGTACCTTCCAGCTGGGTGATTACTACTACGAGTTTGCGATCCCGGAAAAGACCATCCATTCGCATAACGTGACGCCGCTGAGCCCCACTCAAATTCAGCGGTTCCTACGACGCAACTCGTGGTTCACGCGCAAGATCGTCAGTGAGAAAAACGACATTGACCGCCTTCACGGCGTGAAGAATCCTACACCGGACGTGTTTGATTCGTCCAGCCGTTTCTTGCGAGACGTACTGGATAAGGCAGAAGCCCACGTCAAAGCACTTGAAGTTGCCGCAGCACTACGCGCCCAGCAAGAAGCACTTACCAAGGACGCCGCTCCAACAGACCATTCGCAGTTCGGTCTGATCGGCGTTTGCGCTGGCAAGATGGTTCGCGTGCCTGTAGTCCTGGGCATGGACCGTCTGGTGTGCATCAACAACGCGGCGTTCTTCGAGGCGTTCACGTCCGATCTGACTCCGATGGGTCTGAATGACGACGAGTTCCTAGACTTCTTGAGCGATGCCGAAGAAGAGGAAGACAGTGTCCTCAATATTCCGAAGGGCATTGAGCAAGCCTTCAAGGACTGGTTGACGCTTGACCACGATGAAGAAGAAAACATCAAGCTCACCGACGTGCAGGCAGACAAGTATGGCGATCTGGTAACCCTGACGTTTGCTGTCGCTGGTCGCGAACTCACCGTGATCACGTCGCTGCGTGAGCTCCAGAAGATTCCGGCGTTCGATCCGCTCAAAGAACTGAACGACTACCTGCCAAAGAAACCCAAGGTAGCACAAAGCGGCAAGAAAGCCAAAGCAGCGCAAGACGACGACGACGATGACGACGATACCGACGAAGAAGATTTCCGCTAATACCGCAGCAACTGTAAAGGCACAAGTGAAAGCTCCTGTGCCAGTGCAGCAACCACAGAAGCTCTCGACTCCAGTAAACGAAGTCGACCGACTTATGTCCATGTTCAACTCCCTGTAAGGAATACCATCATGCCTATCCTTGTCCTGGTTGCCAGCGATGAAGCCGTCGCAAAAGCCACGAAGGAAGCTGTAGAACTCAACGTACCGCTGAACCAACTGCTGCAAGAGCGTTTCAGCGAATTCCTGCTGGGTGATCGTAAACCTGCTGCCAAGGCCAAAGCTGCCAAGGCAGGCGACGAAATCCCTGAGCCGAACGAGCACCAGCAGGTGGTCAATCGTCTGGTGACCTACGCGCAAGAAAACTACGCGGGCTGCGGTGAGTTCACCTTCACTCAACTGGTCGGCGAGTTTGATCCGGAAGAAACCATCGACAAGCAATCGCGCACCAAGTACGCCTCGATGTTCAGCAAGGCGACCGAAGGCGACGTCGGTGTTGTGAAGAAAGGCAAGAACTCCAAGCAGGTCACTGTGTACGAAGTGGCCTGACATGGAACTGACCAGTGATCTGGTCTCTCTCATGCACCTCCATCGGCTGTCGATGTTCCGGCGCCCGATGGAGGATAGCATCAACCACGTCAACTTCATGTTGAATGTCGGCGTGCTGCACTACGACAGAGAGACGCAGCAACGAGTGTCGGCTGTCCAGATTCAACGCGTGTACACCGACGTCGATCAACAACGGAAGGGCCACTTCAAAGCCTTCCTCCTAGCAATCGAAGCCGAAGCTGTACGGCTCAACTATGGTGTGGTGCGAGTCGATCAGGTGCACAACGAGCACTTGCTTGCATTCCTGGAGCGATCTGGGTATGTGCGATATGACGACGAAGTTGCACCTGTAATGGTAAAGCGACTGCCGCTTATGGTGAATCACCCATGGAACCAAGACACGCAATAATTCTCACCGGCCTGTTCTGTTTGTGGACGCTGCTCATAATCTGGTTCTCACACAACCGGGCTCAGAAGCTCCGCAAAGATCAGGAAGCCTTCCAGAAGTTCATGGTTGAAAAGAGCGACGAACTTCAAGCGTCCATGAACGAACTGCGCACGCAAGGCCGTCTGGTCAACAACGTGCAACGAGCCACGAGCGGCGCGCTGTGCAGTGCAGCCCGACTGCTGGCAGACGTGGTCATGAGCGTCAAGCACATTGCCAACTTGAGCAATGGCCACGAAAAGAAAGACCAGTTCGACAATCACATTCGGGTGATCCTCGACGCCATCGAGAAGATCGACCTGAGTGCTGCTGAAAACCAGATGGTCAAACTCGGAGAATACCATGACGAACAAGAACGCCTCGAACAATCAGGTCGACGTAATGACACGGCTCGCAGCCGAATCAAACGGGGTGTCGACCGAGCATGTTACCTTAGCAATGAGAAACAAGGTAAAGAATGACCTGTGGCCGTTGATGTACACCGCAGGTCTGGGGTCAGTTCGTAAAGCGGCTGGCCTGAACTAAACGCAAGGCAGTGACGCCCAATGGGATAGCTGCCTTTTATTTGGCCTGTTTATGCACTACTGATTTCAGTAAAGGAGCAGTCATGCTGCGATTCACTGCACAACATAACCAAGAGGTTGTAGCGACGCATAGCCTGAGCAACCCGAGCCGTTGGGAGTCTGTGCTGAACAACACCTTCATCCAGCCATATGCTGGTGAAGTCATTAAGCTGGAACGCTGGCAGTTCCTCCAGATCATCGTCAACATTAGCGCTGAGTCCCAGAAGCTGCTGGGTATGATCGGACACAAGATGGGCAACATTCACACGCTGGTGCACGCCAAACGGCACCCGGCCTACGTCAACATTCGCGTCGGTGAGATTGACGACCCGATGGTTGATCTGATGGAGCTCAACGCCGTGCTGGGTCTGCTGTACTCTGCGGCTAAGGGCAGCGACGTGGTCACGCTAACCAACGCGACTACCTAACCTATAATCTTCACCACTAAGTCCTTGTACTACTGATTTCAGTTATGCTATAATGGTCGAGTGAAGCATACTATGCTCGCACTTCATTGGTTATGGACTTAGTTAAGGTAAACGAACATGACAACAAAACTACGCGGCGCACCAAAGCACGTCACCGAGGCAGCGAATCAAGGCCTCAAGGTGAAAGCCAAACGCAAACTATTCGGCTTGTCGTCTGCTGACGTCGGTCGCATGATTGGCTTCGACGGTGTTCGCCTGAGTCGCGCCGAGTCTGGCTTGCGAGTAGTTGGCGCCTACGGCATTCTCAACCGTGCCCTGCACTTCCTCAAGGTGCTGGAGCAGAAGCACGGTGTTCGTCCACTCAAGGCAGTGAAGAAGACGCAACTCACTGTGGTCGCCAAGGCCATGGTCGAGCGTGTGTTTATCTCAGGTGCCGACGTGGTCACAGTGCCTGTCGAGGACGTCGAGGTGATCGTTACTCGGGAGACGGGCGCCGAAGTGTTTGTGGTGAATGAGCTGGCGATGCTGCTGGCTGCATACTGCGCACGCACCAAGACGACTCAAGGCGAAATGTACAACGTCGCCCTCAACAATGGGATCGTGACATTCATGCGGTCCGCAAACTTTGCACCAATCGCATGGGAGGTTCTGCCATGAGCCGCATTGCATTCCACATCTTCTACGCCGAACAGCGCGCCAAGTCTGGCCTGAACCGTGCAGAGTTTGCAGCCAAGATCGGCATTAGCCACGAGACTGGCAGCAAGTACGAGAACGGCGAGTGGTACCCGAGCTTCGCCACGCTGCGCAAACTCGAACGCACCATGGACCAGAATCTGGAGCTGTTCTACATGCCGCCTGCGTATCGTCTGGAGCTCGACATTCTGACCGACGCGCCCAAGGCATTGCCCGAAGAGTTGCTGCGCATCATTCGCAAGCGTCGTGCGTGCACCTTCAAGTACGTCGGTGACATTGGCCGCACGGGCGCGTGCACCTTTCAGTTTCAGTCGAAGACGCGAGCGCACCTCGAGGAGATTATCGACACCTACTCGGCGAACGACCCAAGCGAAGCCGTGTACCTGAAGAACACCATCAAGATGGTCGACTTCAATCCCGATGATGAATTCGGTGGCGTCAAGAACAACACCGTCGAGTAAGAGATAAGTTTGCCTGTGCGTTCTGCGGAGCGCACAGTTGAGCTGGACTCACTCAAGGAGCAACACATGGACAAGACTAGCCTCCCGAAAGGCATCACGCTCGAAGGCTTCACGCCAGAGGGCAACCTGATTCTCACCAACGCGATGACTGCGTGGCCTGACGTTGTTAGCCACGGTGATGGTAAGTTCAAAGCGCTGGCCGAAGATGCGAACGACACCACGCGCATCTACGTGCGGATGCGTGATCTGCCCTCGATGCCAAGTGAGCGCAAGGCAGAACGTCGAGCCCTCAAAGGCGGCCTCCCAAAGGGAACGTACACCATGGGTACCGACAGTGTCGGCAACCTTGTACTCGGTATGCAGGCGGGTGAAGATGTAGACTGGCCAGAGTCGTTTGAACTCGAAGGCGTGAAGTACGTCGGCATACCGTGCTCGCCCAACACCATGCGTGTGTACGCCATTGCCGAGAACATCGCAAAAGTGGAGCCGGAAGCGCACAGCTACGACTTCCACAAGAATCACCACACCAGCCCGACGGCGCGACTCATTGCACTGTCGCCGCGTGAGCGCATCCTCGCCCTGACCAAAGCGCCTGGGTATGACGTGCGCAACATCAAGGTGACGATCAGCGCCAACGGCATTGATATGAGCCCAGACGATCTGGACGACTGGATCGAGACAGAGGTGCGTGGTCGTGTCGCTCGTCTGATGCGCCACAAGGGCCTACATAGCATCGAGTCGGCAGCACGTCGTCGCGTTATCGAAGGTGTTCGTGGTCACTTCGATAGTATTGAAACCAGCATCGCCGAACTGATGCAGGTGATGGACATGCACCGTGAAAGCCTCGATGGTATCGGACGCATGTTCTGGGATCACAAAGAGCAGAGCGAACTGGCAAGCATCGGCTGCTTTAGCGTCGTGATGCCCAAGGCCCTCGAATCCTACATGGAAGAGCCGTCGCAGCAATGGCGCCACAATGCCATGTTGTTCTTCATCGACCTGGTGCGCAACACCTACCAGAACGTGGACGAGTACGGCCGTGAGAAGTTTGAACGCCTAGCGTCGAACATCCGTGCGCAACTTGAAGCCAACGAGTGTGAACTGTTCGACTCGTGGTACGGTGTCGCCAAGCAAGGTCACCAGATCAACGTAGCTGAGCTGGTCGAGTTGTTGGAAGCGCGTTGGTTGGAAGAAGTGCGACCTGCGATAGATCAACTCGCCACAGAGCCTGATCCGCAAGGGCAGAAAACGCGCAAGATTCAAGCGATCACGCGCACCTGCCGCACAGCCGCAATTACCGAATACCTTGAAGGCAAAGGTATCACTTGCAAGAAGGAAGAAGCCGAATGAGTAAAGCCATGCAGTACCGTGAAGTCGTCAAAATCCATCTGGCGCAGATTGCCAAAGAGCATGGCATAGTGTTTATCCACGTCGCGGACGCCGGCAGCCGTAGCTGGGGTTCGAGCACCGAAGATTCTGACATTGACCTGAAGTGCATCCACGTCAAACTGCCGTGGGCACGCAATGTGGAAGAATCCACAGACACGCTGCGCAGCACGCAAACAATCCGCATCCTTGGTACTGCTGGCGATGACGTGCCAGTGAGCATTGACCTACAGTCGTTTGAACTGCGCAAGGCTCTCCAGTTGCTGACCCGTAGCGATCCCGTGTTCTACGACATGGTGTACAGCCCGGGCGTCATGGCGCAATCGGAAATGATGCACAGTTGCGTCTACCCTATGGTCGAAGCGTACCAGAACCGTTCGCTGATGGCACGACGCTACGCTGAAATGGCGTTCAACAATCTGTGGCCAGAGCGCAGTTCGCGTGACCCAGAAGTGCGTGACAACCCGCCGACCAAGCGTGCGCTGATGTTGGCCCTGCGCTTCACCATGTTGTGCGAAGCGGTGATGCAGGACAAGAGCTACAAGGTGCGCGATTACCAAGGCCTGATCGACCTCGACTTGGCTGCTGGGTACAAGCGCATGTGGCCAGAGGTCATGGATTACAACGATGTGGAAGTGCACCACCACACGGCAATCATGCGTGACTTCCTCGACTTCCTGACGCGCAGGCAGAAAGAGTTCCCGCTGCCGGGTGAGCGCAATCGTGATATGCACCTGTGCCAGCGAGCGTACAGCGCGATCACCAAGCACGTCGTCCTCAACTACACTGAATCGCACCTCGACTGGAAGTAACCTATGCTGATCCTGATGTTCCAAAGCCGTGAAGTTCTCGCTCGGCATCTGGCTAAGCAGTGCAAGCGCATTGCAGAAATTTCCCTGATTCAAGAAGACCTCGTGGACATTGAGTACCAAGACGGTGATCGGGTGAAGAAGTTTGTGGCTATCGGCGTGAGCGAATCGCATCTGCCGTTGTCACTCGGTCTGGTTACTTCATCGTCGCTGGCATTCACGGTGCACGGCGATGGCAGTCGCACGCCGCACAGCTTCGACACACTGGACCTGAGCCATCACAAGCCAGTGGGTGAAGTGCTCGACCTCGTTCAGTCCAAAGTCACTGTCGAGACCAAGTGGAGGTTGACCAAATGAAAGCTAACCAAGTAAAGGCCAAGTACGCACTGATCTTCAAGCGCGAGTACGATCTGGCTGCGCTCCTGAAGTCGATGCACCAAGACGAACACTTGGCGGCATTCAAAGAGTGCGTGTACGAAATCCGCTTCGAAGGTGTTGAGTTGCAAGTCGTGGTGGTTGAGCGCAAGCGCCTCGACACACCGCACAACAACCTGCTGGCACCGATGCTGCCTGAGCGTTGGCGGCAACTTGCTGTGGGCATCATCGAACTCGACACGCTCGCTGGCTACTGCATGATTACCAAAACGATCATGGAGCAGCACCACAAGAACCTGCAGTTGCACATTCTGGCGATCACCGATTCGATGCGCGTGTATCAGGGTCCGCTCGGGCTCACGCCTGAATCGTTTCCTGAGGTGGTGAAGGAAATCGTAGACGCCGACCCGCCAGTCAAGTTTGATCCTACGAAAGTTGCAAAGCTCAAGCACGTCCTGATGTATCCGCACCGCACTGATCTGTCTCAGCGCCTGTGCGACTTCAGGCGTGAAGCACACCTCGAAGCGTTTGTCGAGTGCGTCAACATTCTGGGCTTCGACGGTGTGCTGTACAAGCTCCTGACGGTCGACTTGCCGTACCCGATGGAAATCGCGGGTCCAAAAGACCTGATGCTGCATCCTGACTGGCGCAAGGGCTTGATCGCAGCGTATAAGCTCGAAGATGGGCAAGTGCGCACAGTGATTCCGCATCCCGAGGATGATCGCAAGATGCGCCTGTTCTTCAACACTTTCATCGACCATCTACCAGCGTACACCGGACCGATGGGTTATGCGATCGGCCTGCGGCAACAACCGTCCTCTTGAGGACGCGGAGGAAGTATGAACACCAACAGTGAAATGCGTCGCATCACCGAAGTGAAGCAAGGCGCTAGTGGCGGATTCCAAGTTCGTTTCTACTCGCCACAGACAATCAACCAGTGGTTCCCGATGGGTGATGACCGAGAGGCCGCACTCAAGAAGGCGAAGACCTGGCGTAACTCGCGTGAACGTGAGTTTGGCATTACCAGCAGCGACTATGGTGTGCGTCGCCCGCGTAAGCGCCACGGTAACAGCAAGGCAGACACTGGCGTGTTTGTCGCAATCGGCTACAAGGGCGACCGCTTCTACGCCGACGTCATGGGTGTGCTCAACTACACCGACGAGACAGGTAAATCGAAGCGCAAGCAGAAGGCCCACAGCATCCTCAAGCACGGCTACCACACAGCGTACTTGCTGGCGCTGAAAGATCGCTGTGAAATGGCCGGGCTGCCGTTGCCGGAAGAAGTGACGATTCCCAAACTGTCCAGCGACCAGATCGACAAGCTGCGCCAGGAAGGTGCAACGCTCAAAAGTCTCACGGAGAAGGCAACTGTGCCGTGGACGGGTGTTCTGGCATAACTCAATTTATTGAGTGCCAACACTGGAGTATCGAACATGAAACTAATCCAACATGCAACTGTCCCATCGAAGACCACCTGGAAACAGGAAGGTAAGTTGAAGTCCCTGCTGCGCGTCCTACACATATCGCACACTGGCCTGCCGGAGTTTAGTGACGGGGCGATACCCGACGCGCTACTGCGCTTCATCAACGATCGGGCTTGCAAGACCTTTGGTAGCATCACGCTGCGGACTGGGGAGCTCCTACGCAATGCGACCGAGGAACAGAAGAACAAGCGAGTCACCATCCACTACCTGATTCGTGAAGAACAGGAAAGCCAACTGCTGGATATGTTGGAGCGATGGAGTGAGCAGCCGCCTAAGCTGCGCGTACCAGTGAGCCCTGCTGCACCCAAAGCGATGTTGTTTTGCATCGACAAAGGCGAAGAGGCGTTCATCTGGACAGCGACGCAAGGCAGACAGCTACTGGAAGAAACGCTGCCAGTGAGCGCACGCACGTTCCGCCAGAACGGACACACGTTGCGCCCGACTGCAACCACACTCGACGGCATCTTGAACAGCATGGTGCCTGTCGTCGAAGATCGTTACTCCCGAATGGAGAACTAACATGGGTAAAAGCATTGGCGAAATGCTGGATAATCCGATTGATCAGGAAGCCATAGCGATCCTGCAAAACTATGAGCGGCACGCAAACAATGCCAGGCAGTTCTTTCTGGCTGCCGCTGGCGAACGTATCGAAGCAGGCCGCGTGGTAGCAATCGACAAGAGTGCGCCGCGTATTGCTGGCATGCCTGTTGTCTTTGAACTGCCGTACGGGCCTCAGAATCGGGCTAAGCGTATCGAGTCCAAGAAGCAAGCGCGCCGTGTCTTTGGGCTTCCATGTGTGGTGCACGACAGCAGCTACATGGGCGATAACCCAGAGCGCATCCTGTTCTACGTCGGTGACGGGAAGCATACGAGCTACCCTATCCACGATGCGCGCGGTTATTGCGGTTACGGTGGGCACATGGAGCTCAACTACGTAGGTGGTAAAAGTACGGAGTCTTCTGTGCTGGTTCACGCCTCACCTTGGCCGAGTGTAGGTACTGTCGGACACTGTGACTTCGGACCTCCTCGAATTCCAGACGTACAAGACCTATGCTGGCGCGACAGCTACCCAACGTACCTCGCGCAATTCATTAAATCGTTAGCACAAGGAACCCAAGCATGATGCTCATTACTCTCCTGTCCGCCGCACTTGCCTATGCCATCGTATGCGCTAGCGGAGAGCACCCACGCATCGTCGACCTGTGGACGTTGTTGAACAGTCCGAACTTGATCTGGCAGTTCCTGTTCTTCACCGTGCTGTTTACGGCACTGGGTATCGCAGCGAAAGAGTACCGTGCCAAGGCTGCGATTCTGCGCGCTGCAATGTCACGTCGCCGTCACCCGAAGTTGCGCAAGCTGATCCTTGCCGGCGTTGGTGAAGGCAGCTTCGCGTATCTTGCCAAGCAAGTGCAGTACGGTACGCAGGGTGAAGCCAACTGGCTGCCTGCCATGAGCACCGTGTACGTGATCTGCCTTGCAGACGAAGTAAAAGAGGACCCGACACGCGAACCCACTGCCGTATGCGTCCCGTACTTTGAAGGCGCCAAGAACTACTCGCCGTCGATGACGGTTGAGGTGCCGCTGCAAGACCTGTACAAACACGTTCCCCGTCACTTGATTCCGGAACTGATCTGATGACTACCAAAGTCAAATGGAAGCGCACACGCAAGCACAAACCCACCGAGTCCGGACCGTACATCGTTACCATGGACGAAGACAGCGAGGAATGTACCAGCGCTGTCTGGGCGAACGCTATCGGAACTCAAAAAGAAGGCTTCTTCCAGCAACACGACGGACGCATTGTTCGCGTTAATCCAATCGCCTGGGCTGAAATGCCGAAGCCGTATCGCCCGGCTTGACTACTGATTGCAGTTAAAGTGTAAACGCAAGGTGAGAGCATGATTACCGAACTCGACACATTCCTCGATGCACCGGAAGCACGCGCAAAGGCCGACAAGGTGATTGAACGCTTGATTGCCAAGTACGGCCAACCGTTTGACTTCGGTCGCAATCGCCTTGTGTTTGCCAATGACCGCATCGTCTTCAAGTTCCCGCGCAACCTCGCTGGTGAAACTGACAACTGCTGGGAGGGTAGCTGTCAGGGTCCAACGAAAGCGCGTGGGAAACGCTTGGTAGTAGACGGGTTCATCTGCGTTATGCAGGAACGGTTGCAGCGCATCTACGCTGACGTACCGAGACCCGAAGTGCTACCCAAGTGGACAGACAGTGTGGACTGTATGCAAGTCGGTTACGATAAACACGGGTGCCTGAAAGTTTACGACTACGGGCCTCGATAGAAAGGACTACGAACATGAGCGAGACCCTGTTCACCTCGGACCTGCACTTCTACCATGAGCACATCTGCACCTACAACCCACGCCCATGGACGAATGCTGAAAACACCGAGCGCTTGATCGACATTTGGAACTCGCAAGTTCGCCCGGGCGATACCGTCTACCACGGCGGTGACTTCTCGTTCCTCAAAGCGCGTGAAGTTGATCGCCTTGAGCATCTGGTTGAAGCGCTTAACGGCAACAAGATTTTCATTCTGGGTAACCACGACCACATCGAACTGTGGAGTGAGCTACGCAAGCGCAACCTGAGTCGCGTGCGCAGCATCACCGACAGTAAGTGGATCAAGGTGCACGGCAAAGACATTGCCATGTGCCACTACCCGTGGGAAGTCTGGCGCAATAGCCATTACGGCTCGTGGCATCTGCACGGCCACTGTCATGGATCAATGCCTCAACGCGGGAAGCGACTCGACGTTGGCATCGACAACCACCCACAGCATAAGCTGTTTACCTTTGAAGAAATCAAGGTCTATATGGACGCTCAAGAAGTATGGGCGCCAGATGGGCACAAGGTACGAATCAAGGAGACTGTATGAACCTGTTGGCGCGTATTAAATCGCTGCTCGCTGAACCTGAACCGTCCTTCGCAGATGCTGCCGTGCAGTTTGTGGCTGACCACCTGCTGGACAACAATGCAACCCTGCTTATCACCGACGCCCACATGCGCGAGACGTATATCGCCCTCGTGAAGAAGCTGCGGCCAATGGAGGGAGGTGCGCTCAACGTAGCCAGTCTGGAAACGGTCGGCGCTATGGAGACTGCGATCATTGTCCACAGCCACTTCGATCAGGCGTTGCTGCATGACGCCTTGATGACCGCGAAGAACGTTGTGGTGATTGTCGCTGAGCACAAGCACAATTCGGAGGTCAGCGAGCTGGAGTATACGCGCCAACGGTTTGACCTACACGAAATCGACTTCGCCTACTACAGGCTGGCGGAGAACCCGCGACGGGCCGATCCAGACATTGCTCACCTTGAGATTGAGCTGGATGCCTTGTGCGAGCAACTCAATGAGGTAGATGTATGCGCCAACCTGACTTCCACAACCGAGTCGTCGTCATTCGGAAAGCCATCGGGGATTTCACACCTGGCGAGCTAGTTCGGTGTGAGCGTGACGCAAAGCACGCCCTGATCTGGAAGAAAAACAAAGACACAGGGAAGCAGGTGAAGGAGACGCTCACCACTTCCCAATTCGTTGAGCACTGTTATGACGTTCCGCATTACGACTCCATCCTATCGGCGCTGCGAGCACATGCTGATACTTTCGGTATCATGTATTCTGTTGGCACTGGCACTTACCGCGTCGTTGGCTTTCGTTTTGGTGCTGCGTGTCGTGTCGCTGTTCCTGTCTTCGAAGGCGGGAAAGTGGTTAAGCAACGTTACGTCACGTCCACAAAGCACCTGAACATTGCCGCCAAGTCATTCGACCTGTGCGTGTACAAGCTGTTTGCACGCGCTGTCGTTGGTGACCTGTACGGCTATTACTACCACAAACAAGTCGAACGTCTCTACTGGGACGGGATCATTGGCGAGTTCAGAACGGAAGTGGTTGAACTCAAGACACTAAGGAAAACCTGAAATGGTGCGTACCTTGCTTCGGGCATTTCGGAAGCCCATCCCAACGCGCTCGCAACTCAACGATGTACTGGCAGCGTCGAAGGACGTCCTGCTTAACTGCGGTACCGAAGAAGCGGAGAAGACTATCCGTGCAGCGCTGCGTAAGTATCGCCTGCCGGGTCGGCCGAGCATCCGCTTCGTTCCGGGTCGCAACTGCTACCACGTGTCGCTGATCGCCAACGGGTTCAGCGGTGAAGCACGCATCGACGTGCCCAAGTCCGTAGGCGGATTGTAAGGAGAAACCATGTTCATTCTTTGCTTGAAAGACTGCACACCTTGGCCAGACAGCGGCAACGAAGTCACGTTCAAGGCAGGCACCGTCTTTGCCGTCAAATCCGTGAACGATGGTATCGCTAAAGTTCGTCAGTGGCCTGAAGACGCAACCTTCTTCGGTCGTGTTGCCAACCACGTGCTCGGGTCTATCGACTATGCCGATATGCCTGAGATACATCAATACATCTTCCGTCCAGAGCATGGACGCCAGACGTATGTAGCCCAGCATCATCGCTTGGTACCGTGGTTGCTACTGATGCAACGAATGCTAAGCAAGACGGTAATGCACGGTATCACCGTGACCCAAGTCACGCATGAGCACAGCAAACAACGCTGCTCGCTCCATGCGCTGGACGAATTCACCATCCGCAATATCACGCGACTGCCCAGAGGTAGTAAGCCTGAGTTTGAAGCTGTACTGTGGTCCAACGAACAGGCGTACACCATACGCTTCGATCATCCAAAAGAGATTCTCGGAGACCAATAGCCCAGTGACGGGCAGAACACGGAGGGGTTAGCAAATGCGTCACCTGATTGATCGCGTTGTTGAGTTAACCGATGGCCCCGTTGTACTGCACTCGCTGGCTGATAACAAGATGCTGGTTGTGCAGAAAGGGGATCAACTGATACTGGTCGACCTCAACCAAGAACTGCACGCCCAGTTGACCACCGTTGTGTTTCGGGTCAACGGTGAGGTGTACAAAACCGAAATGGACTTTCCAGACATTCTACTTACTGAGGTATAACATGAACCAGAACGCATCTACCCTGGGTTTCAGCGCGATTGCTCCAGACGCCGTACTGATGTTTGATCGCGAAGTGAGCTTGGGTGTAGTCCCTGCTGGCGTGCGAGTTGCAGCCCGCGAGGAAAGCGAAAACACCTACATGATTGTCTTCCGCTCCAAGGATGACGAAGAGTTGGCCGTTGCATCCGCAATCGACTTCTCCAACTCCGTGAAGGGATTCGACACTGAAATCCATCGCCACTTCGACGATCAGTATGCCTACGCCATTGTCATGGTGAGGCCTGTGAGGCTAAAATGAGCCAAGATAAAGTATACCCGTTCAACGACCAGCTCCACCCCGAAGGGTTGTTCGCGGGTGCGATGCTCCCGGCACTGCCACAGATTGCCGTTGCGCTGTCTGTCGGTAAAAGCAACATGGTGCCAATTCGCATTGACGAGGACGACGTCCTGCATCTGGGCATCTTCGCGCAGACCAAGACTAGCCCGATCACCGACATTGTGTTTCGCATCGAGGGTGATGCTGCACACGTCAAGGAAGCGCGTGAAGCAATCGGCTCGTTCGTGAAGTCGGTGGGCGAAAGCCTGCACGACAGCGACAAGCACCTGTGCGTTCGTGAGGTGCACAGCCGATATACCACCACGGTGTTCTACATCGTCCGCTTCTACTTCAACATCGACTTCGATTGTACCGAGCATCCCGAAATGCGACTCGGTGAAGAAACCAGACCGTACCTGTGCCCAGTGTGCGGTGCAATGCAAATCAGTGGCGTTCCACATATCGCAGGAGATAACCATGACTGAGCAAGTAGACAAACTGGCAGTGTTCGCAGGCAAGTACACCGAAGCGAAGTTTGGCGAGCTGGACATTCCGGTGTTCCCGCAGACCGAGCACATGAGCGTTGACTTGGTGAACTCCAAGAACGCCATCCAGCCACTGCGTTACAAGACTGGCGACATTGTGATTCAGGAGCTGCAGGGCGACGTTGCCGAGAAGCCTGTGTTCGACATGGTCTTCCAGTTGTTCGGCACGCCTGAGAACGTCGAAGCCAGCAAGAAAGCCATCGGTGACTGGGCAAAGGCCTGGGTGCCAACGCTCGAAGCTGCAAACGTGCATCTGGCACAGCGCTACCTGTACTCGGACAACCCGAAGTACAAGAAAGGTGGCGAGGAGTATGTTGAAGGCGGTGTGCTGCGCGTGCTCTGGATTCGCCTGTACAACAACGCCGACTTCGACTGCACCGAGCACCCTGAGTTCCTCGGCGGCGAACCTATCGGTATGTATCACTGCCCAGCCTGCAACGATATGCAGATGGCTGGCATGCCGCACGTCAAAGACGAGGAGTAACCCATGGCCGTCATCTTGTCTGACGCACAGATGGCGATTATCAAGAAGGCTCTCCGCAACGCTGACACGTACGGGCTTAGTCTCGCACGCCAAGCGTTGGAGAGCTTGACTGAACAATCGCTGGAAACGCGCGTGAAGGAACGGTTCGAAGGGTTGGACAACTACGTGGACGAGGATGAAATCCGCACCATGTCGTTCAACCTCAGTCAGATGGAGCAAGGTTTAGACGGTGCGCAAGCTATCGAGGTGATGCTGGAGCACGTCACACCGGGCGCGTACTCGCCACAAGTGTACAGCGAAGCATATCGCCGACGCGAAAAGGGTGAGCGCAAGTTTACCCTGCCCAACACAGACGAAGCCAAGAAACGTCGTGGTAGCGACGAAGAAATGGAATAGTGTGAAGTAGATAGACAGGAAGTTCTGGAGCTCGAACATGAAAGTACCACCGTCCTACTTGGCGTTGCTGGAAGACATTATCGCAACGTTACCCGTAGACCAAACGCAACCCACCCACTACTGGCTGTACCGCGGTCGAGACTGGCCTAAGCTCTCGAAGCAGTTCCGTGAGGCCGTCGTACAGCGCAAAGAGACGCTGACGGTCACGCTGAAAGAGTTTGCCAAGCAGTACAAGGCCTACGACGTCTGGAGCGCGTGGCATCCACTGTCTGGTCTGATCTGCGAAGGCCTGATCTACGATTCGCCAATCGACGTGTGCCACGGCCTGTTGAACGTCGAGTCGTATCAGGAAGTCGAGTACGAGGGTGTCACCCGTATCGCGTGCAAACCCAACAAGCCTGCGAAGGCTGGTGCCAAGTTGTTTAAGGCATTGAAGACACTGCAAGACGCTGAGGCCTCGCCTGTCGAGTTCAGTGACTTCGTGCTGTCCCACTTTGAAATCTGGCGAGGCATGGGGTCCTCAGTGATTCGAGGTGAGCGCACTGCCGTGATACCACCAAAGGTCTACGACACGGCGCTGGGGTTGTTTATCAGCACGCCAAGCGATAGACTGTACGAAATGCCGCAGAGCCTTGAACAGGTCACTGCAACCGCTTTGTCTTTCGCGTCCGAGATTGACGCATCCATCAAACGTAGCCGCAATACCACTGGGGAGTAACACCTTGAACCGTTCCGTCTATTCGTCTCGCACCGCTGACAAATTCGTCGTTCGCCTTCCTGATGGTATGCGTGAGCGTATCGCCGAAGTGGCACGCAATCATCACCGCAGCATGAACAGCGAAATCATCGCACGCCTGGAGCAAAGTCTCGTTCAGGAAGGTGCACTGGGCGACGAGCCGCAACTGCGCATGGATAGCCCAGAGCTGAGCCTGCATGAGCGCGAACTGCTCAAGTCCTTCCGTGCTCTGGACCCACGCAAGCAGAGCGCGCTCGTGGCACTGATCGCACCTGAGGGTGCAGTCGAGCGTGATTGACCGCATCAATATGCTGGCCGTGTACATGCGTATACGGCTAGAGGAACGACGCCAGCGTAAACAGCGTCGGCGCGCCAAACGTGCAAACAAAAAGGCTCAGTGACGGTTGTCATTGGGCCTTTCCTCTTAAGGAACTCGAACATGCAGATGAAGTACATCGTGGTGAGCGCTACCAATCGGGACCTTGAACAGGATTACGAACTGATCCTGTTGTTCCCGTGCGTCATTACCCACAAGAACTTCTTCGAGACCGTCTACCGTATGGGTCGCCAACGCCACGGTATGCGCATCGACGTGGAAGATGTTGTCAGTGCTGGATTCGTGCGCTTCGGCTCGGCAGGGCTTGAGTGCTACGGCGAGAGCGAATCACTCAACAAGAAATCGCGACCGATTGATACTGCCATTCTCCAGAACCAAAGCGAATACGCCCAGTCATCGCAGGTGAAATACCATGAACGTTTCCTCAGCTGAGATTATTTGGTGTATCGTGGCCTTTCTGTTCTGCCGCGCGTACATGCTCGCCACAACATGGATGCTGGTGTGCTCGACTGCTGGTGAACTGAGCCTGCACCGTATGGGTATCACGCAGGCGAACGCTCGCTATCTGAGCCTGTCGTACCTCGATTATGGCAAAGAGGTTTTACGGCACTTCTTCCTGCCACTCGCTGCATTCAGCCCAGTACGTGTCGGTGATGGTCGCTTGGTGGCGCACGGTCGCTGGGGCATGTACAAGTTTATGAAACTCCGCCACATCAAAGGTGACCCGATGGCAATCCCGTTCCGAGAGACAGTGCTACACGTCGGGTACCCAGAATTGCAAAAGATGCCGGGCGCGAAGCTCCGCATGATCGAAGACGGCTTCAAGGTAGAAGGATAAGCACCATGGCCAAGAAAAACCCACTCACCTCGTTGTTAGTAATGCTGCGCAAGCACTACACGAATTCTGTCCAGCTGGGCGTTGACGAGGACTTCATCTACTTCAACGACTCCAACGTGACGATCAAGGCGAATGCGCACGGCCGTGGTGGTGTGACGTTGCAACTGGGCAACATGGTGCGGCATCACCGCATCCCGACGTACATCCTGGCGTCGCTCACTGCAATGCGTATCATCGAAGCACAGCTCCGTATCCCGTCGGATCACAACCCAGGCACTCGACGTGAGGGCATGCTGCGTACCTATCTGGAAGCTGTTCGCGCAATCCCAGGGTACGAAAAGGTGAAAGCCAAGATCGACCACAAGCGCAATCCAGGCAACGACATTGTGCTGGACTTCACCTTCGATGGGCGTGCGCTGTTCCGTGTCGACGTTGGCCTGTTTTCGTCCGATCTGGGTCGCACGTGCGGTCAAGGTGCTGAGTGCGCCACGTTCTTCTGCAACAACTTCGGCACTGAGTTTCACACGCTGGAGGAGCTGCTCAAGCTGCTCACGGACGAATCGCGTCCAGCACCACGTGAAGTGGATGCACAGTACGATGGCAACCGCGTGTGCTTCCTTGCAGACTCGCACTTCGCCAGCTCGTTCATCTACCTGACGGCCCGAGGGTACCGCAACTTCAAGGCCCACAAGGTCGTTGTCGCTGGACGAGTGGACAGCAAAGAAACGGTGATCGCCAAGTTCCTGAACAGCGACACTGAACATACCGTGTACGTAGGAGAAGGAACCAATGACTTTTGAAGAACAGCTAGCCTACTTGCAAGAGCGCTTTCCCGACATAGAGTTTGAGGAAGGCGTGTTCGGCGACAAGCAAGTCGCGTACAAGAAGGGCTCGTACATCCGCTTTGAGGTGCTGCTCGGCAAGACCTTCAAACAGAAGACTGGCACTCCAGTGCTGGTGGTAGGTGTAGGTGCGCAAAGCAAACTGGCATCGCGCCAGAACTTCGACTCCTGGTTTGAGCGCATGGTGCAAGCCAACGCTGCGGTCCGCAAGACGCAATCGCACCAGCGTCAGGAAATCAACCAGTTCGTCGAGAACCTACGGGAGTCGGACGTCTTCGAGCCTGCAGAAGTCGAAATGACCATCGACGGCTTCGGTGACCATGCCAGCAACATCCCGCGCGTGGACGTGCGCTTCATCGGCGTGGAGACAGTGATCGCGTCGATTCGTTTCCTGCGCTACTCGCCTGCTGACCTGAACGGTGAAATCGAAGTGCTGTTCGGTGACGAGGTGTTTGAGTTTGACAGCGTGCCCAAGGTGCTCGACTTCTTCGGCGGCTGGGAAGTCTTCCGTCGCACGGACCGTCGCGTTGAAACTCACAAGGTGCAACTGCGCGCACACGGTCTTGGTACGATTGCCCTGGTACCGTACAAGGAACTCACCCTGTACGCACCGTACCTGCTGGTGATGCAAGCCAACGCATTCGCTGTCGAGCAAGCCAAGGTGACAGTAACTGCGGAAACCGAGAGCCCTTACGAGGGTGCGAACGTCACTGGCATCAACGGTGCACTGGCTGAAATCTTCACCCAAGAACAAACCCTTGCATACGTGTCGGCGGTAGTGGAACCGTCACTTCAATGGGACTACAGCTTCAAATAAGGAGAGACAAGTGGGAACTTACAACTACCTGCGTGGCGAAGCAACCATCAAGCCCGAACTTGTAGACGTGGTTAAGCAGATCGTCGAGCGCGAAGACTACTGGCACATGCTGCCTGTACCTGAGCACTTCAAACGCCTGCACGCTTTCCATCTGCTGTGCCTCGCCGACCGCCATCGCTTCGTTCCTGGGGCATTCAGCAACGGCAACAAACAGGCACCAAGCTGGGACGAGCCGATCAAGACGCACCTTGAGGGTAACAAGCTGGTCTTCGGCATGTGCTTCAAGAACTACGACAATACGCAGGAAGCGTTCGTTGCGCTGCTTCCGCATCTGGCTACTGACTGGTGGGCTGAACAGGACTGGAGCGACGCCAGCTACTTCATTCCAGACCGTGATCAACCAGAGCGCTACATGACGCGCTGGAACAGTCACGAAGAAGGCAAGGGCGCTCCAGCCATCGACGTCCAGTACGTGCTCAAGGAAGCCGAGCGCGAGATTGAAGAAATCGCTGAGGTACGCCTGAAGAAGTCGTGCGTCAACTACGAAGGTTGGACCGGCGAGAGTGCGCTGGCCATGGACGAAACGTACCTGCAGGATACGTGGCTACTGGGTATCGCACATTACTACGCCTCGCAGTTGAAGCAGAAAAAGCAGGAGCGCGAGGTCAGACGCCCAACGCCGCTCCTCGACTTGCTCAACGTCATGCCAGAAGCGCTGATGGGTCAGAACGTGCGGATTGAGCGTGCGTCGAATCCAACACCTCCGAATAACAAAGGCTTCGAGTTCAGGACCACGCCGGTTGCTACTTGGCCTAAGCCACACCCGCATCAGATCGCAGAAGGTGAGCGTATTCGCGCCATGTTCGGCGACAGCGATATTGGCATGAACCCGTTTAGCCGTACTGTCATTGTGACGGAGTGTCCAGTTGACGAAATGCGTCTCGGGAAGCTGAACCTTCCAGATCATCTGATTAGCGCGACCGAAATGCTCTCTGGTGGCATCAAGCCTGGGATGTTCTACAGCTTCTCCACGCCGCACTCGCCACGCCCGAGCATTGCCGAAACGTTCATGCGCAATGCAATGGGCGGCAAGTCCAACATAGCGCTGCGCTTGACACTGGCTCGCCTTGCCATCCTTGCAGAGGGTATGTCACCGCCAAAAGACGCTGAACCACAAAGTGGTGAGTCGCTGTTCGAGGCGCTGTTCGATTCATTCAGCAACAACCCGCCGAAGTTCTTCCTGGACTCGTACCCTGCAGGGTTGGGTAAGACAGGCACGGTGACTCGTGGTGTGCGTAGCTGGGCCGGTGAGCCAGGTCCTGCTGGTCCCGGTATCTGGAACATTGATACTGGAGCGCTACCACCTCCTGCAGGTGAAGACCCGAGCACCAAAGACAAGCTGCAAGGGCTTGCGTGGCAGCACCAGCAACGTGTCGAAGCGAAGGCGGCAGCTGCCAATCCAAAGTCGCGTCCATCCAAGCCCGGCGCCAAAGAAAAGCGTAAACAGCAGAAAGCAAGCCGCAAAAGGAACCGCTAATGAACAAGTTTACGCTGGATAGTTCGTACCATCCAGACCAGCCTGAGCACGTCAAGTCGCACGGGCACATCAGCTTTCAGGAAGACGTGAACGGTTACAATCTGTACCTGAGCCTGTGCGGTCGCCAGTCTGACGAAACCATGCCACGTGAAAGCCTCGTGGCGCTGCGCGATGCCATCAACGCTGAGCTGGGTGAAAACTCGTTTCAGGCCGAAGTTGGTGACTGGCTACTTCGTTGCTTCGGCAAGAAGATCGCCTTCGATGGGCAAGAGCGTAACCATCGCTTCCTCGAAGAGGCTTTGGAGCTTGTACAGGCCACAGGTTGCACCAAACAGGAAGCCAGCAATCTCGTTGACTATGTGTTCGGTCGCGACGTGGGTGAAGTCTCGCAGGAAGTCGGCGGCACCATGGTCACTCTCGCCGCGCTGTGCTACGCAATCGACGTTGACCTGCAAGCTGCCATGATGACTGAACTGGCGCGCATCAACCTGCCAGAAGTCTTGGTACGCATTCGCGAGAAGCAGAAACTCAAGCCGAGCATGAGTGCGCTGCCGGGCGTGTACCCAGACCGCAAGGAGACCGACAATGGCTAAGTCCCACGAGTTTTCCATGGAGTGCGTCAATGGCGGGCGTGGCAGTCACGGCACTGTCGGCCAGCTCGACGGCGGCTTCCGCTTCTACGTCTGCCTTGATGGTCAGTATGCCGACACCGTCATGCCACGTGCATCGCTGGTCGAAATGCGTGACGCGATCAACAAGGCGCTTGAGGAGACACCAGATGCCTAGGCGCTACTACAAAGGGCGCGTGAGCAAAGGCATGGCGTCGATCCCAGATGGCCCACGCTACTACATCTGGACGCGCTACGATGCAGAGCGCCAAGTGTACATCGCCACCTTCCCTGACTTAGTAAACGTGGCAAGTGCCGAAGGTGCGTCGATTACCGAAGCGTGCCTTGCTGTGCAGGCCAACTTCAACGCGCTGAACTACAACCCACCACGCCTTCCAAAGCAGCGCATGTACACTGACATGGTGAACAAGCCGGAATTCAAAGGCGGTAGCTGGAGCACGTACTATCCGAAGTTCTCTAGCGTGCGCTTGGGTGACATTGACTACTAGGAGTCTACATGGCAAAGATCACGCAGGAAGAAGCTGAGGCAATGCTCCAACGCAACAACATCGCAGTGACGGACGAGAATATCCGTTTGACCATGACGATGGTTGCGCTTGACATATCGGAAGACTTCCTCAAGGACTCGTTCAACGTGAGTCCTGAGGTGGCCGAAATGTTTGACAACCATACCCGCCTTCGCGAGGGTGCAAAGAAGTCATTGAAGTCATTCTCCACGCGCATCTTGGATGCACTGCTCGCATCTGGCAAGACGTTGTTGATTACCAACAGCCAGCGAGAAGGTGAGAAGCCTCGTGTCGATGTGGACTTGATTGACAAGGACACTGTGCGCAATATTCTCAGCATGGGACCAAAGCATTCGATAGGAGCGTTCCAGTATGATAGGTCCCGGATTGTTCGATTCAATGAACAAACTGGGGAGACTATCCCTAGTCAACATGAAGGTGGACCGTCCACCAAGCACTAGGAAGACAGTCACCATCTACATCGGTAGGCCCAGTGTGTTGCAGAACCGCTGGCCTACTCCGTATTACGGCACACGCAGCGAAGTATGCGACCGCTATGATCGCTGGCTGGAGAAGCGTGTTGCCAAGAACAATCGCCGCATCATGGCTGAACTTAATCGCATCGCCGATCTAGTCGAAACTGGTTATGATGTGGTGCTTGAGTGTTACTGCAAACCCAAACGCTGTCACGGTGATAGCGTCCTCAAACAAGTTCGCCTCATATTGAAGAACAGGAGTAAGCGATGAAAGAAGTATTTGTGGCAGCAGCCGCAGCACTGGTACTGGTCGGGTGTGAGCAACAGGACGAGCCGCCTACGCCTGAGGAAGAGGCGAAGTACCTTGAAGATCAGGCTGCATCCGCAACTCGACAGCAGATGGCTGCCGATCAGGAAGACCTGAAACAGACCGTTGCCGAACTGCGCAAGAAGGACCCGTCTGTCAAAGATGCCTACTTCACCTACAACGAAAAGGGTGAGAAGGAACTCAACATCGTGCGCGAAGAAGCCAACGGGTCGAGTTCCAGTTCCGTATGGCCACTGCTCGCTGGTGCAGCTACTGGCTACGCAGTCGCGTCGATGATGAACAATCGTGGTGGCTACAGCGGGTATGCGGCATCGAATCCTCCACGCTCCTACCAGTCGTATGCGGACGAGGATGATCGTCGCCGTCGTACAAACGCAGGTACCGCAGCGTACACGTCCACCATGATGAACAACAATCGTTCTGCGATCCGGTCGTCGCCAAGCTTCCGCAGCTCGGCTACAAAGGCAGTTATCTCCTCCCGCACTTCGGGAGTTTTCGCAGGTTCGACTGGCGCTCGTGGCGGCGCGCACGCAGTATCTTCTGGGAGCTAAGCAATGCGTATTCAGAATCACCCAATCAATCTGAACCTCGACACCTTGATGGACGAGGAGCTGCCGTGGACCCAGGCGTTCTATCGCGAGGCAAACAGCAACGAACTCAAACAGGACGTGCGCGAATACTTCCAGTACGCCACGGAGCACGCGCACAACATGCCGTTCTACGTCCTCCAGCAGTCGGCCTGCGCCAAAATCGAAACCATCTTCGAGCGCACCTACGCCTGTCTCCACGATGCAGTGGGTATGCTGTTCAAAGAGAACCGTGCGGTGATCGAGCGCTACATGGGCAGCGAACTTCTGGCCAAGCATCCTGAGTTCCTGGACTATGCGCGCTGGACCTATACGTCGCGCAGTTCGCACAAGCAACCAATCTACGGGCGCTTCGACGCGGCATTCGATCCTGCGACCAACGAAGTCACTGGCATCTACGAATTCAACGGCGACACTCCGACCATGCTGTTTGAGTCGGTGAACCTCCAGACGCTGCTGTGTAAGCAAGTGACCGGCGACGAAGAATGCCAGCTCAACAGCCTGTGGCCGCTGATGGACGAACTGTTCGGGCATCTTGGGCAAATCCCAGGGCACTCCGCAGTCGTCTTCCATCAAGACTCGTTCGAGGACATGGCGACGTGCGAAACCATCGCGCAGATCATGAGCCAGATCAACCCGAACGTGTTCTTCGTGGACATTAACGAGCTGGACTTCGATCACTCGGAACCGTCCAAGCCATTCGTCTTCGGCGACTATCGCCTGGACGCTGTATTCATCCTGCACCCGTGGGAAGAAATGGTCGAAGCTGCGCCGAGCGTATTCTCCAATTGGGGCAAGTGGTGCCAGAACGTCACCTTCTTCGAGCCTGCATGGCGCTGGTTCGCATCGAACAAAGGCATCTGGGCGTACATCACCGAGGTCATGAAGTTTGGCGGCCTGTCGCAGTACGCAGACCTGCCACTGCTCAAGACCTACATGGAGCCGTCGCCGTTCATCAACACGAACGCGCCGTATGTCTCGAAGCCCAATATGGGTCGCATGTCGGCTAACGTCACGATCCACACGCAAACCGGTGAAGCGTACACGTCGGAAGGTCCGTACGACGGCACTACCCGTGTCTACCAAGAGTTCTGCCCAGCGCATCAACTCAATGGACGCAACGACTTCATCATCGGTATGTTTGTCGTGCCTGACGAAGGCGGCGCCACTTGCACCGCAGCAACGCTGTGCATACGCGAGTTCAACGGCAAGGTGGTTGGCTGGCACAACGAACGCTGGATTCCCCACTATCTGGAGTAAGCGATGACCCGTATCTCATTGGCAAGCCTGCAACTCACTGGGCTCAACAAGCGCGAGTCTACCGATCTGGTGGCGGTGTTCAACCACGCGGACAACGACGTGTTCCAGACGTATGCCGCCTACAACTTCGTCAACACCGTAGACATTCGCGTGGCGATGAAGATGCGCTTCGATGCGTACATGACCAACAAGGCTGCGGAGCTCTGGAAGTCCGTAGAGGTCATCTGCGACGAACGCAACAACACGCCTGACAAGGTGGAAGAGAATCGGCTGGCAATCGACGTGCTTATCACGTGGCGCAATGGGCAGCACGCGCAACTGCACTACACCTACCACAAGTCGGAGTATGAGGACTTCGTGAAGAACTTCTCCACGAACATGCTCAACGACCTGGATGCGATTCACGCACGGGAGGGTGAATGAGTAACCTTCCCGCAGTTCGATCTGCCGTAGCCGAGCGTGCCAAGCCTCTTGCTGACCTGATCAAGGAGCTGCAGGAAGCGTCGAACGATCCGAAGCTGGAGGGTGAAATTCTCACCCACCTCGACTTCTTCATTCTCAACGTGCGTGCAGGTTGGCAGGGTCGACTCGGGATCACGGACGTCGTTAAACAAAACGACACCCTGTACTTCGGCAACGGTAAGCAGTACATTCCGCCACCAAAACGCGATCTAGACATTGCAATGGATAGTGGGTACTCGGAGCAACTGGCTCTCGACATACGCGGCTTCTTTGAAGGTGCGATGCGTGCGATGGACCAGTGGCCGTTCCGTGGCTGGTGGCCAAACACCATCAACTTCAACCATCACTCGCTTGATGGTTACGGTTGCGAAACCACTTGGACGTTCCCGCTCTTGGATTGCTCGCCCGCGTTTGATCGCCAGATGGGTCTGCTGTCGCTGATGATTAACGTCAGCCAAGATATGCAGGACCGCGTGGACGCACTGCTCGCACGCACGAAGGGCATGGAGCTCAGCGGGTTCGAGGCGAAGCTCCGTGAGGTGTGTCAGCACTTGAGCGAATTCTACTGGCACGTGCTCACCAACCCGTTCAGTCCGTGGCGCAACGATCCATTCGCGCAGCCGTATCGTTCGAGCACACAGCAAGAGAATGGCTTGCCACTACATCCAAGGGAGTTGGGCTATGAGGGGTAAAGTGACGGAAGTGAAGTATCCGTGCGTTATCAGCAACGGCATCCAGTGCAAGTGTGGCGGCTTGCTCTGGTCAGTCAACCGACTTGAGGACGAGTACGATCACGGCTGCGCAGAACTCGATGGGCCGTGTCCGAAGTGTAAAACAGAATACAAGAAGCCGCACTCTGTTATCCTTGCTGGCGGCGAGTGGCGTGACGACAAGCAAAAGGTTGAGTACCCAGAGCCGTCACCGCCTGCCGATCTTCGCAATGGTGTCCAAGTCAAAATGGCCCCACTGGAGGCATAATGCTTATCAACAACAACACGGGCGTCGCACTGACTTCCCGAGACCTGCAAGACTTCCACCCAGCCGAATTGCGCTATGTGTACGTGCTGGACGGTAGCAACTCTACGCGCAACAAGCTGGTGGAGCTGCGCAATCTGCCGTTCGACCTGCCTGAGATTCAGCGTCGCCAAATCCCGCACCCGCTGGATGCCCGCTACGGTGAAGTACCAGCAGACATTCTCGCGTTCGCTGCGACGGTTGAAGTGCCTGAGTTGGTTGACTTGAGCTGGATCGTGCTCGACACGGACAGCAATCGCGTCATCAAGGCGCCGGAGTTCAGTGCCGACTATGACACAGTGGTTGTCCAGCTGTACAACTTCGGCGTCGAGCGTCTGCCGATGACCGTAACCAACCTGATGAAGTTTATCGGCAACATCCGCAAGCGCTATCACAGTGCGCGGGAAGAGCTGATGAACACCTACGGGTTGGAAGTTGATCCGCTGACTACCAAGTTCAAGCAGGACAATGTTATCGCCATGTCGCTGGTGATCGAAGAAGACCTGCAGAAGCTCACGTGGGTCGAGAATCACCTCAAGCGTCTCAACAACAAGAACCCGAAGATCGCTTCGGCTGACGCGGTAGAGCGGGTACGGAAAGCCTACAAATGAGCAAAGCCAACTCACGGTTCAAAGACCGAATAGTCCTGTTTGCTGTGAGCCACACGTTCAAGCGGGTGTACATTCTGCGCAACGTCCCACGAAAGATTGCCCGACGTATGACGGACAATGCAGGCAACTCGGGGAAGATTTTGCTATGCCTGTACAACCAATGGTTGGATGCTGAGGAGCGCCGTGACGTTCAGTGCGTGCGCTTTGCCAATCTGCTGTCGAAAGACTTCTACCGCGCAATGTATCGCTACGTTGACCACGGCATTGAGCTAGAGTCGACCGACGAAGGCTTGGATAACTACCAAGTCGTTGGCGATTCGCGCGGTGTGTTGCAATACAAACGTGCGACCGGATGCTTCCTAGATTACATCAACGGTTGGAAGAACGGTCACGTCGAAAGGATTTGAGGCATGAATTTTAAGCGAACCGTCTACATTCTCGGAGCGATGCACTACGGCTTGGATACGCCGCAGCAAATTGCAGATCACTCCGGGCTGGAGCTTGTAGCAATCGACAGGTCCATTCGAGACCATGCGAAGAAGTTTGGCATTACCTTCGAAAAAGATTCCGGTACCAAGCTGCGCGCGACGTACCGTTACAGCGTGACCGACTGGGGTGCACTGAATCCTGACTGGGTACGCGACAACATGGACCGCATCGCGGTTGAACTTGACCTGCCGAATATGGGTGAACGGAAATGGAAATTCAATTAAGCGCCAACACGTGGATCGACAATGACGTACTCAACCTGAGCGATCATCAAGTGGTAGAGCTCCAGCGTATCGCGAGCCTGCCTGGGTTCAGTGGCTTGCTGGAACCCAACCTGAATCAGCGTCGTTCGCGTGGTCCTGTTGTCGTCACGTACCTCAACGGCAGCCGTCGTGTGCAGATGCTACTCGGCGTGTACCGCACAATGCCGTGGCCACAAGATCAGCAGTTCACGCAACTGCACCAACGTGACGTGGCGATCAGCGCGCAGAAGCTGGTTATCCTGAAGGCGCTCAAGTCTCCTTTCAATCAGGAGCTGGGCAACTCGCTGGAAGAAAGTACGGCGCGTGTACAGCGTGCGCTCCAGCAGGTCAACGCTATGGAGACGATCAGCCCACTGAACGCACTGGAGGTGGCTGCGGTGTTTATTCATCATGCCAACTTGAAGCTGGCGTTTAAGGTGGTCGAGGACATTGACGAACAAACAGGGGCGCGCCGACATGGATAAGATTGCTGGCGATACCGAGTTTGAACAGCACGCCCGTGACGTTCGCCAAGTTGAGTTCCTTGCGTACCAAGCAGCGCTGCTCTCCTACGAGGGTAACCTGCGCGAGACGCCTGCCGACACGTATCACCCGCTGCCGCCGCTTCCTCCCAAAGGCTTGCAGGATGCGCTGTTCACCATCAAGCAGTCTCAGGAGTACATCAGCAAGCAGTGGCGTGGTGGAAATGAAATCAACGGCGTTCCCACTCGACGTGATCTGTACCTTGAACTCTGGACGATGCTCGAACGTCACAAAGAACTGTTGGCGCGGGTTTGTGGTGTGAAGATGCCGCGCGTAGATGACGTGCATGGCTTCCTGCACACGCAGCGCAACCTAGACAGCAGCGAGTTGATCGCAGAACGTCTGGCCGAGTTTGGCAATCACCACTACCTGCACAAAGGTGACCTGTATGGTGATCTGCGCAGAGCCATCGAGGCAATCGACCCAGCCGCTCGCGTCACCATTCACGGCAAGACGCGAACCATGTGGGTGCAGACTGAGTACATCCTGCTAGCGATCGGGTACATCGGCGGTGGTTATGTGCTGGCTGCGGGCGCTGACATGGAGCTACCAGAGGGTGTGCAGCGCTTGAGCTACAAGACCTTGATCACGGAGTTTGCTGTCCGTGCTGAGGAGTGGAAGAACCGTGACGAAGATACGCCGCTGGATCGACTCCTGCGACGTGAATGACCAAAGGGCGTGTGAGGCTTCGGCTTCCGCGCCCTTTTTCGTTTGGCACTAATTTATACCCATAATTCCATCAACCGGAGCTTTGGGTAATGATCGCAGAAGCGCTGACACAAGAAGACCGCAACATTCTGAGCAAGATGCTGGAAGACATTAAAGCCATCAGCGTGGTCAAGGAGCCAGGGAAGTATTTCGCATTCCTGAAGACAGCCATCAAGGTAGCACAGCGTCGTGGTGCCAGTAGCTACGCGGATCGTTTCACCGACATGCTGCTGGGTGCGCAGCTCCAGTATCGGGCATACGAAAAGCGCCGTGACCAATATAACCAGATGAACAAATCAAAGGTGGCATGATGGAGAAGACGACCTACACGTCGATCACTAAGGATGACCTGAACATCCTGGAAGCCCAGATGGTCGAACTGTTTGGCTGCACTAAGCTCTGGCGTGGTGATGACGGCAAGCTGTTTGCAGAGGGTGGCGGGGACACGTGGTCGGGTGGGGAGTCGGACTTCAACTACGGGCTGCGCATTGCGAACAACCTGGGCTTTCGCCAGTATCAAGGGTCGAAGAACAACTGGGAGGCGCGAGTGGGCTTCGTACAGAAGTTTACCACTGGTACGGTGTGGGCTGATTTCAAAGAGACAAAGGGTTGCAAGGAAATGGGATACCACACGTATCTGCGGATTTTCAGCAACTAAAGGAAAAGGGAGCCTAGGCTCCCTTTTTCAGGTCTACGGATTAGCGCAGACGTTGGATGCGGTCTTGGTAGACCTTGATCTTGTGCCGAAGTTCCATGTTCTCGCGGGCATATTCCCACGCATGTTTCTCGCCAGCTTTCGACGCACGGGCCTTACCCTTCTCGCCAGTCTGGTCAGCAATGATCTTCTTGTTGTGCGCGATCTTCTTCTCCAGCTGCGCAACCATCGACTCTAGCTTGTGGATACGATCATCCGCAGCCTTGTCTCGGGTCTTCTTGTCAGTAGCTTTGCGCTTCTGTTTGGCGTAGATGGAGTTTGGATGGTCCTTGACGTACTTGTCCTGCTTGCTCTTGGTGAGCTTCGCAAACCAGTTGCCAATGTTGAGCGCCTCAGCGCGATTACGGGCCCGTCTCTTTGGACGAGTCTTGGAGCGGCGCATCGTGGCAGCCATGTTAACCTCGCTTGATCTTCGCTAACCTCTCAGGGAGTAGTTGTTTCACCCTGATCTTTTCTTCGTCGCTGTAGCCATTCCAGTCGCGCACTTCCGCGAGAGTTCGGCCACACCCTCTGCAATCCTCGTCACTCACACAATGGCTGCAACGGCCAACGCACGGACTTCCTGTGGGTGTATCACGATTTCCCATGATGCTCATGTTGCAACGATTCCCCATGCCATGATCAGGACTCTGATCGAAGCAGCAAGGCGAATGGACGTCCACGAACCTCCGAGCGCAATGGTACCAGTAGCGCCTCGCAGCGCATACCCTGAGCCACTGTTCATATTGAAACTGGAGTTCATGGTCGCCCATATCCTGTCGTAGACGTTTGCTTGTGCCGCAGCAACTGCGGTCACGCTGACGTGCATCGGTGCAGACGCAAACTTGGCAGCAGACCAGTCAACGGTGAAGTTGCCGTTGGTATCTGTCACCGCCTCGCCCATCCAGACTCGCAGCGAGCCTGATTTCAATGCACCGTCCTTCGTGTACACGGAGATACCAGGTAGAATCTCCTTGTTCGTAGGTACGATCACCTTGCCGTTGATCTTCATGCGTCACTCCTTGATCGGTTGTCCCTCGGCGAGTGTGTTGCTGATGAAGCGGCCGATGACCCGACTCACTACACCGACGACGTTATCCAGTGTGGTGTGTTTGAAGTGCTGCGCTTCGTGATTGCCGTGCATGTAGTCCCAATGGACAGTCACTTTCTCGGCAGTAGGGTGTTGGCCCCAGTCCTCGATGCGCAGACGCAAGGTGCGGTCATCACCCTGCTTGACGATCACGTTGACGGTGTTGTCGTCTGCGACGTCCACTTCACCAGCGTTGTCCACGATCACGGGCAGCGCACGCACGAACTGGGCGATGTTGTCCATGTTGCTGTTGGCTGCAAGGCCGAGCATACGCTCTTCCTTGAGAGCTTTCAGCATTGGACGAATCAACTTCGGTACGGTCTTCATGGCATCTTTGTACGAGAACCACTTGCGCTTGCGCAGATGCTTCTCAGGCCAGTCTTCTGTATCGCGAGTGTACAGCATACCGTACATCGTGACCTTCTGGTCCTTGCCCTGCTTCTTGTACTCGTACTTGCCAAGCGTGCTCAGGATGCGACCTGTAACACCCGCCTCTTCGTAGGTCTCCTTGAGCGCCGATTGCTGTGGCGTCAAGTCAGGCTCTACGCCACCCTTGGGGAATACCCAGTTCTTACCGTCGCTCGACTTGACCAGCAAGATTTCGTAGTCGAACTTGCGGTTGTAGCGGAAGACGACGCAACCACTCTGTTTACGCACAGCCATTTTCAGGCTCCTTCCAGGCTACTCGCGGAGCTTCACGCGACTCGCGGCGCTCTCGCAACTTGGTGAACAGATCCTCGAACATGCGGCGCACAGCAGCGAACGGGTCATTGTCACTGGCTTCGGCAGTCAGTGGCTCTGGCGCTCCTGCATTAGGCTCAGCGACAGGCGCTTCGACTGGGCACAGTTGTTCTTTCGGGTCGTGCCAGACACCTTCAGGATCGAGAATCCAGTTGTCTGGAATCACGATGCCACGATCGAGGTCTTCCAGTCGGCGATTGGCAACGCGAATCTGGTCGAGCGCCTTGTTGCGGCAGATACGCAGGGTGCGTTCCCACTCAGCGACGATATCCTCGTAGGTACTGACGAAAGTGCTGTCAATGTCCTTGACGGTGATGGCGTCGTAGAAGTATTTGCCAGTGATGTTCCCGTCGGTGTCCGACTCGGCGCACTGCAAGGCTAGATCGTAGGTGACCTTGGAGCCGCTGAACTGCACCTTGTCGATGCGACCCTTGAGCGCCATTGCGTCTGCTACTTCAGGACGCAGGTTCCACATATCGGGATAGAAGTAGACGATGGTGCCAATCGCGTAACGGCTCGGCAGTGCCGAAGCAATGGAGATAATCATGGGATCACCCTTGAGCAGGTACCAGGAAGTCTTCACGGCCGTCGCCGTAAGTCACGTAGAAGCCTTTGCGATTCAGCGGATGCTTGGAGATATACTCGGCATCCACGTCAACGAAGATTTCTTCGTCGTAGGCGCAGAAGATGCGATGACCTTCGATCTTGCCTACTGGGAAGATTTCCAGAATCTCGTCCTCGTGAGGCTCGGCTGCCTCGGTCTGGTCGAGGTAGGCGTTGGAAACAGTGACGCTGATCAGGTCAACCTGCTCGCCTTCTTGAACAGATTCCACATCGAGGTGTACTTCGATACCTTGGCGGGTAACGATCACGCTCTCACCACTTGGAGCGAGTGCAGCGTCCATGAACAGGTCGCGGACCTGCTGCATGTCTTCGATGGTTGGTTGCCAGTCTTCGTTACCTTCGACTGTTACGTGAAACACATCGCGTTTTTGCTGAGTCATGGTAATTCCTTGATTGAAGTTATGCAGCTTGAATGTCTGCTGTCTTTGTATTCGGGAACGCTCGACCAGTACCCCAAATCAAGCGGCAAGCGCCATTTTGTGCAGCAGTTCCAGGCCCAGAGGAGCCGGCGCCATAGTAAGGGCCTGGGGACGAACCTGGGACACCGTGATCAGACCTATTAAGCGGTACTCCATTTTCAGCCTTACCTTGCAATCCAACACCGCCACCTATGTAACTACTACCTCCGGACCCTGGCATTGACACACCAGTACCGCCACCGCTATCGACGTCTGGAGCACCACCTATATTCCATGAGTAATAACCAGAAGTACCGGAACCGCCGTTACCTCCTTTACCGCCGTTACCTGTGTAGCCTGCTGCTCCGCCGCCTCCGCCACTTGACGCATCATTCGGACCAGACCAAGAACCACCAAATCCACCATTACCACCGTTGCCACCACCTTTGTTTGTCAACGACACATGATGGGTGTAAGTACCTCCAAGGCCTCCAGGCCCACTGCCATTTGAAAACGACCCTGCGCGTCCATGGCGACCAGATGTTGCAGCCATAAGCACGACACCTTTGCGGGATACGCTAGTCACCACGGTGCTAACAGCATTGTATATGGCCGTAACTTGCGAGGCTTGACCGACCACGATATCAAGAACTTCGCCGGGTGTTACTGGAATTTCGTTGGCCCAGCATAAGGCACCACCGCCACCGCCACCACCCATGCGGCGACCATTTTCTCCGCTGCCTGCTCTACCGCCAGGGCCTACGCACACGGCACTAAGCATAGTGACCCCGTCGGGTACAACGAACTGTCGAGATTCGAGAATCGTGATCTGGCCAATTGGTTGTCTTGGGACCAAGCTGGGGGATTGTCTAGGAATTAGAGTCAGCATTGTACTTCCTGTGGGTGCCTTTAACACCCGTGCGTCGCATCTGCGAGGTGATCGCCGTAAGGAAGGCACCGTTCCAGACAGCTTTAGATCATGTTGCGTCAGTTTTCGATTACACGTTTGGTACTAGGCAGCTTCTGTAATGTCCGCTGTTCTGGTTTTAGGGAAGGCGCGACCTTTACCCCAGATGAATCGCACAGCGCCACCTTGAGCTTCCGCACCTCCAAAGAATGGACCCGGTGGGGAACCGTTAGCTTGCGCAGAGTATCCGGTGAAGCTGCCTTGACCGTTTGTTCCTTGGCCTTGCAAACCTACGCCTCCGCTGGCACTACCCTTGTTGGAGCCGCCGCCTCCACCTGCACCGACACCACCGCCGACCGAGCCATTAGCAAAGCCACCGTCACCCGCATATCCACCAGCGCCACCAGCTGAGGGTGGAGCGCTACCTGACGTCATACCGTTAGAGCCCGCGGCACCCTTACCACCACCCCACGTACCTGCAGGCAAAGTAGATGTGAACGTACCGCCAGCACCACCCGTTCGCTGGGGAGTGCCGCCATTGGCTGAGTTCCCATTGCCGCCATTCTTACCTGCACCAGCGCGCAGTATGACGGTGCCGTTGACTGCGATGGTCGTATCTGTCTGACTTCCAAGGGTACCAATCTTTACTTCGATGGTATCACCAGGGTTAACAGGTAAGGAGTTTGCCCAACATAGTGCACCGCCTCCACCAGCACCTGCGAAGTAGGTTACGCTGGGAAAACCAAAGACATAGTTGGCACCACGAGTACCACCTGATCCCACCGCTACGACGCAAAGATTCTCAGCTCCGTCTGGAACAGTGAAGGTTTGCGAAGAGGTCAGCGTCTGCTGTCCAACAACCGTCGATGGCATGCTTGACTTGACTGGGATTAGCGTGAGCATCCGTTCCTCACTTTTCGATTACACGTTTACGGTTGGAGAGCGTGCAGGAAACGCTGATCCAATGTTCCTTGTGCTGCAGGACGTCGAAGTCCTTGAGCGATTTGATGAACGCGAAGATGGCGTCGTTATCACCACGCAGGCATACAGCTTGCGCGGTGTAGTGCTGCTTCATCGCCAGATACTCTTGCCACTGCTGTTCGCGGATGGGCTTCTTGTTCTCGATACACCACATGGCGAACGCTTTGCGGCTGTACTCGCGCTCCAGGTTCTCGCAGCGATACCACGACGTGATGTACTGCGGCCCAAGCTCAGCCCACAAAGGCTCAAGCACTTTCTCGGCAAGCAAGGCCGCGTTGTCTGCGTAGTCCTGATTGGGTACGATGTTGTCGATGCCAAGGCGGAATGCCGTTTCGTCGAACTGGACGTCGTACATGGTGAAGCTCTTGCTGATCTGAATACGGTTGTCCATTACATCACCAGGAAAATGCCCATGAATATGATGACTGCCTTGTGGATCAGCAGCTCGGTTGTGAGTTCGCGGTACTGCTGGCGTCGCTGGTTCTCGGTGTCAGCGTAGCGCTCTGCGTAGTAGTTACCACGTTCCTCTTCCAGCTTGAGATTCTCCAGCATCAGGTTGCGCTGGGTCACCAAGCCGTTGTGCGCTGTGAGCAGTAACTGCAACGCTTCGGTGTTCTGCTTGGCTGCTTGCCGATAGGCATTCAGTTGGTTCATCCCAGCAGTGTCCAGAGTGGCGAAGCGCTCCTCGCCAATCGTCTGAATCTTGATCTGGGGCACCGCAGGTAGATCGACAGCTTTGGCGTTGAGACTGTCCACTGGAGCCAACGCGCTGTAGCGATCACTCTTGTCTGGCTGCACTTGGGTCATGCTGCACCCAGTGAGTACGCTCAAGGCGAGCACTGCCAATACCATTTTCATGTTCGTTACCTGTGCGAAAACCCGCAGCACGGTCAGCACTGCGGGTCCTGGTTATGCGCTTTTGGGCGCGTCGGGTAGTTGCTGGACGATTTCCTGCATCTTCGCCTCTTGCACTTGGATCGCAGCCTCTTGGCGAGCGATCACGTCAGCGGCAGCACCGGTCACAGGTACCTTGTTGAGCAAGTTGTCGCACGCAAAGCCAATGGCCATGTACGTCAGCTTGGACGACTCAGGGTCTGTGATGATGGTGAACGCAAACGCTGCAATCGTACCGATGATGGCAGTCTGCGAGCGCACTGGGTTTGTGGTCCAGTAAGCCAGCAGCCCGATATCGAGTTCACGACAGCGCTTTGCCCAGTTAATGAGAACGCCAATGACAACGCACAGGAAGTACGTCAGTGCCACGGCGGGTTCGACACCAAGTAGCCCTTTGACTGCCTCGGTTATCATGTTGTACGCTCCTACTTATCCTCGTTCCAGTTGCGCACAGCATCGTCCAAACTCTTGTCGGGAGTGACGGGCTTTGGAGCCAGGGTCTGTTCGATCTGCGTGTGTTGGTCCTTTATCACGACCTGCTGTTGCTCCAGGTCTTTGACGTTTTCATCCGCCTTGGTCATATCTGGTGGAGGTGGAGCAGTCACAGTTGAGCTACTACCACCCTTGGGAAAGGCGCGCACAACAACCGCTACTGCCACCCCGAGCAGCAAAGCTCCCAACCACTTGAGCCACTTCACGGAAGAAGTCAACGCACCTTTAACGTCCATAGCTATTCACCTTCTCGATAGTGCTGGTGAGACGCACGCTTGAGCACCCGATGGAGCCGGCGAGCCAGATCACCTTGGATTGCCCGAGATTGATCTTCAAACTCAGGTTCACGATCAGCTTCCTTCTTGCGCTTACCCTTGGGCAGTTGCTTCTGGAGCCGGGCTTTTACTGGTGGTAGAATATCGAAACTCACGTTCATGGCATACGTCCGAAAGGATAGTCCATAGCCAAGCATCTGACTATGGACTAAATTATTCAGCCTAGTTTGGACCGACCCTTTTGGGCAATGCGGAAATTGCGGAGTGAAATGTCGCTACTCCACACGACCTGACCACTACTCCCACCAAGACGACGGTTGAAGTACATGACAGAAGGGGTGTCCAGCTGAATGTCGATCGGGAACGCGAACTCGCCGATCATCACACCGTCAACCCAGCATTGCATCATACCGTTGTCACGGGTAATCTGCATTTTGTACCACTTGTTCATCTGCACTGGGAAGTCGTACAGGCGATAGAAAGTCGCGTTGCCTCCGTGGTCGGTTGACAAATAGAAGTAACCGTTCGTGGTGTTGTACTGCACTTCCCAGTTTACCAACTTGCCAGGAGCAGCCCAAGTACCCCAATATACCAAGGTAATCATGGACGTGCCCGCTTGAGACGCAGCCGTAGCGCAGTTGAATTCAATATCAACCGTGAAATCTGTGGTGCCGAACACCATAGAACTTGACGGTTGAATTGACAAATACGAACCTGCAGGTAAGCGGACGAAGCCGTCGTTGTAGACAGGAGAGCCGTACGCCGACACGAAGGTCTCCAACTTACCATTTGTTACCAGAGGAATCACGTCAGGAGTGATGAACTCCAAGACAGGACGCCAAAGTTGGCTGGCTACAGCGCCAGTGTTCGACGAGATACCAGCGATAGCGTTGTTGGTACCACGACATACACGCGATGTGGTTGTTGTTGACAGGTACTCTTGGCACCATGACCCAGGCACATCCAAACCCAGCTCTTCATTGGTGAAGGCAGCCCAACGAGTAGCTGCTGAGGCGCTCACACTCACGCGATTCATCAGCAACGTCCACTCAGATACAGACGCACCCGCAGCACCGTTGCCAGTGTAAGGGTTCTGACTTGCACCTGTGGGGAGGCGAACGCGGAAGTGCCCACCAGCAGTCGTGATGCGAGTAGTCTGCTGCACAGGGCTGGATGAAGGCAGCGGCTGTACGCCAGTACCCGTCTCCAGACCATAGACAGCACCTGCTTGGTAGAGCGCCTGCCACGAGATACCGGTGCGCAATGGCTTCTTCGGAATAAACAGGATCTTTCCGTCGAGAGCAAACTTCAACCATGTAGTGTCAGCATTGACGGGCGTACCTTCGGTGAGTCCGAGATACGTCGCAAGATCAACACCTTGCATGACCTCACTCATTGGCACTTCACCAAAGTAACCCTGGTTGAAGTTACCGGCGATTGGCTTCTGTGGACCTGGGCCGTTGTATGGCGTGCGCACGCGCGGCAGTGCTACACGCGGACGCCCGATGTTACCGTTGTAAAGCGCTTTCGCTGCGATGCGAATGTTGGTGACGTGCAGGGCGTCCGAGTTTGCCGGAAAGCTGTCCCAGTTGTCGCGCAGGCCCCGAACTGTCGAGTTGTTGATTATGGGCAGAGGAGCGTTCATCTGCCCAACAAGGTCACCGTCGAAGTACATGGAGACGATGTTACCGACCTTCTCTACTACGACATGGACGTCCGCACCGTACTTCGGAAGAAGCCTGTTTGCGTTGAACGCATACGTCGAAGTGCCAGAGTAAACATAGGCAAACTGGAGCTGCAACGCACCAGTGAAGAACAAGCACCACGAGTTACCGGCTTGCCCACCGTACGCCCACTGTGTGATAACGCCACACTGCCCGTTACCCATAGCTTGAGTGATGCGGAACTTGCACTCAATGGTAAAATCACCTGCACCAAAGTACGCCAATGGGGCCTCGAAGCGAGACGACGAAGGCTGCTGCGTGATGATGCGATTCCACTGCATCGCAGCGGTACCGGAGAGCGTGAAAGGCTCGCGGGTGATTTCGTTGATAAACTCGTTACGACGGAAGCTGGCCTGAAAAACAATGCCGCGCTGCTCTTCCTCAGTGTAAGTCTCATACACCAGAGCAGGCAGTTCTGTAGGTGGAGTGAATGGTCCGTTGTACGCGGACTTGCCACGCATCATACGGATGTTCCAGCGCTTACCGATGGCCCCGCGGCGAATGCTCATCATTTCGGTCGACAAGAAGCCTGCGGTACTGTGCGGACCTTGATACTTGATCTGACCGTTGACGTAGATAGTCAGCACACCGTTGACACGGCATGCAGCAATGTGCGCCTTGGGTTGCAGTAGCTCTGGAATGTTGGTGATGGTAGCGTCACCTGCACCACCACGATTACCTGTGGACGTCAGCAGGAAGTTGATGGCTTGTGCAGGCAGAACCGCGAAGTACATGGAGATATTGCCTTCACCGCCAGCACCGAGCATGTCCAAAGACAAGATGGTACCACCATACTGGCTGACCGAGGTGAACGCTACCCAGCTTTCGATGCTGAAATCTTCGTTCGCCTTGATGTACGGTGGAGGCATACCGTTGAGGGCAGCATCTGTGGTGTTGGTCATCAACAAGGTGCTGTCGCTGGTATCAATCGACGCACCACTGCCCAGGGTTAGCAGCGTCTCACTACCTTCATCCAGAGGCAATCCTTCCTTGAACGTAAGTTGTGACCAGACGTACTGATTGTTCGGAGGTGGCCCACCCGTGTTCCTTTCGATCGGCCAAAGAGAGTAGCGAGGTATGAGAGACAGCATAGGTGGGTTCTCTTAGAGTCGAATAATGGTATCCGGTCAGATGACGTGGGGCTCGTCCTTGAGCCGTGGATTGTCCTTACACGAAGTCGAAGGACACCATGCGCCCTTCTTGCAGCGTACCCCAGAACGAAGCAGCTCCGCTCCAGTACACGGACGTGCCTGTACCCATTGAAGCCAGCGGGGTTGTGAAACCGCTGTATGGCTGACCACTTAGGTTACCGAACCGCGTACCGTTTATCTCCAGCGTCTCCGTCCACAGAGGGATATCCGGAGTTGGTGTGATGTTCGTCACCTCCCAGCCAATAATCATGTAGTTATTGCGGTCAATGAACAGGCCTTTGATGCGGCGCACGACTCCGCCAACCTGCCAGAGCTTCTGCGAGCAACTGCCCAACGAAATCCAGCCGACTTGAGACGTGTAGTCGCTGTTCTCCATGTAACCGTAGAGCGTACCGACACCACCTTGATGGAACCCGAGAGTGATGTGAGGCTTGGGCTTACGCACTCGTGGATACTGCGGGAACTTAGGCACGTTGCCTTTGTACTGCGACACCTTAGAGCAACGCAGATCACGCAAGACTCCAGCGTAGGAGCTAATGTCACCGCGCTGAATTGCTATAGGCGATTGTCCAAAGTTGCCAGCGTAGGTTGCAGTAGCACTCGGCACACCATCGACATACAGCGTGATGGTAGACCCGACGCGTTCAACAACCACGTAGTATTCCACACCAGCGACAGCCGTGATCGTTGACTCCAGCACGACCAGATCAGTCAGCGCAGCACCAGTCTTCGACAACACAGCGCCAATGTGACCGTTCATGATGCGGAAGTGCCACGAGTTGTCACTGCGCGAGTTCAGGAACTGACCGATGACGGAGCATGGATTGGCTGCAATGGTGTTGAACAACATGCGGCATTCAATCGTGAAGTCGGCTGCCATGAATGGCGGCGTAGTCTTCGAGAACTGGAATCCACCGCCGTTTGGAATCTGCAACTGGTTGTTGATTATCACTGCACTTCCCGAGACAGCAACATACGCCGAGGAGATTTGCTCGATCGGGTTGCTGCCGTTGAACTGCGCAACGACGTTTGCCTGATCGCTCTCGGAGTAGCGACGATCTGGGAACGCTGGGAAGCCGTTGAGCAGCACAGGCTTCCCGTTGTACATTGCCTTGTCAGCAATGCGAATGTCCCACATCTGTCCGGTACCAGCCCAGAAGTTACCTGCGGCCGACGAGTTGGAGATTGTACGAGGCATACTACCGCGAATCGGGTACGGGATATTGGCAGACGTGGAGTCTAGCAGCACGCCTGTGTACGCATCCAGCAGGTAGATCGTAATGACACCACTAACACGCTCAACGATGATCTTGTAAGACAGACCATTGGTTAGCGCCAGCTTCGAGATAACGTAGGTTGCGCTGGAGCCAGCCGCGTTCTGCGCGATGCCAAAGTATACCTTGCGGTCATTACCGATGCTGAATGCCCAACGGTTACGTTCGTCCGTTGCTGTACCGTAGTACCACTCAGCAATCAGGATGCCTCCGTTTGCATTTGTTGCCGTAACGAGCAGCGACGCTTCTAGCGTGAAGTCTCCAGCACCCCATGGGTCAATCTGCATCTGATAGCAGTTAGCAGTCGCCGACTGTGTGCCACCGAAGTAGATACGACCACGGCGCACGTAGCAGTTGGCGTAACCCAAGAAGGTCAGCGCACGTCCAGATGCAACGTTGTGATTGGAGTCTCGACGCATATCGAACTGGCAGCGGATAGCAGCCGCATCTTCATCCGAGTAGACAGTGCGAACGTGCTCCATAGGTGCCAAATCAGGCGTGAAGCTCTCGGTGTGTCGGCAGATGCCGCGGTCGATGTAGAAGTTGCGACGCCAGCCGTTGAAGCCGTTGCTGGAGCCAGTCATACCCAGGCTCAAGCCTTTGACTGCTGCCTGCTGCGCCTGACTTGCACCAGTGTCAATCGCGTTGATGGTCTGCTTGACACCGTTGTAGAAGATGTACAGAACACCGTTCTTGCGACCCAACTCAATGTGGAAGTCCACGTTGGCAGCCAGTGTCAGAACGCCTGATGGGATCACTGCAACTTGGGTCCCGTCTGCCTTATAGAACCGGAACAGGAAGTTCTGGAAATTGGTAGCCCAGTTGCAGTACCAAGTACCACGTCCACCTTGCGCATCACCCGAGAAGATGTGCAGGTCTTTACCCACGTTTGCCGCAAGCTGGGTCGCAGGCGTGAGCGTGATACCCACAGTGAAGTCTTCGGTGCCATCGAACAACACCATGTCGTCTTCGTACAGACCTTGGCCGTCGGACGTTGTACGCATACGCTGATTGGCAAGCGTAGGCATTGTGTTCCACGACGTCATGAATTTCTCGGTCACGTCGTCGATGTGCTCATTGTCCTTGAACGACACAAGACGCCAGCGGTACGCATCGCCGATGGTGTTGATAACGCGCTCGCGGGTACTCACGGTGTTGAACGCTGATCCTGCCGTGTACGCAAGACCCCACGTGGTCCAGTCCGTCGAGGTGAAGATTTTGGTACCGCCAACGATGAACGAGTTCTTGTCGTAGGAGCTAATGTCCGAGAGCTTTTGCCCAGCACCGCCAAACATGGTGGTCGTGTTCGGCAGCGTTTGCCAGTTGTCACCATCGACACCGAAGAAGATCGTTGGGCCGCTGCCGGTATTACCTACAGCATAGAACGCATTGCTGTTGGCGTTGTAGCTCATACCGCCATCAACCATGTCTTCGTTGCTGCCGCCGTTACGTGTCTTCGTCCAGACGCCGTCTTTCTTGCGGTTGATCGACGCACCTTGTTGCAGCGAAGCTAGGGTAGTTGCACTGCCTGCGATGGCCGACTGGACAATGTAGGTCGAACCCGAGACAGCGTTCTCGTTGACAGCCACGTAGCCCGTACCGTTCCAGTTGAACACGGTGTAACCCGCACCCGATGCGCCACCGTTCTGGTAAATCTTGCCGTCAGCATCCCAGCGACGCGCACGCCGCTTGAAGTAGTTGGTGTGCATAGAGGAAGCGTTGATGCGCGTCCACGTAGCGCCGTTGTCCGTAGTGTAGATACACATACGGTTATTGGTGATGACTAGAAAACGACCAGCGTCATATACAATCGACGCTTGTGCCATTGGCACGTTAGTTATGATATCCGTAGAGACCGTGAGCTTAGTCCACGTCACGCCGTCGTCAGTAGACTTCAGGATCGTGGAACTTGCGCCGACAATCATCCAGACGCCACCACCATATGCTGCCATGTGCAGTTCAGTAGTGACACCAGACGCGGGTTCCGTCCATGTAACGCCGTCGGTAGTACGAGCGATCAGGCCATTAGCACCGACTGCGATTGTAGTGAATCCTTTCTGGGTCTTCAAAGGTCTGGCGATTGGCCAGAGTGAAAACTTAGGGATGAGTGAGAGCATAAGCACCTACTTGCATGGATTGGTGCGTTGTTGGGATTGACCATTACGCAGTGTTGAAATTACACCACCTGCTTGAACTTAGGGAAAGACCCATGTGGTAATACGGCACCGCACACAACCAAGAATGTGATCTTCAAGTAGTGCAGACTCCAAATCCGCAGTTCAAACGTTCTCCGGTCTAGTTACAAGACAGGGCGCGAAGCGTGGTACAAATATCGGCAGTGTGATTACCTACTATGCTTGGATTAATTCTATGGTGTAGGTCTCACCGTCAACGAAGTCAGCGAGTGTGTTCCACCAACTGTATATGGTATTACCTAGACCGACCTGCGCAGTAATTGTTGAATTAAGGTCGAAATAGAACCATTTACCATTTGCCTTGATCCCTTTGTACTTAGCACGAATATCCGCGTGCGCTCCTGTGATTTCTATGGAGAATCCGTTATACCCGTTGTTACCTGAGGCCTGTATCCAATCACAGCAAATCCGAACACCTTCACCTGTCGTGTTTTGAATCGTACCCGCGTTACCTGCAAGCCCATAACTGCCGTTTGTGTTGTCCACATAACCAGTTGAGCCCAAGTTAGCGTCACTGCCGACTTGCCTGCCTGCAGTAATGGTGAAGGCTTTTGCGATTTTCTCCTCAACCTTCCAGATGTTGGTCTTGGTAGTTGAGTTGGCAGTAAACAGGCTATGCGTGACAAAGTGCTGCGATCCCCAGCGGTAACCCGCTTGGAAAATACCAGAGAGCTTGTCGATGGTCTTCCAGTTCTTTACCGAGAGGTCATCAAGTAGCGCCTTGATTTTGGCTACATAGGCTGTTACCTGCGCTTGTGTCGCGTTAGGATCGTCAGGTTGCGGCGCGAGTGAGGCGATCATCAGGGTGTTGTTTTTCACGAGGAACAGATACTTGTCAACGTGGGCGATGGATTGGACTCCATATGGTCGCATGTCCAACAGGCCTGCAGTCTGACCCTGAGTGGGGCCTACATACAGCAGCATCTGCTGGTTTGTGCTCTGGAACCCATAGAACACGTTATACCCGAAATACACGTAACGGGCATTTGAGGTCACACCCATACTTGGACCCAGCCCACCGTACTGAATAAACGTTGGGAAGTTCCAGCAGACGAACACGTTGCTGCCAGATGCTGACCAGGATGTGGAGCCGACTAAGGCATTCTTGCTCTTACCCCAGTAGTACGGGTCGACTGCGGGCGGTGAAGCGGTAGACTTGACCGTCGCCGTGCCTGACATATCTTTGGAGTTCGGCCGTGCCTCATAAGCGTTCTGGCTAGATCGGATGATCTGGTAGACCAACTCATTTTTGAAGGCGGTTAGTGAGCCGTGTCCGTACGTACTACCTGCCATCTTGGTAGTGAAGGTCTTACCGTCTGTGGCTAGCTGGGAGATACTCGCAACGGATCGGCTCGATACCAACTTGTCCCCGACAGCGTAGAGTGACGGATAGGGAACACCAGTGTTGAAGTTTGTGGATTCAAATTGGAAGTTCGGGTCAATTCGCTCCACTGGTTGGTTAGGCGTATAGAACACATTGGGATCGTGGTGAAGCTGATAGTTCATACCAAGATCGCTGATCCTAGCCTTTGTGTACGTGCCGAGAAGTGATACGTCTTGCCCAAGTCGATCTTTGGGCCAGAGAGCAAAGCGAGGTACTAGGCTAAGCATGTTTTTGTCCCTAAATGAAAAAGGGTCGGCAGCCGTGAGACTACCAACCCTGGTATTACGCTGCGGCTGTGACGTAGCAGCAGGCTGGCTCACTTACTTGTCCATAAGCATTGACCATTCGGTAGCTGAACGAGTCATTGCCCGTGAAGCCATTACTGACATACGACATACGCCGACCATCGTTGCTCACACGCGCTACACCATTCTGTGGTTGCCCCAAAATCTGAGGCCAGAACGGTATGGACGTGACGAACGAGTTACCTTCTGCCTGTACCATGTTGCTGGTGACGTTGATCGTGGTGTCTTCAAACGGAAGGATTTCCGAGTAGACGCGCACAATGTAGTCCCCAGGTTCCCGTACAACCAGCTTCCCATCCTCGAAGTAATACTCAGGGAAGAATCCCTCTTCGCGGTTGAGCGTGATCCCGTCAAGCGTGAACACGTCGAACATATTGCGGTTGATCGGTACCATGACCAGATAGTCGGTGAACGACGTGTCCTGATAGCTGACACTGCGCGCCTTTACAAGCCCGCGCAGATTTGCCGTGATGGGTTTGGCGTAGCGGAATTGACTTTGAGTAATCATCAGCCACCTCTCACATAGCCGAAACGTTTCTTGAACTCAGGCTGCGTGACAGGGCACGACGCGGCGACAGCTACTGGCAAGGTGACGAAAATCCACTTGCCGTCGATCTGACGATACTCCACTTCCAGCTCAAGTCCCAACGTGGCGACGTAAGCCTCAGCCTGTGCTTGTGTTGCAAACACACCGCGCGATTCGTCGGCCATGGTGTAGCTATTACGCTTCGGCGTCTCGAACGACGGTGCGGCTTTGGCCACTTCCTTGATCGAAGACACGTTGCGCACGTAAGCCATGGGTTGCTCAGAACGAGTGAGCGCTTGACGCCGCTCATACGCAGTGTTTACACCATAGGCAACACGAGGCGGACGCATAACGAAGCTCAGCGACACCTCGATGCGCTTGTTGTTCGGACGCAGACCCTCGATGAAAGGCATCGGAGAGAACGCCTGACCAAGCGTGTGATGACGCTGGTAGATCGCATCAACAAAACTCACTGGGTAGCGGTAGAACTTGTCCACACCCATAGTGAATTGCCACGCACGGCTCACTTGAGGCTGTTCCCAAACAGTATCCAGATACATCGGAGCGTTCAGGTGATCCAGCTTGATCTCCATGTCGCGGTACATCGGAGCCTTGGCGGCATAGCGATAGTACGCAAGCGGGCGATACCGTGGAGTGCTCAGCGGAGTCTGCTTGTACGTCAATGGTGAATACTGCGGCGCGTTCAGGTGATTAAGCCTGAAGTTGTCCTTCACGTCGATCTGTACCAGCTTGACTGTAGCCACATCGCGGCTGAACTCAGACGGTGTGTATACCGTCTTGCCGAGGTAGGAGCGGTTGGCGTCCCAGGCACTGAACAGGATCAGCTTGTCCCAATGCGTGCGCTGGGCTTCGGCTTCTGCCTGCACCTTAAGCACTGTCTGGGAAGGTAGGCGATCCGCGGTCTGGAGTTGCGACTTGGCAAATTGCGACTTGGTAAGTACCGGTGACGGCACAGCGTTGAGCTTGATGATGCGAGTCTTGTCGCACACTGGCGAGTACCCATCAGCGCTCAGCACTGTAGGTTGCGTGCTTACATCAGGCTCGTCGGCAGTCCAGCTCTGCACCGAGTTGCTATCGTACCAATCACCGACAAGCGGCTCATTACTCACACGCTCTGGCGGCTCGTACACAACGGTCAAACCACGAGGCACATCGACCACGTTCTCTTCCCAGACCAATGCGCCGTTAAGCTGCATCATCAGGATTGTCCACGTCGCCACAGGCTTGTCGTACACGGTGTTGATGGTGTACGCAATACGCTGCGCCAAGAGGCTTACTGGAGTGGCGTGAACCACAACAATGTCACCGTTCTTGATCGTGCCTGTCTTACCGAAGTCACCCCCGTTGACGCTGAACTCGATGATGGATTCATCGGTGTCAATGTCCACGCTGAACCCGTCAGTCATACCTTCGACAGCGAAGAGGTCCTCGTATTGCACGCGCGGCAGAGCATCGTTCACTTGGTCAAGCGTGCTCAACGTTGGGAACAGCTTCGGCTCGGTGCGCAACTGGAACGTGGTTGCCCGACGGCCCATGAACGTGACCGCTTGCGCATCGTAGTACGACGCCCGTGCCGGTACGCTGATCTTTACCACGTCGTCTTTCTTCAGGTAACCCGAAGTCCACGGAAGACCGTTGACCGTGACCGTCGCGTTCGTGGTGCCAAGCTTGACAAACTCTGGGCGAACCCAGTTGACTGTCCACGTGTACTCATACGCGGCGTTGTACGGCACGTTCTCCACGATGGTCTGCACAGGGCTGACGTTCGCTTCCGCAGAGGTGACGTCCGCAGCATCCGAATACAGGTCGGTGACAACAACCTCGCCCATGTAAGCAGCACCAGCCGACCGCACAGTGGTAGCGACGTCGGTCGCATTACCAAGTGTTTGGTCATACTTGATGATGCCAGTGGTGTCGAGGAAGGACACGTAGATTTCACTGCGGTAGACCACTACGTCCAGAGGAACCTTGGAGTAGTAGACCGTCTTCTCCAGTGCCTTGGAGTTGCGGTTGATAAGCAGCAAACAACGGTTCGTTGCGTCAACCGCATAGACGTATACATCGTTCAGGTCCATGTCGAAGTACAAACCTGGGCGAGCCAGAATCTGCGTCACGGTGAACGAACCTGCAACCCGCGCAACTGTGGTGATACCCGAAGCCATGCCCAGATAGAGCAGGCCAGAGTTGTCGCACACAATCGAGGTCAATCCAGTGAACGTGCCAGTCTGGGTATACAGCAGCGCGCCCGCGTTGCTCCAGACTTCGATACGGTCAGCGAAGCCGATGACAATGTTGCCTTCCATGTCGCCAGTGGCAGCCAGAGGCGTACCAGTCAGCGTGTAGGACGAGTCAACGGCGAACAGGTTGGTGAGTTTGTACAGCTTGCCAGCAGTGACCACCCAAGGCACGGCAGCAACGTTGTCAGCTTCGCTCCAGATAGGAGAAAAGGTGATCGCGACAGGTGTTTCCGCAAAGGTGAGTTTCTTCACCTCGTCGGCAGTGTTGAAGAACCAGATTTCCTTCTTGGCGTAGTCGATGGATGCGACTGCATCGGCAACGGTGAAGGTTCCGGTGGCTGCGTAGGACAGTTGCTTGCTCGACCCTGGCTTGTACAGCTTGCCATAGGTAGAGCCGGTGATCGCCTTGTACGCCTGGGTAGTGACGTAACGCAGAGTCTTTGGCAGGTCAACGAACCAGAGGTAAGTCTTCCCGGCGAGAACCACGCTAATCTCGGCGTATGCAGTCACGGTAGTCGTGAGACGTGCCGTGTCACCTTTCGTAACCTGAATGTCCGTATTCGCAGCGTAGTCTTGGCCCTTGTACGTGACCACGCAACCCGCTTTCAGAACACCAGTGGCGTCTAGGGTTACGTCTACGTAGGTTGAGCCAGAAGCCAAGCTAACTGGAATAAACATGGGCGGCTCCGTGGAAACGAAAAAGGGAGCTAAAGATAGTCTTTAGCCCCCAGTGAATGCCGAATTAGACGGCTTCAGGTACACCGCCACCCGACACGAGGAGCAGCAGACGCATGCCGGCGTTGTTCGGCTTGTTGGCCTTCATCGCGCGGTAGATACGATCCGAAGTCTCACCGTAGACGCGAACCGGGATTTCCGATTCTTCGCCGATCACGTCAGCCGAGGTGTACGCGAACAGGTCGAGTTCCTCGGTGTAAGCGTAACGGTCGGTGTTCAGACGGTTCGGGAAGGTCACCAGGTACTTGTTACCCTTGGCGATTGCAACCTGATCCTGACTGTTCAGGATCGCCGCGCTGTTCACCGAGTCGGCGTCAGCCGGCTTGCTGATGGATGGACGGAAGACGTCCTTCTCGTTGACAACGAACTTCATCGGGCCCGAGGTATCGCACTCGTAGACCACGAAGATCGGCGAGTTGTCGGTGATCAGGGCGACACCGGTGTCCTTGTTCACAGGAACTTGGACGTTGAAGAAGCTGTAACGCGGGTTGGCGTCGGAAGCATCTTCCCAGACGAACAGGGTGATACCGCGTGGGGTGGCTACCAGCAGGTAGGACAGGGTAGTACCCAGGTCGTAGCCGCTGTTCTGCACGTCACGGTTGATGAAGGTGTCGCCGATCACAGGCTGCGGTTTGGTCCAGGAAGTACCCAGCTGACCCATGACACGAGTACCATTGATATCTACGCCCGAACCTGGGAACGAGGTGACGGCACCCGCAGTGGTGATCTGCTGTGGGTTGGCAATTGCCATCTTGATCTTGCCCGCACCAGCAGTAGCGCCCGACAGGTCGAGCAGCAGACGCCATGGTTGGGTTTCGTTCAGTGGGTTGACGCCCGCCGAAGAGTCGAAGACGAACTTGCCTGCACCACTGGTGACAGAGAAGTTCTGGCCCGAAGCCGGCAGAACCTGAGTCAGACCCGCGCTTTTCAGGTCGGCGAACAGTGCGGTCGCGAACTGATCGAGACCTTGCAGTTTGGACTTCTTGTAAATCTTACCAGCCATGTTGTTTCTCCGTTACACTGATAGGTAACCACACAAGGTGATCGAAATGTCCGCAATCGTGGAATCCACGAGGTCCGGAGCTGTGATGATGAGGATGTCGCCACGCTCAACCCGAATTGGGTCGGTCGTAGCAGGAACAAACTCAGCTTCTTCCACGAAGGCTTTAAAGCGGATAGTGCCTACGGGGATAAACTCCGATTTGCGCGTGATGCCGACGCTAAAGTCTTGCTGCGAACCAGAGGCTTGCAGCGCATACGCAATGGCACCAGCCAGCGATCCTTGCAGATAGAAAGTCCTGGAAGCGACCACATACAGCACTTTGGCAGAAGGGTCAGGCTTACCGAGTACAGTACCCGACAAGTCGTAGGACAACGCGCTGTGCGCAGGGTTGCGAAGATTCCAACCCTGATGGAACTCGTAGATTCCCGGGATGAAGTTTCCCGAGACTTCCGTGAGTTCCCACAGCGAGCCGTCTGTAGGACTCGAAGGGAACTGAGGCCCTCGGCGCGCATCGTCGAGCATCTGAATAGAGAGGCCCGAACCGGCGACAAGTTGCAATCCGTCAGCGATCATTAGGCTACTCCTGCTCGGCCCGCACGCGGGACTGACCACTCGATGTGACACTCAGTCAGAGATACAGGCTTGACAGCCTTCGGCAGGATCTTTTGAACCACGCCGTCAATCTCCACATACGCATCCACCACTGGGGCTCTGGTGAATAAATTATGCCGAACAATCCAGGTGGAAGCCGGCTCTAGTTGCTGGTGCTCGTAACGGACACTCATATGCACCGCGCCTTGCCCGTGACTGGGCTATTGAAAGTTGCGGTTGCAGAGAGCATATCCTCCGAGTGAACAAGCGTCACTGGTTGGATTTCCATGTTCCCGACGAAGCAGCGGATGATCGGCGTATAGCCCAGCTGGTGGTTGATGACCCACACTTGCTGATCCTGGAAGTTCTGCTCGTATGCGACTTGCGCACGCGGCAGTCCTTCGGTGGCACCCATGATGAGGATGGCACGACCTGCTTGCGGTTGAGCGAAGCTGATTGTGGCGTGGTTGAATTTGAAGTCAACCTCGTCGAACTCAATCGCCTTGTTGTCACCGCTGACTACCTGAACGATACACCCTGCGGTCTGCAGGGCGTGGTCGATTTCCCAAGTGGCCGAAGCTACAAACTGGTCATGGACGTGAGTCTGTAGTTCGGTACTCATAGGCAGCCAAGCTGGCACGCCATTCGCAATCTCCAAGCAGATAAAAATCCGCCGGTTCATGAAAATGAACGTGCCCGGTTTCGGTTCAGACGGCCAAGATTCAACGGGTTCCAACGTTACGTTCTTCAGGAGGTTGCCCTGAAGATCGAAGTGGCCGTTGATTTTCATGAAGCCTCCTGATTATGCCGCTACCTTCTTGCCGTTGATAACGATGTACACCTTCTGAGCAACGGCCAGAGTGACGACCAGGTTGTTGGCGTCAGTCAGGGTAACGTTGTCAGGCAGAATCTGCGTGAAGGTTTCGTCGTATACAGCGACAGTTGCCCAACGGTAGTTCAGACCGTGGTTGATGCTGTAGGTGTCCTGTGCAGCACCAGTGGTGCCGTCGAACACTACTTGACTTGCACCGGCGCCAGCTTCCAGCGTGTCGATGCGGTCAGCCAGAGGGCCAGTGATATCGGTCACCGACTTACGGTTCGCGATGCTGTTGTCGCCAGCCGGAGCAGGAACAGTGACGTCGCCAGTAACAGCGCCGCCTTCTGCAAGGCTCAGGTAGGTATCGCTCAGGTCACCAACTTTCAGACCAGCAGCACCCAGCGACAGGGTAGCGCCGTCGAGCTTGACGCTCAGCGCAGTACCGGCACCGCCTTGCAGACCGTTACCCAGTGCAGCGGCAGCGATGGTACGAGCAGTCACGCCTTCGTCAGCGATGGACACACCGTCAGCCGAAACGGCCAGGCCGCTGGAGGCTTTCAGTTTCAGTGCCAGCACAGCGTCTTCTTCGGTCGAAGCAGCGCCAGAGGTCGGATCAACCAGAGCCAGACCGCCAGTAGTACCAACGTCGATACCGACTTCGCCATCAGGCAGGTTGGTCACACCAGCACCGAACTTGACGCTGATGGTGTTGCCTTCTTTCAACAGGCCAGCCGAAACAGTGACGCCGCTCAGGCCGCCATGCTCGCTCCAGTTGGTACCGTTGAACTTCATGAACTTGACAGCGTTGCGGTCCCAGACCAGAACGCCAGGACCACGCTCGCTCACGTCGTACACGACTTTGAAGCTGGCGCCGTCCTTCTGAACAATGTCACCATCTTCCAGACCGGCGATGGTGCCGAAGCCCGAGTCGAGTGCGTCTGCATCGGTGATGATATAGCGAACAGCGTTGTCAGGCAGAGTGTTGCTCAGGTCAGGGATGGTGCTGGCGTCAACCTGAGTAGCCAGAACGTCCGCTTGGAAGTCCAGGTCAGCTTTCAGGTTGTCAATGTCGATCAGACGAACAGGGTCAGTCGGATCAACTGGAGCCGCCAGGTTCTTCGCGGTGTTGGTGCCGCCGAAGTTCAGGTTGCCGTTGATGGCATCGCCAGCTTTGTTCAGCGGAGTAAAGCCCAACTCAGCTTGTTTGCCGTCGATCTGGCCCTGAATGGCAGAAGTGACGCCGTCCAGGTAGCCCAGTTCTTCGACGTTGACAGTCGCGCTGCCAGTGATCTTGCCGTCAGCATCGGACACGACAACAACGCTTGGAGCCAGGTCCAGAGTTGCAACGGTCGAAGCAGCACCGGTGATTTCATCCTGCTTGGCACCCAGACCATCGGTCAGTTGCTTGAAGCTGGCAGGGTTCAGGTCTTCGGTGCCTGGGCCACTCAGGATCAGAGGGCCGGTCAGGGTACCGCCGTCGAGCGACAGGTAGTTGTCGAGATTGCCACCGGAGGCGACGGTCAGGACCTCTTCACCATCGTACCAGCGCAGAGCTTTGTCGGTGGTGTTGACCCAAACCAGACCTACCTTCAGGTCTTCGGCTGCCGGATCACTGGTGAGACGCTGCGGCTTGAGGCCACGAATCTCACCAAGCAGGGTGAGGTTACCATTTTTCAGCATGAAAATACTCCAGGATCAGGAAGCGATCTCTACGATTTGGATACGAGGGTTGGATTGCAGCTCGGTGAGCAACCTCCCAAGAGGCTGATCGCCAACGACAACTCCGTTCTTCAACGCAATATCGTCATCCGTGTAGTTTTTGATGACCACTGGGACAACGATATCAGGTAGCAAGACCTTGTCGAGGTAATGCGTGAGTCGTTCCTTGACGATGAAGATGTTGGTCTTCTTGTAATACTCAAGGTCGTCCACGCCGATGTACGTGATCAGGCTATCAACCTGACTTCGGTTCGACGTGATCGTCTTGGGCACCAAGTTGGAACCAAGCAGGCAGTCGACCTCGTAGAGTTCAAACAGGGTCGACTGCAATGCTCCTACTAAGGCCTCGATGATCTTCGGATAGGCCTCAAGGTGCGACATACCCACAGTAGCACGGACCCGACGCTTGAAGTTGTTCGGGATGTGCTTATGCACCGCGCCCCATACCTCAAGGAACTGAGGCAGGAACACGTCGCTGTGGATTTTGAAGATGTGCTTGTTCGAGTTGATAATCTCACCAAAACGCTGGAAGATTATCTGGATGTCCGATTCATCCACGGTGTTGCGATTGAGCAGCAGGCTTTCCACCTTGGTAGCCCAGTCAGAGTAGCTGTTGAAGAACAGCAACTGGATTTCGCGGGCGACCTGGCTAAACTGCTTCCGTTCGTCGATCAACTCAGTCAGGATGAATGACTTGGAGTTGTAGTAGCGCTCCAAAGCCTTAGAACTCACAGAACGAAAGCGTATGTTGTTAAGCACGTAGGCCATGGGTGCAATTCCTACAAACCTCTGTTCTGCATGGTCTTGGCTATGGACATGCCAGTGAGTACGCCGGCGACTTGCGATTGCTTGTCGCTGATTTCAGCAACCTGACGAGCCAGAGACTCAAGCAGGCGGCTGAGGCGTTCGACTTCTCGCTGGATGTTATCATTCTTACGACCAATGTCCTCAGAGGAATTGTCAAGTGTCGAGTCGAGTTTGCGCAGTGCGTCCTGCACCTCGTGGAAGACCTTTTCAAGGCTCCCGCTCAACAGGGTTGATTGTTGCTCGACGGCCGCACGCAATTGCGCGACCACGTTCACTAACTCGGTGATGTTCTGCTGGCTCTGCAGGCTAGTCGTTAGCTCCTGCATGAACTTCTGGACGTTCGCCTTTTGCAGGTCAAACTCATCACCCATTCTCTTTTGAAGCTCCGTGTTTGCAGCACGAAGCAGCTTCATTTCCTCTTGCTGAGGAATGACGAAGAACCAGTAGCCCAGCAAGCACGCAATGGCGATCACTGCCGCAATCGCAACCGGCAGAGGGCTACTGAAAATGGTTTGTATGGCGTCCATTGAGCAGCCTCATTGGCATTTGTCATCGCTCGGTATCACTCGGATTGCCTTGATGTTAGGACTCTCCGGATCGGACTCAATCAGGATTTCTGACACACGAGGCTCAGTCATGGAGCACAGGTCTCCAGTCGTAGGGCTCTCGGTGCAAACTGACCGCACGCAGGCGAGTGTTGAATAGACCACAGACTCTCGACTTGGATTGCGATAGCCGTACGTCCAGAGAACGTAAAGCATTACCGCGACCAGGACGAGTATCAGCACTCTAGAAATCCGTGAATGGTTGATTACCATTAGCCTCCCTCCACGATATCAAATTTCCCCATCGACTTCCTGTACAACGAAAGCCAGCTGGGCTTGGACTTGAGTCGTGACAGGTTGGCACACGAGCTGATGTGGAGGTTTAGTGGTTTGTTGTACGACGCTATTGCGAGTGACGCCGCTTCTTTTGGAGTTGGGCCAACCGCCAGCGCAGTCTTAAACCCGCTACGGCAGATGCCGACGTCAATGTGGCGCCTGTTCGTAGCTACCATGATCTTCTCTAGCTCGGCGTATCCGACCGTATTGTTCCATTCATCTTTCAGTCCGAAGACGTTCATCACGATTGTGCCGACGGCTTCTTTCTGGAGATCGAGCAACAACTTGCGGTATTCAAGTACGGTGTTTACGGTGTGGATTTCCACGTCCAGTCCTTCCAGACGAGTTTTTAACTCGATCAGGCGTAGCGTTGCGAGCGCTGAACTGTCCGTGACGATGTAGGTCTTTGCCCACTTTTCGTTGTAACTGCTGGCAGCCTTGAGGGCTACCGTGTTGAAGCTGTCTGCACCGATAAGCACCGAGCTGTACTTCGATGGGAAGCCAGTATCGAACTCAGGTTCACCGAGATAGAGAATCAAACTCGGCTTGCTGCGCTCGACAGCGGCTTTCAGTACGCGCTTCAAACTCTCCCTGGAGTACGCGGAAGTGTCGTAGGTAAACCGACGGGCGTTGAACACGAAGATGTGAGGCTCGCGCTCGACTGCAAGGAGTTGGGCTACAATGGAGTTACCATACAGATCGTGAACCGTTGCGGACTGCACAACCAGTAGGCTTTGGGCATCTACCGTTAGGCAGTAAATTAGCGAGGCAAGTGCCCAGAGCCCTTTCATGGTGTTTACCTTATGCCAATGATCGCCGCAGTGCCGGAGCGTGGAGCGGCGAATGTGATGCGGACATTGTTGCCGTCCAGAGGGATTTGCTCAGCGGGAATCATGTAATCCCCGTTGGGCAACGCGACTGCGATGATGAGGTTCTCAGTACCTAGGTCGTGAGCGATCAGCCACTCCAGGTCCTCATCTTCCTGCGTGTGCAGAAACTTTGGAACACCGTCACCGCCGCCAAGCTCAAGGGCTTTCACCTTGTTCTCAACGGTAGTTGTACGGGTACCCAGGGCACGCACCGAGTTGCGCACACTGGTAAGCTGTTGGTACACGGATGCTGCGAGCGACTGAGCAGCGGACGTCAGCTTCTCAACGAACGAACGAGGCACGGCTTCATCAGCCGCGTAGTCCTCGCTTGTTCCAAGAGTGCGTGGGTACACAGGCCCAGTGAAGCGGCCGCCAGTTGCATCGAATGCACCCAGGTCGAATGCCGTCAAGTCGTGCGTGTTGCCGATGTTGCGATTCAGTTCTTGGAAGTCCTGATCGCTAGGACGAGGCTCGTCCCACATCTGCGCGTTCCAGAAGTTGGACTCCGTTGCCGCAGTCCACGTATGCGTGTGGTTTGCACTCGCACCGCGGTTGACACGGCGCAGTGCCGTTGACGTACTCGGGTCGATCCAGATGAGGTCCAGTGGAGCCACGACTTCAATCGGCTCCACCTTGCTCACGATGATGTTGATGCGGGTTTTGCTTGGCCCGTCTGTGGTAAGCAGCACGGGATTAGAGTCAGTCAGGCCTCGGACTTGCGCTGCCTGAATGAGTCTTGCAATCGGCAGGACCATGGGATTCACCTCGATTTACACTGCGTCTAAATTATCCACAATGGAGAGAGACGAGGTGGTCCCCGATCGCTGTCGCCACTTTCTTGGCATCCTCCTTGGAGAGTTCCACGAGCTTGAAGCCGCCGGGTACGTAGGCAATCGCACGGACTTGCTTGACGTTGCTGGCGAGGTCAAGCTGGAGTACCGCCAGAGCACTAGGCTCCAGCGAGTAGCACACATCGTTCACGACAAGGCCAGCAACGATCTGCGAGGCCACATCAGGGCGAACAGGCACGGGCTCCACATCATGCACGGACGTCTCATGGAGCTTCCCGTCGATGATCCGATAGCGATGTGGGCGTGCGCCAACTTCTTCCTTGGTGCTAATGTCCAGTTCGATCACATGCTCTGTGTCAGGCTTACCCGTCACAGGGTTGTGAAAGGCAAGAATCTCGCCAGACACGGGATCGTACTCCACGAGGTAAAACGGCATTTCCATACACCACCTCCTTAAGGAGCGTCGCTGCCAATGACGAAGTAGTAGAAGTCCCAGCCGGTGGCAGCCACAGGTTGAGTCCCGCCAGCACCATCGCTCTCTTGTGCAAGCAGCGAGGTGTCCACGGAAAGCTCTGCGTTACCCTTGTTCACCCGATCAATCCGCACAGCGTTCTTGACGTTGCTCTTCGGGTTAATGAACTGGATGTGCATTGTCCGAGGCTTGTCGGTGATGAACGACTCTGGGAAGATCACGCGCTGGAAAAGCGCAGCCTCGGTCGACGTGAAGCGGCCCCAGCACTTCAAGCTGAGGTTGTCGAATCGCTCGTAGGCATCGACTTCACCCACGCCGAACGTTGGCGTCTTACCATCTTGCCCTGCTGGGCCAGTCGGACCGGTGGGACCCGTCGGGCCAGTAGCGCCCTGAACACCGGGACCACCACTCGAACCTGCAGGACCGGTTGCACCCTGAGGACCCGGATCACCTTTGGGGCCAACGCAACCCTGATCGCCGACACGGCCGTCTTTACCGTTACGACCGTTCGAGCCGGGTTTGCCTTGAGGGCCAGTGGGACCCGTAGGCCCCACTCCCACCGACTGCGTTGTAAGGAAGCCACGGATCAGCAGCGTACTGCGATCCGCGCGGTTGAGAACGAGTGAGCCCGTCTCCGAGTCATAATCACCGGAGACGATTGTGGTATCACCGTTCAGATTCTCGTCATCCTGAAGCTCCAGCTCATTGCCGTTGAACTTCACAATGTCGTTGGTATCACCCGTGCCCGGATCGAGCAGCGGCAATGGCACCCTGGTCAGTCTACCAGTCATAGTCTTCTCACTTCACGTTGAGCCATTTGGTGTTGTCCGAGGAGCGCACCTTGGTGTTGAGCGGGTTCATCTGAATCCACGACTTGTTGTCGCTCGCCCTGACTTTCCAACCCAGCTTGTCAAAGTTTTGAATCCACGGGTCGCTAACGGACTGTCGAACACGGAGTCTGACTGCCATTATCCGATCTCCCCAATGCTGTTGGCTTGACCTTTCCAATCTGCTGCTTTGGTCAGGTACTGGACTTGGTTGTTGTAGCGCACGCTGAATCCAGCATAGCCAGGCGTACAGTTCGGGATGTTCTTGTATCGCAGGATCACGTTGCGAGTCCCCGCGCGTACATCCACAGTGAGTGTTGCCACGCCAATTGGACCAGAGCCCACCTTCTTACAGTCAATGTACAACTCATAGTCATCGTCCGAGATAACGGTGATAACGTGCGAGCCGCTGTACGTGAACGGGATGAAGGCTTGCATCAGGTACATGACGTTGCCAGCAGCGCAATCGAAGTTTGGCTGCACGTGCAGGAGATTGCAGCCATCAGGACCACCAGCGCGCTCGAACACTTGCTCGCTTGGGTTCTGGTTGCAGATCGCGCTGTCGTCATCCATGATCGTGCCGAAGCCACCAGACTTGGTGATGTTACCCTTCGACGCATTGCCGATGGTCATGCCCACGGTGCGATCAGGTTGCTGCACGTCGTTACCGAAGACTGGGACACAGACCTGCTTGGAAGTCTCACCCGGTGCGAACGTCACGGTACCCGATGTTGGCTGATAGTCACGCTCCTCAACCTTGATGCGCAGTGCACCTTCACTACCGCCTGCAGGAATCTTCTCGCAGTGCAGACCATCCCACGCTTGGTGATCGCCCCACGCAGTAATCATGGCAGCTACGCTGATAGCACTACGATCCACTGAGCCGTAGAACTCCATCCCGAACAGGTTAGCCAACTGGTTGGCACCAGACTCGAAGACGTAGTGGTCAGTGATGACAACAAGGCCACCACCGCGCTTAGCGTACTCGGCGAAGTTGGCTACCGAACCCTCCTTCAGGATACCTTCAGCCGCTACACCAGTTGCCGTCACCCGCGAACCCATGAAGATGATGGTGTCATACGTCAGGAGCTCAGCCAGTGGGATAGCACCCACAGAGTTCCACGCGTACACGTCTTTCATCACAGGCGTGAAGCCAGCAGCCGTGACAGTACCCGGCAAGCTGATACCGAACCCGTTGGGCTGACTGTCGAGCGTGTAGTTCCCACCAGTCGCGTTGTCGCAGGTAATCAACACCTTGCCTGTGCGATTGTTGGTGCGCGCAGTCCACTGGATCAAGTTCTTCAGGTAGGTGAATGCAGGTGGCAGACCAATGCCGGACACGAACACGGAGCTGAACGTGGCGTTTGCTTGCGACTGGGCACAGAAGCCCCAGCTGGTCTGGCCTGTGAATGCGCTCAGGTCAGCATCTGCACTCAGGTCCACTTCGATCTTGGTGCCAGAGTCCAGTGCAACCGAACCAAAGGGTGAGCAGTAGATCGTGATGATGTTGCAGTCACGCTCAACCCGCACACGGGTCTGCCCACGACCATTCCAGTTCCCGTTGCCGCCAGAAGTCTTCGTCGCGAGCACCTTAGTAGGTACACCGTTGACAAGCAGCGTCAGATTGAAGTTACCACTACCATAACCTCCCATGCCACCGGGTACACGCGATGCAACCAGATGGTAGTTGTCAGCACCAACACGGGCGAACGCAGCTACCAAGCCGATCATATCGTCATCCGCCTCGCCAGACGACAGCGTGGCCTCAAACGTGTAGCTCATGTACGACAGCGGCGAACAGAACGAAATCATCTTGGAACTGTTCGTGGTCGACTGGATGTTCCCGCTCGACAACCGCCATGCAGTAGCTTGCGATGCAGCAGGGATTGTGGTAGGGTCCGAGTAATACTCGTCGCCTGCCGTCCGCCACCACGAGTCGAATACGGCCTGACCAGTAGGTGCATCCTGCGGCGCCCTGTAGGCATTGTTGTAGAACTTGGGGAACCCGCCATCGAATGCTGCACGACCAACGCCACAGTCCGCGACTGCGATAAAGGGGTTGTTGAACTCGTCGTTCGCCAAAATCCGGCCTTGGCAGATGAAGGGCTTAGCAGTACCGCCACCAGATTGGTAATCGACAGTCACAGGCATGGACTGCGGCTTATCCATAGTCACGGTCCAGCAGAGTTGGGCAGTCTCACCCTCCTTGCCTTCCTTGACAATCGGATCGTCGATGCTGATGTTTGGATCCTCATCACCCGGGCACGTATGCAGGAACGACCACGAGGTCTTACCGCTGCCAGTTACCCGAATCTGGATCTTCTGACCACCAGCGGGGTTGTAGTTGAAGTACAGCCAGTGATCGCCAGTAACAGGCCCACCAGTCGTCGCAACCAACGTACCGCCTTGATAGACGTCCAGCTTATCGGGGATGTTGTACATCTGGTAACGCACACCCACCTTACCAGCATTCGGACCCATATCGACATAGGTGTCAGTAACACCAGCACCACCAGACGTCACGGCGCTCTGATCCGAACACGGCCGTGGATCATCTTCACTACCCTTCTCGCCCGGACAGGTGATCAGGTAAATCCACGAGGTCCCAGGGTCCCGTGCAGTGATGCGCACCATGACAAGCTGCGACTCGGTAGGCGAATAGTCAAACTTCACATGGCCTTCGCCTGCCACGTATCCGCCAGTAGACTTGAGCAACCGTCCGTCTTGGAATACTTCGAGCTTATCCGGCTGGTTCCACATCTGGTAGTGTATGTCTACCAAGCCAGCCTTATCACCCATGGCGTGATAGAACTCAAACGTTCCCAACCCGCCTTCTTTCTTCACCTCGAACGTACCGTGGCATGGACGTGGATCAGTGATTTCACCGTCCGTATCGTCGTCACCCACGCACTTCATCTGGAGCGTCCACTTGCTGGCCTTAGTAGCCCTAACCCGGACAAACACCAGTGGGTCGTTATTCACCGGCGTGAACACGAACTGCAATACGCCTTTGCCAGTACGCTGCCCACCAGTGCTCGCAATGACCTTGCCGCGGTAGTACACATCGACACTAACAGCACCAGCGTTCGCCATCCATGGCATACGCACCGCACCGCCTTCCTTGCCCATGTTCAGGTAGAACTCCCAGATACCCTTACCGCTACCATTGATAGCACTTGGGCACTCGAATGGGCAATCAAACCCACCGGCGATCTTCGTACCGCAGTCCATGTCCGGACGGATAATGAGGACACCCTTCTCCTCACAGACACCCAGTCCGGGACGGTAGATACACGAGCCCTTGTCGCCCGCTCCATCCCCATCGCTATCTGGCAGATCATAGCCACCTGGATATGGTGCTCCTTCCTGCCATCCAGAGCCGCCTTGGCCGGATCCTTTATCCCCATTATTGTACCAAGGGCTGCCAGGACCGTTCAAACCGCCTCCTATTCCGCCCGACCCAGACCCAGGGTCCGTGCCGTTACCGCCCGCCCCTCCGTTGCCTCCGTTGCCACCTGTTCCACCGCCGGAGCCGTTACCACCACCTGAACCATTGCTACCCTTACCGTCCGGTGTGCCGCCGTACTCATCCTCAGTGTCACAACTGGCTAGGCCTTCCGCCTTGCAATCAATGTCCAGCCAATAGGTCTCAGCACCATGGCGAACCTTCATGCCCTGCGCAGGAGTGATGCGTGTCCAGCCTGTGTTGCTTGGATTGCGCACCCGCCATTCACTCTGGCAGATATCCAACCACTTGGTGTTGGCCGCATTCCTGATTCTTAGTCTACTCATTGGTAGAACTCCAACTTATGGCTTGACCCACAGTGCCCCAGGGACAACGTGGACGGCAGCATCCAGCACTGGGTCAGCGGTCTGAATCCAGATTTGAACGACGCCATCCTTGCCATCAGGGCCAGTGGGTCCAGTTGCACCGTTAGGGCCTGTAGCCCCTGGGTTGCCTTGTTCGCCGCGAGGGCCTTGACGACCGGGAGGGCCAGCTGGGCCTTGGCAACCAGTGGCACCCTTCTCACCGTCAGTACCATTGAGACCATCACGGCCATCTTGACCTGCTGGGCCAGTGGGGCCTGCTTGGCCAACGCCCATGTCGCTGACAGTGGTGAACCCAGAGAGCTGGAGGCTTTCACCATTGCGCAGGACGAGCGTCAGGGTACCAGAGGTGGCGTCGTAGTTACCAGCCGTGATGCCGTAGTCGTTCTGGTTGAGGCTATCCTCTTCCACCACGACGTTGTTACCATCGAAGCGCACGTCACTACCAGAGCGACCTTTGGCATCGAGCAATTTGAGTGGAACGCGAGTCAGCATAAGGTCACCTTGTTATGGCCATGGAGTGCCGATGGGTGGGTCAGTCGCAGGAGGCGTTACAGTGCCGCCACCGCCGCCACCCGATGCAGGAGTTTCAGTGGCGCTTGGGTTAACCCAGAGCCAGCCAGCACCCACGTTACCAGGGTCAGTAGTGGAGACGATGATATTCACGGTACCTGCAGGGCCAGGAGCACCCGGCTTACCCGTAGGACCTTGCTCACCTCTTGGACCAGTGGGGCCGATTGGACCTTGCGGGCCAGTGGGTCCGCGTTCACCCGGTGCACCCTTGGGACCTGGGCAACCACGAACGCCTTGCTGACCCATCATGCCATCGCGACCATCAGGGCCGGTAGCACCAGTGGCGCCTTGTGGCCCCGCTGGACCTTGGCAACCCTCTTCGCCTTTCTCACCGTCCTTACCATCACGGCCGTCTTGGCCATCTTTACCCGGCAAACCCTGAGGGCCTGTGGGACCAGCAGGGATGTTACCCGCTGTGGCAAAGCCATTGATACGAACGGTATCACCGTTGCTCATGGTGAGCGTCAGGATACCCAGCTGGGCATCGTAGTAGCCGCTGGAGACTTCACTGATATCCGACTCAAGCGGCGCACTGGCCTCAAGGTGTTCGTCCCTGACCACTACTTCGGTCTGGTCTGATTCACCCGGGGCATAGATCAACGAACTGTGGATTCGAGTCAAGCCTGTCATGTTGAATCCTTATAGGTACTGCTGCACGGAGCTGTTGCCTGCCCAGTTGTCGTCAGTCTTGGATGAGGCAAACTCACCTTTGAGGCCGGCGTTCTTGGCATTCTTACCCGTGAAGTACAGCAGTTCGCCTGTGGAGGCGTTGTAGATTTTCAGGGCACACCACGTTGGGATGCGCGCTGCGTTGTTGAGGAAGCGCAGGCGAACCTCAGTGGGTTTGTCCAGTGTCTTCGTGACTCGCGTGGTACCACCTGGGTAGTCCGTCTGGCTGATGATCGCACAGTTCAGGAACAAGGTGGAGGCAACGCCCGGTGGAGTAATCAACTCGAAGGTGTACGCTGCACCAGCGGCCAGAGTACCACACATGACGACACTGTTTGGCCACCATGCAGTGTTTTGCCGTGCGAGTGGAAGTCCCGAGAGACCCAGTACACCGCCACCTGCATCGAAGTTGGCCCATGCAACATACCACGCAGTCGAGGTACCACCACACGAACTCTTCGGACTCTGGTTACCAAAGCTCGTACACAGGCTGATGCGCGCAGATGCAGTAGGTGGAGGCGATGGGTTAGCTGGCGCTGATGTATCAGGAGCAGGCGTTGCTGGCGCAGTAGTTGCACCGCACAGCTTACCAGTCCAGCCACACGTTGGCGCAACTGCATCAACACCGTCATCGTCCAAGCCCATGATTGCGACTTCTGGATCAGAGGCAGCGGCTAGGCCAAAGGCAACACCCTTACCGAACTTGGCACCTTGTGCACCTTGAGCGCCAGTGTTCTCTTCATCGCAACTTGGTCCAGTGAGGCCACGAGCGCCTTCAAACCCGTTACGTCCCTGTGGACCCACGACACCACGATCGCCCGATGCACCCTCACAACCGTCTGGACCTTGCAAGCCCATGATGCCGGGATTACCTTCGACGCCTGGGTTACCAGTCTCACCCGGATCACCCTTCTCACCTTCGCAACCGGTAGCACCTTGAGCACCATCACGACCGAGACGTCCGTTCTTCCCATCTTTACCCGGATCGCCACGAGGACCTGTAGCACCATGACCCATCGCGTCTTGGCGCAGGAAGTTGAAGATGCGGTACTCTTCTTGGTTCTTCCGCACGAGGACAAGCGAACCCGTTTGTGGGTCGTAGCTCCACTCCTCGATAAGGCGCCCGTTCTCCAGCGTGCGATCACGGTAGTCGATGCTGTTGGACTCTTTGCGGAAGGCTTCCCTGCCATCCTGCCCAAACGTCTCGAACTGGTTGAGTTGTGGCTCAGTCAATGTCTGGCCAGTCATCAGGGCCTGAATCTCTTTCGAGTTCTTCACCCTGAGGTTTGTAATCACAGGCGCACCGATGGGCACCCGGGATTGGTCTCCTAGGATAGACTTCCCAAGGAGTGGAGAGTCGGAAACACCTTTCACACTCATAGTGCACCTAGTGTATGCGACAATGCCTCCAGTATGGTATCAACCTGTTCACAGGCTGTTGCTTGCCCCACCATGGAGGTGCTGTCGTGTTGAATGAATCGCAGCTTGTTGTGCCGTTCGTTAAGCTGCGCAAACGTCTTGCGCGTGTCCTCAACCGTTAACCAGCCAAGGACCTCATCGAAACAGGACTGCTCGCAAGCAACGCTGCGGTGCAGTTGGTTCAGATGCTGCTCAGACGGCAGCAGCTTGCCCACTTCGGTACGGATAATCTCCAGCGCCTTTGCCTTGTAGGAAATAAGCGATGGGCTGATCCGAACATTCACACCGGTGACTTCAATGTCCAGCATGCCAGGGTTGTCCTCCAGCATCCTGTATATGTCGTCACCAATGGGAATGGCGTCGTGTGGCGGCTGTGTGCTGCGTCCATAACTCCCATCGGGCATGACGTAGCAGATCATGGCTCACCTATTTGGCAATCTTCGGCGTACCGATGATGTTGACGTTGACGTTCAGGAACGAACCGTACTGGCTCACGTTCGCGTTCTTCACCCGCATCTTCACCACAACGTCGATGTAGCCCGCTGGGTGGTTCTTGGTCACAATATCGTAGACCTGAGTGAGCGAGGCGTTGGAGTAGGCACGTTCGTTCTTGTCGCCACCAAGGGACGAGAAGCCAGCAGTACCAGTACCTGCAATCTGGCGACCGTAATCAGGCTCCTGACTCTTGGACGAACGGAAGCCAACCACGTACTCCATGATCTCCAAGCCTTCTTCCGTGACGAAGCCAGGGCCGAGTGCTGCTTGGAAGTCAGCGTGGACAGTCACCATCACGTCACTGGAGAGATTGACACGGTGCGTGAACAGAATCTCTTGGGCGTCCTTCTGGTTCCGAGTATCCGTGAACTTGAAGTTGGCCTCGGCATCAGTCAGTTGCTCACTGATGGTCGATTCGATCCGGTACACAGGGTGCGAACCACTGATACGGATACCCGAGCCAGCGATCAGCGATACGCCAGGCACAGGCAGGACAATCGGCTTGGCACCATGACGCAGGAGCTTCAAGGTACGACCAGTAAGCACTGCATCAATGACCACACCAGCAAGGTTGGTATTGCTACTGCCTTGTGCTGGCGCGTTGTCGTACAGGGTAATCTCGACACCCAGGCCTTTGCGAATCGGCCCAGTGAAGATCACCTTGTTGTCTACCAGAGTGTACTGGTTGCCATGGATGTGCGCACCAGACTGGGATACCTCGATGTACTCAACCGACTGCGGAGTGAACGGCAGTTCGAGGAAGTACGTGTCGTCACTGGTGATCGTGGCGATGGTCGAGATGGTGGTGCTGTAACCCTCGAAGTCTTCGATACGGAAGCTACGCAACTCCACGTCAACGCCAGCAGGGATCGGTGCTACAAACTTGACCTCCTGCGTTGTGGCATCGTAGGTGAACGTGGTGAGCATCTGCCGGATACCGCGAATGTACGCCTTGATGTAGTTGGCGTCTTGCACGGGCTGGCTGATCTTGAAGTTCTGCGTGCTGCCATCACCCACCACATGGTCAACCTTGATCAACATGCGGCTGCCGTTCGACGGGATACGTGTGAACAGGCGCAGGTCAATTGGAATCTGGGCGGCAATTGCCTCCACAAACTCAATCTCGTTGCCGCTCATATCAAACGCATCACGGTGCTGGGTTACACCACCAAGCGCTGGCTGCAGGTAGTTGACGTTCTCGATTTCCAGATCGCCAAGGGCATAGCGTGCCTCGGTACCATCGCCTGTGTAGTTGATAGTGCTCATTACCAGCTTGGAAGGCGCACGGTACAGCGTGCTATTGATCCCACCAGACGACTTGGGTGGCGCCCAACGTGGGCATTCGTCATAACCACGAACGAGTACCCAGTCAGCAGGCACACCATCCATGATCGGCGGGTAAGAGCACGCACCGCCTGCACCACCAGCACCTCCACGACGTCGCCATACAGCGATAGTCGATTGGGCATCGAGGCCAGTGACTGGCTGCGAGTCAGCTTCAACCAGCTTGGTACCCGACACACGGTAACGGCGCGACTTGCCTTGACCATTGCCGAGGACGACGTGGCCAATGACTATCTCGTTATCGTCGAGGTCGATTCCGCTGAGAGTAATCTCAGTAGCGCTGGCAGCCGTGGGCTTTCCGAAGAAGATACGATCATGGTCGCTAAATGCCCACTGGAAACCACCTGCACCAGAACGCATAGCCAGAACAGGAGTAGCACTGCCATCCGAGTTATACGTACCATCCAGTACCGTAACCGCATTGAACGAGCTTTCTCCAGGCGATTGCAGACGGAAGACGTTGGGCGTCGATGGAATGGACGAGTAGTCGCCAATGGTGACGTTGATAGTCGTCAGGTCACAACGGCTAGTTACCAGCAGGCAGTTGAAGCGAACCGTCTCACCCTTGATCAGGATGTAAGGCGTCTCGAAGACACAGCGCCCAAGCAGCGTACGGCTGCTCAGGTATACGCAGGTCTCACGGACTTCCGTGTCTTCCTTGATCAGGTAGCCCGGGATTTCAAAGACGAAGCGAGCGGTGTTCTTGGAGAGCACCTCCACGTGGTGGATGGTACCCTCGAAGAGGTTGTTGCCCAGAATGTCGACGGCATCAGTCTTGCTCGGGGACTGCGAGGAGTCCCCAAACTTGAAGAAGGTAGCGTCAACGAGCTGGCCGCCTGCCGACGCGTTGTTGATCGCCTGTAGGCCAACGTCGGAAAGAATCAGCACTTCGCTCATGGATTAACCCTCGCAGTCGCTGATTGGCGTCGAGACCCGGCAGGTCGGGCAGTAGTACACCTGACCAGCAGGGATCATCGCTGTGCCCATGGCTTTACGGCACTTCGGGCAGTTGCCTTCGCTGGTGTTATCGACAGCCGCGACAGCAATCTCGGCATTCCCATTGGCGACAGCCGTGTGTTGCGCTGGCGCTTGTACTTCGGCGTGCGGGTTGTACACTTCACGGCCGGTGGTCATTTTTACTTTCATGGTAGTTCCTTAATTCCCGAAGGTTACTTCGAAGGTCATCGTGCCGTTGCCGTCAAAGTCGGAGCGATACAGATACCAGTTGGATGTTGTGCCGGACGCATCAGTGCGCGCGACAGTGATTGGACCGTACTGCTCACCTACAGAGCCATCATCAGGCCAGGACGCTCCGTCGAATCCGCCTTCAAAGTTGGAGGCTTGGTCAACGAACTTGGCGAGGCCGAGTGTCGCAGGGTAGCAGAAGTACATGTATTCGCCAGCGCCAGCAGTCAGCGTAAACTTCTGGCCAGATGCCATTGTAGGCAAATGGTTGGTCAGCTTGTCTGCAATCGCAGGGTCGTTACGCACGCCAATCTGGGCCAAGCCGTAGATCGGGGTACTGTCTACCTCAGCAATCACGCTAATCTCCTTGGTCGCCGTGACAGTCTCGAACCCTTCCTTGTACGTGGCCTTCAGGATAAACTTGAACGCTTTGGAGGCGTCAATTACGTTCACCTGACCAGCGCCGTTGACAACTACGCGACCATCTGGGGAAACGATGCTCCACTCAGGCTGCACAGGATGCCCTTTGCCTGGTGTCTCAGTCTCACCATTACGGAAGAGCTCCGACGTGTAGAGTTCCTGCTTGGCACCGTTGATTGTCTCAGGCCCGTAGATCGCCAGCGACTTCAACTGGTCCTCATCGCCGATGATGTTGATGACCATCGAATCGACAAGGGTATAGGTGCCACACTGGTACGTCGAGGTGATCGTGGCAGTCGTGGACTTACCATTCACGGACCAGACGAAGCCAGCACTATCAATTGCAGCCACGAGAGGATCAGCGTCAATCGTCCAGTCACTACTCACCAATAGCTCATTCGCACACTCCTCGAACACGATGGCATGGGAGTACGAACCACGCTCGGTGACGTAGAAGGCGGCAGGTCCAATGATCCGGCTGCTCACAGGCTTGTCAGGCGAGTTGACGATACGTGGCGTTACGGTGATTTCAAACTCGGCAATCTCCTTGAAGTAGCGGGCAATCGCCGTGACCTTGGTGTCCTTTTCAACCACACGTCCTTGCAGCACGCCAGGCGATACAATGTCCGCCATTGGGTCTGGATCGTTCAATGGGTCAGCAGACTGCACGGTCCACTGTGGGCTCACCGTTTCAAGCAATCCATCAGAGTACACGGCGGTGCCAGTGAGCACAATCCGTGCACCTTCCATGACCGTGTTAGGGCCACTGATAATCAAGCCCTGAATGATCCGTGTGTTCGGAATCAAGACAAGTGGCTTGCTCTGCACGTATGCCTTACCACCCAGCCGGTATGTAGCAACAACCTCCACGATACCAACCAGTGGGTCCTCGAACGACAGCAACCCGTTGACGTCAATGGATGCCCATGCAGGATCACCCTTAATCGACCACGTGGGCGTGATTTCCACGTCACGGCCATTGGAGTAGTGTGCGTATGCAGTGAACTTGCCCAAGCTGCCTTCCCGGACGTTATCCGGGCCCATGACAAGGATGTTGTCCAATGTCACCGGTGTATTGATGGCTACGATCTGCTTGATGGCATCCCGCCCGTTGACGCGAGCACGCAACTGGAGATTGACCGGTGTGGAGCCAACAGAGCCCACCTCCAGGTACCCTCTTTCGTCAATATAGAAGCGATTTGTTGTCCAATCTGCATCCACTATGCCCGTAGAACCATCCGAGAATCGGGCGGACACAACGTAGCGATTCTTGGTGTTTTCCACCACTTGGTTTGGTCCAAGAATCTCCGTATGCACCACGCTAACCGTCCGGCGGAGGAAGGACACAGGCTTGGTTGCCGTGAGCTTGACACCCTTGTACTGGTGCGTGGCCTTGAAGGTAATGTCCAACTCGGCCAGTGTCTCGGTGATGTAGGCCTCACCATCAGGTGTGATGTAGATGGCACCACAGCCGGGATCCCATGCACCCAGTACGCCCTTGTGCGTTCCATCCGAGTAATGCGCCACGAGGGTGTATTGCTTCACCTCGTTCTCGTAGAAGCTGTCAGGGCCGAGTATCTCAAGGTCCACAAGGTGAACATCAGGGTCCACGAAGATGGCCTGCACCTTCTTCACGGCGGTGAGCGTCTGCCCATCAGGGAGCTTGCACTCGGCGCTCAGGATCACCTCACCATCAGCGTCGATCTGGTACACATGGAGGTTGTTGCCCTGCATGTAACCCAGTGTGGAGCGCGTGGTGATCGTCAGGTCGTGGGTTTCATCACCGCCTGTGGTATGAGCTACCACTTGGTAGGTGCCAAACTCGTTCGCACGGACACTGTCAGGGCCTTGAATCTCGATGGTCCTGATGTTGCTGGCGCTGTTCTTCACCTTGACGTTCAGGCTGGCGGACATACCCTCGTACTCGCCATAGATCACCACGTCGGTATCAAAGCTGACGTTGCCAAAGGAGGCGAAGTCACCATTGAAGCCCACGAGGCCAGTGCGACTACTGTTCCATACACCCTTCACACGGACTGTCTGCGTGAAGTAGGTGTCCACTGCTGGCGTAGCAGGAGTACCCGGAATCGCTGGAGTGCCTGGTGTTGCTGGCACTGCTGGCTGGTATGGGACTTCTGGCTTACCTGGTACAGCAGGCACAGCAGGTTGGTATGGAATCTCAGGCGTCGCAGGCTGATAAGGCACTGCTGGCTTACCTGCTTGATACGGGATTTCTGGAACAGCAGCCTGATATGGGACCTCTGGCTTGGCTGCTTGGTACGGCACTTCAGGAGAGCCTGGGTTAGCCGGTACTTCTGGCTTGCCCGGGACTGCCTCGTGGTAGATCGAGTAACTACCGTTCTGCGGGTTAGGCACTTGGAAGTCGTATGTAGCTGAACCAATGCCCGAGAAGTCGGTACGGTACAGGTACCACGTGAGCGTCACACCATTGACTGTGCGCTCAATCTCAATAGGCCCGTATTCATCACCTACGTCCTGATCAGGCCACGATGCACCATCCCATCCACCTTCGAAGTTGGACACCTTGTCGGTGAACCGTGCTTCACCCATTGCCTTTGGATAGCACACATAGCCGTAGTCGTTCTCACCCGGCGCGTCGATGCTGAACTCCGAGTTCGGCTCAATCTCGGCGAAGGTGCTGATCGTGGCTTCCTGTGCGTTCCAACCAGCGACACCCATGAGAGGCTTGAACGTGCCTGTCTGGGTATACGCATCTTGCGGTGGTACTGCTGGCTGATACGGCGTAGCAGGCACAGCGGGCTTGTACTGCACTTCTGGAACGGCTGCCTGATAAGGTACTTCAGGCACTGCTGGCTGGTACGGTATCTCTGGCACAGCAGGTTGCGCTTGCACCTCAGGCTTCGCAGGCTGGTACGGAATCTCAGGGCTGCCTGGAACAGCTGGGACAGCAGGCTGATATGGTACCTCGGGAATGTACGGCGTACCGGGAGTGCCTGGAATGTCAGGAGTACCCGGTGTGCCTTCACTGCCGTTGGCGAGCGTGATGATTAGCTCAAACTCCTGCTCGCTGCCCTCGTATACCTCAGTTGGGCCAACGATCTTCACGTTCTCCACGTGCATTTCACCAACACCCACGTCGATGTAACGCTTGGGCTGCTTGACGATGCGCCCAGATAGGTGAAGGTTTGCACCCACGTCCACGTTGAAGAAGAAGCGCTCTACCACGATGTTCCATGGGGCGAACTCATAGAACGCCTCGAGGAACCGGTCCTTGATGGTCTTCCCACGTGGGAGCAGCAACTTGTAGTCCTGTGGCAGGTACTGCATCCCCAGTTCGATGTGCGTGGTCTTGAACCAGTCACCACCATCTACCTGCAGTGGCCCGTAGGCTTGCGAGTAGAAGTCTTGGTAGTTCTCGGTGTACAGGCCAATCGCATCAACTGAACGACCCAGGATGAACGCAATGGTATGCGGGTAGTCATTGGTACCAGAGCGCTCTGCGTAGATCGACAGCTGCGGAATCGCTTGGTTGAGCGTGGGGATGTTGTGCTTGATGAAGTCCTGTGGCAGGTCGAAGCCGATTTGCTTTAGGGTCTGCGTCACTACCCATGGGTCGATGACCTTGGTAATGTCACGGATGGTCTCAAGCTGGTAGATCGGATAGCGGATGCGGTCGTTCAGCACCTCGGCGTAGACGTCCACGAAGTCCTGAATCCACGGCTGCGCGTAGAAAATCTCAGGCTGCAGCCGCTCGAATGTGAGCTTGTCCATCAGTTGGCTCCAGAGATACCTGCGGTACGTTCGGTGTACACGATGTTGACTACTGGGCTGCCATCGAGCACGCAATACATGGTGCGATCAGGCGGAATGATTTCCTCAGAAGGCGAGAGGATTTCAATGTAGTCCACACCTTGCAGACGGCAGGCGTTTTCAATGTCAGACTTGGAAAGGCGGCGACCCAAGATGCCGGGCTTACGCTGGAAGAGTTTCAGGATACGCTCGGTCACGAGGATGCGCATTTCGTCAATGTCCACATCCTTGTTGACTGCGAGCAGCACCTTGACGCCAACGTACATCTTCACTGGGTTCCAGCTCTGCATCTGGGCGAGTGCTTGGCAGCGATTGAGCAACCACTGTTCGAAGGCAGCCCATGCGGCAGACTTCGGATTCGGGTTGGCACCACCCCAGGTATCAGTGCTATCTGGGAGAATGCACACACGCAACACGTTCTGCCACTTGGGATCGTTGGGTGCAACGTCACGCTGGAAGAACAGTGAGCAGTCGGCAACGCCAGGGTAAGCCATGATGTGGGCGCGCACTTCGCTTGGGCTGATCGCCTTACGATTGGAGCGGAACATCACGGGTGCGAACAGCTTGTAGTACAGCGCAGACTTCTGATCGCCACCGCCAGCCACGTTGGAAGTGGTAAAACCCGAAATCTCGGGTTGGGAAGTCATGCGGATTCTGTCACCACTGATCCCGATGGCCGTAGAGCCTTTCGTGACCACGAAGCGAATCTTGAGCAGAGTACCTGCCGGCAGCTTGGAGCCGTAGTCGCCAGTGCCGAACATGAACGCCACGTCACCCGAACCAGTGGTGAACTCGTAGTACGCTTTGTCAGTCGGACCCAGTTCGTACAGTGCTTGGTCAGTCGAGTTCCAGACAGTGGCTTCACCCGAGACCTTGTCTTCTGTCCAGACAAGCATATCCATGTCGGCGACTACGAAGTTCGGAGTGGAGAGCACGAACGTCTGGAGGGCTGCTGGGTCAAGCGTGTCCACGTCAAACTCTACGAGCTTCACTTCACCCTGGTAGAGCTGGACGTCCTCGATGGCAGTACCCGGAGCGATCATCAATTGCTCACGGTTGAAATACTTCTCCGAGGAGTTCATGAACTCACTGTAGGCAGGGATGAACTTCACCGACTGCAGGTTGTTCTGCAGGTAGCAAGTCAAGCCAGCCGAGACCTTGCGCGCAATCTTCACACCGAGAGAGCGAGCGCCCTCGAAGATGGAGGAGTCACGCACGGCCGTCGAGAGGAAGGCCTCACGCAGAGACACGTTGATGTAGTGCTGGTTGACTGTGGTTGCGCCAGAGGCAAGAGTGAGCAGCGTGGCCGAAACGTTCGTGGGCAGCAGGTCTTTCCAAGTGCCCTTTTCTGCGAGACGCCGCGCCAGCTCGTTGTAGATATCCTGTTCGTCAACGACGACCTTACTGATTGCTAGTTGAGCCATGACTGTTCCTATGCGGCATTCTGCTTGTTGAGGGCAAACTGGAACAGCACAGGCTTGCCGTCCAAGTTAGGTGCCGTGTAGTACACCTCGACACCGTACGCTTGCAAGGTGTAGTTCGGGTATACGTTGACCTTCGTGATCGTCACACGGAGCTCGTCGTTACGACTGAGCAGCGTTCGGATTTCCGTACGGATACGCGACGCCGTCATATCGTCCATGGGTTCAAACAGGTACGCTGGGATGTTCGACCCGTAGCGAATCCGGAACCACTTGGAGCGAATGGGTGTGGTGATGATCAGGAAGATGTTTTGGTTGATGGAGTCTTCGTTGTACACCAGCTCCTTGTTGGAGTGGGTGCCGACATACAGGTTGATGTCGGAATAGATCGGGCTGTCTCTGTAATCCGCCATCATCAGTTACCACTGTAGGTAGTGAATGAGCCGTTGGACGACATATCGCCGCAGCTCAATGGATCGCCATTCCTGTGTGTTGCCAACTGATCCGTGTAGGTGATGCGGGCACCTACAATAACGCCAGGGCTGTGACACCCTTTCGATGGGCAGCAGTGTGGCACGTACTTGTCAGACACACGTACTTCCGCGATCTGGTCGGTGAACACCGTCATGGATGCCGATGCTGGAACTGTCGGGCCAAAGCAACCATGACCCGTACTCGCATCAGTGCCGAGACGAATGTTGCGCTGGCCCTTGAGAGCGAACACCAGTTCAAGATTGCTCATGGGACACCTCATATTCGATTGGTGATAAATTACTGAGGAACACCGGGATTACTGTAAACCAACCATGTCTGCCACTAATAGGGATGTACACGAACATGCTGCAGGAAGTCATCAAACCACGTCCATGGATTGAATGCAGCCAGCGAAAGCCCAAGAAAGAAGGCTGGTATGCAGTCCAAGACTACACCGTAGAGGGTGAATACTACATGGATGCCTATTGGCACCAGGGCTCGTGGTGGAAGTTTGGACGCTACGCCAATATGCTCAACGTCCGTATCGAAATGCGTGACGTACAGCGCTGGCGCTTCATGGGCGAGATTGCTCGCGAGGATATTCGACGGCAGTGTGCCAATGCCATCATCCCACGCGATCCATTCCAGCGAGTTCAGGTAGGGTTCCTGCGCAAGCTGTGGTTGCTGTACGTCATGGACAAGAACAAGCTAACCCAGAAAGAACTGGCGAAGGAGCTTGGGACAACTGGAAAGAACATCGGCAGGATCATTGATGGCGTCACGCTCTTGGGTGTGGAGTTCGCCACCGATCGGCTGGAGCGTTTATACGTCCTGAACTGGGGCGCCATCAGCCAACAATGGGTACACGAAAATGCGGAAGCTATTGCATTGGCTATCCAAGAAACTCTGGGGATGCACGGTAACGAGCTTGCTGAGTCTCGGGATTTTCAAGCACTTACCAGACAAGACACGGCACTCGATGCTGGCTAAGTGCGGCTACAACGTTCTGGACAACACCGAGTTAAACGAACTACTGAAAATGGCGACTGCCAAATCAAAGGAGATAAGCGATGCGCAAACTTCCCAGCGGTAACATGATGCCAATTGCTCTCAACGGTGAGCATGGCTATCTGACCGTAGCCGAGTATCTGCTCGAACGCGGCGCAATCAAGGCTGACCGTACTGGCACTGGCACCTACTCGCGCTTCGGTGTGGTGAACGTCGAGTATGACCTGCTGGCCGACGATGGCTGCGCTACCGTGATGCTGCCCTCTACCAAGAACGTGTTTTGGGATAAGGCAGTCGTCGAACTGATCTGGATGCTCAGCGGCTCCAATCGCCTGAAGTTCCTGATCGACAACAAGGTCGCCTTCTGGAACAACTGGGTGAAGCCAGGTACCGAAGTATTCGGTCGTATGCTGGAGCAGGGCGAGCGCTTCCGTATGCTCAAGGGCAGCCAGTGGGATGAAATGCAGGCTGCATCCGAAGGGTACAACGATGATGCCGTGCGCCTCGAAGCTCAGGAAGCACTGTTCAAGAAGTTCGGCATTCCCCAGTACCAGATTCTCGACGGTGACCTGGGCCCTGTGTATGGCGTGCAGTGGCGTCACTGGGAAGACCTGCGTCTGATCGACCCGAGCGTCATGTACAACGGCAACGCAGCATGGGAGCAGTACGGCAAGCGCGGCTTTGTCCACATGGGCACCGCTGATGATGGTCGCCTGATGATCCGCCGCGAGATTGACCAGATCGCACGTCTGGAGAAAGCCATCAAGGAGCGTGACGATAGCGCTGCACGGCGCAACGTGCTGTCGGCGTGGAACGTCGCGTATCTGGAAGACATGGCACTGCCGCCTTGCCACACTCTCGCTCAGTGGGGTATCGAGCGCGATGCGACTGGCGAGCTGGTGCTGCATTGCAAGCTCTACCAACGCTCTGGTGACTGGTTCCTGGGCGTGCCGTACAACGTCGCGTTCTACTCCATCTTCACCCACATGCTCTGCGCGATCTACGGGCTCAAGGCAGGCAAGCTGTTCCACACCGTCGGTGATGCGCACGTCTACAGCAACCACGTTGACCAAGTGCGTGAGCAACTGGCGACGCCAATCAACGAAGCATCCCAGCCGCGCGTCATCATTGAACGCCGCAGCTACTCCTCCATTCTGGACTTCAAGGTCGAAGACATTACCATCGACGGCTATGTTCCAGGCAAAGTAATCAACGCACCGGTGGCCGTATGACTCTCGATCATTTTATCGCTCGTGGTAACTACAACTACCTGCGCTGGGGCTACGTCGCACTGGACGAAGAGGTGCACCGTGCGCTCACCGAGATGGGCGACCAGGGCTTTGTGTTTGAGGACGAGAAGCACGAAAGCCAAGAAGTGCAGATGGCACTCGGCGGCAGTACCTACAAGATCATGGCGTTCAACCCTGTAGCGCGTCACGTACCAGGACCAAGACACGAGACACAGCCGAAGCGCGTATGGCTCATGGGTGCAAGTGCTCTGGAAGAATTGCGCACGCGACCAAACTCGAATGCTATCGCGCACCTGTACGACCCGGGTAAGGACGTCACCTACAGTGACAGCCGTATCAAGGGCATGCTGAACAAGGCGCCGATCTATCTGGACGCTCGCGTACCGCCTACTACCATGGCCATGCTGTACCTCTACGAGGACGAGGTGATCTACAACATCGCCACGCGCATCTGGACAGAAGCAGCCACGCTCACCCTGCCGAAGTATCAGTCGCGCAAGATCGTCAAGGGTGCCAAGATCATCAGCATTGTCGACCTGATCGGTGACTGCGGTCTGGAGCTCAATCTGGAAGGCGATCAGAAGGTGGCGATCAGCCGTGATTGGTACGTGAAGCACTCGGCTGCATCTGGCGGCTACTATGTGATCTACGACGATGGCTATACCTCGTGGTCTCCTGCCGAGGCCTTTGAGAACGGCTACGTCAAACTCAACGGAGAACTGTGATGGCAGAAGGAGAACGCGTGTTTGCAGTGTGCCATGAGAAGAAGCAAATCATGGCAATAGGGCACACGTCATGGGCGTCGATGGAGTTGCCAGTGAAAGAGCGCCTGGAGATTTACGCACCTGGGCGTGACGCGGGCAAGGACCAGTACAACTTCATCCTGCAGCAGTTCGGTAACGTGGATGCCCTGATCGTAGAAAGCGAAGCGCTGGCGCTCAACTACAAGCGGGTGCCTGGCTATTGGGGAGGTGTGTCGTGATTACCTATCTGGTCGATGAAAACAACCCGCCTCCGTTGTGGTCTGGCGTCGCGTACTGGGAGCGCAGCAACGATCCGTTCCATGCCGATGCGTTCAAAGGCCTGGAGGTCAACGGCAAGAACACGTTGATCGTCACCACTGACAAGGACGCGAAGCTTTCTGAGGGTAAGCGCAAAAGTGGCTGGATGGCTATCGAGTGGACGGAGAACCCAGTGGGCTTCGTTGGCGACGGTACCGAAGTCACTGAGACGACCAAGACGCAGTACGTCATCCATGAGCTAGGTCCGAACGCGTGGAAGATCGCTGAGCCGCAAGCTGTGGACTTCGTGACAGCGCGCTGGTACCCTCGGTACTTCTACTATCTGGAAGGCCATGTGTATGACTTCGATACGCTGCGCCGCGTTGCACACGACAAGGACACGGCGTACATCGTCATGGACAACGAGGTGTATGCGAAGCTGCGTGAGGATTTGGAGAAGGTACTGATCCTTGAGCCGAACAGTACGCAGGAGACGCCGAAGTTTGCTGGCAAGCCACTGTTCGTGGAGCCGCCTGCAGACGTGCGTGGGAATAGTCGTGGGATGGAGTTGCCTGGGAAGTTCGCTGCTGGCAGGATACGCAAAACGCGTCGGCCAAATGTGGGAAGTCTCAGCGAGTTCCTGAACGAAGAAGGGAAAGACGCGCGATAAACAAAAAGGCCACCTGCTCCTGAGAGTAAGTGGCCTTTTTTCATTCTAGCAGTTCGGCATTGGCGCGTTCCAGCTTGCGCACATGCTCCAACCACTCTGGCGTCATCAACACGAACGTGTAACCACGTGGATCGCGATACGTCCGACCCTCCGCTTTTGCCTCAGCGACTTCGTGTGCGCTACAGGCTGTCGCATTAATTACCACACCACCTTCCTTGAGCAACTGCGAGAGCAGCATGGTCTCAGTGGTGATCGGTACCGTACCCAATGCAGGCAACACAACTGGCCCGTTCACAAGGTTCGTGCACGGTGGGTTCTGATAACACGGGACTGGCTTACCGCACGCACATGGGTAGTCATGGCGTACTACGGGGATTGCTTCCATAACTCACCTCAGGTTCGTTGCATTCGACTGATCCAATTGATCTTGGTCACGCGCACCTTGCCGGGCGTGTGATCTGTCTCGGAGATTTTCCCTTCTTCGCGATTACGTCGCTTGGCCTTGAGCAGCGCTTTGACCTTTGCTTTTGGCAGTCTGACGTACGGCTCCTCGAGTTCATCGACGCGCTGCCCGTTGTGCTCATAGCGCCCATCGCTTAGGTCAAAGTCGATTCTAGCCATTTGCAAAGCTCACTGTGAAGGTGCCGCCACGACTACCAGGCCAGTCGGTGCGATACAGGTTGTACTTGTGACCCTGATACATGACTTCGACAGGGCCAGTAGTGTCTGCCATGTCATCGAGAGGCCACGAAGCGCCATCCCAACCACCGACGAGTCCACCAGCATCACGGAACGTCACAGCACCGTACTCGACAGGCGCCATGTAGTAGAAGAAACCATCGTCAGGCGCTGCGGGTAGAGTGAACGACGGGTACTGCTGTGCGTTCTCATGCACCTCGCTGAGGGCTTGAGTCAGCATCTGCTCGTTGGTGTAGCTTTCCAGAGCACCCAAGCCGAAGCGAGGCGGCAGTTGCGTCTCGATTGGAATGATCGGCTTGGGTGGTCGATAAGGTGATGCACACAACATGCTCATGGCAATGTCCTCAGTCGTCCTGATCACCGACGCTGAAATTTTTCAGCATGATCTGGACAGGGTTACGCGCCAGGCGCTTGTTGACGAATTCGATCCGTGCCTTCATGGCGTCGTCTACAGGCACTTCGTCGCTCAGGGTAATGTGCGGGCTGTACGGGATGAACGTGTGCTCGGCACCCAGTTGCTGGCAGCGTGCGTTGAGCGAGATAACGGACTCACTCACCAGCTTCAGGACGATGTACGTCTTGCCGTTGTGGCCAACCCACGACTCGACAGCGTTGACCAGCGCCGAGAACTGGTTGTCCTTATAGGCCTGCACAACGTCCAGCACTTCTGGCAGCGGCGCAGTAGCAGCCACTTTGGAGTAGACGACGGTGCAATGCAGCGCATGTTCGTCTGGGCTCAGCTCCAGTTCGTCTGCCAGTTTCAGGATGGCGTCCACGTACTCTGGTACCACATCAACGGCAGAGTACAGCCCGTTGGTGCCGGTGTAGGGTACGAAGATCAGCTTGTTGGCAGCCTCTGCCACATTGTCATCGTGGGCTTTCATGCTCATGGTGATTTTCATTCCGTGACCTTTTTGAAGTTGATCGGGTCAAGGGGCACCAGCAGCCAAGTTTGCTCGATCTTCTCCAAGCCGGCGCGTGACGGATGCGGGTCGTGAAACAACTCACCATTCCGCATCACCACCATGTGCTTGCATCCGCGAGCCGACGAACCACTAGCCAGATACGTGGCTTCCATGATTCGTTCGCGTTCTTGACGCACCACCCAATAACCCTGCGAGAAGCAGAAGTTCTCGAAGTTACGCCAGTAGCGATACGACGGCTCTGGGTCATCTTCGTTGTAGAAACGCGGGACGTCGGAGAGCGGGATGCCAAAGAGCGTAGCGCACGCAGCTTCGGCACAGTTCCCACCACCGATGGTTCCCGGTACGTAGAAGGTTGTCTGGTCTACGAGACGGTTCACGTTACACTCCGTTCAGGAATGCGGCCACGTCTTCCAGACTATCGCACGTTTTGGCACAATGCTCGTCGATCATTCGACGCACCTGTTGCAGCGATTTCCACTGAGCTTCGGAGAACTCAGCACCGTCATCCGAGCGCAAGGCACAGAACACGGTCTTGGAGGAGCGTTTGATGCTGTCGCACACGACCTCTGCGATACTGAACACGCCCGTCATCTTTGGAGTGATAACGTACAGGTTGTAGTCGCAGATTTCACGCTGGCGGCGTTCCTCCTCCATACACTCTGGAGTCCAGTTGGGGACCACAGGGTTGAAGAAGTCGATGTTCAACATCGGAATCAAACGCTCGCGCCATGTGCTATCGTTACAGGTACCGCCGAGGAAAACTTTCATTGCACGCCTCAGTGAGATAGTCAGTTTCATGGTCGCCTCAGAGTTTCGACAAGTCCCAGATCACGTCGGACTGCGCAGCTACATACGCAGGGTCGAGAACTACGGACGTTTCAAAGCCCACCAGGCCTTCGCACATGCGATAAGCCAGACGCCCATCAGGCAGCTGGTAGGTCGGACGACGTGGACGGGTGTGTACACATGGTGCACCGATACCCTTACCGACACGTGCGCCACAGACTGGGCAGGTGTAGGACGAGTAGTACATGCCCATGGAGTAGGTGTTGATTTCACCACTCAGGAGCTTGTTCACCAGGTACGAGTCCTTGGTGCGGTCGAAGCCCATGAGTTTCACCAGCTTCGCAAACTTCTTGTTGCGTGGCAGTGGGCGCAGGTACGTGTCGAAGATCACGCCCTTGGCTTTGGTGATATCCTTGTTGTCGTGCTCGACGTGAGTAGGCTTGCCCACCCAGGTACGATACGCCATCTGGCCGAACTCAGGGTTGAACGCGGTCAGCTCCTTGAACGACGCACTGTCACCGTTGGTGTTTGGCACCGAGGTAACGATTGAGGGCAGCGCCACGATGATGTAGTCGCGGATATCCTCACTGATGCGATAGTGCGGTGCTGCCTGTTTCAGCCAGATGTTGGCGTCGAGAACGCGAGCGTCACCGCCAGCTTGTTGCGCGTCCAGCTCAAGGCCTTGCTTGGTCTGAGCAACACGGTGCATTTCCGTAGGCGCCAAACCCAGCGAGAAGCTGGTACTTACCATGTGTGTCATCGGTCGCCCCTTTGGACTACGTGCTTAACCCACGACCGCGCTTCTTTCATGGTCATGGGTTGTGGGTTAATGAGAAACGGCTGTCCGCCTGCGAGTGTGACGTGAGGGCGCAGTCTCTCACCTTCATCGTCCTCGTCCACATGCGGGAAGTCGAACGGATCAAACTCACCGCCGTGCACCTTAGCCGTCCAGATGCGCAGCGAGTGACTATGATCGGTTGACGGCTCTTCCCGAGTGCTGATCGTTGCGATCTGCTTGTCACCCAGGAGAACGTGCCAGGTCTTGCGTAGCGCAATCGGCTTACGCATTTCCGCTTTATCGCAGCGGTAACGGATTCGCTCCATATAGCCTCCGTTATACGAGGGCAGTTGCGAGGATCAGAGTGATTTGCATGGAGTCACCAGTTGAGGAAAGATACGTGGTAGAGACCGTGGTCTTCGTTCATTCCAACCGCAACAATCGTGCGATTAGGACCCGATGTGTAGAAGAGATAGGTCTCTTCACCTGGGTCGGTTACGTGGTCTCGCTCACGCAAGATACCTTGGGAACTCAATGCCTTCTCGAAGGTAGTTGCGAGTGTCTTCAGGTCCACGCTGCTGTGTCCGTAGAAGCTCTTGCCGGGAATACCTTTCGGACGTTCACCGACAATTGGCAGTGCTGCGTTGAACACTGTGCCGTAAACGTCCACGTGAGAAGATGCGATGGCACTGAACATCTCCTTCGATTGGGCGTGCAGGTCGTCCATATCCATGTTGCGTAGGTAGCTCTGGGTTTGCGTGATGATTTCGTTGACTGTCTGGTAGTTCTGCTCTTCAGGAGTCATGTTACCATCAGCCGCGGTCGATGCGATGCCTTTGAAGTCTTCCCAGGTATCGAGCAGGCCGCGTGCAACGATCATCCCAAGTGGGCCAGCGCCGAGTGCAAGCATCGTGACACCAGCACCTAAGATGGCAGCTTTGACAACGAAGCCCAGCACGGCTTTACCATCGCGCTGTTTCTTCTTGTCCTTGTGACCCTTGCCGCCTTTCTTATCCTTCTTGCCCTTCTTCTTTTTCTTCTTGGACTTCTTGTCTTCCTCCTCGTCCTCTTCTTCCTCATCAGCGTCGTCGCTAAGTTCAGGGTCGTTGGCCTTGTCACCTTCGGTGATGGGCTTGCCATCAGCGTCGAACTCTGGCTGGCCGTCAGAGTCTACTGCTTGGCGATCAGGGTCAGTCTCCTTATCGCCTTCGCTGCGGTTGTCGTCGTCGTGCGTGGATGCGGCGTCACCTTGCATCAGATCGCGTACAGCACTCAGGCCACGATCGAACAGGTGTGGCTTGTCTTTCGCCTTGGCATCGACCACGTCGTGAATCTCGTCGCGGTTCTCGTCGATGTTGTTGGCACCGCGCTTCAAGTGCTCTGGCTTGATGTTCTCCAGAGCCTTCACGGACTCGCGATTGATAACGCCAGCGCCGTCATCGGTGAGAATCTTGCGCTGCTTATCGACCTCTGCCATGTTCTCCTTGGAGCGCTTGGTGCGATCCTTGCGAGACTCTTTGGTGCTGATCTTGGTATCCTGCACACGACCCTTGCCGCCTTTGAAGCGAGGCTTGTGACGGCTCTTTGGGTAGCGTTCATCGTACTTGGCTTTCGCCTTATCGCTGAGGCCGTCGTACTCAGTCCGCGTCAGGCGACGCTGCTTGACTGGCTCGGTGTGCCCCTTCTTTACCGTCTTGCCCTTGAGCAGGAACCGGTGCTTGCTCTTGGGATACTTCTCCAGATACTTCTTCTGGCCCGACGTCCCCAGTCTCAGGAAGTCGTCCTTGTTCAGGCGCTTCTGCGGCGCTGCTAGCGATAGGCTGACGAGGAGCATTTTGGAATCCCATGATTGTGGCAATATCGTTCGCCAGGCGGCCGTCGATCTTGGGCGCCAGCTTCATTGCGTGTTGAATGTTTTCTTTGGCCCGGGTCATCTGACCAAGAGAGAAGTAGCAGACGGCGAGCAGGTGATACGGCCAGTGCTGGTAGTATTCATCCCGATGGATCATGCTCACCTGAGGCTGAGTCTCGACGCGCAGGGCATTACGGAGCATGCCAATGCAAGGCTCGTATTGGCCACACTGGAAGTACAAGAAGGCGAGCGCACAGAAAGGCTCACGGGCGCTTGGGAACTCGGCGATTGCGCGATAATGCCACGCTTCGCATTCGTTGAGCGCTTCTTCCAGTTGACCATCCATGGCGAAGTAGCACTGGGCGATGTACAGCGCAGACTCAGAGCGGAACGGACCATGGGTTTCGATTTCGATGTGCTTCTTGAGCCACATGATCGCGTCGAAGTATTGACCCTGGTACATGAACTCACGGCCGAGATACTGGACCATGCGTGCGTCGTCTGGATTCTCCTCGACACCCTTTTGCAGGAGTTCAAGGTAGGACGAACGCGGCTTGTCGTTGTCTGGCTCATGGAACACGTCGATCGGAAGTTCCTTGTACGTGTAGTTCTCGTAGCAAGCGAGGAGCTCATGCACTGGATACTTCCAGTAGAAACCGTGGCGCGTGTGGATTGCTTCGCGCAGATAGGAGACGATGGGCTTGCGCGCTTCATCGTATTGGAAGACCAGACGCACCGCGTACATGTGGTGCGAACGGTTGGAGATCAGTTCCTTGATCTTGGTAATGCTTCCCGGCTCCATGACCTCGTCAAGGTCAATGAACATGCAGTAATCCACATCCATGCTGACGAGGTTCATGGCGGAGTTACGCGCCGTGTCGAATCGGAAGGGTTCAAATGCCATGGAGCTGACTTTGACGCCCAGCGACTTGAGGGCCTGCTGGGTACCATCTGTCGAGCCCGTGTCCAGCACAACGATTTCGTCAGCGTCCTTGACGCCTTCAAACCAGCGAGAGACGTGCTTGGCTTCGTTCTTTGCAATTGCGTATACGGCGAGTTTCATTCGGGTAACTCCGGGTTAGCTTCTCATGGAGATAGCAGTTGTCGATTAACGAGGCGCTTTCAGCTTGTTTTGCGGACAGGCTTGCTGTTACGCAAGCTCGTCTGAGCACTCTTGAGTGAGGTCTCCAATTTGGCTAGCGACGCTTCCAGTTCTCTGCGTGCGCGCGGTGTCTTAGCGTCGCTGATTTGGCGTTTTGTGATTGCGATTTGGTTTGCTAGTTTGCGAATGTTGCGGCGCAAGAATGGGCGACCTGCACCACCTTGCGTTGCGCGGGATGCTTTCTCGCTGCGCTGTACCGTGGCGCTATCGCCTGCACGTGGTGTCTTCTGGTTGCGCGGAAGGTGACGCTTGGAGTGATCGGCTTTTGCTTGCTGGGCTTTGGTAAGCTGCTCAGTCGCACGCTCCAGTTTGGCGTTCAAAGGAGTAGACAATTCACCCTTAAGCGCTTTGATGACTTCGCGTACGGATTTGATCTTGCCTCGCACGGTTTCGATGCGGGCTTTTGTTGCCTGCGGTGTGACAGCACGACGAGTGCCATTACCTTTCAGCTTGGCCAACGTTTCTTTCAACGTGTCCAGCTTTTTGTTCTGGCTTGCGATCTTGGTCGCAATGGAAACGTCTTTCTTGAGTTCCTTGACGCGCTCTTGGTGCTCTTTCAGGTTCGCCGGCTTTGCAGCAGCAACGGACTCGAAGCTATCGTCCGCGCGAATGATGATCTTGCCCATGATGGGTTCCTTATGGACAGGTAGTGATTAACGCGAATCGCGCAGACCGAGCTTCACATCGCGACCGTATTCGGCAGCTTTGCGTTTGTCGGAATCCACTTGCTTGCGGTGTACGCGCGTGGCGGCCTTCTTGCTGCGCTCGTTGGCAGCCTCGTCTTTTGCACGCTGCGCAGCCGATGGCTTCATTTTGGTCAGTGCAATGCGAGTGGAGTTGTAGGACTTCTCCAGAGCTTTGAGCTCCTTGGCCGCCATGTTTTTCGACTCGGTAGTGCGCGCATTGGCAACCTTGCGCTTGGCCGCTTCTACAGCCCGACCGATCTGGTTGAAGCGCGTCATCAGCTCTTTGCGCTCACGATCATAGTCGGCCGACGGTGCAGCAGGCGTTGCCTTGGTGGCTTTCTTCTTCTCGAACAGGTGACCGCTGTAGACCAGGTCAGGTGCCTTGCCAGCTTCGAGTTTGCGAACGTCACGCTTGGCGCTGCGAATGCGATGGATCAAGTCATCTTCATCGCCTTTGCCCGCTTCGTTTGCGCGCTCCAGAGACGTGATATGCTTCTGCAAGGTGCGGATGGAAGCGTCTTTGTTCTTGAGGACGTCTTTGCGCATGACGTCACGGCCAGCGGCGTGTTCCTTGGACGCAGTACGGACAGTGGTACTGTGCTCTTTCTGCGCTTCTTTGGCATGCGCCAGCTTCTGCGCTACTTCGTCCGGATCAGTGTGGCGCTGGTTCGACAGCTTGCCTTTGAGAGCGCGCACTTGCTCTTTGGCATCAGCCACGGCTTGCTTCGCCTTGTCGCGCTTGGCGATGTTACCGGCAACCTTCGGAGCGTGCTTGAGTTTCGCCAGCGTATCGCGTGCCTTTTCTTCGGCGGTGCGTTGCTTCTTGATATCCTTGGCGATCTTCAAGTCTTTGGTAAGATTGGTGACGTGCTGCTTGTGCTCGTGGGTGGAGTTTGGTGCGCGTGCTGCAACAGCCTCGAAGGAGTCGTCCGCGCGAATGATGATCTTGCCCATGCTGTGCTATTCCTTGGTCTTGTGGAAAGCGGCCCGTTGCGAGCCGCTATCTGGCCTTACTTCTGCTTGATCTTGCCTTCGAGGCGAATGATCTTGGCATTCAGGCTTTGCAGTTGAATGCTCAGCTTACCGTACAGCGGACCCTGACCTTTGGCTGCGGTGACACGCTTGCGCAATTCTTTGGCCTCAGCCTTGGCTTTCTCCAACATGCGTTCCAGCTTGGCGCGCGCTTCTGGCGTGGTGCCCATGCTCTTGGTCTTCGGAGTAGGAACAGCAACCGGCTTGACAGGCTTCACTTGCTTGACGCGACGACCGTTGACTTCGGCTGGCAGCTTCGGCTTACCTTCGGCTGTAGCACCCTTACGCAGTTCACGCAGCGCACCGCGCAGCTTCGCCAGGTCGGCTTGCATGTGCGGCTTTTTGGTAGGAGTGGCGTTCGCCAGCTCTTTCTTGAGCGCGTAGATTTTGGTCAGGGTGTTCTTGATCGCAGTGGCGTTCTTGTCGTCTTTGTGAGTCAGCACCTTCGCTGGCTTCTTGGTAGACGCGGTCGGCTTGACTACTGGCTTTGGCGCAGGCTTGAGTGCCTGAGCTTCGTGCTTGTCGAGGGTCACCTTGACGGTGTGCTTCAACTTGCCAGAGGCGGTCTTGGCTTGCTGCGCGAACTTGGCAGCAGGATCTTTCGGAGTGCGTGGAATCTTCGCACCAGCACCACCGATGCCGGGACCACCGATGTTCACTTTCGGCTGCTTGGGCGCCAAGGCTTCTTTGGCCTTGCGTACCTTGGCACGCTCTTTGGCATCAGCTTCCTGTTGAGTCAGGCGGGCGATACGGTCTTCGTGCTTGGCGATCTGCCCTTCAAGCTTGGTGATCTGGCGTTGCATCCCGAGCACTGTGTCCTTTGTGGACAGTGCGTGCTTCTGGCGCTCGGCGCTGATCTTGCTGCGAATGGATTCTTTCTGACTTGGCGGTACGTGCTGCAGGCGCAGCTTGAGCGCAGCAATGCGCTTCAACGGCTCGACTTTCTTTTTGCGTTCTTTGATACCAGTCTGAGTGGACTTGATGAGAGTCTTGTACGCCTTGATCTTGGACGCGTAGGTATCTTGCATCGCGATGGCCTCGAAGGAGCCGTCGGCGCGAATGGTGAGAAGTGCCATGAATAACTCCTTAGATTTTCTTAAGGCGGGAGAGGCCTTTGCGGATACCATCGACGTACTGCTGAGCGTTACGGACTTCGCGAGCTGCGTCGTCGTGTGCTGCTTCATCGGCACTGTCAGGCATTTTGGCGAGGCGGGCGCGAGCAACCTTGAGCTTCTCCAGGCCGATGGCCAGATCACGCTTCAAGTGCTGGACGGCTTTCGAGTCAGTGGTGACCAAAGCTTTCTTGTCGTGCGTGTTGTCGTAACCGTTCAGCAGCTCCATGAGCCGCGGGTAACCACGCACACCCTTTGGACGAAGACCCTCCGAGTGGAGAATCTCCGTCGCATGTTTGTAGTACGGGTGCTTCTGAATCGTCTTCCAGTCCGGATCGTCGTCGGACGCAACGGCCTTGAAGCTATCGTCAGCACCAATGAGAATCTTGGCCATTAGGGCACCTTGTACTTGGTTCTGAACTTGTCGACGGACATGACCGGGATATCGTTGTCCTTGGCGTATTCCGTCTTGTTGTTGGATACGTACTCGTCTTTCACAATGAGTAAATTAGCAGATTTGGCACTGGATGCCATCTTTCCACCATTCGCCACGATCCATTCAGCCAGTTCTTTATCGCGCACAGAGGTGAACAGGACAGCCATGTTGCGCATTGCGTGGCCAGTGATACGGGTCTGCTTGGGCTGCACAACCTTGACGTCCAGCTTCTTCAGGAACAGGCGGAATTTGGGCATCACCTTCGCTGCGGTGACAGCCAATTCCTTGAAGCCCTTGACGCGCTGAATCTCCTCGATCATGCGCTTCTCACTCCAGTCCGCATAGACGATACCTGGGAGGGCTTTGAACAGATCACTCAGGCGAGACTCACCGAACTTATCACCGAAGAGCACACTGCCTGCGCCGAGCTTGGCGAGTGTTGCATTCTTGGCAAGACTGTTACGGATGTTGCGCTCCAGCGTCACGGCTTTGGAGTGACCGAAACGAGGAATCTCCTCGAAGTCGGCTGCCGTGGCGTTGATGATCTTCTTGATCGTGGTGAAGCCATTGTCGATCAGAATGTCGATGGTGCCACGCTTCAATCCATCCACTTCAAGGGCCGTGAAGAAGTTGAGCAGCGACTTGGCTTTACGGTCGTCACCGCCTTCAACAGCGTAATAATGCACACCATCAGACTCGAACGCGACACTTGGCTGTGCAGGCTTCTTGGCGGCCTTGACAACTTCCACGATGTACGGAATCACGTCACCAGAGCGCACGCAACGAATGATTGCACCCTTGTTGATCGGGCGTGGCTCGTATGGAATCTTGGAGTCTTTGAGTTTCGACGTGTAGCCGTGCTCGATGTAGAACCCGTTGTGCCCAGTGAAGTGCTCGACCATGACTCCGCCAATGCGAGTTGGCTTGATCAGGATGCGTGGTGCCAAGCGACCATAGCGCGACTCGTTGAACTCGACGTCCAGCACAGGTACTTCCACAGCAGCTTCCAGATCGTTGATCTTGAAGGCGAAGGAATGTGTTGGATACTTACCGACAACGGTGTACGAGCGGTCTTGTGCAACCACGATGCCGTCGATTGCACGCTTGGCGCGAGTGCGACGGATGTTCAGGAGATTCGTGAGGATGGTCTCGTTGAGTTTCGGGTAGACCTTGTGTGGTACTACGTCGAAGCCCAGAGCTTTGAGGTATGCGAACTGCTTGGAGGGTGCAACGCGAGCATTTGGACCAGCCATGATTTCGTGCGCAATGCACTTGACCTTGGTGATCGCAGTCGTCGGTTGGTTACGGTTGAGCAGGCCACCAGCGCCGTTACGCGGGTTGTCGTACTCGCCACCGTTCTCCTTGTTGAAATGTCGATTGAAGGTCTGCTCACTCATGGTGAACTCGACACGCACAATCAGGTCTTTCGGCTTGACGCGATGCGGCACTTTCAACGCCGGGATTACTCCAGACGAATCAGTGCCGATCTTACCGTCACCGCGCTGTACTGCCTTCACCAGCACATGGTTTTCATACACCAACTGCAGGCTGATGCCGTCTTCCTTGTCGCTGACAACGAATGGGCCTTTTTCCAAGAACGCCAAAAGCCCGGACGAGCCGGGCTTGAGTTTGCTAAGACTACCCATGGCAACGGCCAGCTTAGTGCGGCGCGCTACATGAGTGGATTTGGAGCCGACGCGAGCATACGGCTTCTTGGCGCGTTCGTCGTGAACATCGCGCAGGGTGTCGTACACTTTGTCGCCTACGCTTGGCTTGTTCTGGTCGTGGTACTCGTAGTCGAACTTTTGGAGGAGCTTACGCAACTCGCCCAGAGTCATACCCTGGGCTGCTGCTCTTGGATTCCGTTTGATCTGCGCGAGGTTCATGTGGACTCACTAATCGTGAATGGATGCGGTGGTGAACTTCTTGTTCTTTACAGCTCCATTGAAGGCTCGTTTGCCTGCCGCCAACTCCGATTTGGTGGCTTCGCCTTTCACCGATACAGATTTGTAGTTCGCCATATCGACGCCGTCTGCGAGGCGCAACTTGCGCACATCCTTCTTCGCTACCGAGTACAGCGCAAACTCGGTGTAGCCTTCGTGCTTTGTGGCATCGACTACAACGAACTCGTTGCTCGGGCGCTTGGCAGACTGCACGATGGCACCAACTTTCAGCACTTGGCTAGGCTGGTGACCCTTCGGCACTTCAGGCTCGTCCAGAGGAATCTCGTGGATGTCCTCATCGTCCTCGATTTCATCGTCGTCAATGTCGTGATTGCTGACAAGGTCATCGTGGATATCGCGCTTGATGCGACTTGGCGACTTCGGTGAGATAGCTTCACGTGGAGCAACCGCAGTTTCCTTGGGCTTGCGAATGCGCGTCTGCTTGGGCTGACCAGCTTTCAGATCGGCGAGAATCACCAAACCCTTCTGCTGTTTGCTCGTTGGCAGAATGCGTGCACCAGATACAAGCTCCATGTAGGTCTCGTGACTGATGTTGACACGCTGCTCGTTCGGCAGGATAACGAACCCGCCACGGGCTTTGGTCATGTAACGCAGACCGATGATATCGCCTTCTTGGGTCGTGTACTTGCTACGGCCCTGTTTCAGCGACTTGACTTTGGCACCAGCATGGATGACTTTGCGCCACTGATAGTTGGCACGGTCATACATGGTGTTTTCCCTGATCGTGCCCGTAGGTTTGAACAGGTCGTCAGTCTGCTTGTCGGAGCTGACCTTGTCACTGATGGTCACCTTCTTCACGCGCTTCTGCCCATCGAGAAGCTGGTTGTGCTCAGGCGTTTTGCCTTTGTACTTCACCAGCTTCTTGATGATCTTGTTGATCTGGGCTTCAGGCACGTTACGGAAGAGGACGTGCAGTGCGTGACCCAGGACAACTTGGTAGTTACCTGCGCCTGAGCCACGAGTCGCTTGCTTCATGCCGACCAGCTCGCCCGGACGCACCACGAGAGGGTGCTTCTGGTTGAATTCCTTGTCGGCGCCGAGCTTGACTGATCGGTCACCCTCGAAGGTGTACCAAGTCAGCGTCGCCAGGTCTTTTACCTTAGCTTCGGCTGTCCACTGCATTACATTACTCCATCGGAAGTACAGTCATCTGGAGCGCAACTGCGGCGTGTGCTTGGCCCGCGTTGGTGATCCGGACATACACCTTGTTGTCACCACCGCTGTTTGCCGACCAGAAGCCGTAGCGACGCGAGACAACTTCACCACCATCTTCAAAGGTGGTGATGCCGTCGTCTTCCAGCTTGAGGTTACTGGAGGTGAAGGTGTACGGGTTGGTGTCGCTGTACGCTGGGCTGCTGTGCAACTCGACAGTAATGTCGGGCTGATCCACAGAGAGCTTGAGGATCATCAGCGTTGGGCTAGGCACCTGAATGGTGTTTTGCACGCTGGCGCCTTGACCGACGTTCAGGTAGGTAGAGTTGAGTACGGAGCGCGCACGCTTACCGCCTGCAGCTTCGCCCCACTTGGCATTACCGTCTTCGCCAACAACAAGCGCAGAGCCTTCGTCAACACCTTCGGTAGATGGCAAGCCACTGACCTTGGCCCATACAGCAGCGCCTTCGGCATTGCGAACAATCGCATCACCCGTGGTACCGCCAGCTGGTAGGCCGTCGATCCACTCACTGCCGTTTTCACCAACAGCGAGCACCTTACCTTTTTCAACGCCTTCCATCTCTGGCACAAGGCGCAGTTCGTCGATGGAGACCTCGAATTCTTCGCTGATGGCCAGCGGAGCTTTGAAGTCGAAGCCAACATACTTGCGGGCGTCAAACTTCTTCCAGGCATCAGCACCCGCTAGGGTTGTACCTGGGATTTCGTACAGGGTGTTGTCCTCGCGAACGTAGACAAGCATACCCTGCTTTCGTGCTGCTGTTTTGATGGCATCGCGCTCGGCTACGGTTGCGACTGAGCGATAGCCACCCTTCTGATACACGTCTTCGAGAATATACGGGATACCCGCACTCGAAGGGATGAAAAAGCCGGAGGCATAAAGTGGCATAGCGAACTCCAAGTAAGAGGGACCCGAAGGCCCCTCCTGTGATGGTTAACCTATCAAGCGTAAGTAACCTTGAAGGTGACCGCACCCAGGCTATCCCAGTCCGTACGGTACACCAGCCACTGCTGAGGACCGTTGCCATCGTGGCAATCGTAGGTGACTTCGATTGGGTCGTAGTTGTCGCCAACTTCGCCCTCTGGCGTCCACTGAATACCGCCAAAGCCGCCCGGTACGTTGATCGCTTGATCGGTGAAGGTCGCACGGCCCAGCGACTTCAAGTGCATGAAGTAGCCATACTGTGCATCGCCGATGTTGATGTTGAACGTCTCGCCCGAAGTACCCAGCGGCAGGACGTTGGTCATCACCTTGTCACCGAAGTCCTGAATGCCAGACCAGCGAGTGTACGGGATGTTGTACGTCTCGTTCGTGCCAGTCTTGCCGCCAGTGAAGTCAGTGTCGGAGAACATCGCTACGCCGAAGCGTGGACGATTGTTGCCCGAGACAACGGCTGCTTTCACTGTCAGGTTCGCAGTTGCCTGCTTGCTCACGCCAGCTGCGGTGTAGTTGAAGGTCAGCACAGTCGCAGTATCCGAAGACACGTTGGCCGCGTTGAAATCACCTTTGGTCGACTGCGAGAACGAACCGGCCGAAGCAACGCTGGTGCTGTATGTGGCAGTGCTGGTCACATCCTGAGTCGTGGAATCAGTGAAGTTCGCAGTTACCACATACTTGCCAGTGGCGCCCGATGCCAACTGAGTCGGACCCGATACAGTGATCGAAGCCAGCTCAACTGCTTTCTTACCAGTGACCGTCTTATCGGCGGCTACGGTGATACCAGCTGCGGTGTAAGTCGCGTGCAGCGGGATTGCAGTGTCAGCACTCAGGTGCTTGACAGCCAGCGTACCATCAGTCGCCAGAGTTGCCACAGTGGAGCTGGCAGTTGTCGACCAGGTGGCCAGTACGTCAGAGACGCTGCCGTCAGTCATGGTTACCTTGGCCGAGTAGGTACCGCTGCTATCGCTGTTCACGGTAGCTGGACCGTTGATAGCGAGCGACGACGGTACTGGTACAACGACGAGCGACACAGACTTCGTGCCGTTGACGGTGCGACCGAACTCGGTATAGGCGACCTTCACCGTGATGTTGCGGGTAGTGCCACCAGGCTTCTGGTTCGGAGTGAACACGCCAGATGCGTTGATGCTGCCGATTGGATCGCTAGGCGTGGTGCCTTCAACAGCCCAGGTACCAACTACATCAGCGCTGGTACCGTCAAGGTACGTTACCTTGGCGAGATACTGCGCGCTACCTGCACCGTTCGCAGCGGACGAATTCACAGAGTTCGGGCCGGTGATCGCGATGGACGCTGGATAGTTCGTCACGTCATGCACAGCGATGGTCTTCGTCGCGGTAACCGTCACGCCGTCCAGCGTATACTTGCCAGTCAGGATGGTGTTGATGTTGGTACCCGACTTGTTCTCTTTGGCAGTGAACAGGCCGTTCGCGTCTATGGTACCAGCAGTGCTGGTGTTGCTCGACAGCCACTCGGTAGCTGGCATCACGACAGTGGTCTGGTCTTCGAAGGTGACGCGCAGTTCGTACTGCTCGGTCTTCAAGGAGTCCACCACGGCACCACCGGTGATGCTTGCGCTCACTGGATAAACGGTCTTGTCGCGGACAGTCACGTTCTTCTCAGCGCTCACGGTGATACCAGACGCGGTGTACGACGCGCTTACCTTGGTGCTATCATCAGCCTTCAGGTTTGCGTTGGTCGCCAGTGCACCAGTCGTTGGGTTGATGACACCAACAGAGGTCTTCGAGGAAGCCCAGTCGATTACACCTACCAGCGAGCTGGTACCGTCGGTGAACGTCACGCGCAGCACGTAGTTGCCAGTGTCACCTTCGTCGAGGAAGTCAGGACCTTCTACGACAGCCGAAACTGGGTAGTTGGTCGAGTCAGTCACGGTAACGTCCAGCTCGGCACCTACAGTCTTGCCAGCCGCCGTATACGACGCAGTGATCTTGGTCACCTTGTTGCCAGTGGTGTCCAGACCGTTCAGCACACCAGTGTTGGCACCGATGGTCGCAGTCGAGATAACCGACGACTTCCAGTTGGTGACTGGCACGATGGCCTTGGTCGCATCGGTGAAGGTCACTTCCAGCTGATACGTCTGGCTGGTGTTCTCAGGCAGAGAGTTCGGACCCAGGATACGCGCACTGCTTGGGTAAACAGTGGTGTCCATGATGGTGATAGTCTTCGCCGAAGCGGTGACAGTCTTGCCATCGAGGGTGTACGACGCGGTCAGCGACGCTGGGGTGTTGACGTCCACGTTTGCAGGCGCAGTTACGCGACCCGAAGTGTTGACGCTGGCACCGTTGCCGCCAGTGATCGCCCAGTTACCCGAACGGTTCGAAGTGGTACCATCAGCAAAGGTAACTGCCAGAGTGTAGTCAGCAGTCGAGCCTTCGTTGATAGTCGCCTGGCCGTTGATGACGGCGCTCACCGGGTAGTTGGTGATATCGCGGACGGTAAGCAGCATGTCCGCAGTCACGGTGCGGCCGTACTTGCTCCACGACGCGGCCACAGTAGTGGTACCGTTCGCTTGCAGGTTGACAGCAGCAGTCACCAGGCCGTTTGCAGCACCGATCGTTGCAGCACCGCTGTTGGTCGAGGTCCAGTTGGTCACTGGCTCGTTCACCTTGGTGCCATCGAGGTAAGTAACCTCGAACGTCAGGGTCTGCGTGGTGTTCTCGTTCATCTGGGCGTTGCCCACGACGCGAGCGCTCACCGGGTAGTTGGTGATATCCTTGATCGTGACTTCCAGCTCGGCGGTTACAGTCTGGCCGAAGGCGGAGTACGATGCAGAGACCTTACCCTTGGTGTCTTGCTGCACGTCGGTAGCTGCGACCAGCTGACCGGTGTTCTTGTTGATCGTACCCATCGCAGGGTTGGACAGAGCCCAGTTGCTGACGGTGACAACGTTGGTGGTGCCGTTGCTGAACGAAACACGGAACTGGTACTGCGTCACGGTGTTTTCGTTGATTGCCGCCGAGCCGAGGATCACTGCGCTACGTGGGTAGACAGTGGTGTCCTTGACCAGAATCTGACGGCTGCCGTTGACGGTACGACCTTCCAGGGTGTACGAAGCGGACAGCGTGGTAGCCTTGTCCTCGAACAGGTTGTTCGGTGCCTCGAAGACGCCGCTGGACGGGTTGATGGTGCCAGCTTCTTCGTCGCTCGAACGCCAGTCGGTGACTGCAACGTCCTTCTGGGTGCCGTTGGTGAACGTCACGCGCAGAGTGAAGTTGGTCGAGGTACCTTCGTCTACTTCTGCAGGACCAACGATCACAGCCGACGAAGGGTAGATGGTGGTGTCGATGCAGCGCACGGTCAGGTTCGCGTCCTTGGTCACGCCGTTGAAAGCGTAGGTCGCAGCGATGGTCGTGGTCTGATCGGTAGTCAGCTCGCCAACTTCAAGCACACCAGTCTTGCTGTTGAACGTGCCAGCGCCAGGGTTGGACGAGGTGAAGGTGGTTGGAGTAACACCGGCGCTGGTGCCGTCGTCGAAGTGCGCGATGACCGAGTAGGTCGCAATCGAGTTCTCTTCCAGCTCGTTGACACCCACCAGTTCGATGCTGGTGAGCACCAGTTTGATGGTCTTGTCGACGATGGTGATATCCACGTACTTCACGCGCAGCTGGCCACTTTCAGGATGAGTCCAGCGCACCTCGATGCGCAGCACTTGGTCCTCGTCAATGTCCAGCGACTGGAAGATACCAGTCTGGTTGCTGATGGAGCCGTACGCACCGTTACCGATGACAGCCCACGAACCTTGCACGTTGTTCAGCACGCTACCGTCGCTGAACTTCGCATTCGCCTTGAAGGTGAACGGTACGGTCTCGTCCAGCGTGTTGCCTTCTGGGCCAACGATTTCCAGTTCGTCGAAGGTTGGACCGTCGTAAACGAGGTCAGCCTTGACTGGGCGACGCCACTCACCGATCCACTCACCGTCTTTAGCACCTGGGCCAGTGATGGTCAGCACTTCGCCTGGCTTCGGCGTGTTGCTGGTACCAACTTTGGCGAGCCAGGAGTTGACGCCCGTTGCGCCGCGAATCATGGTGATCGGCAGCTTCGGGTGAGTGTGTGGAAGGGGATCACGCGCATCGCTCATACGCGGATCGTTACCGCCGACAACCACAGGGCTGTCTTGATCGGGCGTATATTCACGGTTCAGGATTACGAGGCCACGAACGTCGAGAGTCGCAGCACCTACCTGCGGAACGTCTACTTCACCGAGGTTGAAGCCGCTACTGAAATCCCAATATTGCTGCTCTGCGATCAGGTCCTCGAAGGTGTCGAGTTCCTGCCAGGTGTTACGGAAGCCCACGGAAGGCAGCGCCGAAGTACGACGCAGGACCTTACCATAGGAAGCGCTGTCTGGATCAACGACGATCCAGCTGACGTTGAACGGCAGGGTGACGTTGTTGGGTTCCATGAAGGCAACCACAACAATCATGTTCTCACCATTGCCGAGCGGCAACTGCACGGGGATTGGGTTCTCCCGTGCAAGGTTGCGGTAGTCAGCGAGCGCCACGGTCTGAGCTACAAACTCAGCGAGTGTTGGCGTTGGCATAGATGATCTCCGATCAGTTCTGGATGTCCGAAGTGGTCAGCTTGCGCCACCGGGCAGTAGTCGCGCTATCTGCAACCAAGGCGGCGCCCGGAACTGGCTGTTCACTACCCGAGACAGTCACGACGCCATTGGCAGTCTTGATCTGGGTAGCTGGCACTTCTTCGTGGGTGTGCGCTTTCGGCGTACGGGCATCGGAGAGACGCGGGTCACCTTCAGCCACGGCCACAGGGTTGCTCGATACCTGTGGAGCATACGACAGGCGAGCGACGCCCATGATCGAAGTGCTGGCGGCAGGCACCGGGTTCTGCGTGGTCAGCAGCGCGGTATCGGCGTCATCGTAGAACTGGGTGACGAACACCTCGTCGTAGGTCTCGATGATTTCCCAGGTATGATCCCGGCCGGTGACCGTGTCAGCTTCCTTGGAGACGCGACGCAGAGCCTTGCGGTAGTTCAGGCTCAGCGGGTCGAAGTCGATCCAAGTCACGTTCAGAGGCAGCACGAGGGTGCTTGGCTCTTTCTGCGCGCACGCGATCACGGTCACGGTACGGTTGGTTGGATGCGAGAGGCGCACAACGATTGGGTTGAGTGCGTCCAGGTTCTGGAGATTGGCGGCACTCTGCAGGTCGTCAATCAGAGTTTCCAGGCGTTTTTCAGACATTGCAATGCCCCTTAGTTTTCGTCGAAGTACGTGCCAGTCGGCATGATGTGCGAGGTGAGGTGGACGCGCTTGGCTGGGATCACTGGATCGAGGTACACGTCCAGCATCAGGTCACCATTGGCAATGTCGGCTGCAACGTTGTTGCGGCTGTCACACACGGCCTCGAAATCATACAGACCCCGACCTTGTTTGATCGGACGCAGGAAGTCGCCACAGATGTTCACCAGCGACAAGCGAGTGTAGCTGTCGTTGGGGTTGAAGTTCTCAACGGTGCACGCCGAAGCAATCGACTTCTTGACGTAGTTGACCAGACGGCGGACGTTGATGTTGGAGAACGCAGACGCGAACGCTTGCAGAGTCTCCTGGCCCATGATGACGTAGCCACGACCCGGGATGTTGCGAATCGGGTTGATGTGGGCAGCATCGAGAGCGTCACGCGCACCTTGGTTGTACTTGGTACGGATGCCGGTGATCTTGATGGTGCCGCGTGCCAGACCAGCAGGGGCGAACCACACCGCACGTTGGTGATCGGTGTAGGCCATCGCAGCGCACACATGACCAGACGGCGGAATGAAGATGTACTTGTCGTTGTACGTGTCGCGGATTTGCACGAACGGCGCGTACAGGGCTGCGTAGCTGCTGTCCACGTTGAGCGTGTTCACGGAGTAGTTCACGGCACGTGCCGCTTCGTATTCCTTGTCCGGCACGTCGAGCACCGCCAAGCAGTCAGCACGGTTCTCGGAAATGCTGACCATCTTGCGCTGGATCGCTGGAATGGTGTAGCCAGCGTTGCACAGGATGTTGACGTCCACGATTTCCGCGTCGGCGAACTCTTCCCAGGCCGCGATGATCTGCGCGTCAGTTGGGCGAGTACCGTCGCTACCGCCTTTGATGAACTCGAACGCTTCCTTCTTGATCTTCACAGGACCGCAGAAGGAGTTGTGCTTGACACGGATGTACTTCGAGGACAGGTTGATCGCATCCTCGATGAACATCTGGTTGCCGTTGCCGTCCAGCTCGTATTTCCGGGAGACGTAGAAGCTCTCCACAGGACGGCTGTTGGCGTTCTTGTAGTTCAGGTAGACGTCCACGTAGAACTTGTACGGATCGTAGTGGCGCTCGTCGCTGATGTCCACACCTGCTGGGCATGCCGGACGAATCTTGATGCTCAGTTGGTCGTTCCACTCGCCTGGGTTGGACGCAACGAAGTATGCAAGGATGCGCTCAACGCCAGCCTGGTCGGCGGTGAAACCGAGATTGTTCAGGGGATCGTACACGCCCAGAGGAGTGTTGCCACCATCGTCGAACACGGTGACGCGAATCTCAGGGATGTTCTGAGCCGGGTCATCCACCGTGAAGTATGCACCGGCGGTGAGAGCGTCTTTATTGACGACCCGCAGGAACTTCAGGCGTTTGGTTTGACCCAGGGCTTGGGCGGCACAGTACAGCGCGAAGCCGTACTTCTGGGCATTGGGTTGCCCAAAGTTGGAACGCAGGTCTTCGTTGTCAAACACATCGGTGATAACACCGACAGGCCCGATGGACGCTTCACCTACGACGCCGACGATCGAAGTCGCTGCGGCGGTTGCACGGGTGGACATATCCGTTTCGATCGGATACACACCAGCGCTTGGATGCACTGCTTTACTGACCATGTTAGGTCTCCGTCAACAGTTTCTGAATATAGTTGGTATGGAAACACAGGACAACCGTCTATGGTACTTGGCCACGTGACTGACATTGTACGCTGTAAATTAGCACACCGTATTCAGGTTGACGGAAACGAAAAACGGGGCACTAGGCCCCGAGTTTTTGCTTCAAGCGAACGATATAGTCGTCCACGAATGTTTTGAATGCCACCTTGGCATCGTATTGGCGCTTCTGGACATGGAACTGGAGAACCGTGTAGAGCTTGTGCATGGCAGTTGCCTGCATGTCCAGCGTCAGGTTACGGTGCTTCTCCTCAACAACATGGCGCATATCCTTGGAGAGTTTCTCCTCTTCACCCCGAACGTACAGCGCACGGATGTAGGCGGTCTCCAGATCGTATGGGTCCTTCCGAGCGTAGGCATCCTGGGCCATGTTTAGGATTTCGCGCAGCTTGGCAGTCTCCGTGTAGGAGAATCGCTTGCACTTATCTGGATGGCACATCTGGCATAGGCGTCGGTAAGTCGCACGGATGTTCTCCGTCTTAAACTTCTCCAGACGCTCCTGCCGATTCTTCTCTATCCGTGCCTGCATGGCCTCATCAATCTCGGCCTGTGCCAGTTCCTGCGCTTCCAGCTCTTTACGCAAGGCATCGGCGTCTTCACGGAGTTCGTGGCTCAGGTCGATCACACCACTTACTGGAACCACTGCACCGCCGATCGTACCGTGCTTAGGTGCGGACTGTTCGTCCACCATCTGCGCAGTGATGGCTCGGTTCAGGTCGTCGATGACTGCTGCTTCGACTGGGTAGTGTGGAAGGTAAATGGCATACACCCTTTCCATTCCACGTTGGGCAGAGTTGATCTGCTCAACCATTTCGTCGATTTCGTCTAGTAACATTTAAATGTCCAAGATCGAGGCCTTCTGCTCAGCACTGAGGTAGAAGGCGTATTTGAGAGGTAAGCGCACGCGCTCGGCGAAAAAGGTGACTGGGTCGATGCCGTTTACCACGACGATCTTCGGGATGTTGTTGAACTTCTCCAGCAAGTCCCGCAGCTTCTCCAGTTTGGTACGGCTGCTGTCAACACCAACGTTGGTGATGACCAGCATACTCATGTTCTCGGGTTCGCGTGCATCGCGCAGTGAATCCCACTGGTTGCCCATGAGCGGGTGCCAGAGTGGATATGCACGACCACGGTGAACACCCTTCATCTGCGCGTCAATCGCACGGTTCATGAAGTTGGCTGCAAGCACCTTGGCGCGCACGTCGCTCGGGTAACTGCCAATTGCCATCGTGTAGTTGCCGTGCAGAGGATTGTCCAGCACCTTCTGGATGCCGTTGATCTGCTTCTTCACGCTGATGGATCGCAGAACGAAACCTTCAGGTAACCACGTGATCGAACTCGGTGCCAACTCGATCTGGTTATTCTTCACCAGGTTCTCGATGTTGCGCACGACTGGCTTGATCCTTATCAGCGCTTCCTCAACTTGGAACGGAGAGCGAGCGAGGCTAAACGCATGACCATCGACGCCGCGCGACTTCAAGAGGTTCTGACGTTGCGTGTCGAACTTGAAGTCCATCCTGATATCGGATTCGGACGTTGGTGTAGCTCGCTTGGAGGGCGGCAGCTCTGCTTGCAGATCGCTGTCCAAGTTCTTTAAGAAATCTTTTCTGGACATAGTCCTCGGACCTTATGACGTGTAGTTCGTGTGCGTCCAACAACGCATCCAATTTGGCGTCGTTTATGTTAGCAGGACGCACAGGGCAGTAGACTATCTCAGGTCTGTTTACAGTACGCTCAAATTCGGACAACGTCATTACGGTCAGTGCGTGTCCGTTGAGATAGGTGGCGAGTGCCTTCCGACCACTAGGTGTTTCGCAAATGAACACGCAATCACGCGCTCGGCTAAGTGCATCCCGCACCATGTATTGCCAAACGCGCGTGTGCGATGCCCACTCTTGCATGAAGCCACTGAGGACAGAAAGTTCAGCACGAAGATCGAACTTGGCGGGCAAACCACCTAGGGCCATGAACCCGCCGTAGCGATACTCGAAGAACTCACGACCCGAAAGGTCTTCCTCCAAACTTGGAACGGACGGCTTTGGTGTCTTCCATGAAGGCTTGCTCACCTCCGCCACCGTGCCCACTCCTTCGACTATTGTGTTTGTCCATAAGTATGATGGCGCGCTCATGGGCTACTTCCGTAGGCTTGTGTTTGAATTCCATGCACTGCTTGTAGGTTGACACAAAGCAACCAAGCGGCATTCCAATGTGCTCGTCCACAAAGAGTCGAATACCTGGTGGACGCTTGCCTTCAAACGGAGTCAGGATACGCGAACTCTCCTGCTTCCAGTTGGGCTTGTTGTTGATTGGCATGACGCAGTAGATCATCGACCAACGAGGCACGTTCAGACCGCGCTGCATCAGAGAGCGGATGCCGATTACCACACGCACCTTACCAGACTTCGCATCGTCCAGTACGGCTTTGCGTCGAGTAATGTCTGCCTTGTTCTTCGCACCACCAGTGAACCCGTCAGCCACTTTCTTGCCGTACTGGTCGTTAATCATCTTGACCAAGTCCCAGACGTGCTCTTTGCGATACACTGGGATCAGCAGGTTGTGGCCTTTCTCCAAGTCCTTGAGCACCCAGTCAACGATGAACTGGTTGCGCTTCTTGTGGTTTGTCAGGAACGACACGCAACGGGTGAAGCCTGCACGACCCTTGTAGGCAGCTTTGGTCTTCACGAAGTCCATTGGGTGGACAAACACTTGAGCCTGCAACTGGTCACGTTCAATCAGTGCAGTCACAGGCCCGACGATCTGCTCCACGATCTTGTACTTGCCGTCCTTGCGATCATCGGTACCGGTTGCACCAATGCGGATGCGCTGACGGAGCTCGTTCAAGGTCTTGGAATATTCACTCGCACCGGAGCTGTGCACCTCGTCAATGAACACCAGACCAAAGTTCTTGTTCAGGAGCTTGAGCAGCTTCTTGCCCTTGTCGCTCAGGAACGTCTGGTAGGTGCAGACGATAATCTCGAAGTCCTCGAAGTCCTGCGGCTTCTTGCCAAAGCCGTAGAGTTTCTTCTTGTACTTCTCCTGCAGATCAGGCAGGTTGGTGAACTCGGTGATGTGGTCGACGAACTGCTCCAGAAACTCTTTCTGGTCAGCAATCACGGCAATACGATACTTGTACTGCGTGATGCCAGTGTACAGCATGGTCGGCGTCTTACCAGAACGCGGTGGTGCCTTGAGAACACCGTATCCGTGCTTCTTCAAGAGCTTGATCGCAGGCTCCTGATAGTCGTACGGTTTGAAGCCGACCATCTTGACGTTATAACGACGTTTAGCCCGGGTCCGTAGGTCACGAACGCCGAGCTCCTTCAAATCTAGGCCAAAGACCTTTGCGATGTTCTTGCGATCACCCAACGGGAAGCCGAAGTACTCGGTGTCACCTTTGATTTCACGGTTGACCGTTACCGATTTGCCCTTGTAGGCTTCGCACTTGTTGCAGATGTAGTTGTGGCGCTCAGGACGATTTTCACAGCGTCGGCAAGCGGATTCCTCGTAGAACCGATGGATGTAGCGCTTCTTTACTTCACGCTCGTCCACCAAATGCGATGGCACGAACATCCGTTCGCGGACAATGATTTCGCCCATTACAGACTCTCTGGTTTGCCCAGCAGCTTGATCGCCTCGATAACATCACGGAAGCGGTAGCTCGCCTTGTCAATATCCTCAACGAGGTACTCGGCGTGCTTTTTCAACTGCTCGACCTTGTGAATGTAACGGAAGAACGGACGCAGTACGTTCTCCATGAATTGGCGCCTCTCCTCTTTGGAGCTGCGGCCTGTGGTGATTCTCCCACCGTACTCCAACATCAGGTAGTCACGCAAATTATTCAGCGTGTCCTGGAAGTCACCGGTGATTGCCAAGCAGGACATGAGAATCTCTGCGCAACGGCTACGACAACTGGTGTCGTGGGTCATTGCGTCGATCACGTCTTTGGTGAAGCGCTTACTCTTCCGATTCAGGCTGCGCGTCAGGCGCATCTTGTGCATCGAGTTGAGTTCGTCGTGCAGGTCATCGAAGGCCAGTTTCAGATTTGGGTTCTTCTCGACGGCTGCACGGAAGCGCTTGTACTTCTCGTCACGCTTTACAAGTTTCCGAACGTGCTCCAGATCAACCTTATTCATTAACCCTCCCGCACCAGATAGGCTGAATCTTCTTGCCCTGCGATCAGCGTCAGCAAGCATCCACTGCTTGACTTGAAGAACAGGAGTTTGGTTTTGTCGTTGCTGATGGTCAAGGTCTCAAAGTCATACTTCTCCCTGACGTTGCAACGGACGATCATGCGGTTGTCCACAATCTCCAGCTTGGACTCGTCGACCACAAATAGGTGCCCGTATACGGTACCGCGTCGGTTGACGAAGTTGTACATGGTGCAGAACCGATTGAGCACCACGGGATTCTTGTGGTCGATCAGAAGTAAGGTCTGCACCACTGGGCGAAAGAACACGGCGGCGTGGTAGCCATCGTGCGCAGTGCCCAGCTTGACAAACTCGTTGATGCTTTTGCTGGTGATTTCGACTTCATCCGCAAGACTGAAAATCAGGCTCACGTCATTCGTCATAGAAGGTCCCAAGCTGGGTCAACTGCACACCCTTAGCGGGCTGAGTGACGATGCAGAAGGTCGAGGTCGCACCTTTGTTGCGCGCCTTGAACAGGTTCATCGGCACTTCGTCGTCCTTGATCTTGTCGAACAAGTCCTTGAGGATGCGCGGGTCGACGTGAATGGTACGTGGGTCACCTTTGATCTGCGCCTTGCACGCATCCTCGACGCTGCCGCTCTTGGTGAGCATCTTCATCTTGATGCCCTTGTCCTTGAACTGCATTGCCATCTTGGTATCTTCGGTGACGATGGCGAACATATTGTCCACGGCCTTGAGCGATTCCGGGTTGAACGTCACGGTCATGGACGGTGCTGGCAGCGACTTCAGGAACTCGGCCACCATGCTGAACTTGAACTCGTCTTCCTGAATCTCAGGTACCGACACAACGTAGTCGTCACCACGGATGCACAACTGGCTACCGTTGAGACTGATCTTCGGCTCACTGTCGCCGATGAAACGGTCCAGCATGTTGAACGTGCGAGTTGGAATTGCGAAGCGCAGCGTCACGTCAGACTTCACTTTCGCCTTGTATTGGCTCAGGTGGAAGTTGTCTGCGGACTCGATCACCACACCCTTCTCGGAGACCTTGACGAACGAAAGGATAATGTCGTCGGTGTAGAAGTTGGTGAGCGATGCGGCTTTGATACCTTCGCGGATCGCCTTGATAACTTCACGGCTGAGCTTCTTGGACTTCGGCGGATTGAACACGTCCTTCAGGCGAACAATGTCGGCATCGTCGAGCAGTTGCAGTTCGGTAGTCGCTCGATACTTGCCCTTGAGCGCTTGCACGATCAACTCGGCTTTGTCACCACTGATCGACAGGCCGTCACGATTCTTGATCAGGCCCTGCACTTTCGCGGGCTCGAAGATGAACGCGCCGTTCTTGCCGCCAGCAGACTTGCCGACGCAGACGCACGCGAACGCATCTGGGGTAATACCTACGATGTAAGCCTTGCCATCACTGACCAGCATCGCATGGCGTCGCTCGGTATCGAGACAGTCCACGAAGGACGTGATGCTCACTACCTTTTGGATCGCTTGCTGCAACTCTTTGGCCTGAGCCTCGAATTGCAGATTCGGAGATTGGGAGATTTTCATACCTGTCCTTACTGTAGCAGCACGCTAGGCATTACGGTCGTACACTTGACGCCCTTGGGTGTAATGTCAGCGTATAGGATAATGACTTCGCCGAGTTGCATACCCACGGAAATATCATGGCCGTCCAGTGCATCGCGCACATGGTGCATCAGCATATGCTTTACACTCACGGCGGCGTGGCGCAGAACATCAACCTGTTCCATACTCTGGCACAGGTCAATGAATCGCTGTTGATAGCGAGCTTGCCAGTCGCGCATGGTTCCGTTTTCGATCTGGTCTTGCGCAGTGCGATCACCCGAGCGACGAATCCGGTGCATCAAGGCTTCGCTGAACTTCACCTCGATCCGCAAATCCCGGTATGTCGGCGGAGGAGAAAGAGCGCCGAATATGCCCATCGACTGTCTCCGTTTGAATGATCAGGCGCTGACCCGAAGAAGCCAGCAGCCCGTTGATAAGTCCGAGCGCATTGAGCATGCCCGTGTCAGGACCAACCATCATCACTTCGATATCGGTTGTCGCTCCCACCAGCGGACTGATGGGAGTGTTGACAGCAAACAAGTCAAACACGCGCGGGTCAAGCGTTGCTGCCTCATTGAGCAGCTCCAGCGCGTGTTGTATCATGCAGCCTCCTTAAGGGACTTCTTCTTTTTCTTCTCGGCAGGCTTGGCGACCAGCTTCTCCATCAGAGACTTCGACTTCTTCTTGTCGATCACCTCGTCGGTAGTGCGTGGGTCCTTCTTCATGCCTTCCATCTTCATGCCAGTGTTCCAGGCTTGCTTCTTCGCCCAGTCAGGCATATCGACATACTGCTTGGACATGATTTGCTTGAATACGGCATCGACGTCCACATCGTACTTGAACTCGTCGCGCTGCTGCTTGAGCGCTTGGTAGATCAGGTTCTCGATACTTCCATCGTCTTCCTTCTTCTCGCCTTTCTTGTCCACTGGCTTCTTGCCTGCCACGTTGTCCTTGAAATCAGGATCGGCAGACTTGAGGCTGTAGTCCCAACCAGCGCAGTCGCGGATGTTCGCACCAATCTCGAAGTCAATCTCCAGCGGCACGAGGAACTTCATGCCATGGCGTTTCTCCATGACGTCCATCACACCGTAGGTAAGACCGTGTTCGATAATACGGATCGCGTTCCACACGTCTTCATAAGCAACCGAGAACTCAAGGGAGTCGTGTACCGAGTTGGTCATGTAGAAGTCTGGGTAGTGCTTGGTCTCTTTGTAGTGCTTCCAGCGCAGTTGCTCAATCAGGCGAGCACCAGACACGAGGAAGTCAGAACCCATGCCCTGAATCGGCGAGTTCACTGCACGACGACCAGTAGCCGCGTACACACCATCAAACGACTTGGCATCTTTCGGAATCAGGAACGCCCACAGGTTACGACGGCGACCCAGAGGAGACTCGACGAACAACTGGTCGGCAGCCTTCTTCTTGATCTTGTCGAACCAACCAGCACCAACTGGGAAGCGTTTGAAGAACGCCTTGATCAGTGCCTTAATCGCTTCGACCGTCTGGCCAGTAGACTTCGCAGAACCTTCAACACCCTGCTGGTAGATCAGACCGAAGACTACCTGCTTAACGCTGTTACGCTTCGGCTTGTCAACGTCGTTGATATCCATGCCGAAGAAGTACGCGGCGTTGATACGGTGGACGTCACCTTCCATCGCGATCTTGTGCGCAAGCTCAGGCGTCGGGAACAGCTTGTACTGGTTACGCATACGCAAGCCGTGCCAGAACAGGTCAGCTACTTCCTTGTCACCAGTGATGATCGACCAACCACGAACTTCGTGAGCCGCATAGTCGATCTTTAGGATCAGACGGCCCTTGTCCGCAATGAACAATCGCTTGATGAACTTACCAAGGTCGGCACGTCCCGGGAACATCTTCTTGATGAACTCGGTAATGTCGTTTCGACTTGGCAACTGGTGGAGCGACGGCTTCTTCGCAGAAGTACGGCCCGTCACAACGTCACGGAAGTTGAAGAACGGTCGGATGCAGGAGTCGAACCGCATATCAGGGTCGGAACCCCATTGCTTCACGAACGCCTTGACGTAGCTGTTGAAGATTTTCTTGATCTTCTGGAGCTCGTTATACAGCGCGACCTCTGGGACGTCCGCATACTTCTTCTGGAAGTCCTTGTCGACGGCGCCTTGACCGTTCTTGCCGACAGACGTGGGTTTCAACTTGAGCACGTCGAACATCATCATGTTCAAGTGCGCTTTCTTCGCCACGTTGAAAATCTTCATCTTGGTCTTGCCCCAGATACCTTTCGCTGGCGCGCCGGTATTCTTCTGGAGTCGGTTGTTGGTCTTCTCGGCACCTGCCGTTTCTTCCAACGCCTTGATGACTGCCTCGCGATGCTGGATGATCGGACTGTCGTTCGACTTGAGGTAGAACAACCAGTTGATATCCGTCTTACATCCGTTGGTCTCCAGACAGGAGAACACGTGGAGCATATCGCTGATCTGCTCGCGCACGATGGACTTGAACTTGCGATAGCCAAAGTCCTTCGCACGCTGTATCTGCAGGCGACGAATGTGGATCAGGGTGATAACGTCCAGCGCACAGTAGTTCAGGAGCGGCTTGTCCAAGTCCACGGTTTCAATCGTGGCACGCTTGTCCTTACCGAAGTCCGACTCGTAGTACGCATGGCACCCGTACTGCATGGTGATGTTCAACAAGGTGTAGTAGGTGTTGCCGTACGAGTTCATGATCTTCATGTTCTCGTCCAGACCAAACTCACCTGCGAACACGTCCCACACGGCATTCTTGAAATGCCGCACACCCAGGTCAACGCGAATCCGATTCAGGTCGAACACGGCGTTGGCGTAGATGTGTTCCTTGTTCTTGTTGCGATGCTCGAAGTAGGCCTTGAGCTTCTTCTTGATGTACTTCAATTCCTCAGGCAGCCAAGGACTGTCCTTGTGCCCGATAGGAACGATGTACGCCGCATGTTCATCGACTGCGAACTGGATAGTCAGCATTCGGTTCACGATGCGGTTCAGGTTCTTGGTCTCTGTGTCGATTGCGACAACAGGCGCGTCGTACAGAGTCTCCATCATCTTGTCAAACTTCTCGATGGAGTCAACCAGTCGAGTCTTGAACTCCAGCTTCGGCATTTCGTATCGAAGCTTGCCGTACAGCGCGTTCATAATGTTGCGTGCCACGTACCCGGCTAGGTACATTGGCTCACCCTTACCTGTGGCACCCACCAACGTGTTCAGGCTGAACGAACTGACGTGCTTGTACTTGTGCGTCTTGCCACCAGACTTGGCCTTCGTCTTGATTGGCACACCGTAGAAGTGCTCCCAGTGAATGCCTTTCTTGTCGCGGAACTTGCTGATGTATTCCCCATTGAGCGCACGCAGCGGGTCCATACCAAACGTCATCACAACGTCAGGCTTGTACTCGGTGATGATGTGGTTGATGCGCTCGGTAAACTCCTGCTTGGCTTCTGTGCGGAATTGCTCAGGCATGCCAGCAGTCTTGAAAGCGTTGTAACTCACAGCCAGCCAGTTGCACTCGGAGAGTTTGACCTCAGAGTGATAGTGGCGTTCGACCACGGCGATCAGGTTGTCAAACAACTGACCAGTGGCACCAGACAGCATCCGACCAGAGCGTAGGTCTTCGGTCGGCACATAATCGAGCACGAACAGGATTTTCCTCTTCGCGTTCTTCTTGGAAGATTTGGCGAGCCGGACATACCCATAGTTGTTCTCGACTCTACGGAACTTCTTGGAGTATGTATAGTCCAACTCGACGTGATCGCACTTCGGCATTGTCACGGACCTCTAGTCAAAGACTATGGTGTGTTTACAGTTCCAAAGAAAAAGGCGACCCGAAGGCCGCCTTGGTGCTAGAAAACTCCAGCGAGTTTGGCGTAGCGCGTGAGTAACGCACTCTGCTCCTCGTAGGTTGCGAACAGCACATGGCGACGATTCAAGGTCACGATGTGGTCATGCGCAAGTTTCTTGGAGCCGCCAACGTTGGTGTAGTAGTGCCAGTTGAGCGCTTTCAGGTGAGTCAGTGGAACACCCTCTGCGTCCTCGGTCACGACATGGAACGTGTAGCCGTCGTGGGTGAAGAAGCCACTGAACCCATCCGTCGGCTGAGTCATCAGCGTCGAGATATAGGCCAGAGCGAATTCAGGGTCCGTGAAGACTTGCACCTTGACGCGCAGTCCGTCGAACTGCTGTGGGTGCTCACCTCCAAACTCACCACTGCCGAAACCAAAGTAACCGAGGAAGTCGAACGTGTTGTCACCGAAGTGAGGCTTCTCGTCGGTACGGCAGAACAGGTAACGTCGCGTGGCACCCCGGAGTCTGAATGCTGCATAGGTCAACTCAGCAGGGTGTTTCACTTAGCCGTTCCTTTTGTTCTTGTCGTGGTTACCCTCGTTGGTTTCGAGGACCTGGGCACGCGCTGTCTTCGACTGCACAGTGTCTTCGCGCTGTGGACTGTCGGTGACAAGGCGCTCTTCCTTGACCGTGGTCTTGTCGTTCACGTCGGCAGTAGGCTGCGGCGTTTGGACTTGACCAGCGGTCTTGGCAACTTCTGCCTGCGCACGGGCTTGCGAGGCTTCGATGCGCTTGGTGTGGTCTGCCATGATTTCTTTCGCCTTCTCAGCGTCGAGCGAGCGATGGCCGATCAAACCCTTGGCCTGATAGACCCAGTTCTTCGGCAACTTGTCGCGCTCACCGAAAGGCAGGCCGCCGTTCGGGTACGCAGGCAGGAACGACACATCGGCCTCGAAGTCTTTCTTGGCTTGGATGGTGGCGGCGCTCCAGATACCGTCGATGTTACCCTTGTAGTAGCCGAGATGGAACAGCACCAGCTGCTGCGCCATCATCTTCTCTTTGGTGATTTGCATTGCACTCTCCTCAAGAGTCAGGGGACCGAAGTCCCCGTTCTCAGTTAGTTGCGTTTCTTGGCAGCGCGGAACTTGATTTCCGCAATCTCTGCCTTGAGCACGTCAGGCTCGGCAATGTTGATGCCCGCCGCTTTCAGCTCCTTGACCTTGGCATTCAAGTCAGCCTTGTTGGCAGGGAAGTACATCAGTGCGCCCGGAGACAGCTGCCATTTGGTCGCTGCACCTTCGATTGCTTTACCAATGTGCTTCTTGATGATCGGCGAAGTAGCAACGTCGACCACCAGCATCACCTTGTCTTCCATGAAGAACGGATAGATGCGGACCTCTTTGCGATCCTTAACCATCTGCTTGCGCGTGGCGAAGAAGTGCGGCAGCTCATGCTGCGAAGCCAGCTCCATCTGATACAGACCACGTCGACCTTTAGCGAACGTTTTGAAGAACGCATCCAGTCGGTCGATCGTCTGATCGCTCAGGTGGAAGTTGTCCTCGATGTAGTCCATCACCTTGTTCGCCTGATCACGACGCTTCACGGTGATGAACGCATACTCGCCGATTTCCTTGAACTTGAACTTCTTCAACGCCTTGGTGTAATCCAAGTCGTCAGTCTCAAGCGTCAGGAAGCCGTGGTAATATGCCGGGGCCAACTTCAACGGAGTATCTTCCGTCTCCTCATCCTCACGACGTACGGTCGTAGGAATCTTCATGCCAGGGTCATACTTCACACCCTGATTGACAGGCTTGCCTTCCTTGATGTTGCGCGAACGTTTCTCGCCAGCGTCAATGGAGCGCACGCGAACGTTGGCTTGGCGCGTCTCACGCTTGTTGCGACGTGCCTCTTTCGCAGCTTCCTTCTGGTCCAGGAGTTCCTGATCCTTCGCTGCACGCTCTGCACGGGCAATGTCCGCTTTACGATAAGCCAGGCTCACCGCGAAGTTTTGCTCGATTGCCTTCTTGCTGATGACAGTCGGTGCGTAGACAATACCCATGTCGTTGAAGGTAACCAGCTCGCCAGTTTCCTTGAGCTTGATCTGCAGGCTGGAGATCGGGCGATCCTTGTTGACCACGCCTTCTTTCGCAGTGCCGACGTAGCGGACCTTGACCGAGACAACCATGCCGTTGCCCATGTCAGTAATCATCGGCTGACCGACGAGCGACTGTGGGTTGTCAACGTACGGCTGACCTTCTGGATCGCGCAGCAGCTTCGACAGCGGCAGCGGTTTCCAACCATTCGGGTCCTTGATGTTTTGCGCGGACACGAACGGGGTCTTGATCTGCGCACTGCCCTCGATGACCGGAGTCTGAGGAACAGGCAGCATTTCGGCAGGCTGAGTCACGCGCATTTCGTGGAACTCGGCACGCATGATGCCGTTGAGTTGCGCGTAGCTGTTCACGTACTTCTGGAAGTCATGCAAGGAAGGACGTTCCTGCAGCACGTTGGTGATCGACAGACTCACCTCAGGCAGCGCGTTCTTACCAAGCACGTCGTTGTACAGCGGGTTCTCGGCCTCGTCGAAGCGGGTCTTGTTGAAGACCTTAGCGATCAGACGTGCCTGCTTCGGTACTTCCATGGTGTTGTCAGCGAGCACCCAGTCGAGGAACACGACTTCGCGGTAAATCTCACCTTCAGCAGCGCCCTTAGGATCAGGACGGAAGATACGCGATGCAGACTGGTCGAGTTCACCTGGACCCCACGGCGATTCAACACGAATCAGGCGCGATGCGATCTGAAGGTTGTGGCCTTCGGACATGCCCATTTCGTTCGCAATGAGAATCTTCACCTTCGGGTCAGACTTGAAGGCGTTCAGGTTGCCCCACTTGTCCACTTCCTTACCCGTGAACTTGACAGCCATTGCCTTGTACTTCTCAGGCAGCGCGTCGTATACAGCATTCACCGAGTTGGTGTAGCGGCAGAAGATGATAACCTTACCAGGCGGCTCCTTCTTCCAGATATCGTTGTTGTCCTCAGGGCGTTTGCCCATGGTGTCGCGAGGCAGCAACGCACGACGGTACGACGACTGATCCTGCTTACGAGCCAGGTACAGGTCACCCTTACGCGCAACGAGTTGGTACTCGGTGTAGATAACACCCGGGTCCCACTCAGGCGGATTGAAGTGATCTTTGACAATGCCAGCGATCACGTTCGCCTTACGCGAGGTGTACTTCTTGATGCCGTACGCACCGAAGATTTTGGGGAACGCAGGGTCTTGCTCGGGCGCGATAATCAGCCGCTCGATACGTTGCAGGTACGCCTTGACAAGATCGGCGTCCAGCATGCCGAGTTCGTCTTCGTCGCCCAGCTCCATGTCCTGCGAGCGTTCGCCGTCTTCGGACGATTCCCCGTCGTCACCGTCATCATCATCGTCTTCGTCTTCATCAGCCGAACGAGTACGCTTCTTGGCGGCGGCCACGAGTTTTTGCAGTTCCTCCACAGACTCGTCAACAACGAGGTCATAGAGTTGGCGATGCAGTTCGCCTTTACGTTGCTCGTCAGCTGGATCGGTGTCCACATGGAACTTGACAGCGTGGAACTCTTCGATCGGAGAAGGCAACATGAACGCCCACTCTTTCTTCTTCTTGGTGACAACTGCGGCGTAGCGCGACAGACGTTGCCGTGCGCGTTGCGGCGTGTTCACCTTCCACAGCTGGACAGAATCGTCACCCAGCGTCAGTGTCTCTTCCAAGGCCTCGGCCAAGTTCGAGCCAGCCAGCTCACCTTTACGGAAGATGTGCGGCGAGTACAGCGCTACCTGGCCTTCAATGTCAGTGACACGGTCAGCAATCAGGGTACCGGTGGCGATACGCAGGTAGTCGATGAACGAAGCTGTGGTCAACTGCTTGACGACCTTGTGCTTCGCAGTCTTCTGCCCTTTCAGCTTGTGGCTTTCGTCGATGATGACGTAGTTGAACTTGAAGGCCTTGATGAACTCCAGGTTGGTGCCAACGTCGATCACGGCGTTACCGATAACCACCGACATCTTGTTGTTGCGCAGGAAGTTGAAACCTGCAACGCAGATGGTGTTCGGTGGCGCAGTCGCGATGATTTCCTGCAGGCGGTCAGCACCCCAACGGTTGAAGATCGCACCGTTGATCGGGATCATGTTCCACGTGTCACCAGCGAACTGGCGCATGTCGTCACACCAGTTGAGGATCAGACCGTCTGGGCAGAGCACCAGTGGCTTGACCTTCTTGTTGATGGACTGCAGGTCCTTGATGATACAGGCCATGTCGCCCAAACCAATCGAGGTCTTACCGCCACCAGGCGCAATGTCGAGCACAGCAAACTTCGGCGGCTCTTTCTTACGCAGGAAGCGGTGAGTGTCCAGCTGGTGTGGGAACACGGAGAACTTTTCGGTCGAGCCAGCGAAGTGAATGTCTTCCACACCGACGCTAGTGTCGCGCTCAATCGACTTGATGCCTTCTTCGGCTTCTGCCTCGATGGCCTCGTAGTTCTGCGCGTACTTGCCGAAGACAATAGCAATCGGCTTGACCTTGTCGAGGATGGTGCCCGAGTTAGGACGTAGCGCAGTGCGCTTGACCATCTTCGGAGTTTGACCTTCCTCGGCAATGTTTTCTTCGGTCACCATCGACTTCTCACCAGAGGTGAGTTGCTCAACGGTCAGCGAGTTGATGCCGTCCAGAATCTGCTTGAGGACGTTACCACCGATGAAGTTGAACAGGCGAGCGAAGTGATGCGCGGGGCTACGATCTGGAACGAAGTAGTCTTCGTGATCCGCGATCTGTTCGTTCGTGGTGAAGTAGTCCATGTCGGCACCACCACTCTCACGCACGTCGTTGTATACCCACGAACCAGACTTGCCACTACACGCGTCGGTGGTACGAGAAATCAGCTCTTGGAGAAGCTCGATATCCTTGTCCTGATTGCGGCCAGCGCCCTTGATTTCACCCGCCTCGCTCAGCAGACCTTTGTAGATACGGTCTTGGCGACGTGGGGTTTCCTCGTCGAGCTTCTGAATGCCCAGGTCGTTGAACGCTCTGGTAATCAGTTCCTGCAGGCCCGGCACTTCGTTCTTGTACGCGTGGAAGAAGTACGTCAGGAAAATGTCGTGGAACAGGCTATCCTTGATGAAACGGCCTGGTTCACCCGAGCTGCCGTAGTAGAAGCTCGGAGGGTTTTCCATACCCAGCGGATCGGCGTGGGTCATGAGAGCCAATGCGTCGGCGAACGACTTCTGCATCGGCGCTTCGCCTTCCTTGGCCATGTTGTAGCCGAGGTAGTCAGCGATGGTCAACGCATCAGGTTTCACTGCACCGATCTGCTGGCGGCAACGCACGATGCCAGGACGACCAGAAGCGTACACACGGAGACCGTAGTCCCAGTCGTAGCTCAGCAGGCTGTCTTCAAAGCCGATCAGCTTCTTCCAGTTCTCCTGCACTTCCTGATAGACGTTGTACGGGATACCGTAACGCGCCAACTTGTCGTACGGTTCGCTGAACAGGCTGGAGCTGATGCCGTACTGCGCAGCGATCTTGCCCACTTCGTTACCCAGGCGTTCGAACTCCTGGATGCCAGTAACCTTGGAGCGATCAGCGGCAGTCGGCAGGTAGGCCAGGGTACCATCAGGTGCAACGTACAGACCGTCTTCGTTCGCACGGGTCGACTCAACGGACATACCGCTGGCCTTACGAGCGTCGGTGACAGCAGCCATCTTCGACACTGGCAGGACGTAGCGCGGGATGTTGCGAATCTTCATCCGGCCGTCGGTCAGGGCGTTCTTGGCAGACGTGCCCTTCTTGCGCAGGTACTGGGAAGCCCAGATGCTGAACCAGTTGTCGAAGGTGGTGTAATTGAGCTGCTCCGACTTCTCGGTTTGCGTGATGAACGCGGCAGTCGGCTTGTCGAAGGTAAAGGTGATAGTCGAACCCACCTTACGGTTGAGCAGCGACGCCTCTTCGGTGACGTTGTCCTGCACACGCTTCTTGAGCAGGGTCTCCGAGTTGAGCAACTCTTCTGGCGGGTTGGTTGCCAGCAGGTCGCTGTACTCTTTCGACAGTGCTTCACCAGCCATGCTCTCCGCATGCAACACCAGAGTCAGGCGGCAGAAGCGCTCGGCGAAGGTCTTGCCATCGCTACCGAAGGTGATGTTGTCGAAGAAGTTGACACCCAGATCAACACCCAGTTCCTTCTCAAGGATGGACTGGAGTTCGGTGAAGTCAAAGTACAGCGGCAGGTTGACGCGCTGCGGCTCGAACGATGCGTACTCTGCACTGGCGCCGAACAGGGTAGCCAAGATACCACGCGCGGCCTTGATGACAGCCAGCGAGGTGTTGGTGCTGTACGACTGGAGCTTGTTCGAGTCGTAGCCCATCTGGGTACGGTTCGATTCCAGGTAGTCGCCATAGCCCAGGTCCGAGCACATCAGGATGGAGTCGTGCGTCGAGCGCAGCAGGTTGACGTCCACACCGCCAGCGTACGTGGTCGAAGGAGTCACCGAGTGCTTGTTGCCAGCCATCATCGCGCCAATGAGCGAGTACATCGACGCGGTCAGTGGGCTGGAGCCGTCAGCTTCGGTCTGCAGGATTTCACGGAAGCGGATAGCGTCAGCCGCCATTTCCTGAATGCGTGCAGTCCACTGAGGCTTGTTGCTTTCCATGGCGAACAGCGTGCGGCCGTTCTCCAGCAGGCGACGCATGAACGTGAACAGGACGTTCAGGCTGTTGGTGACCTCGGAGAGTTCTTTGAACAACTCCAGGATCGACGCGCGGCTCTTCCGGAAGAAGAATGCGTTGAAAGCCGAGTACAGCTTCGGTTCGAGGCTGACTGGTTGCAGCGACTTGATAAGCTGCGTGGAACCGACGTTGGAAAGCGACACCATGTTCGCTTCAAAGTCGGAATCTGGGGTTGACGCCAGCACCTTGTACATCTCGGCCAGTTCACTACGGAACTCACCTTCTCTCGCTTCGGCCTGCTGGGCATTCGCGAGGTCAATCGCCGCAGAAATGCGGTTCAATTCAAATGTGGAACCCATGATAACCTCACGCTTTATGCCCACGGGAGTCGAGGATGGCTTGCCAGTACGGCGGCACTGGTTGCGTCTGCTCGCCTGCAATCACGATCAGCACCTGCACGATGGACAGCCGAGTGATCGGCTTGAACTGCGCGAAGTATTTGCTATCGTAGGCGATGAACAGGTCAGTAACCCGCTCTTTGTGCAGCTGGTCGTACACCTGCTTCTTGAACGCGGTGACTTCACCATCGCTCGGCAGATTGTCCTCGGAAGGCATGCGCTCGTACAGTAGGTCTTGCTGCGCCGTAGCCAGAGCCTTGCTCAGCGTGTCCACGATCTTGATTGCGTCTGCGCTCTTGGCGTCGGCCGCCAAGTCCGTCAGAGCTTTCTGGACTTTATCAAGTGCTTCGCTCATGCGAAAACTCCCATCATTGATTTTCGCCAAAGTCCTTTTAGAGCAACGTCTAGGCGTTGGTAAAGAGGCACAATGACACCAAACTTCGCTTCATACTTGATGATCAGGTCTTTCTCGGTGCGTGCCATGAGCACACGTAAGTCCGGCGACTCAAAGGCAATGAAGAAGTCGCGATCCTTCATCGTCTGGAGCTTAGGAAACTTGCGCTTGTCACCGTTGGGCATGGTAGCCATCAGTTGAATGGGCATGTCCTTGTACAGCAAACCTTGGGTACGCTGAATCAGGTACTTCAGGTCGAAACGCTGCGGCCGTAAAACGACTGTACCCACAAACGTGGGTTCAAAAGCGGCGCAGATGCTTGCAGCTTCCGACAGCAAGATAGACTGCTGATGGGAGCGCACGCGCATGTGGTCAAGAATGTTGGTCTTACGCAGGAAGCCACGCAACAAACCCGATGGCTTACGCACGTCCACGAAGTCGGTGACCTTGTTCGCGAGCCGTGTTCGTGCACCTGCCTGGTTGATGAGGATTCGGAAGCACTCTGGAACAGCCTTGTCCGAGTTAGAGTACACTCGAAGTTGGGAGACTGCCTTCATGTTCAAGAATGCGTCCCAAACAGGACGATAATCCTCAGTTACGTCCTTTGGAAACTCGACGTCTTTCACGATTTTTAGCTTCATGGAGGATGAGGTTCTTGGCAGCTTTGTGGCTTGGACGTGCAGCATGGCAGTACGGACACAAGGCTCTCAAGTTGTAGAAGGCAGTCTGACCGCCTTTCGACACCTCGATGATGTGGTCAACCTGCAACCCGTACTCGGACTCAGGCCGACTGCACTTCTGGCACTTGTGTCCGGCACGCCGTTTCACTTCTGCGCAGATAGCGGCCCAGGTCCAACGATCACCATATGACTGCTCCTTGGTGCGACGTATCTTCGCCACGGTGCTTGCTTTCTTCGGCCCCGAGGTGATACGCGCTTTCGATTTGTGGACCTTAGGCCGCTTCATGTGAGTACCGTCCGTACACGCTCAAGCATGGCTTGGTAGCCCAATTGAATCTTGTCTGACTCGTCTTTACAGAGTCCTTTGAGGCTGGCGATCAACTGCTCTTGCTGGTCACGGCTCTTAACTGTGGCCTTGATGTTGGTGTGCATCTGGTAGAACAGGTGAACGAACGATTGGCCGACGAGCGTCAGGAAGGAGCCGTATGCACGGTTCTCCAGTTCCAGAATCTGCTGGCTCACGTCTTTCGCACTACGGATGTCCGCAATCACCTCTCGCATCTGCGAATACAGCGTGCTGAGTGCGTACACGTCCCGACCGTTAGGGTTGTCCAGCATCTTGTCCTCAAAGAGGCCGATGATGGTCTGCAGGTTCTCGAACATTTCACGGTACTGCGAGTCAAACTCATCCGTGTTCTTGTCGAGTGGAACCATTGCGAATTCTTTGTCCAGCTTCTCCTTGCGCTTCACCATCTTGGTGACTTGGCGCATGGTTGCGTCGCCATCGACAGCGCGGATTTTCTTCTCCCGTACCCGTTTCTTCTTGGGCTCCTTGGGAACAGCTTCACCGTCTGCCTTTTTCTTCTTGTGAGAACGCTTTGGCTTCTCCGCAATGGCGAGGTCAAGGTCATCCTCAGGCTTTTTCTTCTTGTGCGAACGTTTCTTCTTCGGAGCTTCTTCGGCATCAGCAACGAGCTTGGCTACGCGCTCCTTCTTGGCATCAGCCGAGGTGCGTTTCTTCTTACCCGTCTTGGCGCCACGTCGAGCATCGTCTGGAACGTCGCGATTTACAAAGCGTCCACGTTCGTCCACGTCGCCAGAGACGTCAAATTTAGAGTCTTTCGATCTTTTTGGCATACGCATGACCTAAAAAGGGGAACCCGGAGGCTCCCCTTGACCGCTAGGAAGCCACTGATTAACGAACGTGGCTGGTGAAGCGAGCCCAGAACTTCTCGAAGTATTCCGGACGGCGAATGAACATCTTGCGGTAGTATTCGCGGATGCGCTCGATGCTCAGGCTACCAGCAGCCACGGCCTCGAACTCGGCAGTCTCGTCGGCTTCGATATCGGCAGCTTTGACGCAGGCAACGACCAAATTGCGGTCGATCTGCTCCATGTCGTTTTCACGGTCAACAACCAGCAGCACGCTGGCAGTCGATTCTTCGGTCTCGTACACAGAGGCCAGAGCGAAGCCCATGGTGACGCGGCCGTCGTGGTTGACGTAGGTGATCAGGTCACCGCCTTCGACTTCGTTACGCGCGGTGCCGAGATTGGCAGTCGCCACGGAAGTTTCACGTTCCCAGGTGGTGGACGAGGCGACGCACTGCATCAGACCCTTCATGACTTCCAGATCATCGCCGGCGTGCGACTTGATCAGGATTTCGCCAGCGTCGGTCTTCTTCGCGCTCCAGAGACGCTCCTCGGAATCGAGGTACATGTTGGATGCGATGGACTCGAACTGGTCACGGTTTTCGTCGGAGAGCACGATGCGCTCTTGCAGCAGACCAACAACACCTTCGATGGTCTTGGTGGTGCCGTCAGACGCTACGGTGACGAAGGTGCCTTCGATCGGAGACAGCTTGCCGTTCAGCTTGCGTACGGCGGCTGCGATATCGGTAGCACTGGCAGTAGCCAGAATGGTGCCGGTGATGCGAGCGAACTTGTTACCAGCGCAGGCAGTAGCGCGACGCAGGTTGAGTTCAGGGCCGCCTTTGCGGACAGTGCGAATTGCTGCGGTGACATTGTTGCGGGCGTGTTTATGTGCGGACATGGTGGACATTGGCTGTCTCCGTTAGTCGAGGGTGTAGACCGTTTTATTGGCCGAGTTTTTCGTTGCACGCAGCTTCTGCCGACGTGGCTTCACGCCAGCATCAGCGAGGCCAACGTGTACCCAGCTACCGAACTCTTGAATGACCTGATCGAATTCCAGATCAGAGTCGCGGATAGCCACGTACAACTGCTCAACGGTCATGCCCGGCACGCGGATATCAGCGGCCAGAGCTTTCGAGTGGCTGGAGGTACTGACACCGCCAACCATACGATTCAGTGCATCACCGCGGTAACCCGAGGTGATATCAATGCGCTTCAACTGCATGGAATCGCGCAGCTTCTGCAGGAACTCTGCGAGGCGTTGGATGTTCGGCAGCAGCGCCTTGGGCACGGTGTTGTCGAGCCCATGTTGAGTAGCGGTATCCGAACGCTCGAACTCAGCGAGCTTGAAGTTGGGAGTGAGTTGCGACATTGGCTGTCTCTCCTTGAAATTACGTGACATTGCGCAGCCACGACGTGTTGCGACCATAGCCGAACTTCGTGGTAGGTGCGTTGATAACAGACAGGCGACCCAGTTGGCGGCTGCCGTCGATGAACTGTCCACCTTGCGAACCATCACCAGAGTTGACGCCAGCGCGGGCGAGCAGCTTCTTGGCAGGCTTCACATGGTTGTCGAGGGCAGATTCGATACGACCCAGAGCAGACTCAATCGCAGGCGTACGGTCCACGTTCAAGCTCACGGTCTGACCCGAGAAGTCGAACGCCATTGCACCTTCTGCTTGAAGCTGTGCGCCAAGCGCGTAGTAGGCGCTGCACTGCAACCAACCGTCGAAGATCAGGCCCTGCATGTTCGTGCCTGTGAAGGACGTCAATTGTGGCGGGAACGAGTTAAACAGGTTCAGGCCACGGGCGAGATACTCCAGCAGGTCGCTCTGCGTGTAGTCCAGCTCAGGGATCACGTTGCTCAGGCGCGCCTTGTTGATGTACTGCTCCAACGATGCGCAACCCACGAGAATCTGAGGTGTGATGACCCAGACCTTGAAGGTGTACATGGTCGGCGTGAACGCTTTGAGCGGCGTGTGTTCGACAGTCAGCAGCAACGGCTCCAGCTTCGGCAGACCAGCAGCGTTCGGCAAGCGTACCATCGTGCGATTGGAGAAGCACTCCATCGCTACGCCAGCGTTATCCCAAGGCAGGTTGACCATGAGTGGCTGGTTGTTGCGGTACAGGCTGAAGGTGAGCATATCACCAGCGACTGCAGGTTGTGCTGGCGTACCCTTGCGTGGGTTTGCTTCGACCTTCTTCTTACCCTTGTTGAATGCGAACGGGAGCGCCACGTTCAAGCTGGAACCATCACCGTAGAGCACGACGATATCACCAGTGCGCTCTTCGGAATCGGGGCTGACCTGAATGCCATGAGTGATGCGGTACGACTCACCGTCGTTACCCTTCATGATCCAGACAGCTTTGAGCTCCACTACATCAGTGAGGCCCATCATCGGAATCGGAAGGTCTGCACGCCAAGCGCCAGGCTCACGCGCATCGACCGTCGCAATAACCTCTGCGATGATCGACTTGTCCGTGTCGTACAAGCGTACCAGAGGGCCCGCCGTATCGTTTGCTGGATGGACTGGCTGCTCAAACTCGTCGAGGATAACCTCGATAATCGGCAGCGTGACGCCCTCCATGCACTTATGGATGTTAGCCATTGCCTTTACCTGTGCAAATGTCGAGAACGATGCGCTCAACGTTAACGGCTACACCAGCGTCAATGTCGTGGCGATCCATGGATGAAACGAAAGGCGCAACGAGACTACTCACCGAAGTGGGTTGTTTCTGCACCATGTCCAGTACACCAGAACGCACGATGTGCTGGACTTCTTCAAAGAAGGGCTTGACGTTGGGATCGTCGATCTTCTTGAAGAACTTCGTCTGATACGTCAGGAAGTAGCGCACGAATTCATCACTGGTGTCCAGCTCCAGAACATCAGGAGCCCTATCCCAGAACTCACGCGCATACTTCCAGTCTTCCCATGGGTAACGCCACATCATCTGCGGGATGGTCTTGAAGTACAGGTTGTCGTGGATCAACTTCACGTCGTCGCTACGCAGGCTGAAACTGTTTCGATCCAGCGCAATCGCTTTGGTGAAGCCGCCACAAATCTTGTACAACCATTCCAGCTGACGGCGCAGGGTGTTGTTCAGCCTGCACTGCACGCACAAATCAATCGGCAAGTTGATCGTCAGGTAGTCGTGACCTTCTTGCAGGTTCGGACCCCAGAGAGCAGTCATACCTGTGTTCCAGATGATCTGGCGGGGCAGCGCGAACTCACGTTGACGGCGCGTCATGGCGAAGGTGAATGACACGGGTCCTCTGCGCACGCGCGCATGTGGCTTGAGCATCGGACCGTAGCTCATATCCGTGAACCCGCTGAACACGTTGACCAGAGTGAACGTGGTATCACGAACCTTCACCGTTGGGCTATTCTCCAACTCCTGTTTCAGGTAGTCGAGGATGGGCTTGAACAGGATGTTGTGGGCGCGGTAGTTGAACGTCCCTATGTAGGACGAACCACCCCACGGCCATGCTGACAGTCGAAACGACAGCGGGTCAGGGAAATGTTGGTACATGATTAGCCTCGCTGGGTAATCACGAACTGCCAGTGCTTGTCTTCGGTCCAGGTGCTGTGCAAGCGATTGGAACGACCCAGCTTGCGACGAACTTCAACATCGGACGCGATGACGGCGAAGATTTCAGTCTCCTGCGCAGGTGTCTTCTTGTTGAACTTCACCCAAACGTTGATGGCAGTTTTGCTGATCTGCACATCCTTGACGAAGTCCAGTGCCTTGAGAGCTTTGGTGATGCGTGTTGCATCGACCTTGAACGCAAGAGCACCTGTGACGGCCACGACACCTTCGGACGCGAACAGGAAGCGCACGTCGTTCTTGATATCCTTGACCGCATCGCCCACGTCATAGTTGAACGGTGCTTGGAACCGATCAAGGATGTTGACGTGTGTGGTCAGCACGTATTCGCGGCCGACGACAGCGAGCGAGCAGGTGACCACAATCCAGAGCTTGGACTCGGTGTACTCAGTCGCTTCGTGGTACTGGACGAAGTCGATGCGGTCGTCTTCACTACCAACGAGCACCATTGGGTCGAGAGCAACCTTGGTGTCGGCGTACACGCTCAGGAAAGCGTTGACCGCGTCTTGTGCCTTCTGGAACTCTTCTGCCACTTCACTTGGGATGTGCTTGTTGGCAAAGTTCTCCACGGCCTCGAGAGCGTTGTTGTACTCTTCGGTCATGGCGGCGTGCTGGGCAAAGATTGCCTTGGCAGCACGCGAGTTGTTCGGGTTGTCGGAGCGCGACAGCTTGGTGACGATGCGATCCAACTCGTCAATGTCGTCGCTGTCCTGCAGTGCGCCGATGTGAGCTTTCAGCTTGGTGAAGCTGGGTGCCTTGAACGAACTCAGACGCAGGCCACCACCAGTCTTGATGCCGTCACCTTCGGTCACGTCGATCTTGTAGTCACCAGCGGCCGTTGCAGTGTTGCGACGGAAGCCGAACAGGGACTTCATGAAGGAGCGCAGACGCGCGGTGATTAGCCGATACTTCGGCATCTTCTTGGTGGCATAGTCAATGAGCTGCTGGTCGCTCATGCCTTCAATATCAATGGCACTCATGGCTTCTCCAGTATGGAATTCATTTGGGTTACTTGGGAGCGCGACAGTGCCAGCATCTTGGTCAAGCGATTGAGCGCACGTTGGTCAATCACTTTGCGCTTGGCGATGATGAACTGCAGGCGCTTACTGCCCGGCTCATTGTTGAAGCGGTGGAGAATCTCCATGGGCTTCTGAGCCAAGGCAACCTTGATCAAGGGCAGGACCGCGCGCAGGATATTGCTGATATCGACTGGACGAACGGCCGAGTCTAACCACAGGTTCAGGGAATCCGTGATATCGACTTTGGTGACGCCTTCAATGCGCAGCAGTTTCTCTTCCTTGGGCTTGGGAGCCGCAGCAGACTGATAGTTCAGCGTGCCTTTGAGGAAGTAGTTGAGGTCTTTGGTCGACGACACTGGGATGTTGTCTGTCTCGACGAAAGGCGAATACGGGAGGGAGACATAGAACTGGCCGTCTTCTTCCTTGAGCTTGATGCAGACCTCAGGCGATACGAACCCGCTATTGGCGCGCACGTCACGGGCGACAAAAGCCACATAAGTGGCATCTTGGTCTGCCATGTGGATCGAATACAGCTTCTCGCACAGCGGGCGCAGGAAGTCGTGAATGACATTGGCTAGGTCATTCATGCGTTCGCCAATCAGCGGCCGTGAAGCCGAGTTGACTCTGGAGATTAGCGTCCGCTTGAGGTCAAGCAGATCAGCGTTGAGAATTCGGATAGCGGAGATACAGCGCTCGCGCTTGGCATCGTTCAGATGCTGCACCATAGACATGGCGCATTGCAGTTCAGCTTGCGTCTGCAACACCCAACTGAGGCTTTCATACAGCTTCGACAGCGGGCCGAATTTGACTTTCGTCCGCTCGGTGCTGTTGAGAGTTTGCTGAGCACGCAAGGCAGTATTGATCCGACCAATGACAGTGATTAGCTCATTGGCATTTCGAGCCTTACGAATGTCCACGACATTCTGGCTGGTATCAATTGACTTTGGTTGTAGTTGCATCGGAATGCTCTGCCACGTTAGTTCGTGACAATAAATTAGCGATTTGGACCTCAGAAACGAAAATACCCAGGCCTCTGTTAGGAGACCCGGGTATTTTGGTGTAGCTTAGCCGGCGCGGGAATTAACCGCGGGCGACTTTACGCGCGCGAGTCGAGGTCTTCGCGGCTGGTGCTTTTGCTGCGGTCTTGACGGCTTTCTTGGCCGGAGCTTTTACTGCCTTGGTGGCGGCCGCTTTGGTCGCTTTCTTGGCAGGAGCTTTAACGGCTTTGGTAGCCGCGGCTTTGGTAGCCTTCTTGGCCGGAGCCTTCACAGCTTTCTTGGCTTCGGTCTTGGCAGCAGGTTTAACTGCTTTCTTGACTTCGGCTTTGATTGCCTTCTTCACCGGAGCCGACTTAACGGCTTCTTTTACGGCTTTCTTGGCCGGAGCCTTGACTGCCTTGGTGGTCGCTGCCTTGGCCGGAGCCTTGGTGGCGCGAGTCTTTTTCGCTGGAGCAGCGGCAGCAGCAGGAGCAGCCTTCACCTTACGGTGCGGGTTGGCGCCTGGGTGCTTTTTCGCCAGCTTCGACTTGATGCTCTCGATGGTCTTCTTGTGCGAAGCCGACAGCTTGGTACGCTTGGTAGCCAGCTTGGCTTTGGCCGCGGCGAACTTGGTGCGCAGGGCAGCAGCTTTCGCTTTGCGCTTGTCAGCCGGCAGGCCTTTCAGAGCAGCGCGAGCTTGCTTGTACTTCGCGGACAGTTGCTTGCCAGCGGCGGACAGAGCGGTGCGAGCGGACTTGGCCTTTTCGCGAGCCTTGCCAACGGCTTCTTTCGACTTCGACTTGGCAGCGCCGTGAGACTGCTGCTTTTTGAACCAGGCGCGGTACTCTTTGGCGGCAGCGCGCGGGTCGCGGCCTTCTTTCTGAGCGCGGCGGATGGCGCGTTTTTCACCGGCTTCCAGGCGCTCGGCCGGGGTGCGGGTTTTGCGCTCGGTACGAGCTTTGGCGTTGGTGGCGGCTTTGGTCGATTGGCGAGCTTGCTTGGCTTTCTTGGCCTTGGCTTTCGCTTCTGGACTGTTGTCCACTTTGACCATCTTCGGCTTGGCGAACTTACCAGCCTTCGGGTCTTTTACGGCACGGGTCTTTGCCATTTTGGCAATCTCCATCTGGGTAAGGGTTGTATTTTGCATCGAGGACGCAGGACACAACCTTAGCGCCAAGGTATGCAAGTCTCTCGATGTAGAAAAAATTAGCATTATCTACAGCAAGAGACGAGCGCACAGAGAAAACCCAGGAATGTTTTTGGAATGTCCTAGGAATCTCCTAGGAGTCCGTTTGGATTCCCAAGGAGTTCATGGCATCCCGTACTAAATCCCGGGCATACTTGATTTCCTTCTTGTTGTGGCCGGCCGCCGCCAAGTAATCCTTCAGGCCGTGGGTAGGTTTCACCCGTGGACGAGCAACCACCTCACCAACGTGTTCCACAATCTCCCCATCGTCCGTCTTCTTGGCCTTGGTCTCGGCGTTGAAGAAGCCACCGGTGATGTTCGGGTAGTTGATTCGCAGGTCGGCCGGGATCAATACGTCAGGCGCAATGAGGAGCTTGTACCTGATGTTGTTGTCCTGCCGAAGCTTGGCAAAGTCGGCCGGCGATTCAATCAACACGGTCTCCAGTCGGAAGTTCGGCTGGTTGTCGATGAACCGATGGCGGAACTGCATTTCGTTCTTTTCGCACTTGGCCTTGAAGTGGATGAAGCCCTTCGGTAGGCTCTCACCGAAGTTCTTCTGGAACGGGTTACCGTTGAACACAACACGTCGGGACTTGATGTGCTGGTACTGGTGGATGTGGCCACTGATCGTGAAGTCGCGCTTGTGGGCTGCGAACTCATGCTTGGTCTTCAAGGAGCGACCGTTGTCACCGATTGCTCCATTGTATTCGACGTGGGCGAAGTTCAACGCGCCTTCCTTCTCGGTCAGCGTCTCGTAACACGGCCATGCACAGAAGTTGACCAACTGTCCGTCGATCCGATCCTGATCAGGCTTCAGGAAGATACGGAACGATTTGAAGAACTTGTGCTCACACAACAACTGGAGCAGGTCGCAGGACGTCGTGGTGGAGTCACTGCGATCGTGGTTGCCGCCGATGTAGTAGCTGTTCAGAATCCCGTCGTACTTCTTCAAGAACAGGAGCAGCGACAGGTAGGTGGACTCCGGCATGTGCGGCGTGTCGGAGATATCACCTGGGATGAAGACGTGCTGAATGCCTTTGGACAGCGCGTACTTGTAGATTTTCTCCACCTCTCGGAGCTGTCGTTGGACAGCATCCAAGAAGTGCTTGTTCATCCCGTCAAGGTGCCAGTCGCTGGTTGAGAGAGCTTCGAGCATTATGCGGTATCCGTGGAAATGTATGGGAGCTGGAAGTCCACATCACTCAGGAAGCCGGCCGCGTTCTCATGGCCAGAGCCAAAGAACTCCTCAGCAATGCGCTGAGCGACACCGTTCGTTTGTGGTGCAGATCGTACACTCCATTTACGCTTTCCATCGCCCCAGTCTTCGTAGGCAATCGCCACCATGTGAATCGGCAGTAGCGAGTCCAAGACCAAGGATTGCAGCACGCGGTTGCAGTTCACGACAGGGACCATGTAACCTTGCAGTGAAGCAAAGCGTGCCTTCGACGTGATCTGCGGGATTGCCGTGTTGCTGATGAAAGCGTGGACGGAACGCCCGGCAAGAACGAGGTTGTTCACTTCCTTGTTGTCGAGAATGAGCGAGGTCCAGTACGCAATGGTCTGTTCCTTGGTCATCACGCCGTAGAAGAAGTAGTCGTCCTCGATTGTCTTGTGAACGTGGAGGTCGTGATTGCGCACCAGCTCCACAACCTTCGGCATCGGGTTCTGCGTGTAGTGTTTCCACGTAGCCGACGCACCAGACTCATGGCTGTGATACGCCACTGTGATCTTGTCCTCGTTGGCCTTACACAGCGCTTCAAGAATCGGCACCGCTTTCGCGTGGTGGTCGATCACCGTAAGGTGCTGGCAAGTGTCGAGGATATTGAGCATCATGCCCAGGTCGTCATGGCAGAAATCTACCATGATTACCTCTGCACCGTTGGGAATCTCAGGCAGAGGTACCTTGTAGTTCACGGGATGATACGTGATGGTTGGATCACGTTCAAAGTAAGACACAACGGCGGCGGCCATGATGCCGTCATTGCATTCTGCGTGGTAAAGAACGACCTTGGGCATGATAGACCTCAACTCTTGGCTACGATGGCGCGCATGTAGTTTATCTCATACGCGCTGATGCCATAGCGACGGGCTAGGTCATTCGACTCCCCGCCTTCACGCATAGCCTCCTTGTAGATCAAGGCGGTCTCGGAAGACAGGATTTCGTTGAGCCGTGCGCGCTGCTTTGGCGTTAATGGACTTCCCTTCAACTTATCCAGGTTGTTGTTGAGTGTCACCAGTGTCCGAGTGGAGCACATCCAACCACAGACGAGCTCCTTGATCGGAGTTTGGTGCGTAGCCCTGGGAAGCTGATAGATGAATGTCATCAGTTGGTTGAGCAGAGTCCGCAGCGTCTTCACTTCATCCACCGACGCTTGAACGATATCGAACCCAGTGCGCGCAAGCGTAGTGGGCTCTACATCCAAATTGAGATTCAGAGGAGAGCACTCAAAGCCGTCGATGTGAATGTCACCGCCGATTTTGAAATCCATACGCGGGATGTTGAAAGCGCTAAGCGCAATTGGTGTATCGAACACTAGGAAGGTCACATCCTTGAAGGAAGCGTGACAAACCAGATTACGCCGTAGGTCCTTCAAAGAGAACGCGACGACGTACTGGACGCCGTCAGGTTTCTTTTTAGGCAGCTTTCCTTCGGGCTCGATCATCAGAACGTGGCTTCTTTTTACGCCCTTTTCTCGATTCAGCCTCACCAGCACTTCGTCTGGCGCGTGGCACCCGAAGCTCACCATCTTCATTGTAGTTCTCCATGACCTGTGAAACGCCTTTGTGTTTGACAACCGTCAGGTACGCGCATTCGGTGTACAGGTGTTTATCCAGAGGAGTAATCAGGAACACATGCGGCACCAGCGAACGCAGTGCTGGCAGGTAGCGCTCAACGAACAACGACCGAGTGGTCGGGTCCATGTGGCTATCTGGTTCATCCAGTACGGCGAAGTTTGTACGACGATCATCTTCCACCATAATGAGCATTACAAAGAACCAGAGCAACCTGAAACAGTCACTCTCGGCACCAGAGAGCAAGCGGACGTCAGTCGGCTTCTTCCCGTTGCCACGGTCAACGATGCAATGCACACCATTCTCCTTTGCGAAGACGTTGAACTTGAACGGCTCGGCAAAGATCAGGTGGGAGTTGCGATTGAGTTGCTCCTCGATCTGGAAGAGAATCTCGTTCGCGGCGTTTACTTTCAAGCCCTTGGCGGAGTACGCCTTCTCCAGCGACTTAATGAGGTCGCGTTGAGCAATGATGGGCTTCAGGTCTTCCAGCTTCACAAGGGCGTCGTTGCGCTCGCGCTTGAGCACCTTGAACTCACTGGCTTTGGAACCGTAGGAGCTTACAATGTCCTGCGCACGGCTGTACTTGCGCTCGACTTTTGCATACCGCTGCTTTGCCTCTGCTAGCTTATTAGACAACGAATCTACATCAATAGTTCCGTAATCTTCCAATAAACTTTCAAGCACGGAGTCGATGCGTGCAATCTCCGAGTGATCTTCCAGCATGGCGCGTAGGTCCTTCCGAGTGTAGTTCGGAATCGCCTTAGGCTCCTTCGGCTGTTTCAGTTCACCCAGTCGATCTTTCAACTTCTGCGCTTGGCGGGCATCGTTCAGCTTCTCACGGAGCTCGTCAAGCTTGGCATCGCGCTTGCGATACTTCTCACGGCGCTCAACGAACTCTTCCTCGTTGAACTCCAGCTTGCGGCTTTTGGTACGCAGTTTGGCGAGCACCACGGCGGCGTCAGCGATCTTGATGGACCGCTTGGCTTCCTTGATCTTGCCTTTCGCCTGATCAATCTGCTTCCTGAACTTCTTGACGTTAACCGTCTGCTGGCAAGTTGGACACTCACCATCTGCACAGTCATCGACAATCGAAGCCAGTTGCATCACAGGTTGGTATTGCAGGAGCACGCGCTCGAACTCGGCAGTGCCGAATGCGACAGCAACGTTCACCTCTTTGAGCTTACCACCAACGGCCTTGTAGGCTTCTTCCGCCTCTTCCAAGTCTTTGGCGATCTGCTTGACCTGCTGGCGCTTGCTATGCGCTTCGGTCAACCACTCTTCTTCCTTCTCCAGCTCCTTCTCGATCTTGGCCATGTGCGCCTTTAGCACAGCAGGCGCGCTCACTTCACCGATTTCGGTAAGCTGGTTGGTGTATTGCTTAACCTGAGCGCGGAACGACTTCAGGTCGGACTCGTACTCGGCCAGGTCTTCGTGCAGTTGCAACTCGGCCTGTGCAGCTTTGCGTGACAGCTTGGGCTTGAGCTTCTTCCGTTGCTTCTTGAGCTTGGAGATTCGCTCGCTTGCGGCGATGGCACCCTTGAGCTTTTCGATCTTGGAGTGCAGCTTCTTGGATTCGTCACCCAGCGCCTTGATGACACCACGTGCTTCTTCCAGCTTCTCCGCCTTCTCCTTGTCCCAGTCGAGACGTTCGAGGATGCCGTTGATTTTCACCAACTGCGCATTCACCACGTCAAACTCGACCTGCTTGTTCTTGATTTCGCCCAGCTTCTGGGTGAAGTGCCGCTTCAACCGATCGTACACGTCCAGTTGGAACAGCGAGGTGATGTACTGGAGACGCGCCGCTGGCTTGTCGCTTTGGAACGACAGCGGGCGTTGCGACTGCAGGTACACATACGAATAGAACTCATCCTCAGTCAGCGGGAAAATCCGCTCAATCTCCTTCTTCTGGAGAGGGATGGTTCTGACTTCTTTGTCGGTGCCGTCACATTCAATGATGAACTTGGAATTTGTTTGAGTGATCGAATAGGGCTTGCCGTCATTTCCGATAAGCCCAATTCGGATGCTCGACTTCGCCGTCTCAAGCATATCTTTCTTGCTTTTGGTGGTGGCGAGGGGAGCGGCTTCATAACGAAGGTTTGGCACAGAGGACAACAGCAGGGACTTGCCCGCACCGTTGCTGGTCTCTGTGGAAATGCGACTATCCTTATTATGGCCAGTGATGACCGTAAAAGGATGTCGGGTAATGTCCAGTTTCACTTTTTTGAAGTTGACGACGTCGGTGAGTTCAACGTCAGTCAGCTTGAGCATGTTCGATTAGCCTTTGTTCTCGATCACGAAACGGCCGAGATAGGTTTGCAGGAGCACCGATTCGTCGATGCTGGTCGAGTTGAGTTGCAGCTCCAGTTCAACGATGGTGTGCTGGAGCATCACCAGGCCCTTGAGCCCGTACTTGATATCCATTTTCTTTGCAAGCTGCTCGAAGATGCGCCCGGAGTACGGCAGGAACTTCGCCGTCTTGGTCTTTGCGCCAATCAGGTAGTCGAGCAGGGCGCGTGTCTTGTACACGATGCCGCGTGGGTTCTGCGCTTTACGGATGATGGCGATCAACCCAGGCAGGTCGAGGTTCATCGTGGCCGCAACGACAGACGCTGCGGCCTTGTCGAGGTCTGCTGCCGACGATTCGACGTATGCCTTGAGTGCACCTTCTGCGTCGAGCTTCTTGCCGCCGAAGCCTGCGAACATCACAGCTTCAAGGTGGGCAATGGCGTTGCGCATACTGCCGTCGCACATGGCAGCGATCAGCTCCAGCGCCTTCTTACCTTCCTTGCCTTTAACGAAGTCCATCTTCTCTTGCTCGACGATGTACTGCAGGCGAGAGACGATGTGCTCTGGTTCGATGCGGTTCAGGTTGATCTTGGTGCAACGACCTGCGATGGTGTCGACCAGTTTCTCCGGGTTCGTCGTGCAGAGAATCCAGATGGTGTGGATGCTCGGCTCTTCGATAGGAACCAGCAGCGCTTCTGCGGACGCACCGGTGAGCTTGTGAGCCTCGTCGATGATGAACACGCGGTAGTTGGTGTGCGGCGCAGCGTTGGCACCACGGACGAGAGAGCGAATGTCCTCGACCTTACCGTGAGTACCTGCGTTGACGATGGTGACGTCTGGATGCTTCTCGCCCAGCTTGTACGCCATGGACTCACGGACGTTCTTCGGATCGTCGGCGTTCATGTACGTCGCAAGGATACGCGCCAGTGTCGTCTTGCCAGTGCCTGTGACACCGCTAATCAGGATCGCGCCCGGGAAACGGTTGCGCTTAATCATACCCTTGATGATGGAAACGCTGTCGTCTTGACCAACAACGTCTTTGAGTGTGCGCGGTCGGTGAGTAACGGCGAGAGACTGAGTGGCTGATGCCGTCTCTTCAATCGCAGCCTTCTGCTTCTTCGCCATGCTATTAGAGCTCCGTATCTTCGCGGAAGAAATGGTAGGCCATCGTGTACAGGATGTCCTCGAGTTGATGTATGCTGGTGTAATGATGGTTTACACTACCCAGCGCAATTCGCAGATCAATAACGCCCACTTCGTCGCTCAGGTAGTACGCGAGTCGCAGCTGGGTGAAGTACCGATTGAGTTCTTCGATCGGATAGTCCACGCCTCGCCACCGAGCCGTCACGAAACGAAACACCACTTTGTCGTCGGTCAGCATAGTCACGTAGTTGGTGACGTTGCGTTTGCGCAGCATATTTGCAGGCATAGCCAACGATAGGCTCTGCAGGTCCTCAGCTGTAGCAGTGCGATGCACCGTCTGAGTTCCAATGGGCGAGCGGATGTAGTCCATCCACTCCTCAACATCTTCGAAGGCGTCGTCGTTGATTGTCAGGACGATGCCGTTTTCCACAGAGCCATGCGCGCTGAGGCGTTCAAACTTGAAGCGGTTGAACGCAATGTCACGCGGGCGATTGCCGAGAGTAGCGATCGGCATAATGTTCGTAAGGGACTTCAAGGTAGCGAGGTCGTTCATCAGTGAACTCCTTTAGATGCTCTGGAGCGCCTTCAGGGTTTTCTCCATAGCCTTGGTAATGTCTTTAGGCATCGTCTTCCCAGTCATGTGGAATGCGAATGCCTCTGCAAAGAACTCGTCCGGGCTCACCATGGAGTATTCGGACAGATCAGGACGCGACTCCACGATCGTTGTACGCTTCGGCCACATCGAGGCGAACTTCTCGCTGTCCTCAAGATAGAGGATTTCGAGGCTGCGGCCGTCGAGCTTGTGGTAGCGCTTGTAGTGGCTGAGCACTTCGCGGAACACCAGAGAGTCTTGATCTTCAAGCTCTTTATAGAATTCCTTGAACGTGCCGCTGAACTCGATCAGTTCACCAAGCATCGACTCCAACCGATCTTTCAGGATGCTGTTCAGCTCCAGACGCTTGTGGTAGAGCTTGATCCAGCGCGCCTTGTACGCACCAGGCACCATGCGGAACCAGACTGCGTGCGCGTACTCGTGGTACAGGACATACTCGTTGTACGCACGGTCGGTGAACGTGTCTGGGTACAGGTCGATGCCGTCAGTGAACTCGCTCATGGAGCGCTTGATGTGGTAGCAGCCTGCGTACTTTCCACGCTTCGGGAACAGCTTGATGCTGCCAAGCGGGAAGATGTTCAGGTTGTTCTCCAGCATCGCATCGTAGGTACGACGCAGCGCAGACTTGAGCGCTTTCTTCTCCAGGTCTTCCAGCACACGGAAGAAGTGCATCGGTCCGTACTTGGAATCGACGCTGGTGATGTATGGGTTGATCTTCACGCCGAACGCATTACCACCTGGCTTCGGGTTCAGACCGAGGTTGGCAACCAGTGTTTGGTCATCGTACTCAATGGTCTGGTGTTCTTCGTCAGCCAGAGTGCGGTCGATCACTGCGCGATTGCGCTCAGGGTTGATCGCGAGGCACAGATGATGCTTGGTGCCAACACGCACGATGATGTAGCTGTCCTTCTGGATCGCCATCATCGCAGGAGACTTGGACTTCTTCTCCTTTTTCTTCTCTTTGTCTTTCTTGGCCATGGGAATTCCTTACGAGCTGATCCAGCCACGTGGGTTGTTGGCAGCGCGAACGAGAATGTCCACACGCTCTTGCGGGGTTTGCCCGCGTGGATAGTAACCGCCACGTGGATCGTCACGGAAGTGCGCTTCACGGAACATGGCGATGCGGGCTTCGACAAACTCGTCGAGTGTCTTGATGCCGTACTGCGGCTCTGCAAGCGAGCGGCGGCTGTAACGCTCAACACTGCAATCGCTACTGTCCTGATCGTACCACATCAGAAAGTAGCTGTTGTCGGTTTCGTACAGTACCAACCAGTCGTCGCCTTTGGCCTTGAAGTGGTGTTTCGCGGTTGCAGCATCTGCAAACGCTTGGTAGTTCTCGACAGTAGGTGCGATCCAGTTGGCATCGTTGTCTTCGTCATTGTCAACGCGCTCACCCTCTGGCTTTTCAAGACCGTAGCGCGCCAGCAGGAACGCGACGTGGTTCTTCCCGTAGTTTACCAGACCATCGAGAAACGAACTAGCAACGTAGTCGTAGCGGGTGTCGAAGGCGATACCTCCATCGCGCATGATCTGCGCAGTTGGATAGTCGTATTCCTCCATTGGGAAATCTTTCAGCTTGTACTGAGACATGGTCAGCCCTCGGAACGAGTCTTGCCAACGATGCCGTAGTAACCGCCGATCGCTGGGATGAAGATTTGATTGTCGAACTTCTTGTGGTGCTCAAGCGGATCGAGGCTGAACATCACTTCACCTTCCGACGTTGGAGCACGCAGAGTACGCACGCCGTAGCGCTTGCAGTCGTCAGCCAAACGGATCACGATGAAACGGGGATCGACATGGGTCTGCTGGATTGCACGGCGAGCGATGTAGTCGTAGGCACCTTTGCCTAGGTCAACGAAGCGAGCGAACAGGTCGATCACATGCTTGTCTTCGCTGATGTGGTAGCCTTCTTTCGGGTCGAGGCCTTCGAACGCGAGGAAGGTGTACACGGCGGTCGCGCTTGGCGATGCCGAGTCGAAGTATTCTTCAACCAGCTTGGCCACACCTTCTGCGAACTCGATCTGGAGAGGCGTCAGTGCTGGACACTCAGCAGGACGCTCAAATTCTGGACGATCAACACCGCCGTCCATGATCTTGTCGTAGGCTGCGCGCAACTGTGCCTTGTTCGGATGATCGAACGTTGGGTACAACTCGGCGCAGGCTTGTTTGAAGTACAGCTCGGCCGTGTTCAGGTTGATCCGAGTGTACTTGGTCATCACGGTGCTCATTCGTCGTCCCACCCTGTATCTGGTTCGCTTACTGCTGGACCGTGAGTACGCACCAGCTCGTTGTAGATGCCGACTACAGACTTGTAGCCTTTGGTGTTCAGTGGGCTTTCGAGCAGATGCTCCTCGAAGCCAGCCTTGATGCCAGTGTCACCCAACTGAAACGGTTGGTGAACGTACACACGCACGCGCTCGAAATACTCCTCGAATGCCATGCGGCTGACTGCCTTCTGAATAGGCTTGTTCAGGTCAGCAGGGGTCGCACCCTGGAAGATTTTCAGAATCTTCGGTGTGAAGAAGATCGGGCAGTACGCAAGGTCACCGCCGTTCTCTGCACACCACTTCTCGATCAAGCCCTTCTGGAAGGCTTTGTTGGACGAGAATGCGAGCGCACGGAATTCGTCTTCGCGCCCAGCGTAGTGCTGGCAGGCTTTGCGACTCAGGCAGTACAGGCTGTCTGCACCGTGACCAGTGAAGAACACGTCTTCCTTGATCTTGGGCAGCAGATGGTACATTGGCCAGAAGCACTCGAAGTCGGTCTTCGATCGGCAGCCAAACTCGGCGAGCTTCACGACGTCCTTCATCAAACGCTTCTGACCAGTGGGCAATGTGACTTTGGTAAACGGCAGTCCGAACTCTTTCGCAGTCAGTTGGGCGATGCGCACGTCGCGGCTCTCGACACCTTCGAGGTGGAAGCTGTACACATGCGGCTTCAACCCAGCCTCAAGGCAAGCGAACAGGGCGCAGTGACTGTCCACACCGCTGCTCATTGGCACGGCTACCTTCTTCACGCCGTACGACGCTGCCCGTTCAACAAGGGCTTTACGGAGCTTTCTGGCTCGCGTCTTCTGATCCATGATCGCTCCTAGCGTTTCTTCTTGCCTTTGAATTTTACCCAGTGATTACCCTGGAGTCCGCCTTCAAGTTTGTGCAGGCGAACAATGTCACCGTTGGACTTGATGCCCACGATGTAGTAACCCAGGTACTTGTCCTTCGTCACTTTAAGGAAGGCGGCTGGCGACGTGCGCAAAGGCATGCCGCTGATATCCTTCTTCTTGGTGATCGTGTACGCCACGTAATCGCTGTTGGTCCAATCGTCCAGCAACTTCATCATCACGTCTGGCATCACGAACTTCATATCGTTGCCGTTGACGGCATAGAAGAACGTGTTGGCATCGCCCTTACCAACGGTGTACATGATGCCTGCTTGGGTTGCAGACACTTGCCACTGATGAAGGCGACGCTCATTCGGGCTCAGGCCCTCTTCCATTTTCCACAGCGTTTTCACACGCTTGCGGAGCAATTGGAGTTCGCGCATTGCTTAGTCCTTGATGGCGATGTAGCCCACGAAGTTGAGGTTGCGGAAGAACGTCTCGACGCTACGGAAGCCAGCGGTGCGCAGCATTTCGATATTGTTCTCATGGGTCACTGGGACCTGAACACCTTCGAGGGCTGCACGCTTGCGCTCAATGTCTTCCCAGCTATAGCCGTTGTCGTGCTTGTACTCATGGTAGGCATCGACCAGCAGTTCTTGCATCACTGCCGTGTTGCCCAGCACCTTCTCTACCATGAAGAAGGCACCGCCAGATTCCAGACCATCGTACACGCCCTTTAGGATGGACGGTCGGAAATTGATCGGCACGAAGATCATGGTAAGGATCGACAGCACGAGGTTAGTCGGCAGCGTCTGCACTTTGTGGAATTCCACACTGCCACTCATGTGCGCACTCGGCCAGCGAATGGCGTCGGCAATCTCTTTGGCCTTCTTGCGCAGGTCGTAGCTGCACGGGTGTACGTTGAACTGGTCGGCGAAGCGCCCACGCATTTCTTCAAGCATCGGGTCCGAGATTTCGCTCAGATAGAACTGGGCTTCTGGGAACGCACCAATGAACTTGGCACTCGCTTCACCGCGGCTTGCACCGAGGTCAATGACGTTGCACGGTGTCTTGACGAAGTTCTTGCCCAGTCGCCACACCAATTCACGCATCGAACCATAGCCGGGGATGCTGCGCTCCAGCATGTTGTCAAACTTCTTGGCGACGTCCTCGTTGAACTCCCACTTCTGGCCGGGTACGTGATCGTCGCGCAGGGTTTCGATTGGTTGCATGTCCGTAACTCCATGTTTGATGCCCATGTGGGCTTACTGGTCATTTACAGTTTCAAGGCCACAAAAAGGGAGCGCGATGGCTCCCTTTGTGCGAGGCTTACAGCTTTTCGAGGATATTGCGGCGAAGCTCGCGGCAAACGTGGTACATCATGAGCGGTGGTACCGAGCGGCCGATGCGCTCAAACTGCTGCTTGTAGGTACCAGTGAAGATGAAGTCTTCGGGGAAGGTGAAGATGGTCTTCAACTCGTCGATGGTGTACTTACGGCGCTCACCGCTCAGCGTCTCGATGAATCCACCTGAGGAGAATCCAGCAGTCTCGCTGTTGGTGCCATCCGAAGCCACGATTGTAGGTGACGGGATCGACGCAGGCACGTACTTCAGGTCACCCTTGTGCTTCGACTTCAGGTACGCCACGTGAGGTAGAACGTCATTCACGTTGATGGCATACTTGTGCGGCGTTGGGAATACAGGGTCGAAACCTTTCTTCACCAGATCGTCACGCACGCCGACGAAGATCACACGCTCACGGGCTTGCGCCACACCAAGGTATGCAGCGTTGAGCACTTGCGCACGCACGCTGTAACCGATCGCCTTCAAGTCACGGAGAATTTCGACGAAGTAGCCTTTCGCGTCACCCTCGACCATGCCTTTGACATTCTCGCAAACAAATACCTTCGGCATGAAGGCTTCCAGCTTGCGCATTTCCTCGTAGAAGAGGTCGTCTGTGCGCTGGTAGACGTTCTCGCTGTACAGCTTCTCCTTGCCCCAGTCATCACTGCCAGTACCAGACGTGGAGAATGACTTGCACGGTGGGCTACCTTCCGAGAAGTCGAGCTGGCCACGTTTCAGGCCAAGCTCTTTGCGAATGGCTGCCCAGTCAACCTTGCGAATGTCTTCGCCGATGACCATGGTGCCTTTGTGGTTCTTCTGGTAGGTTTCGATGGCCGGCTTGATGAACTCGGTAGCCGCGAGCACTTGGATGCCCGCCATCTTCACGCCAGTAGACGAGCCGCCACAGCCACTGAAAGAACTGATGCCTTTGAAGTGCTTGGGCAGCGCGTTGATCTTCTTCATCGAAGGGATCTTGGGAATGCGTTTCTCATTGGCCATGGCTGCGTCCTTACTTCTTTTTCTTCGCTGGCATTTTCAGCTCTGTTTTCTTCGGAGCCGCGAGCTTGGATTTCTTGGGCTTGTCACCCTTGTCCTTACTCTTGACCTTCTCTTTGTCTTTCGACTTTTCCTTCTTGCCGTCTTTCTCTTTCAGCTTGAGCTTCGGAGCTTTCGGCTCAGCCTTGGCCGCAGGCTGCGACTTGGCACTGGTGTTGAACTGGAATTTGCACTTCGGGCAGCAATGCTCGAACTCGAAGCTGTCCTCGCCGAACTCTTGGAACGACTCCTTGCCTTCGCCATCGTTGTCGATTTCGCGACCTTTGGAGTCGAGCGTTGGCATCTTTGGCATCAAGCCACGCAGGCTCAGTGGGTCGATACCCAGAACGTTCACGTCGAACGACTTGCCGGCGTCGAGCTTCTCCAGCATAACGCCCAGCTTGGTACGGTCGAAGTCGCCACCGTGCGCGTTCGCTGCGATGTTGGCCGCCATCTCGGATTTCTTGTCGCTCCAGTCCACGATGCGTAGTGGGATACGGATTTCGCCGCTCGCAGTCTTCGCAACGATGTGACCTTCTGCAACGGTACCGAAGGCGTCCTTCACAGGCTTTGTGACGATCTTGGTCTTGACGTCCTTACCGCGCAGACGCTTCAAGCGCTGGTGACCGGAAATCAGGTTCTGGGTCTTCTTGTTGAAGACGACGCCGGACAGGTCACCGTAGGTAGTCATGGACAGGTGCAGGTTGTCCAGTCGCTTTTCACTGATGACACGCGGGTTATACTTGGCCTCTTTGAGGTCCTTGATGGTCAATTCTGCCATTTGCTTAATAGCCTGTTAGTTCTTGGGAATTGGGTAGCAGTCGGTCGCGACACCGTCCGTGCCAGTTGCGATGAAACACTCGATGCCGGGCCGCGGCGAGTAAACTTGCTTTTGCACGGAAGTCGCTGCCATCCAACGACTCCATGCAGTGAACCCGTAGATCATCAACATGATGAATACTACCACGCCCGCAACAGCCAGAAGGATGAGGGCGAACGTTTTACGGTCGTTTTGTGCTGAATGTGCCATAGCATTCTCCAGTGGTTTGTCTGGAGTTTACAGTTTAGATCACCACTCCGAGTTCCTCACGCATGATGCGCAGGCACTCATCCTTCTGCATGAACATCCAGCGCTTCGGTAACGGGATGCGCTTACCAGAGCCCGTCATGAGCAGCACGCAGAACTTGAAGCCGCGCTCTTGGCATGCCTTGGCCTTAGCCTTGTTCATGCTCCAGCCGCGCTTCTTGTTGTTGATCAGGCCCATCGTTGCCTTCGACTTCACTTCCACGATGATGTTGTGGTTGCGAATGAAGATATCAGGCATGTAGGTACGCCAGCGCTTGCCGTACTTGTAGCGAATGTTCAGGGCGTTACCCATTTCGCACTCGGTACGAATGTCGGCCGGGTCGAATCCGCCTTTCTCGACAAGGTACTCCAGCGCTTGTCGCTCGTAGCCTTGAACCAGCAGTTGCCGACCGTGGAACTCATAGTGGTACTGCTTGTACTTCTCGGAACGCTTCTGTCTGCGTTTCTTCATCGGTGCGTTGTTTCCAAACAGACCTTGCATACGGTAACCTCCCAGTCAATGCTGGAAAAATTACCAAGGGAAATGAAAACGGGAACCACTAGGGCTCCCGTATTGCCATTGCGCGTATGGCACTGCGCAGTCTGACTGGATCATTGCTATGTACAGGGTTCTCGAAGAACTCGCGCAGTGGTTCCTTGTACGGTCCACGTGCGAAGAACACCAGCACGGTATCTGTCACTTGGATGCGCACGTTGTCGTGCGGAGCCTTGCGCTTGAACGTAGTTGCTGACTGGTCGAACTCACCAATCACTGTACCCATATCGTCAGCCAGCGTGGTCAGTTTCGAGAACACCTCCGCTGCTCTCTCGGAGGAAGGAAACAAGTTCGTCATACGTGCGGTCCTTGTTGAATGGGTCGAATATCAGGACGTCCGGATGTTGTCGCAGGACGTAGTCACAGAAGTCCAGATAGCCTTGCGCGTCCACGTCATGCGTGGATGCTGCAACGTGGAGAACATCGTGCCTGCGTATTTGGGAGCAGACAACTTCGGGGAATCTTGGCAGGGTAGCGTATACCTGAATGTCGAACTCAGGATAGGTGCGCTCGCTACTCGCCGCAGCATGGGTGATAAACAGGTCTAGACCAGGGACGTTCTCTTTCCAGAGTTCCTCCAGCAGGCGAGTGCGCGTTGCGCTGTCGTCCCACAGAATGTTCAGCTTCATGCACTCAGTCCTTTTACAGATACCAAAAAGGCGACCCGAAGGCCGCCTCAGAGGATGTTGCGTTTGCTTACAAGCGTAAGCCACTCACCACTCCCAGCGCGCTCAGGAGGTAGATGATGGCAATGATGATGAAGATGACGATGACGACTTGCTTGATCCGCGGAGGCAGAGGAAGCAGGGTGAGC